GCGCAGCATCCACGAGGGGGCCGCTCATGCCGCTACCACCGATGCCAGCAGCTACTTGGTTGAGAATCGAGTTCCGGTTGATGCCGTTCTGGGCAATACCCGCGATAGCGGCCAGAGATCGGTTGCCAGTCAGCGAGTACGCGATCTCGGCGCCGTTGACACCACGACCGCTGATGAGACCGTTAGCCACGGCCCCGGCCGCATTGCCGAAGTTGAAGTTTCCGAACGAACCCAAAACGCCGCCGATTCCCGAAGACGCTCCGCGCCCTCCAAGGCCCCCTAGGCTCCCAATACTTCCCAGAGCACGCGAGACGCCAGAACCACCGAGGAACGAGCCCAGACCCCCTCCAAGCCCCCCGCTGGTGCCACCCGAAGGCGATACCTGAGCAAGGGGTTGGCCTGGGGTGCCAGATACTTCGATGATGTCGCCATGCAGGCGCACATCAGCAAAGGCCTCCGCAAGCGCGGGGTCGGAATCGATGGCCTGGGGTGCGCCCCCGTTGTCGTAGATCACCGCCTCATAGGCGAGAGTGACCTTGATCGACATGACGTTCATGTTCTCATAGTCAAGGTCTTCGGGGTCGAATGACGTGATCTTCGGGTTCACGAGGTAAACGCGGGTGAACGCGTTTCGGAAGACCTGGAAAATCTCAATGGTGTTGAAGAAAAACTGCGAGTTGACGTCGAGTTCCTCGGGGAGATCGCGGGCTGGGGTATACCCGTAGCCAGTCTCAACCCCGAGCATAGAGGAATCAAACGAGACGACGTCATAGGCGTAGTTTTCCACCTTCTGGTTAAAATCCCCGAAGTGATAGCGGGAGTATTCATCCCACATTCTTGTGGCCATGCCATCGACCGTGTCATAGAACGTGACGTTCACCGGCTGGGTTTGGTAGCCAGTGTAGATTTGTCTTTTGCGATTGTATTGATTGATTTCTTCGACCTTTGGCTGAATCTTCGGCTGGTCCATCGCCTTGACGAGGAAGCTGAGGTCTTTCTGCCAGTAGGATTCGCTCTGGACGCCATCGCCGCGCTTGAAGCGCACGAAGAACAGACCCTTCGGCCTCGGGGCTTGTGCGCCACCGAGGTCGAAAGTCGTCGCCGCCTGACGTCCGTTACGGATGAAGGTCATAAGGGCGTTGCCCTTAGGTCATCAGCGGGCCGGTGCCGATTTGCGGGTTCAGCGGCATCAGGCCACCTTCCTGCGTCGCGTTGTCGTAGCGAATTGACAGCGTGATGGTCATCGGGTCAGCAGTCTGGTAGTCGAACGTGTCGTATTCCATGTTCTCAATCCAGCAGCCTTCGATGAACCACGTTTCCAGAACGGCATCGTCGCCACCATCCAGCGTTTCGATGAACATCTGGAACTTGTAGTTCGAGCCCGACAGAGCGGACGTCTGGGTGAAATGGTTGATCTGCTTCTGCTCCTGGTGGCCGCAGAGCTTCGACACCGAGTTGGTGACGTCATCACGGAGAACCAGGGAGATGGAGTTCCAGGTGTGCTTACCAGCGTAGTAAGCAACCGAGTTGTAGGAGTGAACCTCAACTGCGTTCTGAGCAATCGTGGGACGTCCGACAGTGTTGACCTGTTGAGACAGTTCGATGCCGCCAGCGACGGGACCGAAGTTGATCACGCGGACGCGGAACTTGTGCTTCGCTTTGGGTTGCAGAATGCCGCCACGGCCCTGACCACCACCGAGCGGCACACCGAAGTTCATAAGTGTAGCCATGTAGTAAACCTCGCAAAAGAGAGTTGTTGCGAGTATTTATGATCATGACTTAAAGTCGTAGTTTTACGGCGTCAAATAAATAAGTCTATGAAATATGTAGATTTTCTCCTCACCGAAGCCGGTTTCGGCAATGGAACCTGGGGAGGAGCTTGGATTACCGTCGATGGTCAATACCTTCCCTTGGTCAATACCGAGGATGAGGTCATGCACCACAAGCACATCCTGGAAGACTATTTCCCCGAACTCGACGACATGTTCTACGATCTATGGGATGAGGACGACGAGGTCTACGGTGAGGAAAGCGTCAACTACGCCATGGGCAAGGGCTGGCTCCGCGTCCGCACTCAGGGCATGGGAGAGAACGCCGAGTTCAACGTCCAGATGACAGTCAAGCCGAGTCGGGCCGCTCTCAAGACCCTTAAGGGTCATCTGGCAAACAACCACTACGGTTCCTATTTCTTCGACCACGAGACCGGCGAGGGCGGCGGCAACGCCAATGGCCTCCGCTGCGAAGAGCCCGAGGAACTCCTCCGGGCCATCAACCAGTTCTATTTCGCTGTGTAATTGCTTGACAAGTTTTCTCGGCCTGCTACTCTCTACTTCTCAGTAGGAACGGAGAAGAATCGTGGCCACCAATACGCAACGCTCGAAAGCCAGTCGGCGTGTCTGGGGCTGCCTCCGCGAAGTCGCCGGGCCCGATGAAGGGTTCGAGATGAAGAACGACCAACTCAACTATGAGGTCAACAAGTTCGGCATCAACGTCGAGCACGACAGCCTCGGCCGCGCCGAAGAGATTCAGGATGGCACCATTGGCCTGCTGCGTCTTCAGGGTTGGGACGTCGAGAAATCGAAGACCGACGTCGTCCTCCTGGCGCCGAATGGCGTGCGGGTGTCGATGACCAAACCGTTCAGCCTCGACCAGTTCGGTCGTCCTGGCGGCGGCAAGTTCACCATTTCCGTGTCGTAAAGTGCGATGGCGTGCCACAGTGGGTGATGAACCCATCTGTGGTTCCAGAGAATCAAAGTCTCTGGGGGTCGGGCCGACCCACGCCACCGCTGCCCTGCCGGATTTGTGAGTAAACTCTCACGCTCTCGTCGATCACCCGGATGCTAGCCGGATGATATCTTTATGCGTTCGCTTCCGCCTCCTAGTCACCCATCGACGAGCTTATAGGTTCAGGGCCGAGGCCCTAGTCCGACGATTTTATGTATGCTCCCAGCATGCAGCAGTCAAACAAAAAGGGCCGGTTTCCCGGCCCTTTCTGCTCTCACGAGAGACTTGGTTTAGAGAGTATCGCCCGAGTTGCGAATACGCACGGGGATGTAGATGAACTCGATGGCCTTCATTGGCTTGATCGCGATGTCAATCCAGAGTTCGTTGCGGTCACGACGCTCCGGGGTGTTGTTCGATTCATCGCAGACAACCGCGAAATCTTCGAGACCACGAAGTGCAACGAGACCAGTCAGGAAGCGTTCGACCGTGATGCGAGCGGCGTCGCGGGTCTGCGCGTCGTTCGGCTCATAGAGGAAGGCCTTGACCAGCTTGTCGAGGTTGAAGCGCAGGTAGTTGTCCAGACGGGCAACGTTGATGCGATCACGCGAGCTATCCAGCGAGTAAAGGGTCTTCTGTCCGAACGTGATCAGTCCACGGCCGGGCTCGGCATAGAACGGGTTGATCTTGTTCGTGTAGAGGACGTCGCGCTGACCCTGGTTGAGCAGGACCGAGCGGAACTCACCTTCGGCAGTCAGGAAGCCGACCGAGGTCGCACCATCGACGACGCCGCGCTGGTAGCCAGCCGGTGCCATCCACGGGTAGGAGACTTGGTCGTTGTAGGCCATGACGCGCAGAGCGAGCGACGACGGCGGGACCATGATTTCGGTTCCGTCGAGGTTGGTGCTCAGTCCCCACGGGTAGTAGAGGCCGACGTAAGGGTCGTTCGAGGTCAGGCCATCTTCGCCGTTCGACGCAGCGAGGTTGGTGTTCTTCGCCCAAGCATTGATCGCGGTTCCCGTGGGAGCCAGACGGGCCGGGGTGTCAGCAACGATGAACGAAACTTCGCGCTGGTCCTTGTTGAGGACGATCAGTTCGTCGATCAGTTCCGGGTAGCCCGGAGCAGCGATCAGGTTGAAGTAGGCGGCTTCCGAGCGGGCTTCTTCCGAGGCAGCAACCGCAGCAGCCATGGCACGGACGACCATGACGCGCTGAGCCTTGCGGCCCATGTAGGGAGAGCCGTCGAGACGGTTGCCCGAAACGGTGACCCAACGACCGGTGCTCGTAAGCGCGGGGAACTGGTATTCGTCATCACCGACGTCGTAGCCGACTTGGCTGTAGTTGGTGTTGGCGTCGTAGTTGCCTTCCGCGAAGTATTCGGGGTTCCACTCTTTGACGTTGTACGTCGAGAAGCGGGTGTTGAAGAGAAGCATATCAGCAGGATATGCGCGAGCGTCCGGGGCATCGGGGTCCAGGAAGTCCGACTTCAGCATGTCCGCCATGACTTCGGAGTTGTATTCGTAGTCATCCGCGTTCGGCATGCCGGTGAAGGCGGGGCCGGAATCCGCACGAGCATCAGCGAAGACGATGCCGAACGGCGTGGTCTGGTCGGCGTTGTTGACCAGTTTCCAACGCAGCGCAGTGGCGTCGTAGCGATAGATGCGCGGGTAGTTTTCCAGGTCTGACGAGTTAATCCACAGGTCATTGGCGACCAGCGGTGAACCATCGCTTTGCAGAAGCGGGGCCGAGCCGGAGATGATCGGACCAGCGGGGTCCGTGGTCGGGTAGGCGGTGCCGTAGGCGTGCCACTGCTGGCCGTCGCCGACCATGATGTCGGCACGGAAGTCAGAGGAGAACCACATGGTGCCAGCGGCAGGAGCCGATGACGGAGCAACCGCGCTACGCTGGTAGTCCAGAGCAGCCCACGCAGTGCCGGACCAACGACGAAGGCTGATCGCCCCCGTGGCGATGTCGAAGCCAGCGTAGATGGTTCCAGCAATCGGGCTACCCATGGCAGCGATAGCAGCCGTGTCAGCAGCCGGGTTGTTCGAGACTGCTTGGTTGTAGTCGAAAGCGTAGAAGGGAACGTCGAGGACGACCCACTGGCCAGTCGTTGCGTTGTAGCGACGGACCTTCCAGGCGGCACCACGGTTCGGGGCCGAGAGCTTGACCCAGACGTCGCCAGCGCGCGAGGCGGCCGGGTATTGCGGGGTGTTGGTGGTCTTGACTTCGATGGCCTTGACGGTTCCGACAGCGAGACCGAGAGCCGTAGCAACGGCACCAGCGGTGATGGTGATCACGCCGCCAGCGTTGTTGGTCAGCAACAGGGCGCCTGCGCTGTCAGTTGCGGCGATGTTCGGAACGCTGGCCGAGGTGATCGCCGAGATGACGTTCGCCAGGGTGGTCGCGCCGGACAGGGTCGCGGTGACGCCGTTGATGACGAGCGTACCGTTCGACGGGATGGTCGGGTTCACGGAGCCACGGAGGGTGGTCTTGTGTGCAGCCTTCCAGCCGGTCGAGTTGATCTGATGCCAAGCACCGGCAACTTTTTCGTAGATGAAGTTCGTCACCGAAGGAACGACAGCGAAATCGCCGTTCTCACCGAAGCCGGTGTCAGCCATGTTGGCTGAGGTCGCGACGACTACCGTCTGGGGTTCCCATGCGAGACCAGCCGAGGAGTTGCCGTTGGATTGGAAAACGCCCCACTCGGTTTCGGCAGTGTCGTGCCAGTGCGTACCCGAGATCGGGTCACCCTTCGGAGCAGAGTCCGAGGATTCGAGTTGAGCAAGATCGATGTCAGCGCGCATGATGTAGGCGCGGTTGCTGACGCCGTGGTAGGAATAGGCAGCGTGCAGGCCGTATTCGTTCAGTTCGTGGCCGTGCAGCGGGGTGCCGCCAGCCATCTTGAAGATCGGGGAGCCGAAGCTCTGGATGAGATCGCGCTGGCTGGTCGTGAGGACCAGTTTACCAGCCATATCGGGAACCGTATAAGGTGCAATCCCGGTTCCAGACGGTGAGGTCTTGTTAGAGGCGGTCGCGATGACGATGAGGGGAACAGTCCCCGCCCCTGCGCTACCGTAGAAGCTTTCGTCGATGATCTGAACATCCACGCCCGCTGAGACGAGTATTGCCATAGTTGGTTTCTCCTAGAAAAGGTCTTGGTGCCTTTATTTATGACCAGGGTCCGAAACCTTGGTCATTTCAGGCACTGCTTTTCAGAGGAGCAGCGGTGGCCTATACTGAGGCTGGTGGGACGTATCCGAGCAAGTCTCGTATGGCTTTCTTGCCATCTAGGGTGAGTTCTCTGGAGCCAATCCCGGCCCAGACGCCAGTCGGCATCGGCGGTGGCTCATGTATTTCGGCCCACGCCTTAATCCAGACGTTCCACCGGTTGGTCTGCTGATCGAAGACGAATGCGGGGCATTCCTCGCCCTCGTGGCGGTCGATGAACATCTGGACGGCCCAGGAAGTGCCGCCCGTCACCAAGCCGTTCTTGATCGAAGCGACAGCATAGACGGCGTCCGCCCACGCGACCTGATAGTAGTTCCGACGAAGCAGATTGGAGACGAAGTCAGATTTGACCGGCCAACGGCGGCCGAGGGTACGGTTGGCCACCTGGAGGAATGGGTCCGCTATAGCAAGCTGCTCCGGTGTGAGGACAACGACCTCATCGGCGGGTGCCAGACTACGATGCCCGGCAAAAGAAAAATGGCGGACAGCCTGTCCGGCCATCCCGGCGCACATGCCGAACTGCAAGTCTGCACCTTCGGCGCCGCCGCTCAGACAAATGTTTTCTATGTCGGCAATCATGACCACGTCAGCGCGAACTCCAGAGCGTCTTTCTCGGCCACGAACGCGAATGGGCAAGGTTGCTCGCCCACGCACAGAGAGCCGGGAAGCATGGGGCCGTTCAGGTCCAAGGGCTTTTGAAGTCCGACGCTGTAAACTTCCCCGACGAGTTTCTCCCTCATCCAGTCATACATTTCACCATAGCCGTTCCGGTCGAGCTTTCGGCATTCGACAAAGAATGCACCCATATCTTTCAGGTACTCTATGGCTTCTCGATGAGTCAGAAACTCATCTCCAGATGATGGGAAGGCTTGGTAGAACGTCCCCAACTTCGTTTCTCGGCTGGCTGGAAGCATTCCATCTGTCATTGCATGAGGTCCCGAACGGCATCCTTGAGGTCTTCTTTGGTGCCGTCGTTGTTGATCACTCGGGTGATCGGATGTCCAATCCACGCCCATTCGCTTTCGTGGGCTTTGGCGTTCAGTGCCTTGACGCGGCGTTTGAGTTCCATGGCGGTCGGGTTGACGACTTTGCTCTCGAACGGAGAACGACGAATGGTCGTTACGGCCATGGCCTCGTCAAACCAATCGGGCTCGGGGCCCCGCTTGACCCGCACGGAGGTTCCGCCCATGCGGGTGACGAGATCGATTTCGTTGGGGAAACGTCCGTCGAGAACAACCACCTTGGCATCCTGGCCCATGTTGAGGATGCGGCGTTCGACGTTGGTTATCCAGACGTCAGTGTTGAAATGCTGGCGCATCACGTCGGTGCCGAAATTGCGCATCGCCCAGCGAGGGGTCAGGTGCGGGATGTTGAGTTTCTCGGCCCACCACGGGTCCACCTGTTCCCGCCACTCCCGGCTCTCCGGCGTCACGCCCTCAAGGGCAGCGCGGTCCCAGCAAAAAATAGCAGCTACGCAGTCTTTGAGACAATCGGCGAAACTGATAGGAGTATAGCCGTAGTCTGCTACAAGCACGTCGCCGACCGTATTCTTACCCGAACCCTGAAATCCAACAAGTATGATCTTATTCATGGACGCAGTATGGAGAAACCATACTGTCCGAGTCAAAATACATGTTGGGAAAAATGGGGAGGGTTTCCACCTCCCCGCTCACCGGCCGTCCGAGGACCGCCGAATGATCTGCTCGCCTAGCAGCAAGCCACCCCAGCACAAACAGGAGAACAATCCAGCCTAAGGCCGTCAGTTTGGAGGTTCGGGGGCCAACTTCCATGTGGAAATATGCCCGATTTAGTTCACCAACACAAGAGGTTTTTTCGTCATCATTGGGTGGGTCCTCTAGACAACCTCGTATTGACTAAATACTAGATGAAAGAGAAAACTACTGATCTAACGGGGATGGACTTTGGTCTATGGAAAGTAGTTGGGTTCCACGGCTATGTAAATCGGAACGCTTACTGGAACTGTGTTTGCCGTTGTGGTCTTGAAAAAGAAGTGAAAGCCCAGTTCCTCAAAAGCGGTTCAAGCCGAAAATGCCAGACTTGTGCAAAAGAGCCGCGCGAATGGAAGTCGGTCCCTCCGTCCAGATGGTCGCGCATTCTCAGAAACGCTGAGAAAAGAAACATTCAGGTCGAGATTTCCGCCGACGAGGCGTGGGCGCAGTTCATTCTCCAGGAGAAAAATTGCGCCCTCTCTGGCCTACCACTAGAGCTTAATGGACGATCTAAGTGTTCCGCTTCTCTCGACCGTATAGACAGCACTCGCGGATACGCTCACGGCAATGTCCAGTGGGTTCACCGGGACATCAACATGATGAAGCATGTGTTTGACCAACAGCACTTCGTCGAAATGTGCCGTCTAGTTGCTATTCGTGATGATCAGCGTTCTGGAACGGCGGCAGTGTTTTCATGCGCGCGACAATCTCGTCCAGATTAACCGGCTTGAAATCCCAACAATCGACGCCGATGTCAAGCTGTTGGCTGTTTCCCGGCAGCGAGCCATGGGAGTGCCCATAAAGCTGGAGGGCGCCATGATGGCTTCGGTTGAACACCGTCATTTTGTAGTGGCACAGAACCACATTGTATTTTGTTCCGTCTGAGGTTCGGTCCTTGATCTCCTTCAGGGGAGACGAGGACTTCCACATCGGGTGATTGCGGAGCCAGTCGGCGTCGTGGTTGCCCCAGATGAGATGCAGATTGCGGCAGTTGATCTGGTCGAGAAGCGGCATGATGCGCTCCTCCTTGGCGAACGTGATGTCACCGCCGAAATACAGGGTGTCGCCACGACCGACCCGCTCATTGATGTTGCGGATGATCGTCGCGTTCATCTCCTCGACGCCAGCCGGGCTCTTCTCGAAGGGACGCTTCGAGTACAGGATGACGTTCTCGTGGAAGAAGTGCGGGTCGCTGAGATAGAAGTTCATCGGCCCACGATCAGAGGTCGGGCGTCGGCGATGACCTCGGGGGTGCACTGGGCACCGGCCATGTTGCCGCTCGGGTAGGTTCCGGTGGCGACGTAAACCAGGAAGCAGTTCTTGTGCTCCGCGTCGTAGACGTAATAGGACGAGGCGCCGATTTCGGCGGCGCGGCCTGCCTTGCGTTCAGGGCTGTTGTTGTCACAGGAACCCAGAGCGGCGGCGGCTGCCATCAGGGCAGCGATATATATGATCTTTTTCATGCCCGGCATTATGGACAACCATAATACTTTGGTCAACTAATTATTTGAAGCGGGCGATCAGGCGTTCTGCATCGCGGTCTACGACGCTGTCGTGAAGGCGATCATATTTGGCATTTCCGGCATGGGCCTGAAGATCGGTGGTCGTTCCCACCGATAGCTCTTCGATTTCGAACCGGCCGCCAATCATGGTGTCGAGGAAGCCCATTTCATCCAAGGGGCCACGGACGTCAAGATAGCGGCCATCGGGCATTTTGACCCCAGCGTGGTCGATCAGGGAGAACGATGAGTCCGCTGCTCCGTAGGCCCGAACACCCACGATGGGCCAGCCGGTTTTCTCATGCAGGGCCAGGGCCAGACGGAAGCAATGACCGTTCATGTAGAGGTCGCGGCGGCGGAACGGGATGTAGGATTCCAAGACCGGCTCGGCCATCATTTCATACAGGCGCATGGCTTATCCAATCGTGAACGGCATTCCAATATCGGAATCGACGAAGTTCTTGATCTCGTCTTCCAGACGGTCCATTTCGTCCTTGCCTTCTTGCTTGATCGCGTCGCCATTGAGGGAGACGCCGCCCTGCGGGCCGCCCAGGTTCTGATAGAGGGAGCGGGCTTCGCCGAGCATGAGTTTGCAGTAGGCGGTGGCGTAGTCACGAATCCACAGCTTGGCATACGGGTCTTTCAGCAGCACGGCCAACGGGCGAGTGTTGTGGACGTGAATGGCGACGTTCTCCACGGCGTGGAAAATGCGCTGGAAGGTGATGCGCGAAGTTGCGGGGTCCCAGGTATACATGACGTCGCGGCCGAACATTCGAGCAGCCTGCTCCTGGAACTGCATGGCGAAGTCGTAGGTGGCGAGCGTACCGGAGCCCGAGCCACCCAGACCACCTGGGTTTTGAATCATGTAGAGGTTGTTGGTGAACGCGAGGCTGAACGGGTCAACGGCGGCGCCACCACCGGCTCCACCGATGCCGCGACGATAGACGGACTGGACGGTCTGGACTTCAGGCGGGAGCGTGTAGGTCTGAACCTTGGGCTGGATGTCGAGAAAGACGAAGCTCTCTTCGACCCCGTTTGAAGATCGCTGGCGGTAGCGGTCTTCGGCATTCTGGATGGCGTAGTCGTAGTGTTCGGGGTCGAGTTCGACGTCGATCATCCCGGCACCAAGGCGAAGTTGAATACCCTTGATCAGTGTTTCGCGAGCGTCCATGTCATTCTCCCCGTTGGTAGGGGTATTTATGAGTTCGGCTCCCAAAAGTATTTCCTTGACAAGAAATCATTGGCCGCTATGTTGATCACATGTCGCACAAACATTTCTCCCCCAGCACCAACATCTATACGGGTGGCTCGCGGAGCACCACGTTCATCTGCGAGTTCTGCGATCACCGCACCCGGATGACGACCCAGGATGACAGCCGTTTCTGTGGCATCTGCTACGAACTGGCTGGTGTCGAGAATTCCTTCAACGACGACGGCATCGCCGAGTGGGTGATCAAGGCCCGCGACATGCTTCTGCGCAAGATCGTGAAGCGGGGCGGCAACGTCGAGAAGGTCAAGGCGTCCTTCAAAGCCCTGTTCGAGGCCAAGCTGTGAACCGCGCCGCCGCGCTCATGATGCAGCAGGCCGCCGAGAAGAAGGCGTCTGCGGCCAAGTTCGCCCTGATCTCCCATCAGGCATTCCGCGCCATGTATCTGGTCACCACCCGCCAGAACATCCTTCGCGTTCTCGAAGAGCGCAAGATTGAGCGCACTCCTGAGAACTCCGAAGAGTTGGTCAAGCACATGGACCGACTGATGGTCATCATCGAAGACTACTATGTCATTCGGGAGAATGATTTCTTCCGGCACAACGAGGCATTTGCGCGAGTCATTCGCCCGTCCATCGTGCTCGACAAATCCGTCCCCGTCATCGACCTCGGCGGAAAATGGGAAGACCTGTCGCAGGTTCCCAACATCTGTGTGGTCTGGGCGGCTCTGACCGATCTCTTCAAGCGCGGTATGCCGAGGAACAACCGCGTCGATGCCTACATCGAGAAGTACAAGAACTACATCCTCTAACCACCCCCGGAGTCACCCGTGTCCTACGGCTATGAAGAAAGCGAAGAAAACATCATGAAATACATCATCTCCGCCATCGTTGGCGTCATCCTCCTGGCCGTCATCGGTCTGGCGGGCTGCCCGACCTACAACGTCTACGCCAGCCAGATGTCCGGCCGCGCCGCCTACGTGAAGGCCGAGCAGGACCGGCGCGTGAAGGTTCTCGAAGCGCAGGCCGCGCTGGATTCGGCCCAACTGAACGCGCAGGCCGAGGTCGCCCGCGCTCGCGGCACCAACGAGGCCAACCGCATCATGTCGGACAGCCTCGGCGGCCCCGACAACTACCTGCGCTGGTCCTACATCAACATGCTGCAAGAAACGGCGGGCAGCGGCGACCGTCAGATCATCTACCTGCCCACCGAGGCTGGGATGCCGATTCTGGAAGCTGGGCGCCGACCCAACGCCCGGCCCGCCGCCGAGTAAACCCGTCTCCCCGAAAGGAACTGGCCCTGCCGAAAGGCGGGGCCTTTTCTGTTGACCAGAATCATAGAGTCGCGCATAAAGATCGGGCCCACGGTCCTAGGCCGGAACGGCTGGTGATGCGTCATCAGTGCGCTTGCGGGCAACTAAGCTCCAGAGATGGAGTCGGGAAAATGGTGGGGGTCGAATAGGACCGGCAAACTTCTAGGGCGGCCCCCATCTATTCCTAAATACGGGATGCCCAGACTCAGTATTTGGAACTCCGGTAAGAAAGGTGCGAACTACACCTTCATCGACCGCCATATCTCTCAGTACGTGTTCGCCTCGGGAACGGCGGCTTACGTGCACCTCTACGTGGGTGTTCATGAGCAGGGACCGGACGCTCCGGCGAGCAACGTCAAGGACATCCAAGACGTCATCCTGATGGAGAATCGGGACCGCAAATACTCCAGCGAGGTCTACGAGCTTCGCGCCATGTATAACGTCAACGACCTCGACTTCGACATGAAGGGCTTCGGCATCTTCCTAACCAACGATACGATCTTCATCGAGTTCCACCTCAACGACAGCATCGCGCAACTGGGCCGCAAACTCATGTCCGGCGATGTCATCGAACTCCCCCACCTTCGCGACGATGCCGGGCTCGACCAGAGCCTCCCGGCTGCGAACAAGTTCTACGTCATCACCGACGTGAACCGTGCCTCTGACGGCTACTCTCCGACGTGGTATCCCCATCTCCTGCGCGCCAAATGCGAGCCCATGGTGGCCTCCCAGGAGACCGCAGACATCCTCGAAAAACAATCCCGCAACCCGTTCGGCCTCACGGACGGCAAGCTCGAAGACATCCTGTCGTCCATCGGGCGCGAGATGAACATCAACGAGCAAGTCATCGAGTCAGCCAAGAAAAGCGTGGGTGGCCGCAACTTCGAAACCCGTCACTTCTACGTCGTCCCCGGCGACGAACAGACCAGCCAGCTTCCGTGGGTGTTCGCCGGAGATGGTGTGCCCCCCAACGGTGCCGAGACCCTTGGTGCAGGAAACCGCTTCCCCCTGCAATGCGAGGAAGGCGACTACTATCTCAGGACCGACTACTCGCCCCACAATCTGTTCCGTCGCGTCGGCACCCGCTGGGTCTCGCAGGAGATCGATTATCGCGAAGGAACCTGGAGCGTCGCAAGCCGCACCCTCAAGGATTTCATCAACAATACCAAGAAGCACACGCATGCCGATGGTATCGAACGCGATGAGAAAATCGAAATCCACAAGGCCGCCGTCGTCCGCGCCGATCTCTGATATTTTCGTTGACCAAATAGACTGCCGCTCGTATAGGTGGCGGCATGACGACTCTGCAAAAAACGCGCCCTGGCGACTACGTGCTTTGCATGTGGCCGAAAAACTTCGAGTGGCGTGCCTATCGAGTTCGTAGCATCGTGGGTGGAGAAAAAGAATCCTTCCGTTCCGATCTTGAGTTCCGCCCCCAGACCAGCGCGTGGGCGTCAGAGTCCGTGATGGTTCGCACCGCCGAGTGCAGCGTGCGCAATTTCGGTCAGATCGAAAGCGGCGAGACCCCCGACGAGATGAACGTCATCCTGAAGGAACTTTCGGCCGCGTTGACCAACATGCGCGATGAGCAGAAGCGGGCCCGCGACCGCTATGTGGTTCTCGTTTCTCTCCTGCTGCCACCACCACAATGATCGCCCTGTACCCCAAGGACATCGTTCCTGGATGCATTCTGATCTTCATGAACTGCAAGGCGGGGACCTGGGCGGCCTACCGGGCTTCGACAGCGGATATTTCCGACTACGGCGCCGAACTCATCGAGAGCAGCGGCCAGCGGTGGGACCGCGCTTCGTCGGCACCGCCGCCTCGCAGCATGAAGCTCACCATCAACCCCTACGACAGCAACTGTTCGATTTTCTCTGCCGACGATGGCGAGTCCATCTTGCCGGTCATCCGGCAGGCATTCGCAGAGAAAAACAAATCGGTCGCGGAGGCCGAGGGCAAACTGCGGCTTAAGCTCGCCCTGACGGTTCCGGGGTTCGAACTCTCATGATCACCGTGGACGATCTAAAGGCACGGCGGAAAGAAGAGCTTGCGCTGAATCGCTTCCCAAGGGAACTCGTCGGTCGCATCAAGACCGGCAACATGATTCTGACGGTAAACCAGGACTGGTGGAGCCTCGACGTCGTCACGCGCTCCCCCAACATCGACGACGCGAACGGGCGGTGGATGAAGGGTTTTCGAATTGAAGGAAGCCGCCCCCAGCAGGAACAAATCTACATCGACTCACGAGCCATCGTGGGCATATACGATGATGAGGGGCCCGCTGAGCATATCATCGAGATGATGAGGGTGGCCCATGCTGAACTCATGGAGACGGTGCGCCCCGCTCGTGAAAAATTCCACACCGTGGCTGCCCTGATGGGGACGGAGGCACGCCGTGGATAATATTCGGACTTGGCCCGAGGTCGCAGTGGTCCGCCCCGGTCAATACGTTGTCGTCGCCAATACGGACGGCGATTGGAACATTGTTCAAGCCGCGTCTCTCGACAATGGCGACGTCCGTTGCAACACAGATTTCTCGTCTCCAGAAGACAACACGCTAATGGATGTGGACCCCGATTACTATGGTCACGGTGACCCGGTGGTTTTCATGCAAAACGTTCTGGCCGTGTCCGACACTCTTGCGGAAGCCCAGGAAATCGCCGAGAGTGTAGAGGAAGCGCGCCTCCGCTACGTCCAAGAGATCAAACCGTCGCGCGATAAACTCCACTCGAAACTGTTGTTGCTTAAATGTTGATTGAACGTCTCCCCGTCGAGAAATCCCGAGAGAACCTCCACGAGGGAAACTTCGTCTTGATCATCGACGACAAGCTGCAATGGAATTTCTATCAGTGTAAGCGGCTCTTCAACGCTACCCTGTCCAAGGCTTTCTTGGGTGGCCACTGCCGGTTCACTCGCCCGAACATCAACCCCCATGGTGCGAAATCCAATGAGGGTGATGAACAGACCATGATCGCGATGGCAGCCCTCGTGAAGATCATCCCGACCGAGGAAGAGGCCGAAAATCTCTACGACGGTATGATGGCCGCCCACGAACGTCTGGAAGCGGAGACCAAAGGCCCGATGGCCAAGTTTGCGGCGGCGGTGCGCCTGCTCGTATGACGTTCTCTGGCGATGACGTGAAGAATCGCTGTGTCATCTGCGTTGATGACACCGGTCAGTGGGGAATCTTCATTACGGAGGACAAGGTGTTCTCGAAAGCGATTGGCCGGAACACCAAAAAGACCACCGTCATCATGATTCATAAGCATCTCCACGGCACCGTCGTGAAGGGGATGCGGATGAACACGACAACCGGCCAGTGGTGGGCCCCGGTCGATAAAATCGCAGCCATTATTGACCGCAAGGACGTCGGCCAGCACGTCACCTACCTCAAGGAGGCCGAACTGGCTCTCAAGGATGCCCGCAAGGCCTTTCTGATGAAGGCCATGCTGGTGAGCCTCACTCCATAAAAAATGGGGGCGGCCGAAGCCACCCCCTAGAGTTTTAATCCGATGCTACGGAAAAGTTAGCCGACCCGAGCCGCGCCGGTCTTCTTGGCAGCCGTGGCCTTCTTGGCAGGCGTGGCGGTCTTGACCGCTTCCACCACCGGGGCCGGACGCAGAGAGGCGTCATGGCTGTAGGCGGCGGCCCGCTTGGTCGCGGCGATGGTCTCAAGGTCAATCGCTTCAGCCAGGAGATTGGCGGCGATTCGCTTGCTGGCGTCCGAGGAATCATTCTCGGCCGTCTGACCATAGGGATTGTACTTCGGTTCCTGCGGAACCTCAGCCGGGGCTTCCGACGACAGCGGCATGGCGTCGCCGTTTTCGGACATCTGTTCCAGAACCTTGCGGAGCGGGAACGGCATGTTCGGCATCGGCATCATGATCACGTTGTCCACCGGGGTGGCGTGCAGGAGACCAGCTTCGTGCAGGACTTGCAGGAAGTGGCTTCCCGTCTCGGGGACCATGCGCCGACCCAGAACATGGGCCAGGATTGGCGTCGATTGCGCTTCGGGGCTCTCCAGAATGGACATCAGGGGAGCTTCGATGCGTGGCGGAAGGCTGTCCGTGGCTACGACGAGCGCGTAGTCAGGACGGTCGGGGATTTGCATGAACACCACGACGCACCGTTGATCGGTGTTGCGGAGTTTCCCGACGTGCTTCTTCATGCCCGACATCAGGCGCCTTCACCTGGAGCGACGGGGACAGCCACGCTGGCGACGAAGCGAGCGAGCTTCTCGCGGGTTTCGAAGACTGAGGTGATGACTTCCCAGCCCTTGAATGCGCCCTGTTGGCAGGCGTAGTCAATCGCCGCGATGGCGGACTGGATGTCGTTGATGCTCAGTTGGGGGGAGGGAGCGGAGGCCTGATCGACCTGGGTTTCGCTCACAACGGGGGTAGTCTTTTTGGTAGCCATAGTATTGGTAAAACTCCTAAGGAATATTCACCAATACTAGGCCACCTATACTTGAGTTGTCAAAATTATCTTTCAACAACATTGATCAATTCTGGCTTCCATCCCAGGTAATAGCCCCACGATTCGTGTGGAACGTAGATCGGATACTGTTGAGCCTTCTCAACCATCTCGTAGTAAGACGGAACATAGGGCTCACGCATCGGCCTGATCTTGGTATTCGTCGCCCGCGCGAGGTTGCACGGTCCACAAGCGGCCGAGATGTTAGCCCAGTTCTTGGGTCCGCCGTGCGACCTGGGTTGCACGTGGTCCATGGTGAGCTTGGTCTCCGGGAAGACCTCGCGGCAATACTGGCACGTGAACCGGTCACGAAGGCACAGGTTGTGCTTCGAGAACGAGACATGACGCTTGTATTTCTTGTAGGTCGTGTTGACCAGAACAGCAGGCACGTGGAACTGGGCACGGGGGCTGCGCACAATCCAATCCTCGTAGACGTGCAGGACTTGGGCGCCGTCTTCGTAGATTGTCTTGATCGCTCCTTGCCAGTCCTTCGCCTTGATGGGGAGAAGGTTCATCGGAGAACCGTCTGCGTTGAGGATTAGGGTGTGCTTTTTCACCGCAGCCTCCTCGTCTTTACGTGCTTGTTGGTCATTTTCATCTTCCAGACTGTTGGTATTTACCGGTCCAGAAGTTGCAATAACTTGGACCTAGTGCATGTTGTAGTTCAAGTGGTGAAGTCCGTTTTCAGTGAATCGGAAATCTGCTGTTGAGAGGTGGCCCCCTTTACCGGAGCCGGTATCGAGGAATACGGCTCGACCGCCATTTTCGTTGGTGCACACATACGGCGACATCATCGACCGAATGTCGTGGCCGACCATGACGGTCTTGCCTGCGGGAATGGAATCCACCCAACGGTATGATCGGACTGGTTGATCGGGTTTCGAGAGATGGTCGTCGATCTCGCCAAAGAATGCGGCGTTCTCAACAGTCCTATCAATCTGGCCTTCGTCCCACAGAGCCGAGTGAGCGGCTCCGTGAACAAAGATCACATCGCCAATCTGCCGGAATAGTCGTGAGCGGGAATAAAGGCCCCGAAATCGTCCGAGCCACCGAGATTTCGCGGTGTCTCCGAGAGCGGATAGGGCGTTCGTGGTGACACGGTTTCCGTTGCTGAGACGAACCCGCTGACCGTCTGCCCAGCGCATGATTTTGCGCTCGTGGTTTCCGACCACGAGTTCCGCTTCTCCACGCATGACAAGACGATAGACTTCATCACCAACTTCCAGTGTCGAGGCTCCATAATCCAAAATGTCGCCGAGGAAAAGCATAAAATGGTTCCGGTCTCGGGCCCACTTGATCACGTCGAGCAACGATTGATACATACCGTGCACGTCTCCCACCACAGTGATGCCGCTCCAGTTGCTCTGGATTGCCTCCAGGGGGTCCTCCGGCAGGGGCTGGACGGCATGCACATCATGTAGGCGGAGATCGATCACATCTGCCACTCCATCGCCTCTGGAGGCCTCTGTGTCGGTTCCACCGTCAGTGACGTAAAAGATCGGCACGCCAACCTGGGCAGCCGCGCTCGTCAATCGAGCCCGCTGACCACGGTCAAGGCTCTCGCCAACAATGACGACCCGCTGACCAATGCGAAGCTTGATAGCCATCCTGCGCTGAACCTCAGCGAAAATGAGATCAGACAAAGACCAATGGGGTGGAGCATCACCAATGAGGTCTTTCTGAACCTCCGTGGGGTCGATGACTTCATGGCGTGGGAAGATGCTCACCCACCCCGCGATACGCTGGACGGGCGGCAGAACAACAACCACACAATGAAGAGGCACGATTTTCATCTTTATACTATATATGATGCAGTATCGGTGGGCGATTTCTTTGTCGGCCAATCCTCTATTATATTTGACCAAGTAGAGCAAAGGATTCTACCTTCCACCATATCTGGCGTTTCAGAGACAAGGTTTCTGGGCGCCCGGTATCATATCCATCAGGGGTTAATCGCGGCCAACCCCGCCGCGCGACGCAGACCGGGACGAATTTCGAAGGCCGTAAGGCCGATAGACCGGCGAGTATGAGGTAGATGGACCAGCGAGACGGATTCGGGGATTAGAACCCCCGTGACGGCAACTCGGCACGACCACTGTGGTCTCGTGTAAAAGTGCACCCCGCATACGCTATACGTGTATGCAAAAAAGATGATAGCTCTGTCTTCACGCTTTGACATCTATCGACCCGGCACGATCATCCATTCAGTCATGCCGGGAGCTTAGAACTCACCCTTCTATAACCGTTTCGATCATAACCTTCGGCCAGCGGACAACCATGGACCGTCGAGGTTAACTTGCCCTGTGCGAGACCTCGCGATCAGCCATGCCGCAGATCAGGACCCGAAAGATCAAGATATGGTGGCTATAAGCAGGTTTCGGGAAACCACCTGCTGGCGTTTATGCGCCTCGTCACTGAATGGACGGCTAGTAAACTCAGGATACTCGCTTCACTCTTCCGCGCTTTCAGTAATTCTCCAATTGCCCCCAAGGAGATTACTGGGGGCGCGGGAGAAAAACGGACCTGAAATCTAGGATTTGAAAACCATGATGGTCTGTCAGTCTTCGAGATAGAGATGAGGGATGAAGGCGAACGTCAGTGAGCCGGGTCCCTCAGATCAGGGGTTGAGAGCGAAGCGATCACACCCCTCGCGGAAGTCCAGACCACCGAGTGTATACCGACGAAACCTCGTCGATGTGGCAGTTCGACTCCAAGGCCTTCCCATACGGGTCTTCGATCTCGAAAGTTCGAGTGCGAGTCGAATTCCCAGGTTGCCCGGCGAGTTCGAAATTCGTCGGGGTATTTGCCCCCATGGTGCCGACGACAGTGCAGATCACGTTGATGTGGTCGATGGGATGATCGGACGTGTTCGTCACAGTGACGGACATCTGGCCCATGTCACATCCCCGGCAGACTTCCGAGAACTGGACGTCGGACAACTCAACCGACGTGTTCATGATCATCTGGTAGTTGGCCGGAAGGGGCTGGCGATCAGTGAACGCAGTCAGGTAGAGGTCCCGGCCGGTGTTAATGACGAACGCCGAAGACATCCAGACCACCGCGACCAGGGCGAGGAAGATCATCGTGGCCCAGAACCCGCCGATCTCAGGCATATTGAACGTCATACCGCTCGGGTCATCGTTCTCATAATCGAGACGATTGTCGAAGTTGTTCAGGAACCTGTCGGTGTCCCGCTTCGCCATGCGCTTGCCCTTGTCGGCGAACATGGTCGCGACGCCAGCGAAGATCGCCGTGTTGGCCAGCCACTTCAACATCACAGCACCCTCATCATTTCAAACGATTTCCTGCACGCACTCGGATTCTCTATGCGGCCCTCGCCGTAGAAACGAACCTCGCCCTCCACGGTCTCGCCAGGATTGACGACCTTGATGAACGGCGTCGAGTTGCCGAAGCGACTGCACTCGAACCTGATCAGGCGGATTTGTTGTTTGGGCGTGTCATTCCGAACCGTGAAGTGCAGAGTCTGCCCGAAAGCATTGGCGGTGGTGAACACATTGGATACCACGACCTTGCGATCATAGTAGGAGTCCCACGGCAACATGACAGCCCTGGTTGCTAGAGCGACCACGCTCAGGACAATAAGTCCGAAGACGATCTGTCGCCAGAACGCCACCATTAGACCCAAGAGACCAGCAAGAACCATGTTCAAAACCTTCCTTGACCTCACTCTATCGTGAAATTATGTCTTGTCAAGAAAATAATACTTGACTTCGTGTTTGGGTTCCGATAACCGGGCCGGTTTTTTCGGTGAACGAGAATATTGACCAAACCTCTGATGACCTGTCAGAGTAAATACAGACATGTTCCTACTCTCAATCCTCACGGGCGGTGCCCGCCTATTCACAAACAAATCGACCATGCCCTTCATGATCGGTGGCATCTTGATTGCCCTGGTCCTCGGTGCTGGCGTCTGGGGTTGGAGCACGATTGCTGATCTCCGCCGCGACAAGGTCGAAACCGCTCTCAAGACTGAGAATGAAGACCTTCAGGAAACAGTGGCGGAACACAACGCCATGATTGCCCGGATGTCGGCTGCTCAGGCGGACTTCGAAAATCGTGTCGGTCTGATCGCCAATGAGATGGAAGGCCTGAACCGCCAACTGTCCCGCAATGTGGTCCGCCGCCAGCAGACCTATGACAGCCTTACGGCTCCCACGGTTCCGGGTCAGCCCGTCAACACTGCTGACCTGGAAAGCCGCGCCAACACGGGCATGTCATCGCTTTTCGGCGAACTCGAAACCCACAGCCAGGAGGTCGCCAATGCGCCCCGTTAAACTGATCGCCATTCTCGTGGCCTCGACCGCACTCTCTGGATGCGGCGGCCTGTTCGGAGGTGGACGTTTCACTCTACCCTCCTTGGTCGAAAACAAGCCCGTCCCGATCACCATCGTGCAACCCACGCCGATGGAACTCAACGACGTCACCTGGAAGGTCTACACGCCGGAGACCCTCGCCGCTGAGGTTCAGCAGGCGCCGACCGGCACTGTTTATTATGTCCTCACCCAGGACGAGTACAATGTGCTGGCCATGAACCTGTCCGAGATGCGCCGCTACATCGAAGACCAGTCGGCGGTGAACGCCACGCTCATTAACGCGATCAAGATCAATGAGGGTGAGCGAACTCCCGCCGTTGAAGTCTCGCCCCCCGCCGCCCGTCCCGCGCAGTGAACGACCCCCATAGTGTTCTCGGCGTCGCGCGAGATGCAGATGCCGCGACGATCAAATCCGCCTATCGGAAACTTGCCAAGAAGTGTCACCCGGACCTCCACCCAGGTGACGACAAGGCTGAGGCGCGCTTCAAGGAAATTACGGCCGCCTACGATGCCTGTATGAAACCGCAGGGCCAGAGCGGACAGCAAGGCCAGCGCGAATGGGCCAACTACGACAACATGTCTGGCTTCAATCGGGCATCGTTCGAGGAAATGTTCCGTCGCGCCGGTTTCAACGTCGAGCCGACCCTTGACGTCAACGCTGTCTGCGCGATCTCGCTTGAAAACGCTTTCTCCGGCTGTGAGATCGACGTCCAGATGCAGAGCACGGGTCAGGTTAGACGCGTCACCATTCCGATGGGGGTGCAGGATGGCCACCGTCTCAAGGTGTCGGGTGGCGGACGTCAGGGGCCGAGCGGCGTGGGTGACCTCATCCTGACCGTCCGGGTGCAGCAACATCCTGTCTGGGGTCGCGAGGGCGACGTCCTCATCCGTACTTTCGAACTGGACGCCCTGACCGCCGTAGTCGGCGGCAAGGTCATGGTCGAGACCATGGAGGGCGAAATCGTCGAGGTCGAGATTCCGGGGGGCATGCAGCACGGCGCCTATGTGATGGTCCCAGGTCGCGGAATGCCTCACGGGACGATGAATGCCCGTGGAGACATGGCAATTATCGCACAGATTGTGGTTCCCCAAAAAATTGGCCCAGAACACGCTAAAACGATCAAACGGCTGAAAGATTTATTGGCGGCCTCGAAAAAATCGGCATAGGGTTCTCGAACACGGGGAGGCATTTTGCTCCCTGTCGGTGTGACGAGTTTATTTTATGCATACGGTTGGTGATTTTGATACCCACGCATCCATCCCCTACTACCCGACCCGCAAGCCCTACTGGGGCCGTTTCCCATACCGGGTGTCCATCCTCATAGACACCAAGACGGCTTCACAATACCGCAAGCTCGGCCCGCACTGGCTGGCCCACAAACGCAAGCAGCTTCTGGGCGGCGTGGCCGGGGCCGAATCGGCTGACAAGATGACGTGGCTGGCGGGCGGCGTAGCGTTTTTCTTCGATGACGCCGAGGTGGCCAAAACTTTCATCGACGCCAACGTGACCATCATCGAAGACGTGCATCGCCCGGTCGGCGGCCAGGAAGCCGTCATGGCCGACCCCAAGGTCCGCGTGCAGAAAAATCTCTACTGGCTCCAGTTCCGATACAAGATCAGCTTCAACGTCAAAACCTACCTTCGCGACGACTCCCGCGTGGCCGAGCTTGACGAATGGGCCCTGACTGAGTTCCCGTTCGATGACACGGACGGGCGCGGCCTCTATAGCGTATCGGACATCCGCACCCTCTACCTTCGGGACGAGCGCGACATTCTCCTTACCCAACTGATGGTTGGCCATCATGTCAAGGATATCGAGAAGGTTATCCTGTTTAGCGAACTCGGCAGCGACAACGAGATTTAATCGAACTTTTCGGTTGCCAGATTTTCATTTTGCTCTATACGTTGGGGCAATCCGTTTCACCGCTTATTTGCGAGAAATACCTTGAACTCAGATTCCAGCCATCCCGAACTCATTCGCTTCGCGTCGCAGATGGTGGACATCGCCCGTCGCCAGAAGCACGAAGCCGTCATGCTCGAACACGTCGTCATGACGTGCTTGAAGTCGGACGACGTCATCGAAGCCCTCGAAAAGCTGGACGTGGACGCCGAGGATGTCGAGGACGACCTGATCAACTATTTCAAGTCGGGCTACATCCCGCAAGTCCAGAATGCGAACCCGCCGCTCAGCACCACCGTCAACGAAGTGCTGTCGCGTGCCGCCCACTCGGCGAAGTCGCAGAGCCGCGCCGTCACCGGTCTGGATATCCTCGTGAAGGTGTTCGGCTATACGGCCGAAGACAGTTTCGCCGTCGAGGTTCTGACCAAGAACGGCCTGACGGGCTTCAAGCTGTCCAACTACATGGGCGAAGCCTCGGGTGAAGACCCCGCACTGGCCAACGGCAATCATGGCGGCGGCGCGTTCCAGATCACGAACGCCGACGAGGCCCGCATTTTCCTCGCCAAATACTGCGAGAACCTCAACGACCGCGCCAAGGAGTCGAAGATCGACCCCCTGATCGGTCGCGAGGATGAAGTCGCCCTGATCGTGCAGATCACGGCCCGTCGCACCAAGAACAACGCCATCCTGGTCGGTGAACCCGGCGTCGGCAAGACCGCCATCGCGGAGGGTCTGGCCAAGCAGATCGTCGAGGGCAACGTGCCCGCCATTCTGGCCAACGCCGAAGTGTGGAGCCTCGACGTCGGCGCCCTGATGGCCGGAACGAAATACCGGGGCGAAATGGAAGAGCGTCTGAAGCAGACGATCAAGGCGTTCGAATTCATCGACGAATCCATCGTCTTCATCGACGAAATCCACACCATCATGGGTGCGGGCGGCGGCGGCTCCGCGCTCGACATCGCCAACCTGCTGAAGCCCGCCCTGTCCAAGGGCACGCTGCGCTGCATCGGTTCCACGACCTTCGAGGAGTTCCGCAAGCACTTCGAGAAGGACCGCGCCTTGCTGCGCCGGTTCAAGCGCGTGGACGTCAACGAGCCCTCGCTCGAAACGACCAAGCTCATCCTGGCCGGGCTGAAGTTCAAATACGAAGAGTTCCACGGCGTCACCTACACCGACGAAGCCATCGACGCGGCGGCCGATCTCACCTACCGGTACATCAACAATGCCCTGCTGCCCGACAAGGCCATCGACATCATGGACGCCGCTGGTGCGGCCCAGAAGGTTCGTGGCGAGGAAGGCCTGAAGGTCATCACCCTCGGTGAGATCGAGACCGAAGTCGCCAAGGTGGCCCGCATCCCGCTCAAGACCATCGCGGAAGACGAGACCGACAAGCTCACCCATCTGGAAACCGATCTCCAGAAGAGCGTGTTCGGCCAGGACAAGGCCCTGACCGCCCTGTGCGACGCCGTGTTCGTCACCCGCGCCGGTCTGCGCGACACCAACAAGCCCTCGGGCTCGTTCCTGTTCGCCGGTCCCACGGGCGTCGGCAAGACCGAGGCCACGCGCCAACTCGCCGACACGCTGGGCGTGCCGCTGATCAAATACGACATGTCTGAGTTCATGGAGAAGCACACCATCTCCAAGCTGATCGGTTCGCCTCCGGGCTACGTTGGCTACGAGGACGGCGGCGCCGGGTCGGGCAAGCTCGTCAACGACATCGAGACGCACCCCTACTGTGTCCTGCTGCTCGACGAAATCGAGAAGGCTCACCCGGACATTTATTCGATCTTCCTTCAGGTCATGGATGACGGCGTCCTGACGTCCTCGTCCGGCAAGAAGGTCGATTTCCGCAACGTCATCATCGTCATGACGACGAACGCGGGCGCGTTCGAGCAGAGCCGGAACACCATCGGTTTCGGGGTGCAGACGGGCGGCGACCCCATGGAGGCGATCAAGCGGCTCTTCACGCCGGAGTTCCTGAACCGCCTCGACGCCATCGTGGGCTTCAACCGCCTGTCCCAGGAGCACATCCTGAAGGTGGTGGACAAGTTCCTGCTCAAACTCGCCGAACAGGCCGGGGAGCGCGGCGTTACCATCGACGTCGGCCCGGAAGCCCGCACGTGGCTGGCCAAGCACGGCTTCGACGACAAGATGGGCGCGCGTCCGCTCAACCGGTCCATCCACGACCACATCAAGACGCCGCTCAGCCGTCAGATGACCATCGGTGATCTGAAGTTCGGCGGCACCGCCACCGTGACCGTGGACGGCGACAAGCTGGTCATCACCTCGGTGGCGGCCCCGGCCAAGCCGGTCATCGTTCCGGTGATCGAAGCCGAAGAAGAGAAGAGCGCGGTCTCGGTCTAACCGAACTGCAAACGGCAGGTGGGAGGTCGCGGGGGCCTCCCACCGGGGATAATGACTTCCGCTGGTGCACACTGTGCCCCTCACATTGAAGAATGCTGCCGACAAGCTGGTCGGTCCAATATTTTCTTGGAAAAATCAGCAAGGTCAGATGACCGTCGTGGATATGCGGAATGTCTCCGTGATCTTCGAGAACAATCTCCTGATATCCGGGGTGTGGTTCAACCCGCACGCCTACACGCACAAGGAACTACTCGACCTCTGGGACGAGTGGCGCGGCAAATGACTTCACCTGGGGCGTCGTTATTGGCGTTCCGGGCATCTACATACTTGACCTCAGACCGGGCCCGCCCGGAGAAATATTTTTCGAAATGGACATCACCCTAGCCCGCAAGCTGATCGCCAAGGGCGCCATCCGCCAGAAGACCGAGATCGACGCCAAGTTCCGGGGCGTCGGCATCGACGGCAAGCGTTCTGCCCTCACACAGGGGACCTTCTTCATCAAGGGCGCCCGCATGACCGTGGACAACCTCATCTTCGAGGCCGTAAACACCCAGGATGGCGACACCATCCGCATCGACGTCAACGACATCTACAAGGTCGATGGCATGGAGCCATCCCGTTTCGCCCAGATCAATGGTCTGGACGGCGACGGGGAGCCGGTGAAGCCGGGCAAGCGTCGTGGGCGGCGGACCAACGCAGAGAAGGCCGCCATGGCGGCTGCCGCCGAAGGCCTGTCAGACGATGATGACGATGATGATTTCGAGGATGACGCATGACCGATCTCAAAGAACTCCTTCAAGCCAGAGACGAAGCCTTGAAGGCCCGCGAGGAAGGACGCGTCCTCGTGTTCCCCAAAGGCGTCTCGCTCGACGAAGCCAAGCACATCCACGCGAAGTTCCTCGAAGCCGGTGGAGGCAATATCCAGTTTCCCGATGATGAGGAGATTCGAGACTGGCTCCTGTTCGGAGATCAGGTCTGAAAGTTCTGAATAAAAAGAAGGTCGGGGTTCCTCCGGGCGCGGTCTACATCGGCCGGGGCTCACCGTGGGGGAACCCCTTCGTCATGGGGCGGGATGGTGACCGAGACGCGGTCATTCGGAAGTTTGAGACCTACGCGCGTGACCGCCTATCCCGTGAGCCCGATTGGTTCTCCGCCCTACGGGGGCATGATCTCGTATGTTTCTGCGCGCCCCTGGCCTGCCACGGCCATGTGATCGCGATTCTGATTGAGGAAGAAGGCGCATGAACAATTACGTTCAGGTGTGGGACGACGCTGATCATGTTTTCAAGATCGCCGAACTCGTGTCCGCTGGCTGGCATCTCATCTACGCCGAAATACCCTACGGGCGAATGGAAACCGCGAAGACATGGTGTTCGGCAGCGGGCGAGGACGTTCTGCTGATCGGAGAGTTTGTCGAAGACAACGGCGAGGAAGACGAAGAAGAGGAAGATGAGGTCTACGAGATAGACCCCAACACCAGGGTCCGACACATTCTGCTGATCAAAGACAAACTGCGCGCCGCGCAGTTCTGCCTAGAGTTCCTCTAGGAAAAAATGCGGGACATGTTGGCCGGGAACAGAGACAACTCTTCGGGCGTGACGTCGATCACGGCGACGTCCTGCGCATCCTCGATATCGCGGATGGCCCGCTTGAGGCCGATGTAGCCGCTGTCGTCCTCGGACAGCTTGTCCATCAGAGCCGCGACCGCGTTCTGGCATGCGTCCATCACGCCGCCGTCGTCGGCGGACTTGCACGCCTGCGGGGCGAACGGGTCATTCTCTTCATCCTCATCGTGGAGGAAACGCTTGATGGCGTCCTGTGGAATCTCCACACCCATCCGCCACAGCGATTCGGTCTCGCGCTGATCATCCTGGAGGTTGACCATCCCGGTCAGCCGTTGGGACACGAGCGCGGCGAACATCCTGGTGGACATCGGGATACCCATGACGCACGCGAGCATGATGGTCTCGCTACCGTCCGAGTAGGCACGAAAGCGCGCATCCTCGGCGAGGTAGGAGGTCAGAAGCTCGTTGTTGATCGTCTTAATAAGCATCCTGGTCCAGTTCGATCATGAAGTTCGCTCCCACGTGTTTCTCCTGCAATCCGTCCACGATCTTGCCCAACGTTCCAGCCTCGGGAGTGAACCCGCTGCGGCAGTATTTGGCCAGCCGGAACATAGATTTCCGAGCGGGCCCGAGCAGTCGAAGAACCTTACGCTCGCAGTCCAACCATGCTTCGTCTCTTCCCAGAACGGATACACCATCTGTGGCAAACCGGCAAACACTAAAATCGAAGTCGTCGAAGAGTTCATTCAGGCTTTCGAAGTAATTGCTCGTGATTAGCTGAATGCGGACGCCCCTGACCTTGAACTGATGGAAAGCCTTTGTGATCACCTCGTCATACAGGGTGTGATAGGCGTCGGTGAACCATTTCATGGTTGCCTTGTATTGGTCCTCGTTGGCGAAGAAGATGTCGATGTCCGAGTTGCCTCGTTCGAGATGTTGGGAAATCTTCATCGCGGCACCACCCGCGACCCACGGCCCCTTCTCGTAGTCGATGAAGTCCATTTCACTAATAACGCTGGTGAATATTCCAGTCATCGTAATCGGCTTGGTGGTGCATCCCTGAAGGGTGTTCACAAAAAATCTCTGAGAAAAATCTACTGCGCATAAATATCGGGTCTTCTACATTGGTGTCAAAATATGTCTCTGCCGAACATCACGCTTCTATCGTCAACCCAGGGTGAAGTTAGCGTCACCGGTTCCGCCAAGCGTGCTAGCGGGTCGTCCCGCTCTGTCGGCAGCCTCTATACTGTCGTCATCACATCTCTGAACCTTCAGGGTCGCGTCTACATTGAGGGAACTCTCGCGGCTTCGCCGACCGAGTACGACTGGTTCGCTATCCCGATGCCGGACTCGGACACCCCCTACATTGAGTTCCCCGAAATTCTCGGCGGCAACACCAGCGGCGCCCAAAACGTCGGCTTCAATTTCAAGGGCAATCTGGTCTGGGTTCGCGCTCGTCTCGACCGAGAGCACATGGACCTGGACGGCCTCTCCGAGCAGGCCCTGGCAGCCTACGGGTACATCGACCAGATCGTCATGAACACCGGTTCGTGGGTATCCGAAGACGGTCTCCCCGCATCCATCGTGGATGGCGGCGTCGGCGTTACCTCGGTGCGGGGCAACAACCTCGGCACGGGTGAGCGCATCTATACGAGTTCGGTCGGTCAGGCCAACGTACTCCTCAACTTCAAGACCCTGGTCGCTGGCAGCAACGTCAGCATCACGTCGAACGCGAATTCGATCACGATCAACTCCACCACCGATGGCTCTGGTGGTGGCGGAGATTCGGGACCAGTCTCGTTCCTGGACCTCACCGAGGCCCCGAGTGCGTTTGCGAATGGTATTGTGGCCGGTCGCAACGGCGATCTTGAGTTTCTGTCCGCTCCCACCGCAGCGAACCAGTCATTGCGCTGGAACGGCTCCGCCTATTACTGGGCCAACCCGGACGCCCAGTCCCCGACTAACCTCATCATCAAGGACGACGGCACCGTGGTGACCAACACGGGGGGCGAGATCAACTTCGGCTCTGGTCTGGCCGTCCAGAACGTCGGCGGCGTCCCGCTCGTCACGGTGCCGGTGGGCTCAGCGGCTACCGCCGACCGCGAATACGTCATGCTCCAGTACACTGCTGGTAGCTCGGGCAACCTCAATTCGGTCGATGCCATCATCTCGCAGACGAGCGGCGTGACCGTCACGATCATCGACCCGGTCAACTGCGTAGTCGAGTTCACTTTTGCAAACCGCCAGTTCCCACCGTCATCCATCGCCCTTATGGGTCAGGCCCAGCAGACCAACGATTTCATTTTCTCGAACGTCAACCCCAGCATCGGCACCCGCAAGATTCGCGGTGGCGGTTCAGCGGCTTCGCCGACCCTGCTTGGTTCTTTCGCAGGCCCGATCACCCTCCAGATTCGTATGTCAGACGTCTCGGCCAGCGCAGCGGTTGGTCAGCGGGCCAAGGCCGTCGTGATGTTCAGGTTCTAAGGAACACCTATGAGTTATTTTGACGTCCCGGCCAAAGTTCTTGAATGCTTCGTTGAAACCCAGACAGGTGAAGAGTTCTGGCCGTTCGATGATGGCACCAACGACCCGTTCTGGCGATTTGGTCGCTCACCGAGAGACTTCCGGTGGAAGCTCACCATGCGAGTCACCGAACAGCGTCATAGCAGCCACAAAACCCGCGACCCCTATGTCTACAACGGCATGGATATCAAGGTCGGCGACTACGTCGCGAGTGCAACAGATGGCGTGGCCGTTCGAGTTGTCCGCATCGACCGCAAGACCGAAGACAGCGTGGTGTGCGTCGTAGAAGACGTTTTCCGCTACAACACCTTTCGGGACACCGCAGGGCTGGGTAACGGTATCTTCTCGTCCCCGACATCGGCCGTTGTATTCGAGGCCAACGATGCGGGCGTGCCCGTTGTTGACCCTCTCCCGGCATCCGGCGTCGGGCCCACGTTCTATGCCAACCTGATGTCGCGTTTCCAGAACCTGGAGAAAAACTCACACTTCCTGCTCTGGAAACCAAACCACGGCTTCGAGGTCGGCCAACTTGTGTCGGCGGACGCGGACAACAACTCCTTCGCCTTGACCGACGACGGCAACCCGTTCCTGGTCGGTCGAGTGTCGTTCGTCTATGGCGACAACCACTTCACCATCAACCCCATCCAGAAAATCATCGATAATCTCGACAGCCTCGTCGGCGCGGTCGGCGATGTCCTCTACGCGGACCCCACAGTTCCGGGCGGCGTGACCATCAACGAGGGCACGAACGCGGTCATGATCAAGCTCAGGGAACTCTCTGAGACTGAAATTATAGGAACGGTCATCGACGCCAGTACCGATGACGGCAACGCCATGCTGGTCAACGGCGTTGAGGTCCATATACCAGATGGCTCCATGGAGGCATTCTGTGAAGCTATCAACGATTCGACTGATGATCACGGCGTGACTGCTCGCGTGGCGCCGATCTCGACAGTCTCCAAGACGGTCATTGATCTCATCAATACCTTTTACGACGAACCCCTGCTGGCCATCGACCGTTCTGGGCCCGGTCGCCCTTCGGCCACCATCAACGGCGTCGTGGTCGAGTTCGACACAACCCGTATCGGGGAACTCAAGTATGATGAAACGCTCGCCACCGCCGAGGACATGGCAGAAGACATCAATGCAGCCAACATCCCAAACCTGAAGGCTTCGTTTGTCGGCGTCTCTCTGGTTCTCACCCATGAACTCGGTTCGCCGATCAACATCACGAACGTTTCGCCGGATGCTCGCTCGCACAATTTCGCGGGCTCGAACTCTGGCTCCGGCCTTCGCATGGCGGAGTTCCCCGTTGAGGGAGAATACGTCCGTCTTGCCGCCATAGACGCTCGGGCAATCAACCTCGCAAACCTGATCGGAGACCCGGTCGATGATTTCGGTCTCTACAGTGTCGAGAACGGCGTCAAGGCCGCCGCCCTTTACGTCGAGCAAGGCATTCGTCAGGCCAGCAACCTCATGGTCCCCGACATCGCGTCCAGGAATGCCCTCGTGGCCATCCCTGGCGATCAGTCTTACGTGATCAACAAAGGCGATGGTGAGTGGGGCCAGTATATCTACGATGGTTCCCAGTGGCGCATGACGACCTCACAGGAAACCTCCAAGGTTGATTCGGACACCTACTCGGCCGAGGTCATGAACTCCACGGCCACGGTCGCTCTGGGTGAAGTCGGTGCCGGTTGCAAAGTCACCACGGTGATGATCGAGGTCACCCACGCATTCGCGTCTTCGGCCACGATCTCGGTTGGAGACGCGGCCAATAACAGCCGACTAGCCGCCAATGATCACATCGACCTCTCCACGGTCGGGACCTATGCGGTTACGCCTAGCTACATCTACTCTGTTGACACCACGATCAACGTTTACATCACCGCCGCACTGTCCAACACTGGCCGCGCCATCGTGAGTATTACCTATCAATAAAACAGCGTCTAACATTCCTCTCATTTGCGTAAATAGAGAGATACTATTACTGAGGGAGCGGCATGTCTTCTACTAAGAATTTCGGTGTGGATGGCATTGGTTCGAATGTCCAGTTCGGCAAGGGCGGCTCTCGAATCGCCAATGACAGCGGAAGCCTGAAAGTCCTGAACCCATCCGGCGCCGCATTGGCGACACTCCGAGTCGCGTCTCCGGTTGCCGATGAAGACGCGATCACGTTTCTGCTCCACAAAAACGATCTCGGGACGATCAAGACCAACGTTGGCCTCGACGGCAACGGGCATTATGTCGCGAACACGTTCTCATCCTATATTGCGTCCGCCACTTCGTTCAAGACCGCAGATGACGCTCTGGACGGCGCGCTTGCCGCGCTTCAGATCGAAGTCAACTCTATAGAGACCGGGACGGGCCTCAACGCGAACGGGACCCTGACCGTTCCTGGCTCCACCTATCTCGCCAACTCGACATCACTCCTTAACGCGATCACTAAACTGGACACCGCTCTGAACACCGTTCAGGGCGAGTTGAACGTCACCCAAACCGGCGTCGGACTATCTACGAGCGGCACCTACGTGGTGCCGACTGGAACCAACTATCTTTCGGGCTCGACCACCCTGGCCTCGGCGACCATTCTTCTGGATACGGCCATCTTCGCCGTTCAGGGCGAACTCAACGTAGTCGAAACTGCGGTTGGTCTCGGCGGCGATGGCACCCTTCCTGCCTGGACGACCCCGAACTACATCAGCGGTTCGACCTCTCTCATCCAGGCCATTTCGTCACTCGACGATCAACTCAAGTCCACCAACGACACCCTGACCTCAATGGGTTCCGCGCTCTCGTATCGCGGAACCGTGGCGGGCGGCGCCGCAGAAATTTCCGCGTTCGATCTCGATACCCTGTCCGAGACTACCGGCTCGTATTACAAGGTCTCGCAATCTGGTCATTTCTCTTATGACGGAGGAGACACGTTCTTCGCCAACGTCAATGACGGTATCGTCAAGAACATGGACGGTGGTTGGGATATCATCGACAACACCAACGCGGCTGTCTTTGGTTCGTCAAACCGCATCGCCGTCACGGGCTCGCTAGATGATGGCTTCACGGTCGATATATCGTCCTCCTACGTGGGCCAGTCATCAATCACCACGCTGGGCACCATCACGAACGGCGTCTGGAACGGAACCGCTATCTCGGCCGTGCGCGGCGGCACCGGCCAGACCGTCTACGCGGTTGGCGATATTCTGGTTGCGACGTCCACGACTGCTCTGGAGAAACTCCCCCGTGGTTCTGCCAAGCAACAGCTTCGCATCAATAGCGCAGGTGAAACTCTCGAATACGCCGATCTCATTGCTGCGGACGTTGCGTTCTCGGATGGCTCGTACACAGCCACGAACGCATCGACGGCCCTGATTGAAGTCCGCACCAAGGTCAACGCGGTACAGACCGGCGCCGGTCTGACCAGCGCGGGAGACTTCGTAGCGAACACGTCCACTACCTACATTGCTGCCGCGACCTCGCTCAAACAGTCCGACAATCTTCTCGATGTAGCCATTTCCACTCTTGCGACCACGGTTGGGAACATGACGGAGGCGGAAATCTTTTCTCCGAACACGTTCTACTCTGTCAAAACGACCAACACCCAGACGGAGTTCTACGGCAATGTCAACGCGGCCAAGGTTCTGGTCGGCAAGGTGGTCTCGGGGAACAACACCAACACGCGTTTCTCCATCGACATGGCGACCGCTGGCCGCGCCAAGCTGGCTGTCGAGAGCGGCACCCTCTCCAACGCAGACCTCGCCCTGGTCCCGCTCGGAACCGGTTCCATTGATGCCAGCGGCGCCCGGATGACCAATCTCGCCAACGCGACCCAGAACGCGGACGCCGTGAGCTTCGGTTTCGCAAAATCGACCATGACCTCATATAAGACCGTGGCTTTCACGGAAGCCAACGCACCCGTCTCGCTCGGGACCCTGAACGGCCTCGTCAAGCGCGTCATCGTGCAGATCAACGATGCGTTCGCCGCCCCCTCCGGGGTGACGGTGGGAACGTCCGGGAACACCTCCCTTCTTGTCACTGGCGCCGACATCGACCACTCCGAAGAAGGTATCTACATCGTAGACGTCATCGCCTCGGTGAACGCAGTGGTCTCCGTTTACATCTCCGGGTCCGGTGCGGGCACCGGCACGGTGATCGTCGAATATCTCGCGAGTCAATAACGGGGCTCCCTGACATAAATACGTCTGACGTATTCAGGGAGAACCATGAAAGTATTTGATACTCGAAACTCGGGCGGGTCTTTGGTCGTTCTTGGCCAGTCGCTCGTGCTCCCGAAGGAAACCCTTGACGGGACCGCGACTATTCACGGTGCCCTGCGCTATAATTCATCTCTTAACCGGGTCGAGTTCCGATCATCCGGCAACGCGTGGAACCCTCTCGCCAGCGATGCTTCCACCTGGGAAAACTGGACACCGACGATCACCACGACTGTCGCTGCTGGCTCGGGTTTCGCCTACACGGTCGTGTCGGCCCGCTACACCGTCCTGAACAAGCTCGTTGTCGCCACGTTCACGGCCACCATCACCAACCTGGGCACGGGACCATCTGCTTCTGGGTTGGTGAATGCGACGATGCCCTTCGTGGCAGCGTACCCCGCATGCGGGCAAGGCTCCGAACCCGGCATCACCGGCCACTTCCTTCAGGCCAACATGTCGTCTGCATCTAACCTCTTGACGATCAAGAAATACGACGGCTCGTCGCCAGTCGTCCTCAACGCCCAGATTCGGGCCACCATTACCTACGAGGCCCAGTAAGCATGTCCAGAGCAGCCCCAGCCCGAAAGCCCGCGACCCGCAAGGCGCCGCCGAAGGTTGTTCCGGCTCTTCCCAAGACCCCTTTCTGGTATTCCTGGCGCCACCTTGCCGCCTACATCTACCTCTTCATCTGCTTCTTCGATTTTGTCGCCATGCCGGTCTATTACGAGTTCGCCCACAAGCCTCTCTCGAAGACCGAACTCGTGCGACTGGTCACCGGTCTCGACCCCACCAATCAGGTTCAGGCCATGCAGATTATCTCGACCGAGCAGCGTTGGGAGCCCCTGACCCTCGGCGAGAGCGGCCTATTCCACCTCGCCTTCGGCGCCATCCTGGGTGTCGCCGCGTGGACCCGTGGTAGCCAGCGTGGCTCCAGCAGCCGCCCCGGCTATTTCGACAGCTACGCTGGCGGCGAGCGGGGCGATGACGATTTCGAGTTCGAAGAAGAAGAAGAACCCGCCCCGACCCGCAGTCGCGTAGATCGTTCCGCCGAAACAGCCGATGGTCTCGACCCGTTTGCTGACAATAGCGGAGGAAACACATGACCCAACTACCCCTCGACGTGGCCCAATATATCAGCCTCATCAGCGCAGAGCCGCTCGCCGAAGACGTGTCTCGTCTGTGGTTCCACTGCGTGTGCGAGAACGCCCCGTCCGGCGTCGTGACCACTCTCCAGTGTGATTCCGGGACCGAACTCAAATCGGTCTGCATGGTGGCCCGCAAAACCGAAGACGGGACCTCCTACGTGGTTCCGGTCACCCGCGCCCTGGCCGAGCGCGAAGTCGAACGCGTGGTCAACGCTTTCACCGAAGCCTACGACGGCGACTTCGACATTGAAGCCACCACCGTGCCGCAAGGCCAGTTGACTTCCAAGGACGCGGGCCCCTCGCTCGACATCGACGAAGAACACTATAAGGAACTTTGCGCCGCGTGGGCAAAGCGGAAACACAACGAGTGGGTGAAGTCCCGCACGGAATCCGGCTGGCGTTTCGGGCAACGGGTCAGCCTGAAAGACAAGACCCATCCGCTGCTGCGCCCGTGGGATGATCTCCCAGCGACCGCCCGCCAGACCGACATGGACGAACCTCAGGAACTTCTCGATCTCATCGACGCCCACGGATACGTCGTGGTGACCAAGTCCGACCTCGAAACCCTGATGGGGCTTGTCCGTCGCGCCAAGATGTAGGGTGCGACATTCCGCCACACATGTTGTGACGTCAGCGGAACTTGCGGAAGAAACGGAGATCGACTAGATAGGCATCACGGTCACCTTGATCGTGTGTCTTTCGACGGAGTTCTTTAATGACACGCACTCGCCCATCTTCACCCTTCGACACCAGCGACGCCCGCTGCAAGTTCCCGGTCTTCGGCGCCACCTGCGACGCGGCCCTGACGAAATCTGGCCGCACCGCGTCCGACATCGCCCGCGAATGCAAGATTTCGCCCGAGATGATGCGCGCCTATCGCCGGGGCTTCGCCTACCCCATGGATTCGACCCTGGCCAAGCTGGAAGCCGCCCTCGGCGTCACGCTGTCCGACAAGCCCAGGACCGGCATCATGGTTCGCGACGTCGATCTGGCCACGCTGGACGCCATCGCCGCGCTGGCCACGGGTGCCGCGCAGGTTTCCCGCGACGGTGACCAGTACGTCTTCACCGTCCGGGTTCCTGCGGCGGCATAATCCCCTCGGGGAGTTCGGTGTGGTGCTGAACGGAAGAGGCGGGGCGAAAGCTCCGCCTTTTCATTTTGGTTTCCCAAAAGAGTGTGCATATACTGCGTACATGGACGCATCAGACATCATCGAACGCCTTGCGGCAGAACCAAGCCGCACCGGCAAAGAACAAATTCTCTATGACGCGTTCCAGAACGGTCACCGAGACTTCTTCATCGGCGCACAACTCGCCTACGACGCTCTCGTGAGCTTCGGGGTCAAGAAAGTCGCCAGCATCGAAGAGCCCGACGATGGCGACCCCGGCACCTATACGTTCAAGGACTTCCTCGAACTCGCCGATGATCTGGCCAACCGCCGTCTGACCGGCCACGCCGCGCGCGACGCCATCAACGACGCCGCCAGCCGCTGCAACATCCGCACATGGCAGACTTTCTACCGCCGCGTTCTCCTGACGGATTTCAAATGCGGGTGCGAGACTTCCACGATCAACAAGATTCTGAAGAAGCTCAGCCAATCGAACCCCGAGGCTGAGAAATACATGGTCCCGGTCTTCGGCTGCCAGTTGGCCAAGGACGGCGCCGACCCCGCGCACGAGAAGAAGATCAAGGGCGTGCGGATGCTGGACGTCAAGCTCGACGGCGTCCGCCTCATCACCGTTCTGGACAAAGAAGCCGGAATGGTCACCCAGTTCAGCCGCAACGGCCACGTCGTCGAGACTTTCGCTGAGGTCCGCGAGGCCCTGATGGGCCTGCTCGACGAACTGCCGGGCAGCGTCGTCCTCGACGGCGAGATCACCGCAGCATCCTTCCAGACGCTGATGACCCGCCTCCAGCGCAAGGTCGGCAAGAACACCGTCGAAGCCAAGCTGGCCCTGTTCGACATCATCCCGCTCGAAGATTTCCGCAACGGTTTCTGCGCGACCTCGCAGCGGGAACGCCACGCTCACCTGATCTCGCTGGTGACCTCCGGCCTCCTGAAGGCCAAGACCGGCACTCTCTGCTACGTCGTGCCCAAGATCGAACTCGATCTCGACACGCCCGAGGGCCAGGAGGCTTTCGCCGAGTTCAATCGGCAAGCCATCGAAGCCGACTACGAAGGCATCATGATCAAGGACCCCGAGGCCGCCTACGAGATCAAACGCTCTATTGCGTGGCTGAAGATGAAGCCCTTCATCGAAGTCAGCCTGACCGTGACGGAACTCCAACAGGGTGAAGCGGGCTCGAAATACGCCGACGTTCTCGGTGCCCTGATCTGTGAAGGCCGCGAAGACGGTAAGGACATTCGGGTCAGCGTCGGCTCCGGCATCACGGATGCGGAACGGAAGCTGTGGTGGAACAACCCCGGCCTCGTGAAGGGTTTCATCGCTGAGGTTCGCGCCGATTGCTTCAGCAAGGCACAGGACGGAGAAATCTGGTCGTTGCGTTTCCCCCGCCTGAAGGGCTGGCGCGGCCGGGTCGCTGGTGAGAAGCTCTGAGGTCAGGTGGGCCCCTCGGGCTACCTTCAAGGAAACCGGCAGCGTGGACCTGAGCGGCTACTTCAACGATTTCTGGCCTTGTGACCACTGCGCCGCCGCGACCGGTTATGTCGGCCTAGGCGATGCTGACCACTATGCGCGCACGCCAACGCGCATGATGCATGAGGAAGAGTTCCTCCCGATGATGGCGGCAAGGGGGTGGACTCGATTCGATTTCACCCGAAGGGAATGGCGCCCTACGCCGACGACCATGACTTTGCGCCTGAAGCCGTGGACGGTTATCCAACCTGTGCACTATTTCGATATGGCCAAGTTCCCTGATCTCAACGGAGACCATGACCCCATCCTGGTCTTCATGTCTGACCCCGAGGAATATTCTCGGCTGTTCTTCACACTAGGAATGCCCAATGGATAATCTCACCGATAGCGCAGTCGCGTGGATAGTAGACCCGTTGGGGGACTATACGCCGGGGCGCGGCAAGGAGATCGTCGATTGGTTGGATGCTTGGGGGAAACCATTTTTCCCCTCTGGTCGCTACTATATGCTCAAGCAGCACGGTGACATGATCTGGGCTGGCTACAAGTTCCATATCGGTCTCGCGACCGAAGAAGACGCCGACGAGTTCATCACGCGCTGGGGCGGATTCAAGTCTCCTGGTTCGGTGGCCAACGGCTCCTTCGTCACTGAGCCCGCGAACGCATGGGACCAATTCGGCCGTGGGTAAAATCTACACCACGGCGGAGGCTCAATCCCGTGCCCTGTTCCTGTTCCAGAAACCGACCCGACATATGTCGAACTGGACAGGCGACATTGAGCGCGAATTCCCGCACGTGGCCTCGATTCACCAGAGCTATTTTGTCGTTTTCCAGGACTACCGGGACGACGATCAGTTCACGCCGATCACGCACCGAGACACCTACCTCTTCGTTGAAGAGAACTGCGCCCACGACGCCATCATGCGCCACACCGAGGTGGAGTTCTATTTCACGCCGGATTACAAGGTCAGAGAGGCACAGAAGAAATTCGTGTCCAGCTACGAGATGCGCCAGTCGGTGAAATCAGGCTGGGTGGAGTTTTTCTTCCGCTCCCACTCCGACCTCCTATTGTTCGTCCTTCATTTCGGAGAGGTGTGCTCGATCAGAGATGATCTCGTGCATCCGAACCGCAATTTCTCCGACACTGAACGGGCCTCTATTTCGAAGCACTCGGTGCTGTTTTAATTTTGAATCTCGCCTACCAAAAAACGTAGGGTGTCTTTGCCGGTCCAGTCGGGCCGGATATTTCAAAGGACACTTTACTCCCTATGGCACTGAACAATCTCTCCCAGGACGACCAGCGCAAGCTCAACGAGTTCATGGACGCTGGCCTGCGCATCCTGCAAGACCAAGCTGACCTCCGTGAAGGTCTGTCGGAAAAGGCGAAAGACCTCGCCACCCACCTGGACATCAAGCCCGGCCTTCTGATGAAGTCGCTGCGCTCCGCCTTCAAGCAAACCCTGGCTGCCGACAAGGAAGTCATGGAAGGCGTCGAGGACATCCTCGAAATCACTGGCCACGCCTAAGGAGCGGGGGCGGGGAAACCCGCCCTTCATCCCATGCAGAGGCCGACGCGCGCGGACGCTATCCGCATCATCCGTGAAATGCTCTCAACGAGGCGAAACCTTATGGGCGATATGACTGGTGAGCAGGAGACCGCCTTCCTGTTCGCCGACGACTGGACCGTCGTCGCCGACTGCTCGAACCTGACGGATTGCCACTGGGCGCATGAAGTCGTGATGACGGTCGCCGAACTTCACCAGACGCTGGGTCATCACAAGTGGTGCGTGGCCAACTGCGAGGAAAACTGGTCGTCTTATCGACAAAATCTCCGCAGCATGCAGAACAGAAACGTGATTTTTACTTTCCGTTCCCCAAAGGATGCCACGAAGTTCATTCTCCGTTTCTGTGATCAAGTGGTTCACAATTGATTTTGATTCCAGAGTAATGAAACAACTACTATGGAGTCATGAAACCTCACTTCCCTTGGATGCTCGAATGGACCGCCGACGACGTCGAGTGGGGGTTCTTGTCTGAGTGCAAGACCTTCGATTCCGCCTACGTCTTCGTGGACGCCATGACGTTCAAGATTCCAGTGGGGCTCTCACCTGTTCACGCCGAGGCTATCGGAATGGATGAACCCCTGCTGGCTTGTTACGCCAAGCCCGAGGACGACGACTACGATGTTCTGGTTTGGTGCGCGGACAACTGCCGTGGACGGTGGGGCGCGGTCGGCGAAGAGCAATGGGTTTCAATCACCCGTGGCGAGTTCGCCCTCATTGTGAAGTTCGAAGATCAAAAGGACGCCGCGCTCTTCCGGCTCTCCTTCAAAAACGCCGAAGAGTTCGAGACCGCCTGATGTCTTATGTCGATGCAATGTATGACCGCGCCAAGGACATCATCCACGTTGTGGAGCGCGTCAATGGTGAGCGAATCTATCGCGAGGACCGGGTAGAACACGTCTTCTACTACGGCCACCCGATGGGGACCCACAAGTCGATTTTCGGCGACCCCTGCAAGCGATTCGCCATTCAGGATGGTCGCAAGTTCCGCAGCGAGGTCTTCAAGAAAAAGAAAGCCGGGGTCGAAATCTTCGAATCCGACATCCGCCCAGAGTTCCGCTATCTGGCCGATCACTACATGGGGGCCGAGACCCCTATCCTCAATGTCGGCTTCTTCGACATCGAGGCCGACTTCGATCTCGAACGCGGCTTCGCTCCGACCGATGACCCGTTCAACGCCGTGACGGCGATCACGCTGCACATTTCCAGCATGGACCGTCTCTTCACCCTGGCCCTCATCCCCCCGACCATGACGCTCGAAGAGGGCATCGCCATCGGGGAGAAGTTCGAAGACACGATGATCTTCGACGATGAAGCGGAGATGCTGAGCAGTTTCCTCTACCTGATCGAAGACGTCGATGTCCTCTCGGGCTGGAACTCCGAAGGCTACGATATCCCCTACTTGGTCAACCGGGTGAAGCGTCTGCTCGGCAACGAGGCGTCAAAGCGTTTCTGCCTCTGGGATCAGTTCCCCCGCACGCGCGAGTACCTGAAGTTCGGCAAGGCCTTCAACACCTACGATCTCGTGGGCCGAGTTCACCTCGACTATCTGCTCCTCTATCAGAAGCACAACCCGCAACAGCTTCACAGCTACCGGCTCGACTACGTGGCTGAGATTGAAGTCGGGGACAACAAGGTCCCCTACGAGGGAACCCTCGACGATCTCTACAAGAAAGATTTCGAGAAGTTCATCGACTATAACCGCCAGGACGTCGCCCTGCTGGTCAAGATTGACGCGAAGCGGAAGTTCATCGAGCTAGCCAACCAGATCGCGCACTCAAACTGCGTGTTGCTGAAGACCACGATGGGCTCGGTGGCTCTGGTCGAGCAGGCGATCATCAACGAGATGCACAATCTGGGCTTCGTCGTGCCAGACCGGGTTCGCGAAGAAAAGCAGGAAAGCCTGCGACCAAAGCTGGCTCCGGCCGAAGACGATGATGAAGACGAGGATGAAGACGATGAGCGCACGCCCGTCGTCGGTGCCTACGTGGCCAAACCCAAGACGGGCATCCACCGAGAAGTCGCCTGCGTGGACATCAACTCCCTGTATCCGTCGTGCATCCGCGCGCTCAACATGTCGCCCGAAACCATCTTCGGACAGGTGCGCCCAGATGAGACCATGGCACTCGTTCATGAGCGTATTGCGGCCGGGGTTCCGAGAGCAGAAGCATGGGAGGGGTTGTTCTGCACCCTGGAAGTTTCCCATATGATGGACCGGGATGACGCCCAACTCACGGTGGATTTCGAGGACGGGTCAACGGTTGTGATGACTGGGTCGCAACTTTACGATCTGGTATACGACCCCGCCTCTAGCCTGTGCATAACTGCAAACGGAACGCTTTTCCGAACCGACAAAGAAGGCATCATTCCCCAGCTTTTGGCGCAATGGTATTCGGAGCGTCAGAGCATGCAGGCGAAGGAAGCTGCTTTCAAAATTGCAGCCGGTGGCGTCGAGATTGATGACGAACTTGCTGTTTTGCTGGCCAACTAAGCTGAAAAAACACCGCGAGATGAAAAAAAATGTGAATGATTTTCTCGGGATACCAGTTTTTCCACTACTGCGAAGATCGCCGCAGATGGTCAACGGGATAAATCAGTATGATGTCTCCTACAACCATTGAAATCATTAAGCTATTTGTCCAAGTTTGGTTGGGTGGTGCGGCCTTGATGTGGGCCTTCCAGTTCTTCTCTAACAAGGAACCAGACACATTCGACGTGGCATTGTGGCCTATAAAATGGCTCTATGATCTGCTCTTCAAGTAAAAAGTAGTTGACGACGTCTTCAGTCTGACTATCTTCTCCCAACATGCTCATTAGGGAGCACGGAGAAGACTGATGACTGACACCACTGCCCCCTCGGGCGAAACCACGAACACCCACATCGGCCTCGTCGCCGACATCGTCGCCGCCTATGTTTCGAACAACATCGTGCAGGCGTCGGACCTGGGCACCCTGATCTCGAACGTCGATCAGGCCATGCGCGCCATCGTCGGCGGCACGACCGAGGTCGAGCCCGCCGCCCCCGCCGAACCGGCCGTGCCGATTCGCAAGTCGATCACCCCCGACTTCCTGATCTGCCTCAACGACGGGCGCAAGTTCAAGTCGCTGAAGCGGCACCTGCGCACCAAATACAACATGAGCCCGGAAGACTATCGGGCCCAGTGGGGTCTGCCGCGCGACTACCCGATGGTCGCCCCGAACTACGCGCAGGCTCGTTCGGAACTCGCCAAGTCGATGGGCCTCGGCCGCAAGGCTGGTGAAACCGGCGCCGCCCACTCGGAACGCACCAAGACCGCTCCGAAGGCTTCGGCTCCGAAGGCCGCCGCCGTGAAGGCTCCGAAGGCCGCCAAGGCTCCGAAAGCCGCCGCGCCGAAGAAGACCGCCTCGAAGGCCGCTCGCCCGGCCAAGACGGTGGAACGCGAGTCCACCCAGGCCGCCGCTGATCTGGCCGCCCCGGTTTCCGCCGAATAATCCATCGGCGGATTTGAGATGAATGACCCCGCTCGGGAAACCGGGCGGGGTTTTTCTTAGGTGAACCAAAATATTGCGAGGTCATTCCCGGACAGGGTATTGTCTGTGAATGAGTTCAACCCGTAAAAAGAAGATCGTTGAAGAAGTAGAACAGGGCGTAGTCCGGTTCGCCCTGCGTGACCCCAACACGGGTCTCTATTGGGATTGCCAGTTCCCCAAGGTTTCACGGAACCGCCGTTTCTACTGGGAGAGCCGCTCTCCACCCCCGGTGCTGGAACCGGTATTTCAGGCCCAGCCCACCTATCATGCTCGCCGCAACTTTCTGTCCACGATCTACACCAAGTATGAGATCGAGAGACGCTGTCGGGCCGAGGGGCTGTCCGAGTTGCCCAAGCTCGAAATGGTCGAACTCCGCGCCGTCTTCACAGTGGCCACGACATCCGAAATCGAGATCGACGACAACATCATTCAGGCCGAGCGCATCAAACGCATCCACGGCACCGTGGTGGGAGATGCGGCCAACATCCTGGTCCAGAGAGGCGAGCGGTTGGCCGATTTCGAATATGCGATCAAGCGCAAGGGCTCGACCTTCCTCCTCCTTCAGGAAAGCATGCCAGAGGCTCGAAACGCCAACATGGTGACCTTCCTCAAGAGCGAGAAGGATTTGTTCCAGGCCAAGTTGCTCATCTCGGAAAGCATCACCAAGGTCTACAAGCTCAGATAGCGGTTGCCTTGTAGGCATGATGTGATAAAAGCGGTCCACCAAAAAAAGGAAACTGACATGACTGCCCTGATCGAGAAGATCAAGTCCGACCAACTCCAGGCCCGCAAAGATCGCAACCCGGTCGCGACCGCAGTGCTGACCACCCTCATCGGTGAAGTCAGCAAGGTGGGCCCGGATGGCAATCGCGAGGTCACGGACGCCAAGGTGGTCAAGACCCTGAAGTCGTTCATCGGCAACATCGACCTCAGCCTCGTCGGAGACCCCGGAGAAGGCATCAAGCCCCTGCCTGAGACTGAAGTCGATACCCGTACCCGCCTGCAAACCGAGCGGGACCTCCTGGTCGCCTACGTTCCGCCGCAACTCACCGAGGCCGAACTCCGCGCCGCCATTGCGGGCGTGGCTCCGGGCGAGACCCTGACCATGCGGGACACCGGCCGCATCAAGGGCCTGCTGGAAGACCTTCACCCCGGCGCCGTGGACGGCAAGATGCTCTCCATGGTCCTCAAGGGCTGATGGCCAAGAAAACGGCCAAGATCGACGTCGCGATGTGCGAGCGCGTTGCTGGGTCAACCGGCATGCTCGCCATCGTGGCTGGTCTTCGACAGATGAAAGAGTGGGCGGCCCTTCACGACCGGACTTTCAAATACGGAGCCCGCTCGATGAGGTTCACATTTGCGAGTTCGGAAACCGCCGATTCATTTCGCGCCACGTTCGGAGAGGCCGAATGAGTCTGTGGCCCTTCAATCTGTCGCCGAGTTTCTGGACCAACCGGAAGCCCGGCAACGGCAATCGCCGCTACCGGTGCAGTGATAAGACCTGTCCCCACAAGACGACCAAGGGCCAACTCAAGGTCAACGGCGGCGTCTGTTTCTCCTGCAAGAGCCCGATAACGCGATGATCATACTGGGCATGACTGGCGGCATCGGGGTCGGGAAATCGACCATCACTGCCGTGTTCCGCGCGACGAACATTCCGGTCCTCGACATGGATGCGGTCGTCCACGCCAGCTACGCTTCTGGCGCACACGGCGCGAAAGTGATCAAGCGACTCTTTCCATCGGCCATGAACGATGACGGGTCGGTCAACCGGACCAAGCTGTCCGAGATCGTCATGAATGACCCCAAGAACCTCGACGCTATCGAGGAAGGTATGTCCCCGATGATGGCCCTGAAGATGGGTGAGTTCGTCGGCACGCAGTCCCGTCTTCGCGCCCCCTTGGTCGTTATCGACGCCCCGACCCTGCTCGAAATGGGCTACAACCATTTCATGAGCCGCGTCCTGGTCGTGACGTGTGACCCCGAGGAACAGCGCAGGCGCGTCATGGCCCGCCCCGGCATGACGGAGGAAAAGTTTGCCTTCATAAACTCAAGGCAAATGCCCGAGGTCGAAAAGCTCAAACACGCCAACCACGTTATCGACACCACGGGTTCCATCCAGGAAACTGTTGAAAAAGCCGAACGTCTTCTTGTAGAACTGGCCCTTCTCGACGGAGTAGTAGAGGGGTGATTTTTTACTTGACGAGTAATACTTTCCTGTTACCCTAAGAGCAGGAGGAAGATCATGTCTCGCCAAGAAAACGCCGAAATCGCCATCGCAGACGTTATGCTGATGCGCGTGGGTGTTGCTCTCGACGAGATCGATTACAGCTTGATGGCCGGGTATGTGGCCAGCCTGCCCTGTGATCGATATTCGGCCGAGGCGCCGACGTTCTTCCGTTCCTATCTGGAAACCGCGACGTGCGCCCGCCCCGACATCGAGCATTACGATGCCCTTGTCTCCCGCGTGGCCACCGCCTTGGGGAACGTTTACTGATGACCGATGCTGCTCCCGCCGACACCCGTGTCGTTCTGTCCTTCCCGCTCGGCGAACCCGAAGCGATGACCCTGACCGGCGAAAGCGTCCGTCTGATCAAGACGCTGGAAGACCTCGATATGGCCTCCATTCTGAAAAAGGCCGATCTCCGCCCCTGCACGCGATACGAGGTCGTGATCAGCGTCAAGATGGAGCGCACCACCAGCGGCAGCCTGTGCGTGTCCGACACCCCGGTGATCGAGGCGGTGCTGCGCGGCTCCGGCGCAGGCCGCAAGCTCGCGAGCCTGCTCCAGAGTGAGGAGCATCCCGACAGCAAAATCCACAGGGCATACCGCATCTATTCGTTCTTCGAAGACGGCTTCCAGTCCGTCGTGGAGATTCCGGCCAATGTCTGACGCCATTTTGCTGTCCGCCGCCATGGCCCCGCCCATTGTCCTGATTGTGGCCACTTTCTGGGAAATGCGTCCTCGGCTGTCCCCCGCGACGATCACGGCCATGCGCCACGCCGTCGATGAATGGGAGAGAAACCACTGATGAAAAACTCTGACCGCCCCATCCGCATCGCCGCGCACATCGAATGCGTCCTCATGGACGAGAGCCGCGAGGTCGAGTCCCGTAGCGAAGACTACGTCAACAAGAGCGAAGCCAAGGCCTTCGCCCGTGGCGTCTCCAAGGGGTTGTCCGACGCCGCCTCCATCGTTCGGGTCGAGACCGACAAGGTCACCCGTAGCCCGGCCGCCCTGTTGGCCGACCGCTGCTTCGAAGCTTCCCTGGCTTGTCCGGGAAGCCCGATCTCGGCTCTGCTGGTTGAGGTCGGCAACTATCTCGATGTCTCGCAGGCCCGTGGCTAAGCGAATTCGGCGCATCAAGAACAAGGACGGCCTCTATACGCCGTCAGGTTTGAAAGGTCGCCTGATTGCCGAGGAAGGTATCGGCGTCCTCTTGGAGGAACTCCGCGAACGCGGATATAGCCATTGGGACGCCCATCAACTAATGTTGGATGTCCTACAAGGACCGTGGGAAACATTCCTCCAAGTTGGCGACATCATTGCAAAACGAGAACCCCTCTCCGACGACGACGATTGAAGACCGCGACTATCTTGTGGCCCGCGACCGCGCCGACCGCGAACTCCGTCTCGAAGCCTTGACCCTGGCGGTCAAGGTCTGCAACAACGACCCCTACGTGTGCATTCAGATCGCCGCCGACTTCGAGAACTATCTGAGGAACGGACTACAAGATGGCGTATGAAGGCGACCACAGAGAGCCCGTCTACCTGACTTTCGGGGCTCTCGACCGCTTCCCAAGCGATTGCCCGTTCAGGAGAGATCGCCAGCCCCGCCGTGAGACCATGTCTGCTGAGGCCACCGCGATGGGCTGGGAAACATGCTGCCTGATTCCTCTTCCCGATACGCTGAACATGACGAGCATGAAAAGCAGTCTTCGTCGTCTCTACGGCCTTCGGGACGAGATTGACTCCTATAAGGAGGGCAACACGACGTGGCTGCTGAACAACAAATATCGAATAGAACTCGGTGGCCATTGGGCCGTGCTGGGCCTCACAGATAGTGACGCCGTGAAATTGAAAATGTTATGGTAGAGCATGCATATCCTTTCCGTAGATCAGTTTGATCGTGCCTTCATAGATCGTCTCTTCTATCGCGCTGGTCGCTACGACCGCCTTTCCGCCAGGGAGCGGCATCGCGAAAGCCCGGCCGCGAACAAGCTCCTGACCAATCTCTTCTATGAGCCGAGCACGCGAACGTCCTCGTCCTTTCATGCCGCGATGACGAAGCTCGGCGGCTCCGTCATCCCGATCAACGACGTCACGTATTCAAGCGTGTCCAAAGGCGAGACCCTCGAAGACACCATACGGACGATGGCCTCCTACAGCGACGTCATCGTTCTCCGCCACACCGAGGTCGGCGCCGCTGCTCGCGCCGCTGCCGTGTCCCCGGTCCCGATCATCAACGCCGGGGACGGCGTCGGTGAGCACCCCACGCAAGCCCTTCTTGACCTCTTCACCATCCTGTCCGAGCAGGACCGTATCGACGGCATCACAGTCACGCTCGTGGGCGATCTCAAGCATGGTCGGACGGTCCACAGCCTGTCGAAGCTCCTCCGTCTATTCGACGTCCAGGTCAACTTCGTCGCCCCTTCTCATCTCGGGATGCCAGACCAATACACTCGCCCCGAGGATGGTTTCTCCTCAACGCTCGGAGATTTCATCGACACCTCAGACGTCATCTACATGACGCGGGTCCAGAAGGAGAGGTTCGTGGCGCGCGACCCATGGCCGGGTCAAATCGAGACCGACCCTGTTCTTGCCGACACCGACTATGGCATCACCGTCGATGACATGAAGGCCGCCAAGCCGACCATGTCCCTCATGCATCCGTTCCCCCGGAACGAGGAAATTCCAGTCGAAATCGACGCCGACCCGCGAGCGGCTTACTTCCGCCAGATGCGCAACGGCCTCCTGGTCCGCATGGCCCTCCTGGAAAGCGTTCTGGCGTGATTCTCTGCGACAACAGCAACCTGCGAGACATCGGCACGGCTGGCTATCTCCTCGATAAGATTGAAGACACATTCCCAGAAGAACGTGTCGGCGCCGGGTCCATCAACCAGTGCGTTCTCGAATGGTGCGCCGCAGTTAATGGAACGCCGGATGCGAAAACGACCGACCACGATCAAGAGCACGCCCGCCTGCGAGAAATTCTCGCCGACGTAGAGCACCTTGGGTACTACTGGGTACGCGATTTTCGACGACGCCATTGCGAACCCAAGTCCCCCGGTTTCTGGGTCATCTACGGCTTGAGCGACCGCGACGTCGTCAAGCTGAAGGTAATGTGGTGACCGCACCGCTCAGCACGTTCGAAGTCAAGGGAACCGACGCCACTGTGGTGGTCGAGTTCGATGACCGCAATTACTTCGATGAGTTCCTTAGATTTTGCGGCATCCTCTATGAGGTGACGGGTAAATACACAACCAGGAACGTCATCGAAGGTGGGGATGAGAAGGGGGCATGGTGGAAAGTTATCGGCCTGACCGATGCACAGGTTATTCAGATCAAAATGCTGTGGTGATCAACGTGGACTGGATGCCCAGCAAGCCAGTTGATGTCCTTACCGCAGATGGCCCGAGCCGGTGCGTGCTACAGTCGCATACCCGATACACTCACAAGTTCCTCAGGCAAATAGACGAAAAGGAACTCGTCTATGAAATCCTGGGCCGCGTGGTTGAAGTCATCCGCCATATTGGACGCAATGACCAATGGGTTGTTGCCCACGACGTTACTGACTCGGAAGCCGTGATGCTGAAAATGATGTGGCCTCTTCTTAAGAAATAATTCGGGTTCTGCTTTGAGTCCGAGTAGTATCTAGGGATGAAAGACACAAAAGTCATCCAACTGTTCGGCAACGCTCCTCCGGTCACCACCTTCATCGTGGAAACCGAAGAAGACGCCCTTCAGAAGTTTTTCGACGCCCTCAAGGAACGTCGTGCGATCTTCGAACACATCACCGAAGAAACGCAGATGGATTTTGTTCTCTTCATCAACGCAACGGAGACTTGCCAGTATCGGCAAATCGTCTCCGAGATCATAGCCGACGAACGCAACCAGGACCCTGTGTCGAACGAACTGTTCCTCACCCGTTTGGTTGAAGACCTCGTCTTCGATGGCGTATCCCCTCCCGGCACCTCCATGGCGGTCTTCGTGGACCCGTGGAACACCTATATGGAAGATGTCCGCACGGTCCTGCGAGGCGAGTGATTTATTTTGCAGATTTTGGACCACCCGGCTAATGAGCAGGAATGGACAATCTCTTCCTCGACGTCGAAACCCCTTACGCCGATGTTCGGCGCCAGATGGAAGCGAACTTCTTCGCCACCCGGCAGCCCGGCCAGTATGATTTCTGGGTCCGCAAGGGTATCCCGACCTGGGGCGCCGTGTCAGTCTTCGACATGCCTCCCCTGCTTGACGACGAGGAGCCCTGCAAGGTGGTCCGCTTCCAGTTTGATTCTGACAACGAAGCCCTGGCTTTCTACCTCCGCAACGCCAACATCTTGCTCCGCATGGAGGGCATGACGAAGTGAAAGCCAACAGCGCGGCTATGGGCTTGCTTCCAACCTTGGCCGATCTCATGGAACGCAATCCAGAGGCCGAGCCCGGCGATCTCGATGTGGCTTTCACTGCGGTGAATCAACCGGCCTTCCGGGAATGCGCTCGCTATCTCGGCTACACCCCTGATCATGGCTTCGTCTATCGGCTTCGCTTCCCGACCCGGAACGACGCGCTTGAATATCTCCTCCGGCACAACCCCAGCTACTGGTTATATCGTGATCATCAATGAGAGCCATGAGCACCTGACGTTGGACCGATCAGATTTCGGACCACCGGGCCCTGATGAATATGACTTCGCCATCAAGCGAAATTCACCCACCATCAACAACCTGAATGGCGAATGCATCGGTAACTGGGAGATTGACCAGTCTCAGATAGAACGTCGGCGAAACCTCATGCACGGTTATCTGTACCGGCTCCGGTTTCCTTCAGAGACAGCCGTGCTGGCCTTCTACATGACCCACTCCGACTACGTGATCTGGTTCAGGAATTAATTGACCGGTTTCGGTTTCCCCAATAGGGTGCCGAAATGCAGGAGCCACTCTACAGAACAGGCACGAGCCTCCGTGTCCCATATTTTCGGGATGATCTCCTGCTCGTGAACTGCACGTCCGAGGATGCGAGCATCGTCGTGCTCGTTATCGCTGATGGGGAACGCGAGGGCATCCTGGCTCGATACACGCCCGTCCTGCGGGGATGGGCCTATCAGTTGCACACTCGCTCCTTTGAGCTTCTCTCCCAGCCCCTGCTGGACCCTTATGAAACCGAACCCCGCAATCCCCAACCGGGCATTCGAGATGTCTTCGCCACCATCAATGACGTCTGTAAGGGCCGCTGGGGTTTCAACGGGCGTGACATGATCGACGGCGTCGTCACTCTCATTTTCGAGGACGAACGGGACGCGGCAGTGTTCAGGCTGGCCGACCGATGGTGAATGAGATCATTTGGCAAGGAGACCCCGTTCGGGCTCCCCGGTGCGTCCTCTCGACCAAGATCACCCACACGGGCAATTCGTCGCCGGACTACCACAGCCACATGGCTGAGCGCGACACCCTTGTCGCCCTCATCGAAGAGCTTGCCCTGAAGTCCTATGCGTCCGGCCGCCTGCTCTTCAAGCGTCAGGGCGTCGCCCGCTATGACGGCGTGTGGGAAATCTATTGGTTGAGCGACGCCGACGCCATGGCCCTCAAGATCGCGTGGGAAGGATGATTCGCAAACCCTTCAGAGAGATGGTGGGTCTACACAGTTTTGGGGCTGTGGCCGACTGGATTGTCAGTCACCCCCAGGTCTTGATCGACAATCAGAACACATCCATGCGGCTCTTTTTCGCAGCCCGGTATGCCGCTCATCTCTCCCCGGTCATCGTCTGCCCGGACTTCGAGATCAAGAAGGTGAGCTTCAACATGAGACAGCCCGAGGGGCGGTTCATCTATGGGGATATGTTGATCGTGTGGTCGGGGGCCAAAGACTTCAACCCGTTCACCGGATTTGAGAGCAGTGGTCTCGTTCTGACCGGACGTGGTTGCGCGACCCGCGACGATGACGAAAACCAACGTCACCGGTATGATGTTAGGTTCACGCGCACGGTCTGGCACCGGATGATCACTCGCATGATGTTGGAAGCCGAATGACGATGCTGCGATTCTATGCTATCGACGAGGACGGTATCGAGATCAGGACCGCTCATCTGATGCGCGTGAACCCGTTCGGCGCCGAGCACGACAAAAAAAATCGCCCGATTCGAAAAGGGACGTTTGCGCGGTATCGGAGAGGGGTTCCCAATCCCTTCATCTGCGCGCGGTTTTCCCTCCAGGCCGCCGACTATTATTCTGGGTGCCCCGTAACTCGTGATCGAATTCAGTGGATTCACGACAACACAACCGGCTGCTGGTCGATCTATTCGTACACCACGAAGGCCGCCCGCCGCATGGGTTCCTCCAATGATCTTTGGTGGTTCACCTTCGGGTTTCAGGACCGCGCCGATGCCGCCAAATACAAGATGGTGTGGGAATGACCTCAATCTGCCTACCGAGTAATCTCTGTGATATCGAGTTCCGACGCGCTGGCACGACCGACGCCGTGTTGAAATGGTGTGAGGAACACATAGGAAACCGCGTCGAGGTCAAGGCCGAGTGGATTACTCGACGATATGCGCAGGTGTGGATGCATTTCGAGCGCGACACGGACTTCGTCGCCTTCAAACTAGCGTGGCTCTGATGGACGAAGATGCAGAAACTGAGATCGAAGCTCTTAAGGCCAAGATCGTCACCATGTTTCACAAGTCTCAAAATTTCTTGCAAGAGAAAAAAGAGGCCGATGAAGCGGCGAACTTTATGTGGACGGTGCTGAAGAATCTCAACGATGGCTGGCATGCTTTCCATACGGCACCCCTAGACGAAGACGACAAGAATGCAATTCTCCGCTGGGTTCGCCGCTATGTGGACATGCCAGACCGGACGTGGTGCTATCGAGAGTACGGTTCCAGGATGTCCTTTATTTTCGCCTTCCGCCACGCCAGTGATTGCGCGAAGGCCAAGCTGATGTTCGATCATGATTGACGAGAACTCCCACCCGGACCTCCACACAGCCAACCTGCTCTTGAAGCTCCACAACGTCCCGGCGATCATCAAGGACCGGAGCTATCGGGCCGACCGTGACCCCCGCCCGTATCGGCTCTCCTATGGGCTGGCGCGGTTTAACCGTGAGGCAGACAACGCTCGGTCCTATGAGTGGACCCGCGTATACAAGACGCCCGCGAGCCTCCTGGCTGGCGTGAGGAGACTGGTAGAATGAACGACGATTTCATCTACGACGCCGAACTGAAGAGGAACGTCTTTGTCGGCGATCTCGAAAAGTTGAAGGCGTCGTTCATCTGGGACAAGCCACCCGACGATCTTGATATCGCCACCTATACGGTTGCTGGTCGAGGCTTTGTCTGGCACGAGCTAAAGCGTGCCGAACTCCATTTGCTTCGGGCCGCGTTCGCGGCTGACACCTTCGAGGACTTCGAACGCCACATGGCCTCCGCGCAGAAAACGCGGTGGGCGGCCCGCTATGCCCTACCGGTCGATGACTATTTCCACCCAGACGCTGAGGCGGCACGCCAAAAGACTATCTTGGAGAAGATGCGTCGGTAATTACTTGACGTGTGTGTCCAGTAGTGTAAAGGTTTTGGGATGAAACTCGCGACCTATCAGTGCCAGTCCTGCAACAAGGATTTCGCCGCCCGCCCGGTTGACCGTGCGCGAGGCTGGGCGCGCTTCTGCTCCAAATCCTGCAAGGGTATTCGGCAGAAACAGAACGGCGGCACCCTCCCGAGGAAAGCCAAGCACGTGGCCGCGAACAAGACCCGTGCGGCGAACCGCAACGCGGGGATGACCGAGGTTCAAAAGCTTCGGGCACGCGCCGCAGGAGCCGCTCGCGCACAGGGCGTGGATATCAGGACGTGGTTGGAATACCGGCACACCTACGGGGGCAACCCGCAGTTTGATCGCCGGGGCAACTACGAGGGTTTCTCGGCTCGGTTCTCTGAGGAGGTCGAATACGACGAGTTCGAAGACCTCTACCGGGACATGAACATCGACAAGGTGGACGACGGCGGGCATCTGTGAGCGACGTCGAGATCGACCTTATAGTTCGGTCATCCGACCTCAGCTACGGAGTCCTCTCGCGCGAGCGAGAGGAACTCATCCAACTGGTCCAGCACGTTTCTCCAGGATGGGCGTCCCATTTTGCGCTGCGATGGCCAACTGACCCCACCGAGCCCCGATGGACCGTACTCGGCCTCACCGCCCACGAGGGAAGCAAGGTCATGCTGCTATGGTAGAGGGAACGTGGTTCTGGTCCCACGGCTTCAAAGCCCTTGAGCCCGATCAGGCACCGCGCCCGTTTCGCTATACGCTGAGTCAGCTTGAGGCGATGTCATGGGAAGACCAGATCAAGTCATTCCTGTCGAGATGGAACGTCACCGCAGAGGGCGAGGAAAAACCCATCGAGCGAATGGCGTTCATCCTCGAACACGGTATCAAGTTCCATAGCCATGTGGAACACCTGTCACGCGAAATGGCGACTTTCTACTATGTGAGCGTCCTCCTGCCCCCACGCCGCGCCGTTGAGTTCACACTCCGGTGGGATTTCTGGATGGAAGACGAATCGCCGGTCCCCAGCTAGGCATAAATCGACGTTGTTGAATAAATATGGGTCAACCCCTCTTGCAGGAGACCCCACATGGTCGATATTACTGATTTCAACGCTGATTGCGCCCGCTCGTCACTTGACGACGTGCTCAAGCACCTTCCCGGCATCGTCGCCGACGTCTACAACGATTCCGTCGTCACTGTCGCCGGAACCGCCTATACCCTCGACCCCCTGACTTCGGGCAAGGTCATTGAGTTCACCGCTGGCACCGCCGTAACGGTCACCCTGCCGAACTCGCTGCCGGTCGGCTTCCAAGTCACCGTTCGCCAAGCTGGCGCCGGTCAGGTCGGTTTCGCGGTCGCTTCTGGCGCAGTTCTCCGCAACCGCGCTTCGCAGACCAAGCTCAACGCCATCTGGGCTGTCGGCGCCCTGGCCGTTCGTGCCAACTCCAACGGAGCCACCGCAGAATACGTTCTGAGCGGCGACACCGGAGCCTAATACCAAGAGGGGCACTTCGGTGCCCCTCGCCCCTTGCACCAATATGGTGTTTCGCCGTAGATCGACTATGGCCAGAATCGATCTTCCGATCAAAACACAAGACCTAAAACAACTCCCCATCGAGTTGGATTTTCTGTGCGATCTCATGCGCTCCTACGAAATCAGCTATCAGATAGTGTGGCCGCCAAACAAAAACTGGTGGTTCTGGTCTATCAGTGGCCTCGACGATAGCGACGCGACCAAACTGACGCTGCTGTGGTGACCGGCCGGAAATAAATCTCACCACCCGCATTTTTCTTATTGACGCCAAATCGTCCTCGAAGTATAAATAGGACGTTATGTTGATCCTGTTCACCCTCGCTGCTCTGACCGCAGCCGCTGCCATCGCAGCGGGACAGGCCCCCGTGCGCTTCGCACCAGCCCCGGCTAGCCGACCGCGACCCTAAAGGGTAGCGGTATATAAGCAGCCAGGATGGTGATCGGCGCGATGCCGATACGTCCAGCAAAACAATCTAGGAAACGTGGCCTTGGGGTCATAGCTCAGTTGGTAGAGCGTCTGCTTTGCAAGCAGAATGTCGTCGGTTCGACTCCGTCTGACTCCACCACGTCCTAGTATTCACGATGTGTCATCGGGGTATAGCTCAGTCTGGTAGAGCACTCGCTTTGGGAGCGAGGGGTCAAGAGTTCGAATCCCTTTACCCCGACCACACGTGAATCCTTCAAGGTATCTGCTCAGTCGGGGTGTAGCGCAGTCTGGTAGCGCACTGGTCTCGGAGTCCAGGGGTCGTAGGTTCGAGTCCTACCGTCCCGACTGAACAGATAGTTTGATCATCGGGGGAGGCCGTGAGAGGCCAGTGCACTGAGGTGAAAATCCTCCACCCCCCGTCCAAACCATCTTGGGGTCTTAGCTCATCTGGTAGAGCGCAACACTGGCAGTGTTGAGGTGGCGGGTTCGAGTCCCGCAGATTCCACCATTCATGGGCGTGTCGGCGACAACGGGGGCTACCCCGCTAGGCCACCTGCGGTCGGCCCGAAAGGGGGCTTCAGGGAGAGGTGCAAGGCCTCTCGCGTTCCACCAACCCCGGCGCAATCCCGCGCCACGAGAACCGATATGGACAAGAAGACGGAGAAGAAAAAGAAGAAACTGCTAGATCGCATCGCCGAACTGGAAACCGAACTCCGGCAGTCGCTGGGGAAGAAGGATAGTCGCACCGTCGAGATCGACGTGCCGTCCCAGATGCGGAAGATCGCCGATTTGCAGGCACAAGTATCGCGGATGTAAATCCACGGGGATATAGCTTAACGGGTAAAGCGCGCCCCTCGCACGGGCAAGTCTGCGGTTCGATTCCGCATATCTCCACCAACAACGGGCGGCACAGCCAGTGCAATGGGAATAAGCTTTCCCAGAAGAGTGGGAGTGGCTCTCCCCTCCGTCCACCAAACAGGGGCCAGAGAACCACAGGCGTGGTTCGACGGTGAAGGGGGTCGCTCCTCCATGGGGTTCGATGCCCCACTGGTCCACCATTTCAACACCAACATCCTGGGAGGATGCTATGACACTGCGGGACGCCTAACAGAGACCTACCGGACTTTCTGCCTCGAACGCGGCATTGAGTTTCATGAGGTCAAGAGTGTGAGACCACACGACAACACGACCTTGTTCTGCCCTGCGGGGATGCAGCAGTTCAAGGAAGACTACCGGGGACATCGTCGCGGGACCGTATCCAATATTCAGTCCTGCATCCGGCTCAATGATCTGGATGAAATCGGCGACCAAACCCACCACCTAACCTTCGACATGATCGGGCTGTTTTCGTTCCGTGACATGAGCGTTCTGGAGACCATCGATTTCTGGTTCGAATTCCTCTCCAAGATTGGCATCAAGCCCGACGTGGTCACCATCCACCCGGACAAGATGCTGGACTGGCGAGAACTCTATCGGGGCCGCGACGTAGAAATACGGCCGGACCCGGAGTGCACGTGGTCGGACGGCGGCATGGGTGGATACTGCACGGAGTTCTACGTCAGAGGCGTGGAGATCGGCAACATCGTGAATACCAACGGAGATTCAATCGACGTCGGTTTCGGGATGGAACGCCTTCTCTGGGTTCTCGGCGAAGAAACGCCACCGCGTGGGGACATCCTGGTCCGCACCATCGACCGCATCGTTGAGTCGGGATACCGGCCCAGCGGCAAGCAGCAGGGTCATGTGCTCCGGCGCCTGATCGGGTTGCTGACAGACGAGGGCAGCCATCCCAACCACCCCGAGGTCGTCAGCGAGACGTCCAGACGGGTGAAGCTCTCGGAACGCTTCGACCGCCTTTGGCCGAAGCATCAAGACAAGTCGCCAGAGTGGTGGCTGGACACCCACGGTATCGTGGTGTCTGAAATGGTCCTCAGGGTGTAGCTCAGTGGCAGAGCGCACGGTCGGGAATCGTGAGGCCGGGATTTCAAAATTCCCCACCCTGACCATTTCATCTGAACCTCAGCACATGAGGTCCGAAGATAAATAGATGCATGAAGTCATGCACCAAATGTAAACACATACTCACAGACGATCAGTTCTCAGCGAAAAATTTGACTAAAAACGCTGCGTGGTGTCGCCCCTGCATCAAGGCATATGATCAGGCCAGATGGTCTGCCGGTTCTCGACGAGAAACCAAAATCGAACAGACAAAAATTTGTCGCCGAAGAAACCGTCAGCATGTTTGGGACTACCTGACTAGGAATCCATGTCCTTGCGGCGAGACAGACCCCATCGTTCTAGAATTTGACCACCGCGATGGAATGGAAACAAAACGAGGCAATATATGCGAGATGGCCTCACGGGGCCTGTCGATAGAAACTATCGATGCGGAGATCGCCAAATGCGACGTGCTATGTGCGAACTGCCATAGACGAAAAACGGCAAAGCAGTTCGGCTGGCACGCCGATCTTATTACTTGACAAGTATCCCACGGCTGCTATGTTGGTCCCTACACAGACCCGAGGAACGCCCCGTGGACGCCATCGATTTCCAAGACGCCAAGCTGCGCATGATGCCGACCGGCCAGGAGCGGGAACTCGCCCTGATGCTGTGGCGCGCGCAAGCCGAGGTCAAGCGTGCCGAGGAGGCCATGGAAGCCTACTACGCCCCGCTCGTTCATGCCTGCTCGACCCCGGAAGAGTTGCAGAAGATCATGCCCCGGATGCCCGACGCGGTGTTCAAGGTCTTCGTCTGCGACTATCTCAAATACGGTCGCGACTGGTCGAAGACCCACGAGGCCAGCGAAGCCGCTCGCATCGCCGCCAACGAAGCCAGGAAGGCCGCCCAATGACCGAAGCCGAACTCCTCAAGATCGAGGACAACGAGGAATTCCTCAAGGCCCTCGCAGCCACCCTGTCGCCTGCTCTGCGGGAGCGCGTCGTGGATTGCGCCGATTCGCTTGGCAGCTACGCCGCTGACGACTATGACCGCCAACAAGGAGACGGAACGTGCCGTTGAGACCTGAACTCCAGCCCGCCTTCAATGCCGCACAGGACGAGCGGGACAAATGGCTCAAGGCCGCGCTGAAGCACAAGCGGCCCAGCGGCGCCCATTCCGACCACGCTGCTCGCGATCTCGAACGCGCCAAGATCGCGCAGAACATCATGAATCGCATCGAGGCCATTCAGCCCATGTCCGAAGCAGAATCCGCGTATACGGGTCCTGATGCGAAAGCATGGGAACGGTTAGAGGGAGCGACCGGGTGATGATCGACCCCAAGGACCCCTGGCTCAAGATGGCCGAAGAGTGCCGCAAGATCGGCCCCCGGCCCGCGAACCCCGCTCTGGGCTTCGTCGCCAACCTGATCATTCAGGACCCCGAGATCGTCTCCCGCACCCACGACGAGGGCTTTGACGCCCGCGTGGCCGGGAAGACGCTGGACGAAAACCCCTACCACCTCGACGGCACCTACGGGTTCTGGCGCACTGGCTGGTTCGCCGCCGACAGCGAACTCGACCAAGGAGACGAAGCATGAGGAGCCTCATCAACAACGTGACCGGCTGGGTCGCGGCACTGCTTGCGATCTTTGGCGTCCTTGCCATCGCCGATGGTGGCCAGCCGTGGTTTTTTTTCTCCTGCATGGGTGGAGCCGTACTGGCCCTGGTGGTCGGCGTCGGCTCCCGCATCGTGTTCGACCGCTTCGGCGCCCCCGACATCATCGCGGACGACGATTGATTTTCGACTTCCATGAAGGCATTTGCCATAATGTCTCATGGACCTAGAAATCAAAGTAGACGAGCACGGACAGCGATGGTTGGTTGATGTCCAGGTTCCCTGCGAGCCTAACGATCACCTTCAGTTTTACGGCCACTACGAGTGCCTCGTCCGTCTCGAAGGCGACGAAGACCCGTTCAGTGGCGAAGGCCGCTGGGAACATTTTGCGCCCCGCCCGTTCTTCTACCTTCAGCGCGTGACCGGCGTCGCCACCGTGAACCAGAAACGCCGGGCGTTCTTGATGCGGTTCGACTACGAGCGCATCGGCGACCTCATCGACGTGGCTGCCGGTCTGGCCCGCGAATCCTGGAGCATCGTCTCCGACTACAGCGAAATCCATTTCTGCTTCGAGAGTGAGCGGGACTGCATGGAATTTTCGCTGTCGTGCCCGGAGACCATCCGCCACGCCGAAAGCATAATAATGTTGAATGATTGACGATCTGTGATAGTAGAACCCATGGTTCACCTGATCAGACGTCGCCCGGAAGTCGCTCCTGTTTCGCGCCTCAACGCCGCGATGGACGCAGAGACTGTCTACTTCACGTTCAAATATGACATCTCGGTCGGTGATCGGGCTCTGATCGCCGAAACTCTCGCCGACAAACACTTCGGCTATTCGCTGGCCGCGTTCCGCATCGAGTGTGTGGATATCGACGACAGTGAGTTCAACGCCGCCATTCGAGTTGATGGCCGCCTTGCTCGCCTGAGCCTCACGCCGCAAGAACACATCGTGGTCCTGCTCGCCTATCCGAAACAAGCATCAAACTGGGCGAACGTCCAAGACTCTCTCTTCACCGACACGACTGACGCCATCGACTGGATTGCTCAGAACACGAAGGGGCTCTGGTCGATGATGCCCGCTATCCTACCTGATCGTCTTGCTCCGGCGTTCTCGTTCACGGATGAGCGAGAGGCCCTGACCTTCCAGATGACCTTCGGCTAGATCACCCGATTTGGGCGGCGATTTCACTCGACGCCACCTGGAGGTACTGAACAGTCGTCGTGCTCGCTTCCGCAACTGCGACGAGGTTCGGGGTCGTCAGAGCCAGCCACCAGCATGCCGTGGTCGCGACAAGCATCACGGCGCGGCTCAACCACCGTCCCTTCGGCTGAACGACCGGCACCACAACCGGCACAGCAGGCCGTACAGGGGTGACCGGCGTCGCCGTCTGAACTCGCACAGGCTTGGCGGCTTTCGGTTTCTCAATCGCCTTCGGGTGAGAGATTATTTTCTCCATATCGATGCGGGTCCGTTGCACCATCTTGGGCACACCGTTCTCGTCCAGGAGGGACACCAGGGCCTCACCAACGCCGAGCGTTTGAATCGTCTGGGCGGTGTCGAAGGCCGGGTTCGGCCGGAACGAGGACGCGGCTGCCTTCAGGGCTTTCTGCTCGGTCGGCGTATAGGCCCGCAGCGCGTGCTGGATGCGGTTGCCGAGTTGGGCGAGCACCGGGTCCGGGATGTCGGCGGGGCTCTGGGTGACGAAGTAGACGCCAACGCCCTTGGAGCGAATCAGGCGCACAACTTGCTCGACTTTCTGGAGGAAGGTCTTGGACGCGTTCTGGAACAAGAGGTGGGCTTCGTCGAAAAAGAATACCAGCTTGGGCGCGGGCAGATCGCCGACCTCGGGCAGTTTGCGGAACAGTTCACTCAGGAGCCAGAACAGGAACACGGCATAGACGCTCGGCTCGTGAATCAAATCCTCGGCGCGGAGGATGTTGACGCCCGGCTTGATGTCGTTGATCGAGAAGTTGGTCTTGCCGAAAAACTTCCCGGCCCCGCCTTCGCGGAGCATCAGGAGCTTGCGCTGAATGGTGGCAATCGTTCGGGCATCGACATGGCCGTAGTCCTGAGCCACGGCGGCTTGGTCCTCGACGATGGTATTGAGAACCTTGCGGACGTCCAGCAGGGTTTCCAGCTTGAGACCGTTCTCCCGCGCGTAGACGAACAAGATCGTGACGACACCTTCCTGAGTTTCGTTCAGATCGAGCAGACGCGAAAACAGCGTCGAGCCAATGTCATGGACCGAGACGGTGATTCGTTTGCCCCGCTCCCCGCCCAGGTCCCAGAACACGGTCGGGGTATTGGACGAGATGGCCGACAGGTCGCCCTTCACATCGGGGGCGAATACGGGCACGCCTTGCTCGGCCAGCCGAATCGCCAGGGTCTGGAGCGTGACGGTCTTGCCGGTGCCGGTCGCACCAGCAACGACCCCGTGGCGGTTGATGCGGCGGAGCAGAAGGGTTTCATCGCCCTGATCAGATGCGCCAACACGAATGCCAATGGTCATTTTCAGTCCTCGTTTTTCTGTTCCCCTTTTAGACGAAAACCTCGTTCTGTCAACATTTGATTGACAAATGAAGCCAACCATTCGGGTTGACATTTGGTTGATTATGCCGTTGATCTATTTGGATGTCGCGCGAACTCCTTGAAGACGAATACCGTATCCTGATGAAGATCATTTTCCGCCTCAGTGCTGGGCGCGATGATTTCTTCGAGGGCGAGAAGGTCATAGATTGCGGGTTCGATCTCAAGGTCACCACTATGCCGTCCATGGCGGGCACTCGCTACTGGCTCTTTCAGGCACCGACCTGGACCGCCAACATCCACCTCACCGATTTGGTCGAGTTCTCTGACGCCGACCAATTTGACCGCGACCTTGTCGCCATCCGGCTCGCAACATCATGAAGCCGAAATGGAGAGAAGCCACCGTCGCGGAGATCGACATTGCGAGACAGGTCTTTCATCTCGGCGTTACTGCCTCGCGAGGAAGACGCGGCCCAGCTTGGAAAGATGAATGGCACGCCTCCGTGCACCTAAACGGCGTGACAGTTCATGTCCGGGGTGGCGACTCGCCGATGTGGGTCTCGGGAGGCTCCGGCAAGACCCGTTGGCGAATATCGCTCGGTGACCGTGCCGGTAGTTTCTTCGGCGTGCGGGCATTCTGCGAGGAGACGCTGAAACGTGACCTCGCCAAAATCATGCTGGTGATCGACTAGCTATTCGTCGGCGCCGAAGGTCCCCCAGAGTTTGGGGTCACCATAGTAGGTGTGAATTTCTTCCTGATCGGCCGGGTCCTGTAGGTCCAACACCGCATTGGGTCTGCCGGGAAAAATCTTGGCCCAACTGTCAATCAGGTAGCGACCGTCCAGAACGGCGAAGTCGTGCCCGTCATAGCCATCGGCGTGAAGGGCAGGGGAGTTTTTCGACAGCACGTATTTGATCTCGGCACGGTCACCGTAATGGTCTCGCACCATGCGGGCCCAGTTCGTACAGGTGGCGGCGTATTTGCCGTTGGGTAGATGTGACGCCCCCATATCGCGCTCGGGGTCGTCGCCTTCTTCGGCATCCGGGTAATGGATGCCCCAGTCCTCATCCTTGTCTCGGCCCCAGTGGGCTTCGAGGTCGGCCTTGCTCTCCGGCTGTTCTCCCAGGATGCTTTCAACGATGATGTCTGCGTAGGTCTTCATGGGCGTATTTAGGTGAAAAAAGTTATTGACACATGGTGGAGCTTCAGGCATATTGATCATGCAGAAAGCGCATAGGCGTGCTTCCTTCTATTTTATTTTTGGAAAAAACCAGCTACCTGATTTGCTGTCTGCACCTGAAAGGGCCCCTCCTCGGAGCGGGCCTTTTTCAATTCCAGATTATTTGGTTGACGAAATAAAGTCACCGGCATAGGTTGTCCTCAAATCGTGAGGACTACAATGCAAAACGAACTCCTGATCAGCCTGTTCAACCGCATCCGCGTCACCGAGCCGACGAGCGGCGAAACCGTTGACCCGACCTGGGTCCATGGGCTGAATCTCGAACTGGGCGTTCTGGGCTTCACCCTCGACGGTCCCACCATGGACGCCATCAAGGGCCTGTCCAGGGATGCCTTCATCGCCCTTCAGAGCGAAGTCCGCACCGCCGTCGTGACCATCTCGGGCACGGGCGTGAACCACCGCGTGCTGTTCAACAAGTTCCCCTACGCGACGCCGGAACAGAACCTCTACATGGCCAAGCGCATTCTGGGTCATTTCGATTCCCAGACGGCGTCCAACTATCAGGTGCTGTCGTGCGGCCACGCCATCGACCCCGATCTCTTCAACCTGTCGGATTTCGGCGCGTGCCCGATCTGCCAGCGTGAGGTTCCCGAACTGGCCTCGAACGAAAACATCCGTCACGACTTCCGCTCCATCACGCCGCTGCGCGTGCTCGGTGCCGCCGATGACGCCTTCCTTGCGGAGGCCGCCACCGCCCTGCTGGGCCGCACCTCCTCGCTGTCCGTGCAGGAGCGACAGTTCGTCCTTGAGGCCGCCACGTTGGTGGAAATCACGGGACCGACCCAGACCTTCCGCGAAACCCTGCCGCTCGTCTACGCCGTATCGGGTGTCGAGGGCGTGCGCCCGCTGGTCAACTCGGCCACGGATGTGCTCCGCATCGCCACGTTCCTGAGCGACGTCAACTCGGACCTGTCGCTGTCCACGAACGTGAAGTTCAAGATCAAGACGCGCGACAAGAAGAACCTCCTGTCGTTGCTCGACCAGACCGGCAACCTCGGCGAAGACATGATGCGTCATCGCGAGCGGTGGCTCCGCTTGGGCGAACGCCTGAACCCGGCTGCCAAGGTCAACGCCGCCCGCTATCCGTTCGCCGCCAAGGCCTTCGACGAACTCCGCAACGCGCCCAAGACGATCTCGACGTTCAACCGCGTCGTGGAGAAGAAGACGCGCGCCTACCAGATCGACACCGTCCTGCTCGAAACGCTCAAGAAGCGTCCGGGCGAACTGATGCGCCGGTTGGACAATCTGCTCCGTCACGCGGGCGATGACGTGACCTCGGCAAAAGTTCTGGCCGCCCTCGACGACGTCCTGCACTCCGTACCGACGAAGCTCATCTTCGACGTGCTGAAATATTTCAACCACCGTCTGTCCGTGCAGGGTGCGTCCGCCGACCGGGTGTTCTTCCTCAAGGGCGAGAAGACCAAGATGGTCGTCATCCCCGATAACAGGCTGCCGGTCGATGCTACGAGCATCACCCTGGCCTGCAACCTGATGCGCGGCGAGCTTCAGCGTCGTTTCGCTAAGCTGCCCCGGATGGGCAAGGTCTTCCTGGCCGAAGACCTCAAGGGCGTCGTGCTGCCCTTCAACCGTCGCGGCGACTCGGCGACCGCCCAACCGGTCGTGAAGGGTTCGCGGTATCCGATCAACCCTCTGACGGAGGTCGTCCGTCTGTTCGTATGGTGGAAGGGATACATCGACGTCGATCTGTCGGCCGTCCTGCTGGGTGAGAACTTCGACTACGTCGAGCAGGTTTCCTATACGAACCTGCGCTCGCGCAAGGTCGTGCACAGCGGCGACGTACAGTCGGCCCCCAACGGAGCCACGGAGTTCATCGACTTCGACATCGCCGATCTGCGCCAGCAGGGCATCCGCTACGTCGCCATCGCGGTCATCTCGTATCGCGGTCAGGCCTTCAATGAGTTCCCGTGCTTCGCCGGGTTCATGGAGCGCGACGGGCTCAAATCCGGCGCCCGCTACGAGCCCGAGTCGGTGCGGCTGAAGTTCGACATCGACACCAACTCGACGTCGCACCTCCCGCTTGCGTTCGACCTCGAAACCCGCGAACTCGTCTTCGTCGATCTCACCCAACAGGCCGGTCGTCACCAAGGGGTGGCCGGTCAAGGCGACCGCTATGCCGCCGCGACCCGCTCCGTGCTGGAGACCACCCAGCGGAAGCCGACCTTCCACGATGTCCTGTTCGCCCACGCGTTGGCGCGCGGAACCATCGTCTCCACTCGCGAGGAGGCCGACACCGTCTATGAACTCGACGGTCTCGATATCGAAGCCATCATGGGGGAGATGCTTGCCTGAAATGGAAACGGTGGAGATCACGAACGTAGAGCGCGCATTTCTCATTAACGTGCTGGAGGAGGTTGCTCCTGGCATATCGGATACGCACTCCATCGAGCCGTTTGGGAGTCCCCGGCGTTTACTCCGTGATGGTCGGCGGCATCAACATGACCGCCACGCTGATCGGAAACCACAAGAAAAATATTGCGACCGAATACATCCTTGAAGGAGACGGGTGGCTTCTATTCTACAGAATCATTGCTGGAGAAACAGACGAAACCACCATCGCCACATCTGGTTGTACGATTTCCAACCGAGAACACTACCTCCGTCAACTGGCCATTTTGCGCCTAGCAGGGATTGAACTATGGCCTACACAGTAAATTTCTTCGGCTGGTGCACCGACCAGGGCCACGACAAGGTCTGGGGCTACGTCACTCTCGGCGGTGGCGAACTCTATAATTTCTGGGGCAAGCGCGGCGCCAAGTTCACTTTCCAGGAGCATCCGGGGTCCTATCGGGATTCCATCATGCTCCAGAAGCGTGCAGCCCAGAAGGTCCGTCGCCGCGCCAATGGCCGCTATGACGAGATCGACGTCACCAAGATCGAGACAGTAATCCCCGGCTTCTACGACGAGTTCGAGAAGCAGTTGATGATGGCCAAACTGTTCGACAATTTCTTCGGCAAGAAACCAGACGAGAAGGACGACGGATGACCTATACGATGACCCTGATGCCTCGCGAAGAGGACGAGGCGACGAAGGCCCGCAACGCCCAGAGGGAAGCCGTGCGGGACATGTTCGCCGACTCCCTGAAATATCCCAAGATCGAGCCCAAGCTCGATGCGGTGATGCGCGAGGCGCCGATGTGGGACATGGCACCGGCCAGTCAGCGCGACAAGCCGCCTGTGTTGGCCATCATCGGGCCGCAGCACGAGGCCCTGGTAGAGTTCCAGCAACTCTCGTTCGAGACCACGGACGGTGTCCGGCGCATGAAGGCCCAGCCAGCCATCGCCAAACGGGGCTCCTTCGGAGGTCAAGAACATGGCCCATTCCGCAAGCCGCTTCGTCTACCGAAGGTTCCCGAGCACGTTACCTTCAACGTCAGTGATCTCTCGGCTTTCGAGCGGGAGTTCTCGGCATGGTGGGCGAAAAACCGCACCAAGGCCCGCGAGGCACTCTGGGGACTCCCGGTCGAGGAAGTCTATTTCGCCATCGGCTTCGGTGGCAAATACGAGATGCGGGGGCCGAGTTTCACGGTCGGCCTCCACGGCACCGACAAGCTTTCGGCCTTGAAAGAAGCGAAGGCCTACATCGACCGCCACTGCACGGGCAAGCACGTCATCATCTTCGACGGCCCGCAGCGGCCGGAGACGCTGGTGCAGTTCTTCACACCCGTCGCGAAGTCCAGCGTTCGATTTACTTGACAAGTCTCTCCGTTGGTGGCACAAGAGATCATCAACGGAGAGCAGTCATGCCCAACACGGAACTCGACAACGCCCGCACCGAATGCCGCAAGCACGCGTTCGGCACGCCGGAATACGACGCCGCGTTCGCCGCTGTGCAGGCCATCACCCGCCGCCTCACCGACGCCGAAGTCGGCAAGCACGTCTACAACTCCATTGAGGGTGACGTGTTCGCCCCGCCGCAGACCGGCCGCCGTAGCTGGTAATGCGCCAGCTTCATCCCACCTATCATACTGACAACGGCTACCCGTTCACCATCCGCGCGAAATGCGTGGATACGCTGTGGCTGGAACTCTTTCTCGATCACGAGCAACAAGTCCACCGTTTCGGAAAATGGGTGGTCCTGCTTGAAACCGATGAGCGTCAGTTTCCAAGCGGGAACGTCATCATCTCGTTCGCCCGGCAGGAAGACGCCATCGCGGCAGCCCTGCTCCTGGACGGTCCCGTCTGATGGCTCGCAGGTTGGACTGGGAGTTCGCCACTAGGGAAGAACAGTATCCGTTCACGATCATAGTCCGCTGCGTTTCCCACAGCCGTCTCGGAGACCTGGGATTCGCGGAGTATCGGCTCGACTACGAGCAAGACGTGCACGTCTTCGGGGACTGGGTGACATGGTATGAAATCAACGACGAGCGTCCTACCGGTAATGCGTTCATGGGCTTCAAGACCGCAGAGGATGCCACGATGGCGGCCCTGCTCCTGGATGAGACGGCCTAGGCGGTTTCTTCTTCTACCGTCTGCGATACCACAATGGTGAATTTCTTGTTCCGAATGACCTCCGACATGGCTTGGCTTTCGGCGAGGAGATCGGCAACAGCCTGCTCCAGTGCTTCCTTTGCTGCCAATGCTTTTGCTGCCCTGTTGCTTCGGGGTGCGCTCATTGCGGTCTCCGGTGGTTGGATTTATTTATCCAATTGTACGGAAGCGTTCACAAACCAAAAAATGCCGAAAATGCTAAATAAGATTTGACAGCAGGAACCCTCCTCTGTATATTCGAGAAACTATGACAAACCTGTTCAACACGTCTGGCCTGAACGCCGCCCTCCTGGGCGGTCGCGGTGGCGTGCGCGGTGCTGGGGAACGAGAACGTTCCGCCGGGCTGCGAGGTTGTCTCTAAACACCTCTTCCTTCCTATAGGAACAGTCCGGCGAAGATCACATAGGTTGGCCCCTGTGTGACATTGCTGATGCGGGTGTAGCTCAATGGTAGAGCCGCTGCCTTCCAAGCAGAAGACGAGAGTTCGATTCTCTCTATCCGCTCCAGCAAATCTCCAGTCTGTTCCAGTAGCTTAAAGGCAGAGCAACTGATTTTCAATCAGTCAGGTGGCGGTTCGACTCCGCTCTGGAATACGCGGCTATAGCTCAGTGGTAGAGCGTCTGCTTGCCAAGCAGAAGGTCGGGGGTTCGAGCCCCCCTAGCCGCTCCATTCCTCCAACGCATACCCCATTACTCATCTTCGCGGTCCCTTCGTCTATCGGTTAGGACGCTAGACTTTCAATCTGGAAAGACGGGTTCGATTCCCGTAGGGACTACCAAGAATATTGGCTCTGTCGCCGTAGCTTAACGGTGGAGCGTCCGCTTCTCAGGCGGTTGGTTGCGAGTTCGATTCTCGTCGGCGACACCAATTTTCTTGTAATATAATAGTCCGAAGTCGGAACATAAATACCTCGAAGCCCCAACAGAGGAGGCCAAGAGATGAAGACGTATACACGCCCAGAGTGGCAGATTGTTTCGCGGACAGGTTTCCGCCAAGACCTCTCGAAAGAGATCAAGACCGTGCTGAGCGAGTGTCATGTCCGCGCGAGCGTGATCTGGGACCGCAACGGACCCTGCGTGGCCTTCGAGACCGAGGCCGACCGCAAAGCGTTCGACGACCACTTCCACCACTAGAGGGTCGTCAACATCCGATATTTGGTAGCGTCGGCCACGGAATAGAAACCGAACGTCATGTCAATGTGACGGGTGTAGTGGATGGTGGGCCCAGGACGAATGTATGCGACGGTCACGTCAATGATAGTCCACGGGTCCACTGAACTTTCTTCTATAAGTTCGGCCTCGACTTCAACGGCGTTTTCGAAGTCCCTGTACGGCCTTTCCTCTGACCACTTGACGGTGATTTGATGATCGAAGTCGGCGTCGAACGCCATCTTGGGAAAGAATAGTCCGAGACCCAGGCGGGTCCCCTTTATGATCACCATGGGGCCACCACCGGACAACCCGCTGAATTTGGGGTTAACGCACAGGCCGGGGGTGGGTTTGAAGGTGTTGGGGTCTACGAAATCGGAGAAGAACGGTCTCATCAGAACGCCAGTTGAAATTGGACAGCTTCTCGGGGGTCGTCGAAACCCCACACGCCTCGCCCCTGATAACCCCACCGTCCAGGAAACATGTGGTCAAGCCAGTCTGCCGCCGCCTGCCAATCCGGGGGCCAGTTGGTGATGCGGTGGGCCCTGGTACATGGCGCCACCAATGACGCCGGAACCAAGATGTCTCGTTCAATCCATCCACGCACGACGGCGACCACGTTACCTTCGCGCACCTCTGTGACGATTCCGAACTGTTCATCACCGATAAGGCCAATGACGGGGACCTTGAGTATCGAGAGCCTGGGGCCGGAGAAAAGTTTCTCAAAAGCCAGCCAAGGCATCCCCGAGTAGAAGTTATTATCGCTCATGGCCGACCTTAACTCGCCCGCGCCCAAAGATAAATATTTCCATGAAGGCTTTCCGGTAAGCTCATGGACGACCGTCTCGCCTATTGGTTCGACGGTGGACATCAACCAGATCGGCACGTGCCGGTCAGGGTGCTGGTCGAGTCTGAGGTCTTCGGGGACATCAACGCCTACGACCGCGTTCTCAATCATCTGGCCTACATGGGCTTCTCCCACATCGTCGAAGTAGCCTACGACCCAGAGATCAAGGTCGAGACCTGTCTGGCCATCCACGACACCTGCCATGAGTTCGCCTACGCGTGCAGCGGCGAGTGGACGTCTTTCTATTCCCACGGCCACAAGGCCGTCATGATGGTCTTCGTCGAAGAGCGTGACGCCTTCACCCTCCGTCTATTTTTTGGTTGATCGAACTGAGGTCTCCTCTATAGCGGAGACATGCACCATCCGGCCTTCAAACCTACGCCGCCGCCAGAGCGATTCGAAGACGTCTTCGATGACTATTCGTTCCTCATCGACCCAAGCTCGTTCCGGTGGGTGCGTTCCTTCAGCGGGTCTGGTGAGGAAACATCTTCGAGGGTCGAGTATGACCGCTCGGCCATCAGCCGCGAGGGAATGTTCTACGCTGGCGTAGTCCTTCAGCGACGAACGCCTCTCGACCAGTTCAAACGTGCGACTTACGAAATCACGATGGGGACGCAGCGGTCTGGGCGCGGCGCCGTCGAGATCGCCCTGGCGAAAATGTTCGCTCACCTGAACGACATTCGTCCCTGCACCCTTCGCCCTCGCTATTCGAGCGATAAGGTGCTGGGCTCTGTTGTCGATCTCGACGAACAACACCTGATGATTTTGCGAATGATCTTCAAGGACTACCTGCCCAAACTTCCTTGACAAGTAAACGATCACCGCTATGCTTCCAGAATGGCATCCATCCGCGACAGACTGATAAGGAACTCACGCCCCGCCGTGAAATCCGAATGGGTTGACGTCGCGCGCAGCATTGATCTCGATGGGCTGGGTGAAACCATCGTGGCTCTGCGGTTTTGCCGCCAGATCGAATGGTTCCGCGATAGCGAGAGCCGCGTTGATATCGTGATCGAAGGAAACCGCCACGCTATATCTGGCACCTACAACGATTTCTACGGTCTGATGACCTCCAAGGACGACCCGTTGGAGATGGCCCCCAAGCTGGCCTCGGGCCGGGGCATCGGTCGCACATCCGCAGAAGCCGTAGAGGTGATCATCAACATCATTGACCACGCGGGCGTTGTTCCGCCTCGTGGCGTCATGGACGGGCCCTACTACGGCAATTTCCCCTACGTGTTGGTCCCCGACGATTGGGCTCTTGACGACGCCCAGTTTGAGCGATGGCTCAAGCTCACAGAAGGCGACGGACACGCTGATCGTTTCCTCGAAATCAACCGTCGAAACTTCGTTAAAGACATGATAAAGCCGGTCGATCTCATCATCTGGTCGTCCCGGAACACCGCCGCCGAAAACGCCGCCGCCCTGACCCAACTGGATGCTTTCCGATGAAAACTTTCGCCCTCTACGCCGGTTCGTTCGACCCCATCACCAAGGGGCATCTGAACATCGTTGAGCAAGCCCTGACGATGTTCGACCGCGTTCACATCGGCGTCGGCCGCAATCCGGGAAAGACGGGTCGCTTCTGGCCGAGCATCCGCTCCGATCTCATCAAGGGAGCCATCGACCAAGCCCTACCGGAATCGCTGGATAGAATTTCTGTGGGTCAGTTCGACGGCGGCCTCGCCCCCTATGCACGTGAGCTTGGCTGCACCCACATCGTGCGCGGCCTGCGCCAGATCAGCGACTTCAACGATGAGTTCACCCTGCACGGCGTCCTCCAGCGAATCTCGCCCGACATCCCGATGGTGCACCTGATCTGCCAGCAGCAGTTCCTGCACGTGTCGTCGTCCACGGCCCGCGCGCTCGCTGATCTGAAAGAAGACCTCTCCTGGTTGGTGACCGATAATGTCGCCATGGCACTGAGGAATTACAAATGTCCCAAGTAGTCAATGGTCTCCTGGAAGTCATCGACGGTGATGAAAAGCTCCGCAAGCAGATGCTGCGTAACCTCGGCTTCATGAACGCCGAACTCCTCGCCGAAATGCCCGACGAGGAACGGGTCGCCACCATCCAGAAGTGCATCATCGAAATGATCGATCAGATCGGCTCTCAGGCAGAGCGTGCCGCTATAATTCTCGACCGTCTCCGAGAGTAACCTTCTCCTGGTCGGGCTCGAAGGTGAGAACCCGGCGCCCTTCGCCTTCCAGTTCCGTGATGACGGCGTAGCGGAGCGCATCCCTGGCCTGCTTGGCGTTTCTCTCTGCCATCCAGATAGCATCTTTCTTGGCTTTGAAATCCGCGAATCGCCAGCCTTCGGCGCGTTGGAATTTCTGCACCGCCAAAATGGCCGCATCAAGCGTTGTGAACACCGAGACGAACAGGTTCTTGAGGAGCTTCTCCTCATGTGGCCCCATGTCTCGCAACGTCGCCTCCACGAAGGTCGGGTCATTCGCCCTAGTGGTGTCGTAGACGGGTAGGCAGATAGCCCAGAGGACGTCCTTGTGGTTGAGGAACTTGTAGACCTTCAATCCCTCGTCTGATGGGACGATGGCGAACTTGTGGGTCTCAAACAGGCCGTCGAGAACGTCGAAGGGTCTGGTCATGACAGGGGGTCCTTACCCAGCATCTGGGCCTGTGTGAGCGGTGACATCTTGAGAGCGAACTCGGCCGTCAAGCTGGTATGGCGCGTCTCATAGTACGGCGTGTCGAGCCACTTCATCAACTCGGTCGAGGTATGGAGACCTTGCGGCAGTCTGCGGAAGTGCTCCGCGATGGCGGCTTCGCGGGCGATGCGGCTGGCGCGTTTTCCGATGTCGGGCTGATTGGCTTCGATCATCTGTGATGTTGGTCCGAGGCGGGCATCGTTGTTGATGATCTTGGCGATCAGGCCCAGGTCGGCCGGTACATACGAACTCGAAAAGATTTGATTCCAGACATCGCGCCGGGCGGCCCATTCGGTCTTGGTGATCGATTCGGGTCGGTCTGTGCTGTCCTGATAATGCCAATCATGAACACCCGGTTGTGCGAGCATGTCTTTCCGCCAGTCACCGTAGAGGATGCCGTAGACGCGTCCCGCCAACGGGATGAAGCAAATCTGGCATGAGATGTCGATCTCGGGGTCGGCGTGCCCGCCCTCCGTCTTGTTGATGCGGCCCTGCAAATCCTGGTAGGATTTCGACATGTAGTTGATGTGGCCGGTCGGGGATGGGATGGTGACGAAACGGTCGAGGTCCATCCGATAGGCGATGTCCGTGGCCAGAAATACCGCGAGGCGGTCCATTGCCAGCGGGATGAAGGCCTTGCGGATTTGCTGCGACAGAGCAACCATGTCGTTCATGTCGCCGTCGAACGCGAAACCGTTTATATTCTTGCTCATCTGTTTCTTGTATATTATTGATCAGATATGGCAACCCAAAATATCCCTCCCCTCGTCCTTCTCCCGGACAGCCACCCGATGCTCCATCAGGCCTTGCCTGAGTTTGAGTTCGGCATTCCGGGCATCGACCCAGTCGCCCTAACGGATGCGATGTGGGAGTTCCAGCACAGTCAGAACGCCATCGGACTGGCGGCCAATCAGGTCGGCCTCAACTATCGGGTCTTCGTCATGGGCGACGAGGAGAAAATCGTCTGCTTCAATCCCAGCGTGGTCGAAGAGACGGTGTCGGTCGTCGGGCCCGAGGGATGTCTGTCCTTCCCCGGTCTAGCCCTCAACGTCGTGCGGCCAGACCGCGTTCTGGCTCACTTCCAAACCGCAGACGGGACCCGCATCGAGCGCGAGTTCACCGGCATGCTGGCGAGGTGTTTCTGCCACGAGACCGACCACCTCAACGGGGTGACCTTCACTGAGCGGGTCTCGAAGCTCAAGCTCGAAATGGCCCGCAAGCGGATGCGAAAATAAACTCGTTGACGAAAAGTGCCCACCGGAGGTAAAAGGTCCGGTCATCCAATAGATGGTCACGGTGGTGGTGGGCTTAAGGGCAGCCATCCATAAAGAGTTGCGAGAGGAAGAAAGTAGGCGCGAGCCAAAATCAAGAGTCCCGTCTGCTATGATGGGGGTGTAATGACCTCCTAGCTTGGATACCTGAACGGACGGGCTTAGAACCTCAGGGAGTGTGACAGACTACAAAACGCCCGGAAGGCGTGGGAAGCCCAAGGCCAGCGATGGTTCTGAGTTCCGCCCTGCTTCACTGGAGTCGAAAACGTCGGGTAGCACAGTTGCAGTTTTGCCCGCGTATTACAAGCGGAACTGCGGGTTTGACTTGGGAGCCGATGGTGTAGGTAGCCGGAGCTTCTGGGGACGACTGCAACGGCCCTTAGAGCATTTAGCGTAGCAGCAAGCCACTGTGGCCTTCTATTGGATGATGAGTTGGAGGAATAAATGAGCGGCCATATCGAACGCCTGCACGACCTCGCCGACGCCCTGGCAGCGCACGCCCTGCTCGATACCGATCTTCAGGTGATGGCCCACGACGCCGCTCTGCACGCGGTCGATCTCCGTGCCCTGCTGGCCGGGCAGTCCAAGTCGGTCACCTGGGTCCTTGAGAGCAACGTCTTCGCCGAAACCTGCTTCGACCGCATGATGGAACATTTCCGTCAGCGCGGCGTCGAGCACCACGTCGTGCGCATCATCCCCTTCGTCCATGAGATCGAGGGACGGGTTCCCGACGTCAATGGACCGTGCGTGGTCTATGGAAGCATCGGCATCCAGAAACTGGCCGACCGCCACGGCTGGTCGCCCGGCGTTTTCCCGGTCCCGACCGAGGACGAGGCCGCCATCGCGCTCGGCGACCTGTATTTGAATTCCGACGCCATGATGATGAAGATGTCCGAGGTCGAAGCCTATCTGGCTAAGACGATCACGGGCGAAGAAGTTTTCATCAAGCCCGATACCGACACCAAGGAGTTCGCCGGTCAGGTGATCGACGCCGCCCAGTTCTCGTCCTGGTATGCCGGGATGATCGATTCGGGCTACCTCGACGGTAACGATTTTTACGTCGTCGTGTCCTCGCCGAAGAAACTCGGCTGCGAGTGGCGTGTGGTGGTCGTGGACGGCAAGATCGTCACGTCGTCCCTCTACCGGCAGTGGGGCATGGTGAAGGCCGAGGAGCATATCCTTCCCGAGGTGGTCGAGGTCGTCATGGCTGCGCACGCCAAACTGGTCCCTGGCCCCGTCTATGTGATCGACATCGCCCAGCACGGTGATGAGTTCAAAGTCATCGAATACAACACCTTCAACTCGGCGGGCCTCTATGAGTGCAACGTCGAGGCCATCATCGACGCCGTCTCGGAGTATGTCGGGCGTTGAAGGGTCACCTCACCATGTCGGTGGACGAGGTTCGTGATGCCATTCGCGACGACAGGGCCAGACTAGAAATCGAACTCGTCCTCCGCGTCGGATATGATGCGAAGATCGATTACATCCCGCACACCAAGGGGTACAAGATCGGCGGCGGATGGTCGCGTATGCGTGCCAACGTTCGCCGGTCCAAGAGACCCTTCGTGATTATCATGCCGGGCGGTACGTCTCGCTGGCGCCGGTTCGAAACCTGGGAAGCCCTGTCCGAAGCCGTGCAGGCAATGTGATGGAAGTCCTCTTCAATACATTGCGGGCAGTGGGCGCCGTCTTGCTCTTCGTCGGCATCCTCTATGGAGGCGGCAAGCTTATCCAGAAAGCCACCATGGCCCCGATGGGCTGGTTGTTGCGCGGGTGCATGAAAGATTTCTGGTTCCATCTTCAGTCCGCCATGCCGGGAAACTACGAGGTCAACAAGATCATCTATAGCAGGGCCCCGACTTTTCTCAGTCGGTTCTCTCCGTATCGGCATTTCCTTATCCTAACCCCCATCGTCGGATGTTTGGCACTAGATGCCATCACGCGAGATATGCGACGTGAGAGCAAATGGATTGCGCGCGGCCTCGGCGTATGGGGGCTGGACAGCTTTCGAAAGCATTTCTATCAGAACGATATCGAAATCATCGAATGGTTGAGCGACAACTGCGAAGGCAAGTTCGAGTTCATCTTTACTGAGATGGGCCGCCGCATACCGAGTCGTTTCTCTGTGTCCCAGCGGGACGTGATGATTTCGTTCTCGTCCCCGGCCGATTTCCTCAAGGTCAGATTGGTGTTCGACGCCAAGCTGCCATCGGAACATAATTGATGATCTGGCTCTGTCAGCGGTTTAGGCACCAGACTGGCTGGGAGGGTGCCGACGAATGGGAGTCGCCGAGAAGACGCGCCACAAGACTTAACTGCAAGACCTTTGTGTTCGAGTTTTCTACCGGAGTCGCGCACCTGTTCCGCCGCTATCGCCAGCCTCTGCGTTTCCCCCTGTCAGGCTTTCCGTTCAGCCCGGCAGACTGGCAGGCCACGATCTCTCTGCGGACCCATCTGAAACGCTCGGTCGATACGACCGACGACCATTTGCCCATCTTCCCCATTGGTGAAAACGACGCCCTCGACTGGCTGATCAAGAACCTCAAAGGGAAGGTGAAGTTCACCGCTGTCCTCGACCGAAATGACGTAGCTGGTCTCGTCAACGATGCCGCGTATGCCGTCCTGGCATTCACCGACACCCGCGATGAAGCCGCCTTCCAACTTTTTTTCGATGGCGGCGAAGTTTTTATTGACTAAAGGTCACCCGTGATACTAAATAGGGGCTCGCGGGGTAGAGCAGTCCAGTAGCTCGTTTGGCTCATAACCAAAAGGTCGGCGGTGCGAATCCGTCTCCCGCACCCATTTCGAAAAGCCCTCGGTCTCACCGGGGGCTTTTTCAATTCTATTTTTTGGTTGACATAAAATCCGACTTCGGCGATAACGGCGTCGAGGTTAACTCGCAACGATAGAGCAACGGCCCGGAGGGACCGGGACAGGCAGCGGTGTCTGTTCTAGGCTGACGGCGGCACTCTAGAGGGGCTTGCAGACGGGGATAGGGCCCACCAGCCCGATTCCCCGTCGCCTCAATGTGGTCAGATGGGTCTCCGTCTGGCATCACCATCCTAACCTTCATGGACGTTGGTGCGTTCGCCGGAGGGACAAGTATGTGAACGCGGCCCTCAAAAGCCGAAATGTTGCTGGGTCAGGCGCAGTGCGCGCTGAGACCAAATACTGGAGTTGGGCGGTGGTCCTTCTGACCACATTAGGTCTTTGACATTCGTCGCCTGTCTTTGATAGGGCGTAGGTCGATGGTCGGGCCCGTGGTCGCCCGCACTCAAGCGAGTGGTGGGGTTCGATTCCCCGAGGCCCGGTGTAGTTCTCGAATGGATAAGCGGTTCGTCCCTCATCCGAGATCGTTTGCGCCTACAGGCGACGTCTACTAAAACTAAGGGGCTAGTCCTGGCCCGCTGAGAAGTGTCGCCCGACCAGCCAAGAGTGCTCCGGGATAGTCGCTCAGCATAAGCCTACAGGACACACCGTGGGGCGCGACACCCCGCGATGAACACGCGTTGCTATTGCGCGTCCGGGAAACAACTGTTGGTCCGGTTAACTGGCAAACACTTAGATTAGTCGGGATTTTTTTCCGACTTATACCCTCCCTCTATACCTGTCGGCCCCGATGTGCTGTTTAGAGCAAAGCATATCCCCGACTGACTGCACCAGATGCGGCTGAAATGCCAAATCGTCTACCCAGTATACAGGCGTATGCTGGGGGTCTTGAGCGCAAGGTCTGAACGCTTCGGCGTTCCGGTGGGGGAAGGGGGCTCTGTTGGTGGCGCAGATGCGCCTAGGCTGTGGGTCCACGTCAACTGAACGGCCCCATTAGATTTCGGTGCCAGGGGTGGAAGGCCTTCCTGAACCTGTGGCTGGAGTCTCGAAATGCAGTCGAGGCGGGTAGAAAGCGAAACCGGACTGGGACTGACCCTAGCACCGGGCCGCGTTGACAAGCACCGCCCCGCAAGCGCGGGTAAGTCGTGTGCGCTTCCTACAGACGAAGGGGCGGGGGAAACCCTGCCCCTTTTTTTCTTGACAAGATTTCCGTCCGTGGTAGCAGTACGGAAACAGGAGAGTCTTATGAACCGTCGTACTTTCTTCGCCAGCATTCTCGGCGCCTCAGTTGCGGGCACGCTCGGCAGTCTCGCAGTTCCCGCATGGGCGCGCGCCGACGAGAGCCTGAACATCTATGTTCGCCTGATCGACCTCCAGAAGGCGATGCTGGCCAACCACGAAACCTGGAAGAGCGGCCCGGCGTTCGCCCACGTGCCCGAACTCGACGACCCCTTGGATACGCGCCCCGATGTCGAAAAGCGTCGCCGCCACCTCGTCGAACAGCGAATCGCTGACCGCCACGCGGCCCGCAAGAACTACGATCTGACCCCGGCTGACGCCGTCCTCGCGCACCTGAACGCCCATTTCGCCCCCGACGCCAGCGACGTCAGCGAGGCCCTCGTGCGCCAAGCCCGCGCCGAGGCCAACGCGGTTGGCGGCGTGAAAATGTCCAGAACGGATTTCCGTCGCGAGGTCGCCATTGAGCAGGCTCGGCGAGAAGTCCGGGCCGTGTTCAACCGAGAAATCGAGATCGACACCATGTCGGAGGCCAGCATGCGCCGCGTGCTGAAATCGACGGTCGCCGTCGCGGTCGTCAAGGGCATGCTGTCGGTGCACAAGATGCCCCTCGACCCCAAGAAGATGGGCGCCTTCAACGAGTTCGCGACGAAGTTCAGGCACATCATCCTTTAACTTGACAGTTTCCGGCCAAGGTGATTAAATAACTGCGTGTTGGTGACCAAATCAACCGCTTAGGCAGGACCGGGGTGCGAATCCCCGCGCCTCCACCAAAAACACATAGCCCGCTGAGATACGCGGGGAGCCGACTGTCATGTAAGCCGGGTTGGGGTTTCTAGAGCCCTGGCTATCAACGGTAGATCGGGGACAGTCACAAGGCGGCTAGAGTTCCTTAGCGGGGGCAACAGTCTAGGCTCGCTACGACCGATATGGTCTGTGTGTTTTTGATGGGGGCGAATAGCTATCGACTGATAGGCGTAGAGGCGAGAGACACCGGTAAGAAACGACCGAAAATCAGTTCAAATTTCTACCTGCCAACGACAACGTTGACATGGGTTCCTACGCCCTCGCGGCGTAAGGAACTCGGGGCCCACTGGGGGCCTAGCAACAGAAGGGGAGACTTCGGTCTCCCCACCTTTGTTTCGGTTGACCGTTTCGAAATCTCCGACTAAACCGGTCTACGAAATAATCCGAGAAAAGCCCATGACCATCGAAGCCCGTATCGCCCTCGTAGAAGACGTCCGTCCGCACGGTGATCACATGTCCATCGTGACCATCTCCGGTCATGAGGTCGTGGCCAATCGTGACGAGAACGGCGAGTTCCGTTTCCGGGTCGGCGAAGCCGCCATCTACGTGCCCGAGAATGCCATCATCCCCGAGGAGTTCCTCAAAGACCGTGGCTACTGGGACGAGACCAAAGGCAAGGGTCTGCTCGGCGGCTCCAAGGGGAACCGGGTCAAGATGCAACGCTTCATGGGCTTCGAGAGCCGTGGGTTGGTCTGGAAGGTCCGCGAGTCCACCGAGCCGGGCACCTACATCGTGGACCGTCACTGCGGCAACCCTGGTTTCGAGTCCGGTGAAGCCAGCGTCGGCGACGACTGTGCTGCATTCTTCAATCTGTCCGAATACGTCGCGGCCTGATTTTGATCTGAAGTCGAAGGCGCGAAACGTAAATAGCGTATCGCCGACGTCGGGAGTAGAATGTCATCATGAGTTTTCTGAGCAAACTTAAAGAGGCCAAAGAAAAGCTGGGAGGCGTCGTCCTCGATAGCAGCAAAGAGGAAGAGCGAGCCCGCATAGACGCCAGAATGGCGGTCTGTAATGCTTGCCCGGAACTCCGCAAACCGCTCGACCAGTGTGCCAAATGCGGCTGCTTCATGAGAGTCAAAACGAAGCTCCGAGATACATCTTGCCCCCTTGGCAAATGGTGAAATTCATTTCGGACTGGGCTCCTTACGGTGCTGACGTTCGTCCCGGCACGTTCTGCATAGATTGGCGAAATGCGGCGCCGCATCCTAAGCTCTCTAGACCCATAGATATTGCGATCTCTGTGTATCGGAAACTGCCGGGTCCAGTCGTCGTGATGGTCAGCGGTGGAGTTGATAGTCAGGCATCGGCCTACGCGGCAAAGCTGTCGGGTATTGACTGTCGGTTCGTATGCTTTCGATACAATGGCGGCCTCAACGACTATGACCTCGCCTCCGAGTTTTATGATCGGCACGGCATCGTTGTGGAAGAAATCGACATAGACATTCTTGCCTTCCACGAGACCGATCTTCTCTCCTGGGGAGAGAAGTATAATACGGCGTCTCCTCATCTTCTATGTCATATGAAGATCGCATCCATGATCGAGGACGCGACGGTGGTGTTCTCTGGAAATCCTGAGTTCCCGAACTCGACCGGAGGGCTAACTCACGAGACCATCTCTCTAGAACGATATGCCTCGATATCCGGGCAACCAGTTGTCGGGTATTTTTTCAACTGCGACCCTCATCTCTTTTACTCATTTCGAACATGCCCGTCTTACGACGAGGTCGGTGGATACGATCAGAAAGTTCGGGTGTACCAGGAAGGAGGATTTCCGGTTGAGCCACAAGAGAAAAAGCTGCATGGCTTTGAGGCCATAAAAGAACTCTACGACGACCATGCTGTGCCCTTCGTGTCGCGTCTCAAGTTTGCCCGTCGAGCATCAAAGAGACCATATGATCTACTCTTCAGATACCCCCTGTCTGAACATAAAATCTACCACACGAACAGGAAGATAATTTACTGAATAAATAGACGATATAATCGGAGATTACTCTATGCGCTACATCATTGACTTCATCAACTCCATCTCGGACGAGGACATTGCCGCCTACATGGTGCGCAACGACTGCACCGTCGTGATCAACTATGACAATTTTTCCAAAACCTATTTGGTGGAAGCTGCCACGGCTCCCGAGGTCGATGCATTTGTCGAGACTGTGTTGGAGGATTCCTCGGCGCCGCTGAAACTTCTCAGTATCCCGTCCAAAACATTCCCAGTCGATGAAGACGACAACTGGTGGAAACTCGTGGCCATCGACGGTATCGACACCACCCAACCCACGGCAACAATTGCTCGTTCGGGTGGTGGGGTACGTGTTTACGTCATGGACAGTGGCATTGCCGCAGACCATCCTGAGTTTGTCGGCAAAAACATCACCCTGCTGCATTCGATAACTCCGGGTGATTTCTCGGACACCACCGGCCACGGAACCTCTCTGGCGTCCGTTATCGTTGGCGAAACCTGCGGAATTACCGAGTCGGCGTTGCGGGTCGTGAAAATTTTCCACTCTGGTCAGGACACGTTCTTGTCCGACATCATCTCGGCCTTCGATGCGGTCGCTACCGATTATCTTCTGGCTGACGACTTCCTCGCTGTCCTGAACCTGTCATGGTCCATTGAGAAAAACGCCTACATTGAACAGAAAATTCTCGACCTGATTACCATGGGGGTCGTAGTTGTCGCTTCTGCCGGTAACGAAGGCCGCCCGCTGTCCGAAGTTACCCCAGCCAGCCTCGCTGAGGTCATCACGGTCGGCTCGTTCGGCAAAGACCTCATGCCAAGCGATTTCTCCAACTATACTTCTAGCGATTCCGACACGTCGTTCACCTCGGGGCAAAATAACTACGGCGCGCTGGATTGCTTCGCTCCTGGTGAATTCATCCGAGTAGCACTTCCTGCTGGCGGCTACGGCGTTTCGATGGGAACATCGCTTTCGGCTGCGATTATTTCCGCCATCATGGCTCTCCGCATCACGTCCAGTGGAACCAACTGGACCCGGACTGGTATCAACGAAATCTCCATTCAGGCATTCCTTCAGACTATCGCCACGAAGGACCTTCTGACTCTCTCTGGAAATTACGCCAACTCCATAAATCTTGTCCCCTATGTTGAACTGGCGGACATGACCACTATTCGCGTTCGCGCCATGCGCACGTTCCCGGTTCGGCCTGGAATTGTTATAGAACTCTGGTTGTTCAATCCCGAGTTCTTCACGAATGCGGCACTCATAGACGCGCCGTCATGGGTTCAACTGAAAGGAAACTATTTGGAGATTTCGGCTCCAGATATTGAAACCACCGTTTTTGAGTTTCAGCTTACCGGAGAGCAAGATGGAGAGACGCAATCCCTCCCCGTGTTTGTCATTACGAGAAGCTCTTCTGAAACCGACGAAGAGTCGTATGAGAAGGTGAAAATCTTGTTTGCAAGTAATGGCGCATCCGCCAAGTGTATTGCAGATTGCTCTCCCCAAACATGGTGCTGCCAGTGTTGCACTGGTGACGTCAAGACGGAGACCGATGACGCGTGCGGGATTTGCAACAACACTGAATGCGCATTGCTGGCTTGCTCGTAAGGACGCAGACGTATGCGGATAGGCACCAAGGTTGAGCCCGAAGAGCTATCTTCCAAAATTCGTCCGATCATCATCCGTCGAAATACATGTGCCGACGAATGGGATGTTCGCCACAGATTCGTGGTAGAACATCTCTGTCGTGGGGACTGGGCGGGCACACTGGAGTTCTGCTACTTCAAGCATGAAGAAAACTTCGCCGTTGATTTTCTCAGCGGGGCCTACGATGCCTACCTGTACTATTTCTCCGACGAGGCCGACCGTGTCGAGTTCCAACTCCGTTTTTGCTGACTGTCCTCCTGGGCTGGGCCGACCTGGGCTAGAACGGTACATCCTCCGTGGTGAATTCACCACCATCTATATCCGAATCAGAGACGTATGGCTGCCGCACGGATGGGTACGAAATAAACTCTGTCGAGCCGACTGGATGATGCGGATGTGGGGTGACCGTCATCGCGACGAGAAACAATGCACCTGTCCAGTGGGAACCACGGCCTTTATGTTCGAAAGCCCTTCGGATGCCATGGAGTTCTTCATCCGCTTCGGCGCATATACGGTTTCTCCAAATTCGACGAAAAAACATATTGACCAAACGTCGGAAGATAAATAAGATCAGGAAATCGGTCGCACTGACGCGGCCCAAGGATTCGAATGATGCGTTCGCTGCTGTTGCTTAGTTTGGGTGTTCGACTGTCGGCCTAAGGGCTTCCGGTTTCGAGCACCCGTGAAACTAGGCACGGACTGCGATCTTCCATTCGGGACAAGCTCCCAAATCTGAAATCCAGTGACTGTGCACCAGCAGTGTATGTCGGTGTGGCGGAATTGGCAGACGCACCAGATTTAGGTTCTGGCGCCGCAAGGCGTGAAGGTTCGACCCCTTTCACCGATACCACTGCTCCTACTCATCGTTATTGGCCGTCTGCATGGAATTGGTAGACAGCACCGGCTCAGAACCGGTGGTCCGAAAGGGCGTCAGAGTTCGAGTCTCTGGGCGGCCACCAACGGCGATATCTCAGCCTCCTTGGTGAAATGTAGACACGCAGTCCTCAGAAGGCTGTGCTCGTAAAGGGCGTGCCAGTTCGTTCCTGGCAGGAGGCACCAAGATTCCTTCATCCCCTCGTGGTGAAATGTAGACACGCAGTCTTGAGAGGGCTGTGCCTGTAATGGGTGTGCGGACTCGTTATCCGCCGAGGGGACCAATGCCGGGGTGATGGGAAATGGTATACCTCCAGTCCTCAAAATTCTGGGTTTGCGGGTTCGAGTCCCGCCTCCGGCACCAATCCCCGCGTAGCGCAAATGGTAGAGGCATCCGGTTTAAGCCCGGTTCAGTGTGGGTTCGAATCCCTCCGTGGGGACCATTTCATGGTTGACCCAAAAAAACCTCCCCGCTAGGGTCGAAGGATGAACGCTGAACGCACCATCTACATGGCCTGTGACGCTACTGACGAGGTAAGCGATTGCCGCTATTGCCAGTGGCGCGGTCGTGTCGCAGAGTATCTCGAAGAAAGAAAGAGCCCCGACAGGAATCCAAATTTCAGAATGGGCCGCGACCTCGCGATCATCGAGTTCAAAACATCTGCCGCGATGGGGGAGTTCATCCTCCAGTTTGGCGAGGCCTGTCTTACCCGCGAGACCTGTTCTGGGCTCCTGGACCACTTGCGAGTCCGAAGAAAGGCCTTCAACGACGCCGAAGAGGCGGAGCAGGAGAAGGAACTACTCGAACAGGAACAACGAATCCGAGACGAGGAAAACCAACGCGCGGCCTGACCCCTTTACATCCGATCACGTTTTTGTTAGAAACCGGGTGAGGGGTTCCTCAAGCCGGAGCAAAAGCTTTTGTTGAATTGGATTGGTCGGCTGGTCGGCCGCGAGAAACGCGATGCCGTCCCGATCACTGCGTCTTTCCCGGAACTGAGATCGTTCCTGCCTTCGACTGATGAAAGCGGACGCGTAGAAGCCCCCGCTGTTCCAGCGGAGATCATCGTCCTCGCCGACCGTTCGGTCGCGCCAGTGAAGCCAGCAGCGGAGAAAGCCGCGTTGCGGGTGAGACCTCTCAAGAAACCCGACTACGCTGCCGCCCTTGAGCTTCTGGGGGGCATGGAGCATTCCCAGCGGTGTCTTCTGCTCAACATCAGGTCCCTCGGCCAAACCATCTACCATATTCGCCCCGATGGTTGGCTTGAGACGTCGCCGATCAACATCACGCGGGTGATAATCAAGGACTGGAAAGAGCCCCTGGAGGCCCTACAGAGCCTTGGAGCCATCGAGGCGACCGTGGGCCCGGAAATGGTCTGTGTGCGCTCCACGGAGCACTCAGAGGCCATCAAGGCGGCATGGGTCGCCCTACCTCCGCAGATCGAGCCCAAGCCGTATGTGAAACCCGGCCGGACGGGGCGGCGCGGCCCACCCTGAGGCTAAATACGACCAGTCCCATTTGGAGTTCTGGTTCGTGTTCAATAAATCTTCGCCGATGTTCCGAGGTGCCTTCACGACCGTCCTGGTCGCGTTGATCATCTTCTCGGCAGCCTACTTCGCCTCGGTGGAGTTCGCCCAGACCAAGCTGTCTCTGTTCAAATGGTATGAACGCCCCTATGTGACCAACGCCGAGGGTGTGCAGACGACGCAGTTCCGCGCCGGAGACGCGTTCGTGGTCAACTATTTCGTCGAGCGCGAACCGCTGAAGTGCTGGGCTGTCTTCACCAACGTTCTCACCGGCCCGGTCTCCTACCAGCTTCCTGCGACTCGCAGCCAAGTCATCACCAAGACGCGCATCCGTGTGCCGCTGAAGATGTATGAGGAACTTCCGGCCCAGCTTCCTGCTGGACAATATCGTCTTTCACAAATCGTTTATCCGACGTGCGGGAACGTCCACATGCTACCGTTCAAGCTCGAAACAGGCATCGTCCTCGACGTGCTGAAGAAGGATGCTCCGAAACCCGTCGTGGTCACCATCCAGCGCGAGCGCGATCTCTACGAGCCCGACTTCGTGGTCGCGCCTGATCAGTCTGGCGACATCACGGTCCCGCCGTCGCTCTGATCTCGGGTCCAGTGCTGAAGTGCAAGGTCTTCCAGGAAGACCAGCGCAGCGTCACGAGACGTAAAAGATTTCACGATTTTGACGGGGTGACGAAGGCACATGTGGACGGTCTCGCCCCATAGGCGGATTACGCCAAAGCCCTCATAGCGACCGTTCCCCAAGGAACGAGTCCATCGACGCATCGTGCGTCGGTTCGGATTATAGGTGTGTTGGTCCTCGCAACCGAGCAACTCAGCACACCGCAGGTAGAACCCTTCTACCCCAGCTTCATTCATTTTCATCGCGAGTATTTATGGCACCCTACTCGCGGATTGTCAAGTTAAGACCTGGATGGGCGTTTTCTTCTCCGCAACGAAGAAAGCCGCTCGGACTTCTCCGAACGGCCTTTGCGGGTGTAGAGCTTCTTGCTCGGGATGACCTGTTGTTTCAGGTGTGGTGATCGCAACGCTTGTGCAATCGGGTCTCGTTTCTTCTTCACTGTTCTGTTCCTTTACGGGGTGGAATGAATATTTACTTACCCTGATCAGTATGTCAGGATTCCGGTATGGATATCCTTGAAAAAGCCGAACATCATGGATATCAAGCAGTCAGTGATATCGTTCCGCGTGGCTATTCAGAGGCAGATACGTTCATCAACGACATGATAGTCCTGCATCAGGCCGGATACGTTTACCGCATTTCGTATGCGTTCGACAATATGGACGATTGGGAATCGGCTAATCGACCGTACATCGAGGCCATTCAGCAACTTATCGAAGAACAAGTCGTTCTCAAACCATGGACGGTTTGCCACTATCCTACCGGAATTTACGGAAGGACGACCGTGACGGTTCTGCTCTTCACCTCATACAAGGATTTCGTTTACTTCAAAATGATGATCGTCTGACTTTCTTTTTTGAGTAATGGACCCGGACTCGCTATGTTGGGTTCATATGAGCAACCTCGCAGAACTGGTCAAAGCCCGAGACGTAGACGCCATTCGGTCCTACATGGCGGAGCACAATCTGAAGCTCGACGGGCTCCAGATCGTCCCCGCCGATGCTGCAACCAAGAAGAGCCTGAAGGCTCAGGAGGACTTCTGGAACCAGCGTCAGCAGGCCAGGAAGATTCTACTCAACTCCCTCTACGGCGCGCTCCTCAATGAAGGCCTGCGCTTCTATGACGAACGCCTCGGCCAGTCCGTAACCCTGACCGGTCGATCTATCGTTCGGCACATGAACGCCAAGTCCAACGAAGTCATCACCGGAGAGTATGACTACATGGGCCGCGCTATCGTCTACGCGGATACCGACTCCTGCTATTTCTCCGCCTACGAAATCCTGAAAGAAGACCCCGCCTACGCGGACTTCGAATGGACGCGGGAGAACATCATCTCCCTCTACGACAACATCTCCGACGTCGTGAACGAATCCTTCCCCGAGTTCATGCAACGGTCGTTCAACACCACGCTTGAGCGCGGCGCCATCATTGCGGCCGGTCGCGAACTCGTGGCTTCAAGCGGTCTCTTCATCAAGAAGAAGAAATACGCCGTGCTCATGTATGACAAGGACGGCACCCGGCTGGACAAGGGCAATAGCCCCGGCAAGCTGAAGGCCATGGGTCTGGACCTCAAGCGGGCCGACACCCCGAAGTACATGCAGAAATTCCTCGAAGGCCTCCTGATGGATGTCCTCCAGGATGGCTCGAAGGCGGTCGCGTTCGATCAGATCAGAGAGTTCCGCGTCGGCTTCAAAGCACGCCCCTCGTGGGAGAAGGGCGCCCCGAAGGCCGTGAAGGGCCTGTCCGTCTATGGGGACAAGCTCAGCAAGTCGCACAAGGTCGGGGTGATGTCCAAGGAGGGCAAGTCCAAGGTCAACATGCCCGGCCACGTTCGGGCCTCGCTGAACTGGAACACCCTCTGCGAACTCAACGACGACCGCTACACGCCTCGCATCACGGACGGGACCCGTATCGTCGTCTGCCCCTTGAAGTCCAACGCGCTCCGCATGGATTCCATCTCCTACCCGATTGACGTTGACGCCAACCATCTCCCCCGCTGGTTCAAAGAACTCCCGTTCGATGAAGCCGCGATGGAAGACAAGATTATTGATTTCAAGCTCAAGAACCTTCTAGGTGTATTGGATTGGAACCTGCAAGACACCAAAGACATACCGGGTGAAGAGTTCTTCACCTTTGAGGAATACTAATGCGCAATACTCTAACTGATGTTATTCGTCAGGCCGGGTCACTCTTTGAGGTGGTCAAGGTCACTGGCACCGAGAACTCGACTGTGTTTGAAGCCGCAGACGAGAACAAGACCCTGTTCTTCAAATCCACGGTGGCTGTCGCCATTCCTGAGTTCGAAGGTGAATTCGGTCTGACCAACCTGGGTCTCCTCTTGGGTCTCCTCAACTTCCCGTCCTACAACACCGACAAGGCCACCTTCGAGGTCCAGCGGCGCAAGCTCAAGGATGTCGAGTTCGTCGAGGCGTTCATCTTCCGTGATGCCAAGAACAAGGGGACGGAGTTCCGCACCATGAACTCCGAACTCGTCAAGGGTCAGGCCAAGATCGCCAACATCCCATGGGACGTCACCTTCGAGCCCAACTCGGGCAACCTCGAAGAGTTCGCCAAGCTGTCCAGTCTCCTGTCCGGCGTGGACAAGAACTTCGGCGTCCGCACCGTCGAGGGCAATCTCGAATTCTCGGTCGGCGGCTCCAATTCCGCGACCCACCGGGGCAACATGATCTTCCAAGAGAATGTCTCGGGCGAGATCAAGGGCGAGGTTCAATTCAACACACAGCAGTTCATCGCTATCATGAAGCTGGCGGGCAAGAACCCAACCCGGCTTTCCATCACCGGAAAGGGCGTCCTCGGCGTCCAGGTAAACACCCAACATGGCATCTATGACTACTACCTCCGCGCCAACCGGGCCTGAGCCGGAACTCCTTCGACTGGAAGAAGCCCGCAAACGTCGTGATCGTCTCCGCTTGGACGAGATCGACCGCTGGACGCCGAAGCAGGCGTTGGAAGCTGCCCTGCTCGACATCGAGCTTGGTGAACTCAACGCCGAGGCCGTGGTGATTTTCTACGGTGAGCCCGACCAAACCATCGAAGACGAGAGCGTCGTCGGTCGCTACGTGGGTTCCAACGGCTGCAAGGGCCGCAAAGATGGCCTGTGGGTCCGTGGCATGGCATCTCGGGCCCTGGCCCTGATGATGCGCTAAATTTTGCGGAGGTCGATGACCGCCTTCCCCTGATGGCGCCACAGGCGCCCATACTTGTTTACGAGGACGACGTGATTATCCATCGCGTCGTCCTCTGTCTCGTATCTGAACTGCTCTTCCTCGAAGTCGTCGCCGCCGTCGCAAAACACCATCGTCTCGAACAGGCCCCCGCAATGGTCGAGCCCGAGGAAGATCGTGGAGATCACAAAGGGGCCAACCTGGGCCTTTGCGAGCATGGTCGTGCCCCGATAGTCCTGAAGAGGAATCGGTGTGATCGCTCCGGTCTTGGGGTCACGGCTATAGGCGGACATCCCGCCTTATACCGCCCATGCGGGTATCCGTCCATCTCGACCCTGTGGATAACTCAGTGGACGAAAAAAGTTCACTGCACTGTACGATTTTTGTTGACCCAAATCGGGCCCCTCCCTATAGTTCATTTGTCGCTTGGGACTGACAGCCGCCCGCAAGGGTGGTCAAAGGTCGGGGTTGTCGCCCCGGTCGCCATCGCAAGGTGGTCAAGCCAAGCAAGCGTCACATCTCACTGAGAAATCGGTGTCTGGCATTTCGGTGCTGGGTATCGTTATTCCGGTGTCCTGTTGAGCCTGTCCAACCAGAGATGGCGGATAGGCGAACACAGGCGGGGGACCGTCTGTGGAGGGCAATCCGACCGGGAGAAGCGAGAAGGTGAAGGCGTGGGACGGTCAGTCCGAGGAGCAGGATAGGCTTCTAGGGCGACGTCCAGTTGACGGGTGAAGTCTTGCCGCCAGTACCCTTTCGAGGGTCTGGAGCCACGGAAGGCGGAGTCCGGTAGACGGTTCCCTGAGTCCGGGGAGCATGAGGGCGTGTGGTATTTTGTGGGCCAAAAGCTCACGGAGCCACGGTAAGCACGACCTCTGACAAAAACCCGCTGGGTTCCGACCCAGCACCATCATGCAAGGTGTTAAAACCAAGAGAAAGCCTTACCGGTTTCGTGTGAAAGATGGTTCCTATCCTGGGACGCAAGTCGCCAGGATGCCCGGAGGTCTCAAGCCGAAGGGTCCAGTCTCGGGAAAGTATTCTGCAAGGGTTCGCAAGCCTTTGTAGACGACGGACGGGACAGTAGCACGAGATGACAGTCTACCGCCTGACTTAAAACGGCACCATCGATTGGCGAGGGCGTGGTGACATGTCTGGAGCCGGGAGGGAACCAATACTCCTCCTACGGCCGATCACGGAACCCGTGGCTCTCAGGGTTTCAAAACCTCAAAGGGGTGTTTGGTGAAAACCAGACGCCCCTTTGTTGCGTCTGGAATATACTTGACAAAATCCTATCCGGGGTTGTATTCAGATCAGATGTTCCGAGAGTTCAACAGGACCGAATACGAAGCCGTCGATGCGTGGACGGAGGCGGCGATTGTTGACATGCTGATCGGACGGATGCGGGTCCCGGACAAGTTCCTCTACGACATCAACGATGGCTTCAACACCGTGATGGTGGAACGGCTCGGCCGCGACAAGGCTGGCTCCGAGTCCTATTTCAAACTGAATGGCGAGGGCTGGGCCCTGTCCTTCACTGAGCGGGGCGGCGGCACCCAAGAAGACCCGCTCACCTTTCACGACATCGTCCTGCATGGCGACGACGCTTTCGGCCGCGCCGTTCTCATGAGGCAGTTGGCCACCGACGTTGCCGCCTAACGGCGCGGATATTTTTCCAAGAAGCGTTTCTTCACGTTGGCACTGAGATGCTGACTGAAGACGTCGCCCTCGTTGACCCATTGGAGAATCATATCGCCCTGCTTGTACTCGTCGGAGGCGCGAGCGATCTCTTTCTGTTCGGGCGTTGCTGCTCCCGCTGAGCACATCACAACGGCGGGCCGGGTGTGGTCAATCACCGCCCTGGCCTCCGTGAGTTCCTCAGCCATCGCCTTCAGGAGAGCCAACTGGGTCTCGTTGGAGGGCAGAACGATAGTCCCGCGCAGGATGTTGAGGTAGACGGCGTGAGGGTCCTGGAGGACTTCCTGCACGCGGGTTAACTCCTCGTCCATCTCCTTGAAGGTCTTGACGAGATGTTGGACGTCATCGGGGTGATGAATTTTCTCGGGTTCGTTCGCCGTGATGGTCCGCGCCAGAGCACGGTTGTTCGAGACGAAGGCGGTCACGAATTTCGCTCTTTCGGTCACCCGAGGCCTCCGATGGCCGCGAATATTTTTTGACGAATCTCGGTCAGGGACTCGGCGACATGGATGTCTTCCGGCATGTAGTGACCCATGCAAAGGGGGCGCAGAATGGTGTTCTGCCCATGCTCAACCCGATACAATATTTGGTCCATGTTGACGTCGATCTTGCGACCGTCCATCCGGGTAAGAAGAACATTCATGCCATGATCTCGTGCTGGGTTTTCCATTCCCGAACCGCGTCTGCATCGCGGAGGCTCAGGTCGGGGTACTCGGGGTCTTCGCCGACCTCGGTGAGGATTCGCCAGGACCGAGCGCATTTCTTGCCCGGCGCCTTGGATACGCAGATGCCCAACCGGGCCCCGTTCGAGAGGTGGCCGACATAGGCGGATGGCGGAGGGGCTTCGGCCAGCACCACGACCTTGCTGACGCGGAACACGTCGGCGGCCTGCACGCCGTTGAAGAGCGCAGCAGTCGTGGGGTCCAGATAGAGGACCAACTCGGCCTCCAGGTTGGACTTGATCTCGTCGCGCTCATCTTCCAGCGCGGCGTGCGAGATCGTCAGGACTTCCTTGATGAAGCCCCAGCGAACGATTTCTTCGGGATGGTCGCCCCACGCCTTCGGGTCATTCAGGAGATGGAGATCGACCGGATGCCCGACGCTGTTGATGGCCTCGTGCGTGGTGAACGGCACGATGGGGGTCAGCCACGTCAGAAGATGACGGAAGACCTCGTTGAGGACGTAGCGGTAGCCACGACGACGAACCGCCTTGGGGGAATCGCAGTAGAGGCAGTCCTTGCGGATGTCGAAATAGAACGCCGAGAGTTCGACCGAGCAGAACTCGATCACGGTTCTGGCAACCTCCGAGAAGTTGTAGGTCCGATAGGCCTCGGTGACGTCGTGGTTGATCGCGTTGAGGCGGCCGAGAACGAATTTCTCCAGCGGCTCCAGTTCCATGAAGGTCGGAGCTTCATCGTCCGTGTAGCCTTCGAGGGCGCCGATCAGATACCGCAGGGTGTTGCGGAGCTTCCGATAGGTCTCCTCGGTGGACTTGAAGATCGTCTTGCTGGCCTTGACGTCTTGGGTGAAGTCACAGGTAGCGGCCCACAGGCGCAGAACGTCGGTGCCGTGCTCGTTGACGACATCACTGGGCGGGATGACGTTGCCTTCGGACTTCGCCATCTTGCGTCCATTGGCGTCGAGGATGAAGCCATGGGTCAAGAACGCCGTGGAGGGGAGGTCTGGGCCCGTGTCAGTCATCGCCGCCACCAGCAGACTGGTCTGGAACCAGCCCCGGTGTTGATCACTGCCTTCGAGGACGAGATCAGCGGCGCGGTCGAGGATGCGGTGCGTGCAACCGCTGTCGAACCAGACGTCGAGGACGTCCATGACCTTCTCGTATTCATTCGGGTCGAGATCAGTGCCGGTGAAGAACGTCTCGCTGGATTCCGACCACCATGCGTCACCGCCTCCAGCGAGGAAGGCCTGATAGGTGTTGTCGAGCACGGTCGGGTGCAGGCAGGGCAGGCCGGTTGCCGTGTGGACGAACAGCCCCATGGGGGTGCCCCAGACACGCTGGCGACTGATCAGCCAGTCAGGCCGGGTGGTCAGCATGGATTGCAGACGGGTGCGCCCGGCTTCCGGGTAGAAGGCCACGTCCTTGAGACTGTCGGCGACATCCTTCTTGGCCGCATCCACGGCGATGAACCACTGGTCGGTCGCGCGTTCGATGACGAGCGCGCCGGAACGCCACGAGTGATTGAAGGGCCAGGGCTGAACGAGCTTGTCATTCAGGCATCCGGCCTCGCCGAGTTTCTCGATGATGGCGTCATTGGCCGGGCCGAAGTTCTTGCCGCGCGTGACCGCCAGTCCGCCAAAGACCGGCACCTCGTCGTAGTAGACGCCCTTGTCGTTGATGGTCTCGGGCAGTTCGGTGAGACCGTTCGCCTGACAGACCTTGTAGTCGTCCCCGCCATGGCCGGGCGCAAGGTGGACGAAGCCGGTGCCGACTTCGTTCTTCACGTAGGCGGCGTTGAACAGCGGAACGTCGAAGTCATAACCGTGGCCACGCAGCGGGTGCGCGCAGACGAGTTCGCTCGGGTCCACAGACCTGATCTTGCGGAAGCGGTCCTGCCGCGACCACTCGTTGTCGGCCATGATGACTTTCTGCCCGACCCAGTTGCGGTCAGTGTAGAGCCCGTACTGGAATTGGGAGTTGAACGCGATGGCGCGGTTGCCCGGAAGGCTCCACGGCGTCGTGGTCCAGATCAGAACCTGGGCGCCGACGAGATCGGTCTCGCCGCTGATAACCGGGAAGCCCACCCAGATAGTCGGGCACTGGACATCGACGGAGACGACCTCGGCCTCGGCGAGCGCGGTGTGTTCGACCGGCGACCACATGACGGGCTTCTTGCCCCGATAGACGAACCCATCTTCGGCGAGTTCGGAGAAGGCCTTGAAGATGTTGGCCTCCATCTCGTGACTCATCGTCACGTAGGGGTTCGACCAATCGGCCAGGACGCCGAGCTTCTCGAACTGCTCGGCCTGTTCCTCAACCCAATGCTGGGCGAATGCGCGGCAGCGGGCGCGGAACTCGACGACCGGGATGTCATCCTTGCTCAGCTTTTCTTTCTCACGCATCTCGCGCTCGACCGCCCATTCGATGGGGAGGCCGTGGCAATCCCAGCCGGGTCGGAACTGAACCGTCTTGCCCAACGCGGTTTGCGAGCGGCAAACGACGTCCTTGAGGATTTTGTTCAGGGCGTGCCCGAGGTGGAGATCGCCGTTCGCATACGGGGGGCCATCGTGGAGGATGAAATCCGCGTCGCGGTCGTCGCGGCGTTCGTCGTCAATCACCGCTAGGAGATCAGACTCGTTGGGACGGCCCCGCATCTGGAACGCAGCTTTGGGGAGGAAAACGGTTTGGCGATAATCTGTCGTCATGGTCCCGAATTATCGCCAAACGAGTTTTCTCGCAAGCGAAATATTTTGACCCCCACCTACGTAAAGCCGTATTCTGTTTAAGTATTCAGCAACTCGGATTGGCCGAACCGCTCTATACGGCATGACCCTGCCGGACATCGCGAATCAGGAGGTGAGTTTCATTGCCACGGTAGTGGCTGCGGGTCAAGCATCGGGGCGGGGGCAATCAGGTCTCCGCCCCTCCCATATTTGGAGAATACTATGAAGCTAGTCCTGGATGCCGAAGAAGTTTCGGCCATCGTCGTTGCCGCCCTCGCCGAAAAGCTTGGCGTCAAACCCACTGAAGTCAAAATCGTCCCCATGGGTGACGATGATGCCTTCGCCCTGCGAGACATCGCCAAGCACTTCGTCGTCGAACTCGGCTAAATAACCACACACTTAAGTAAGGCGACACATGAATAATCCCGATTTCCCCCGGAAGAGCCGCGCGATTCCTTTTGACATCCAGCCAGGAAGCTGGGGACTCAAAGGCAAGAGCCGGGCAAAAGCCGAAGCCGAATATTACTATGAGGGTGAAGCTCTTGAACTCCGCATGGCGGATATCGATTATCCCGACGAGACTGATCGCAAGATCGCCAAGTTGGAAGTCGCAAAGAAATACGAGCGTATCTCCGACGAGAACTATGATCGTCAGATGGCCGAACTCACCCTCACGGGTGACGACCTCAAGCTTGCCCTGATCGACGTTGATGTTCGTTACGGCCGCCTGACGGAATACGAGGCTTCGAAGATGGCCATCGTGATCGACAACCCCGAGGATACCCCGGAACGTCAGATCAAGCTGCTCACACTCGACCTGGAGCACAAACGCATCAGTGAGCATTCGTATGGCAAGACCGTGGCGAACATCAAGGAAGAACCCTGGATTGGCATCGTCGATCAAGGGCTTGATCTCGATCAGGGCATCAACGGCGTCTATTTCGAGTTCGATTGGAACGAGCACTGGATTACGTTCCTGCACCTGAACGGCTACACGGGCGAAGATGACGCCGAGATGGTAGATCGGTGGTTCGCCGACGTCTGCCGCGCGCAGGGTATGGCCGCCCAGATCGACACCGGCCCGGTGCCTTTCGGAGCAGGCTTGAAAAGCTAGTCGGGGCAATATACTGGGGTGACCAAATGAGACACCTTTCGGCATTCGCCAGCCCAGCGCAGGAACCCTCTCGGCTCGAAGTCTGGGCGAAGCGTCACGGTATCCGTGCACAGCACCGCACGCTGGCCTTCGGGAGGTGGATGTCGGTGACGAATGATTTCGGCTTCTCTCTGCGGACGAACGCCTACGAGGAATACGTCAGCGTGACCGTCGCGCTGGGCTGGCCTCGAATCAATTTCTCCGTCAATCCCCGATGGTTCCCCAAGTCGTTTTTGGTTAAACGCCACCGGGGCATCTCGATCAATGTCATGAGGGATGGGTTCTCGATTGAGGTTGGCGACGAATATTACGGACGTCGGTATTTCTGGTCACGCTTCTATGATCAGGGCAGCTATCTCGCGCTCGACGAGACCTGGAAACCCAACCCGAGAATTTACGACAAATCCGATCATGCGTGGTTCGAGCACCCTTACGTCTATGTCCTCCCCGGTGGCGACATCCAACAGGTGACGGCGACCGTGCGGCGGTCGTCCTGTCGTTCTCGTTGGCATTGGTTCGGAGGGGCACCGGGCTCCAAGAAGGAAAAGCTCTCCGAATGGTTTCGGAACCGCATGCCGTTCGGAACCAAAGAGGTCCACTACATCGAAGTCACCTTCAGCGACGAGATCGGCCCCCAAGCGGGCTCCTACAAGGGCGGCGTCATCCAGACCACGTTCCTGATGAAGGACGACGAATACGCCGAGAAGGCCCTCTATCGGATGATGCGCGAGAAAGTTTTCAGATAAGAAATTCGCGTTCGGGATACGAAAAAATGTAGGATGACTCCATATTGGAGTTCTACATTTGACCAAATACGCAATCGTCGATAGCGCGAACCTCTTCTACCGCGCCCGCCACGTCGTTCAAGGCGACGCCTACACCAAAGGGGGCATGGCCCTCCACATCGTGTTCCGTTCGCTGCGGAAGATGATGCGCGATCACAACTGCGATCATGTTGTCCTCTGTCTTGAGGGCAAGTCCTGGCGGTTCGACGTCTACCCTGACTACAAGGGAAAGCGGAGAGCGGAGCGGGCAGTAGCGGCCCTGAATCCGTCCGAGCGCGAAGAAGAAGAAGTCTTCCTCCACATCATGGACGAGTTCGCTGCGTTCATGTCTGAGAAGACCCGCGTCACTGTCCTGCAATCTCCGGGCGTCGAGGGCGACGACTTCGTTGCCCGGTGGGTTCAGCTTCACCCCAACGACGAGCACGTCATTCTGTCCGGCGACAGCGACTTCGTCCAACTCCTGGCCCCCAACGTCTCTATCTACAACGGCGTCGATGAAGTCCTTCTGACCTCCAAAGGTCTCTTCAACTCTTTCGGTGACCCGCTGGTCTTCAATGTCGATGTCGGCAAAGGCAAGATCAAGGTGCTGGGCACTCCGGCCGAGGCCAAGAAGAAACACGACGAGGCCGAGAAGAAGAAAGCCAAGCTGAAGCCCAGCTATGAGATTCAGCCGTGGTCGTGGACCATGGAAGAGGAATGGTGGCGCAAGGCCCTGTTCATCAAGATCATCCGGGGCGACACCTCCGACACCATCCCGTCCGCGTTCCCCGGCGTCCGCTACGAGGGCAGCGCAAAGAAGGGCGGCATCCGCGAGGCGTGGGAGAACCGCAACACCCAGGATTATCACTGGAACAACTTCATGCTCCAGAAATGGGACCGCACAATCTCGATTGACGAGGATGGGAACAAGAAAATCGAACAGGTCCGCGTTCTCGACGCGTTCAACTTCAACGAAATGCTGATCGATCTCACGCAGCAACCCCAGAACGTCAAAGACCTCATGGACTCCGTGATCGTTCAGGCCGTGCAGAAAGAGCCTGTCGGCAACGTCGGCATCGCGTTCATGAAGTTCTGCGGCGCCAACGGTCTTCCCAACCTCGCCAAAGAGGCCAGCGACCACGCGCAGTATCTGAACAAGGGTTATGCGTGATGGCGAAAGAACGTCCACGTCAGATCATTCGAGAACACGTCGCGTATCTTTGCATGCCGGACAATACGCTTGACGGATACATCGCAGAACTGGTTGCTCTCAAAGATAAGTATCCAGATTACCTAAATATGCTTGTAGTCACCGAAAGAGATTACTCAGATACTGAGGTCATCTTGTATGGGGAACGCGAAGAAAACGATCACGAGTATGATCGTCGCATCTCTATCGAAGATCGAGTCAAGGCTGATGCCCGCAAAGCCAAGAAAGACAGAGACGAGAGAGAACGAAAAGAGTTCGAAAGACTGAAAAAGAAGTTCGAGGGAAAATGAAAACTGAAACCATCACCAAACTGCTCACCCGAGTTCACTCCGCCACCATCGGTAGGTCCAAAGACGTTCGCCTCTCCATCGAAGAGGCCAACGCCCTCGTGGCCGAGATCGCCGTCTTGCTGGCCGAGCGCGAAGCTGTTCGCGAACTCCCCAAAGCCGCACCCGCCCCTACGGTCATGGACGGTGGAACGCTGTGAAGGTCTGGTTCATACACGGGGCCCAGTGCTCGTCACGCTCGTTCGTGTGGCTCAAAGAGCAGCTTCCTCAGTATGAAGCCGTCGATATCGACTACTCTACTGAAGTATCGGTATCGACGACAGTTCGAGAACTTGTCGAGCAGGCCAATGCGGAGACCGAACCTTTCGACATCATTGGTCACAGCCTCGGCGGATTGATCGCGGTCGCCATCGCTCAGAAGTCCCCCATGGTCCGACGCGTCGTCACCATGGGGTCTCCCTTCGGTGGTTCCCAGGTTGCGGTCTTCCTGCGGTTCTTCAAGCCCAACAGCCTGATGGATGACATCCAGCCTTTCAGCCCGTTCCTCCTCCGTCTCCGCAACAGGGCCATCAAGGTGCCGGTCCTGAGTCTGGTCACCACTGGTGGTCAATCTTCCCTGATCGGTGGACGCAATGACGGCATCGTCAGCGTCGCATCCCAGACGGCTATCTCTGGTCCCGAGTTTATAGAAACATCGGCAAATCATTCTGAAGTATTGTTGTCTTATGAGACAGTTGATGCTATAACGGAGTTCTTCTCTCGTCCCGAATAGGCCAATGGCTTACCACCAGCCCGTCTGCTATGTTTTGATCGGCCCTCCGGGCAGCGGAAAGTCCACGTGGCTTGCCGCGCATCTCGCTGCCGCGACGGTGCCGACCGAGATCATCGGGACTGACTACATCATCGACACCATCGCGAAGAAGCTCAAGGCCACCTACACGGACGTATTCCGGGCCTGGGACGGCCCCGCGATCAAGCTCGAAATGCAGAACCGTTTCGAAGCCGCAGTGAAGAACAAGCACGACATCGTCATCGACCGCACCAACACGACCGCCAAGGTGCGCCGGGGTTTCTTGAGCCGCCTGCCCAAGAAGTCCCACTACCGGAAAGTCGCCGTCGTGTTCGACACGCCGGTTGACGTCTTGTATGCTCGACTGGAAGCTCGTGAGATCGAGACCGGCAAACATATTCCGCGCAGTGTGGTAGACCAGTTTATTGCTGGACTCGAACTCCCGCAGCCGCAGGAGTTCGACCAAGTCATCACCGTGACGGCTCGCTAAATATCTCCATGTATCCGATCACCATCATGGAACCGCCCGAGGATGACACAATGGTCAACTCCGGCAGTCTAGTCGCTATCCCTTTCTCGGTAGAAGAGGGAACGCAACTCCGCTGTATTATCGTCCACACCGCACCCACACAGGACCACAGTCTTCGTTGCTGGATTAGCAAGGTGGCCGGAGATGCTCAGGTCAACTCGCAATCCCATCGATCTTACTGGCATCCGAACCGGACCAACACTGAGTTCGTTGTCATCCACGACGAAGAGACTATCCCGGACCCGGTGCCCGATATGCCCCGTCCGTTGCCGCAGGGGGATTATTTCGTAAACATTCTCAACCTCGGAAATACGCCAAACCGGTTCTCCTTTTTGTTGACGGAAAACTGATTCCGATTTAGGATGCTGGCAACTTTGAGGAGATGCCTTCATGCTTTATGGGTTCCAGGACGGCAACGACGTGTTCGTCGTAGCGGCAGCCGAGTCGGTCCAGTTCGAGGTCTTCAAGACCGGCGTGGCCGAAGACCTGGGCGCCACGCTCGTGTCTGGCTTCGACATCATGATGAACCCCGACCGCTACAAGGGCTTCTCGTCGGCCCTCGTTTTCGAGTTCTCCAGCCCTGAAGCCGCGCAGGCCTTGATCGACAAGATCGGCCTCAATGTGGTCTCGCGACCGCAGGCCGTCGATTTTCAGGCCAAGATGATCGCGCAGGAAGCGGTGGACCCGTTCGACCCGTCGAACAAGCGCACCATCGAAGAAATCTACAACATCGAAGGCGAAGACGACACCTGGGATACCCGCACCGAGGACGAGAAAGCGCGCGCCGCGCTGCTGATCAATCTCGACGCCATCCGGGCCAAACAGGACGCCGGGGAACTCACCACTGAATCCTTCGCCATGCGCGAGGGCAAGAACGGTCTGGCCAACGTCACCGCCATCGACGCCCACTTCGACGACGACGGCAATCTCGTCATCGACGGCGTCACGGCCGAGAAGGGTCTCATCCAGCACGCCGAAGACGAGTTCAGCCTCGACGGCGCCGAGGGTGCCGACACCGCGAACGCGCCGCGTCCGTGGCTGCCCGACTATGACGCCTCGCGGTTCATCAATGACGTCTCGAACCCCGACGCCTTCAAGGGCATCGAAGCCACCGAAATGGTGTTCGCGGTTTCGGGCGGCGACCCCTACGGGACGGGCGTGCAGACCGCCTACGTGCGAATGGCGCCGAAGGCGTTCTTCGACGCCAACTCGACCCTCTACGAAAACTCCCTGTGGCCGATGGTCCGCCACCTGATCGCCCGCGATTCGGTCGAGCACGACGAGAACACGTTCGGTCACCCCAACATGACCATCGAAGAGGCGCGCGCCATCTATACGGCGCGTGGCTTCGTCGAAGATCAGGCTTTCACCGATCACCTCAACGCGGAGATCGACAAGCGCGCCGAGAAGGCCAAGGGCAAGGGCAAGACGCCCAAGAACGAAGGCCGCTTCGCCGACGTCTCGACCCCGGCTGACGCGTCGCTGGCGCGTGACGTCAAGTTCGGCCAGGGCCCGGAGTTCACCGACGAGGCCGAAGCCGCAGCCGCCGCCTCGGCCGCCGAGGAAGAGGACGCCTACTCGGGCCCCGTCGAGTTCACCCTCGAAGACGATGCCGACGTCACCTTCCTGTCCCGCTATCTCAAGGCCATCAACGAAGACTCCGACGCCATCATCGCCAAGCTGGCGGCCGGGAACGGCAAGGTGTTCGAGATCGACGACCACCGCGTGGCCGCCCTGCTGGCGATCTCGTTCCGTCGTCGCGGCATCGGCTTCAAGGCGCAGTGCGACGGCGAGGATTACGAGGTCGATGATCATTCGACCCAGTATATCCAGAAGGGCCCCATCGCGATCTTCTACAAGGTCGAACTTCCGTGGGCCCGCCTCGACGAGGTCTACGACGCCATCACGGCGGCTGGTCTGGAATACCAGAAGGTCGTCATGGCGTCCGGCGAGAGCATGGACGGCGCGTGGGTGGCCTGTCCGGTCCAACGCGTGGCCGAACGGGTCGAGGCCGCCATCGTGGCCGCGTGTCCGACGCAGGACACCGACATCTACACGATCAACCCGTCTGGCGAACGCCTCGTTCCCAAGGGCGCGAACGCCGTCGTGACCACGGGTGCCAACGAGCGCGAGATCGGACCCCGTCCGTGGAACGCCGATGCTCACAAACTTCCCGGCCTGACCGAGGAGGAGATCGTCGAGAACGACCGGAACCTGAAGGGCGATGAGTTCCTCTTCACCGGGCACGACGAGACCCGTGGCTGCACCATCTATGTGACGCCCCGGACCTTCTTCGACGACAACGGCGAAATGTGGGACGGCGAACTCCCGGACGCCGCCAAGCGTCACCTCCCCCGCGACTTCAAGGAGGTCGAGGGCCAGCCCGGCGCCTATACGTCCAGCATGCGCAAATATCAGCAAGTCGTCGCCGAACTGAGCAAGCGTGGCATGGTGGAATCGATGAAGCTGCGGATGCACCTCAACTAACGTGGCCGCAGCCCCCTCCGTCGATCTCGCGATCAAATCGAAGATCATCCGGCTCCCCGATGGCGGCCGAGACACGTCCACGACCATCCTCCGCGTGGTGGGCGGCGACGTCATGTATCTGCAAGGCGTCTACCATCCCGATCAGCTATGGCTGAACGGTCTGGGTCCGATTATTCACCACGTCGAAGATCAACCGGTGAAGGTCGGGCCCATGCCCTCCGACGAAACCGCCCGGCGTCTGAAGAACCGTCTGGAATCCAAATGGGCCAGCTTGGAACCCGAGGCCAGACACCTCTACATTCCAGAGAAGGGCGTCGAACAAATTGTTCTGCCCTTCCCTGACCGCCGCGCCATCACGGTCAAGGTCTGGGAGCGTCTGGCGCGGGCCAACTGGCCCTGCTTCGACAAGGACCCAACGACTCGTCAGCCCTATCGGGTGACCTGGATTCGCGAAGAAACCATGGGGAACGCCGAGAAGGAACTCATGGACCATCTCGTCGAGCGATGCACGGCGCGCTACTATGTGAAGCGGCACGGCTCCAGGAATACCCCCGCCAAGTTCGTCATCCATTTCGAAAACTATCGGGACTTCGTTGAGATCAAGCTCCTGGCTTAGTCACCCGAAACGTCAATTCAATTGGACGTCATTATGTCGGGTAGCGTATCGTGATCTCATGACAATCATCCTTCCCGTCGTCGTCTTTCTCCTCATCGCCATGGTGGCGGTGAACATCCGCCTTCACATGCGGAACCGCGAACTCCGGCATAAGCTGGTCGCGTCCAAATCCCTCCTGACAGGATGCTTGGAAAAAGTGGCGAGCCGCGAGCTAGTCGCTGATGGCCTCATGGTCGCCATCCGGGACGCTAACCCCGACCGGGAGTTCAACACTCTGGCGCGGCGGATGATCAAGCTCATGGAAGAAATGGGCGAGGCCAGCGAAGCCTACTTGAACATGACCAACGGGACGAACTCGAAGAAGAAAACCTGGGACGATCTCCGGGAAGAACTCGTCGATGTCGTCATCGTCGCCGTCGATATGCTCCTGACGCCGTTCCCCGGCCAGCAGGAGATGACCAACGCCGAACTCGAAGACGAGATCATGGAAATCCTTGGACGCAAGCTCCGCAAATGGCTTGCCTACATGCCCGCCCTCGTCGTCGGAGATGACGCCTAGGGAGTAGCCGCTATCCTGATCTGATCATAGACGGGATGGTGGCGGCCCCGCATGGACATCTGGCCGACTTCCGGCCCACCGATCACGAAGCCACGCGTCGTGGGACGTAGGCGGGGTTCTGAGACCTTGTCGGGATAGTGCTGGAGGGTAACAGGCGTCTCGAAGAAGACCGACGTGGCGTAGAAGTGTTTGGAGCCGGTCTCGACCGATATCAGCGTCTGGTAGGCCTCCAGGCCGTCTGTGAGCCATTTCCAGCCTGTTGATTTGCGGATGAGGTTCACGCGGACGATACGGCCAACCCTCCCTGGCTCCACGACCGTCGTACAAACGCGAAAGATTGCCCGAGCGGGCAGGATGCCGAGTTCGGCACTGACGAAGGTCTGGCCGGTCACGTTGACCCCGCCCATGACATATCGACCACCCAGAATGCGCTCATCCTCTGGGAGGCGGGCCATGGGGATTACGGCGACGGATTGGTATTCCATACCTGAGCCTAGAGGGCTCGGGGTCTGAAAGTCTATTTTTTCGTAGACGGCTTTTTCGATTCTTCGAACCGGGCTCGCTTGATCGCCCCGGTGTTGACGAAGTGGCGAATCTGGTCATCGCCCTTCAGGGAGTTCCAGGTGATCGCGGTGAGGTCTTCGTCGATGAGGTCCATGCGGATGCGATTGATGCCATGGAAATCCTCGTAGGCGATGCGGACGGCCCGGCGCATCATCGTGGGGTCCTGGCAGGATAGATACATGGTGGTTTTCTGGTCCTCAAAGCCACCACGGACGTAGCCTTGGTCGAAGGCGAGCTTGTAGTTCCGCTCGTAGTCATACCCGCGAACGATCTTGTCTTGCGGGATGTTCATCATGTCCGCGTTGTCTTCCAGGAAATCGCAGTGATCTTCGTGGAAGAGGTAGAACTGATTGTTGTTGGTATCGAACCAGAATTTGTTTCCGCTGCCGTGCACGGCTTCCATGAGGAAGGTAATGTAGGGGCTGTCCATCCGATATTTATGTTGAATGCAGATTGGAGTTGCGGTATCGCAAGACATGTTGATGCTTTCAGAACTCGGCCATCACACCCCGTCCTCTTTTGAACCCGTTCGAGAGGGCAAGCGCAACGGCACCATCAAGGGCGTCCGCGCCCCCGGCACACCATTTGTGATCAGTTGGTCCGATGGTGAGATCGAAGCCCTCGCAGCCGACGACCCCCGTACCGCACAAATCGCTTACTGCCCGGATATGAACTCCGGCCAGGAATGGGTCATCCGCACCTACGCTGAGCACAAATCGTCCGGCGAGCGGCTCATGATGTTGGCGATGAAGATTGCCAGCTTGGGGCAAGACTCAGAGATCGCCAAAGTGTTTGAGGAATCGATTTCGTACCAGAAAAGAATGAAATGATCGATTTCGTACCAGAAAAGAATGAAATGATTGCTTGACAACGGTGGGTTTTCGCCTATTATTTGACAAGTGATCTGGAGGACGACCCATGCAAATCAGTGATTTCCCGATTCTGACCGCCGCCTGCGCCACCGGGCGTTCGCGTTCGGGCGGCCCGGCCCGCGTCCTGACCAATCTGGAAACCGCCATCGCCTTCCTCAACGCTGGCGTCGCCGCTGGCGAGATCGCCAACCAGAACTTCATCTCCGCCAAGGATTCGGTGAACCGCGCTCTCGAAAGTGCGTGGGAATCGATTCGCGACTTCGACGTCATGTCGTCGCATCGCCGCCGTCAGGCCGGAACCCGTATGCCGGAGAAGACCGAAGCTTTCTTCGACGCCTTCATGTACCCGCAGGCCCACACCGCCGCTGGCGCGCTGAAGCGTCTGGACAAGGTGCCCGCCGACCCGGCCGTCGATTCGCTCCGCCCCCTGCTGGTCGAAATCCAGCCCCTGTGCGCCGCCATCCAGTCCCTGAAGAACAAGGTCGTCAAGCGTCAGCCCCGCACCGAGGAAGAGCGTCAGGCCGCCATCTACGTGCCGCCCGTCGCCACCACGAAGGCCGCCGCTCTGGCGCAGTCCATTCTCGAAGAGATCGCTCAGGACGCCTTCGAACGTCTCGTGGCTCAGTTCACCGACTACAATCTGAAGACCCTGGCCGACTACCGTCTGGGCCAGGAAGCCGCTCTGGCTGACCCGAGCCTGATGCGTGTCGAAAAATACGACCGCACGCCCAGCTACAGCATCGCATGGCACTTCACCGACAAGTCGGAATACAAGCGCGGCGTCAACATGGCTCGCGTCCAAGTCCTGAACCGCTACGTCACCGACCGCAACCCGATCACCTTCGTCGCCGACATCGAAACCAAGCTGCGCGAAGACGCCGTCAAGGACGCCGACCATATCCGCAAGGTCTTCGTGGTCAAGAACCTGAAGAAGATCGTCGCCATTCTGGACGCCAAGGGCGATGACAACTTCCTCGGCGCCGAGAAGATCAGCTACGAGATCAGCCTCGCCGGTCTGGAAGGCAACATCCGCTTCACCTTCAAGGACGGCTCGCGCTTCGACGTGAAGAACTCGGTCGTGTTCGTTCAGAACTCCTACGGGACGCAGTTCAACCGCTTCCCGCTGACCTTCCACAACGTCGTGATGCCGAACGGCCAGCCGATGAAGTCGCCCTCCGAGAAGCGCATGAACGAGGTGTTCGCCGCGTGACAGACCTCCACCCCTGTTATGACCCCGATAATGGAGAGCCAGAGGTCTTCGATTCTCTGGTTTTCCAGTTCGAGGACGATGGCGGCAACCTGTGGGAACTCGCCGACCTGATAAAACAGGGCTGGCATCAATACTATGTGAGCGACTATACGGAAGAGATGATGGAATATCTCCGCGACATCAAATCCGAAGGAGCCCGCTGCTATGTCACTGGTGGGCTCGATGATCGCCGTGCCTTTGTGTTGGTTCGGGACAGCTTGCATGCGGCCACCATCGCGTTGAGGTGGGCGTCATGATCTCGTCTGGCGGCATGCCACCAGGATTCGGCAAGAAATCCGCGATGGAATGGAGATCGTCTTACGATTCCAACGAAGACGTTGCGGAATGGCTCACCGCCATGAAGGATAAGCTGAAAAACGCCCACGACGCACTCAAGCAGACCCGCGACGACCTTGAAACGGAGCGCGCGCTGACGATTCGTATGCTTTCGATCATGCGCAAGGTCGAAGAGGAAGGCTGGTTCCTGGTGACCGCCAAAGGCAAGGCCGCCAGCGAACTGAGCGTTTTCCTTGGAGGGCTCGTTAACGGAACCTTCAAGACGGCACAGATGGACGGCTACGACGCTTGCACGATGGGAGCATTCAAGCATCAGAAAGACGCGGCGGCTTTCGCCCTGCTGTTCAAGTAGCCGGGAAGATCGCGTCGAGCTTTTGCTCCCACGCGCCGGGGAAGCCACGCACCATCGTCTTGCCGTTCGCCCCCATGGTGGCGAGAAGTTTCAAGCACTCCATGCCCTGGTCGAGACGCAGAACGTCGTCGGGCATGATGGGCGGCGCGAAGTGGATGATGCCGTTGCGATAGCTGCCGCCCCAACCCAGCCATCCTCTGATGTGGCTGTCGAAGGCATGGTTGGAGCCAGTGGCGGCGTAATATTCCGCAGCATGAGAGCCCGCACCGCTGCCGCCGTCCACGCTGCCGATGACGAATTTCTTCGTCCGGGGAGAGAACATGAAGCGACGGTTCGATACTTCAGGCAGGGAGAACCGGCGTTGAACGCTGGCCTCGTCTGGCAAGCTGGTCTCAACCAGGGGCTTGCAGAATTCGAGAACGATCATACAAATGAATCCTCTCGGGCTTTCTTGATCTCGGCAGCGATTTTGCCGGACTGGAAGGGGAGGACTTTCATCACGCGCCGGAGATGCTTGCAGCAGACGCCTTGCAGGTTGGGATTTCGAATGGTCGGGAAGCGGTCCTCGGGGATGATGGCGGCCTCCTTCTGAGTCAGGAGATATTGATAGCCCCAGAACTTGTAGGACGGGCACGGGCAGTGGAGGCGCAGGTTGCCTGACCAGATCAGAAGACGAGCAGAATCCACGGGGTTGTAGGTGATGTCGCCGACGACATCGTCCCATTCCGAGAACTGCACGTAGGTCTCCCAGCCGTTGTATTTGTTCGGCACGAAAAACTTGAAAATGTTTTGCTCTCGCTCGACGTACTTGACGTGCTTGATTAGCGGGGCCCAGTCGCGGTGCGGGAGATTGTGGACGATCTCACCCGGCACGTTGTTGTTCGTGATATCGCGGATGAGGGACTTGTAGGTCTCCTCGTCGAGCTTGATCGGAACGTCATCGTGGAAATAAGGGTGAAGGCGATGCATGACGTATTTAGCGGCCGACGACGCGCCAGGACCCACCAGAGAACATGATTTCGATCAGGGCGTATTCGCCATCAATAATGTATTCGGCGACCCCGTCGATGAGATCGGCACTGACAAGATGGATGGGGGTCAAGGCCGCATTGCTGCTTTCGTCCTTGATCACGATAACCTTGCCATCTTCGCCTTCGGGAAGATTCAGGACCGTCTGTTCGTCGAGTCCGTTCGGCGCCGTGATGAAAACGACGTGGGCCCCACCCGCAATCGTGCTCTCTGAGCCGCCTGGAAGGCTCTGGGAGACCCTTCTCTTGTTTATGGGGTGCCAGTCCCCATTCGATTTCAAGAACAGTGACGGGGGCTCTGCGCGGCAAACATAGAGGTCTCCTTCTCCCCATTGCCCCGACGTCGGAATCGTGTCGCCATGGCGAATGGACGGTCCCTTCTTCCCAATGGAGAAGTAGTCCTTGACCGTCCCTGTGATGCCGTAGTGAACCGTCACTTCGTAATCCTGACCCTATAGGCGTATCCGTCCGGGATGGGGTCGTCGGCGGAGAGGACGATAGACGTCGCGTTCGGACGCGAGACCGCGATCTCGACGTCGCGGAAATCACCAAAGTTCTCTCGAACCTCGACCATGACGTCGCGGGTATCGAACGGATGGTTGACGGTGAACTGGGTGGCGACGTCATTCCCCGTGATGGTAGCCCAGAAAGGAACAGGCATGAGGTCTCCTTCGGTCCTTCTGGTGACATACCAGTTGCCATCACGGAAGGAGAGCGTGACGGAACCGTAGTTGGAGGCGAGGCTGAGGCCGATTTCGTTCTCGATCAGGTCGCCGGATGCGGAGAGGATTTCGACCGGGTAGGTGGCCGCGCTGCCGAGTTCATCCTTGATCGTGATCTCCATGGCGTTCACGCCTGTGGGGAGCGTAATGGTGCTGGGCGACCCGGAGCCGGAAATTATGGCCACGTAGGTGGTCTCTGGCTCTATGGCGTCATCTACCCCTCTCGCGATCTCTTGTCGCGCGTAGGGCCCGTCGCTGAGAAGGGATATCCAGGAACCGTCTTTGAAAAAGATATCCGAGGTCGCCGCCTTGACCAGGAAGAGATCGCCGTCGCCGCCTATGAGGTTTGATGGGGCCTCGTCGCCCTGCCGGATGGTGGGACCGCCCTTTCCGATTTTGAAACGGTCGGCCAAAGTCCCGGAGATGTTGCTCTTAATATCCATGATCGTATTTACCCAAGCCACATACGACTAAATACTAAAAACCATCTTTTCGAAGTGAGATCACATTCATGCAACGTTATGCAATACTAGATTCTACGAACAATGTCATGTCAGTGACTGTTTGGGACGGTAACTCTGTGTGGCAAACGCCCGTGGGAACGTCTGCGTTGATGATTCCAGAAAACTCACCCGTTAATGTGGGATGGAGATACATCCCCACCTCGAACTCTTTTCTTCGGCCAGGACCCACCGACCCTTCCATGAGCATCCGCCGCATGGAAAAAATCGACTTCATGCGTCTGTTCACCACCATGGAGATGGTCCGATACAAGATGCTCCGTATGGCCATCGACAACCTCACCCCGGCCGATTACACCGCTGCCATGCAGGGTGATCAGCAGAAAATGATGCTCGTGCAGGCCGACGTCATGTTTGACCGCTTCGATCTCGCGTCCAGTCTGGAAATGGACCACGCGGAAACCATCATGGGCGTTCAGATGATGGCCATGGCTGGTATTTTTGGAAACGTTGCGTCTGGAGAAGTCACACAAGAGTACGTCGATCAACGCGTCGAACGCATCCTGGCCGGATTGGGCTCGGAAGAAATTCCGGCTTAAGGTGCCTCGTCGGGCCAATCCACGGCAGCCAGTATGGTCAGGGTGTCCAAAACCGTATTTGAACTAGAGGCATTCTTTATAGATATAGTTGCTCCACCGCCACCCGACCCGGCCGAAATTCCAGACCCCGCTACGTCCGCACTGATTGTGAGAGTATCGTTATTGGACACTGAAATGCTCATAGAACGAGAAATTGCGGTCGAACTTCCGTTAGTGCTTCTCGTCCAAGTAATAGACCCCGCTTCGACCGCGTTTACTAAAGCGTAAACCGTCAAGGTTGTTGCCCCGTTTGTCGTGTTGACGTTGGCGTCGGTAGTGTCGATGGTGAGACTGATCGCGGTAGTGATACCAGTTATGGTCACAGTATTGCTGTCTTGAACCGCATACGTCGTTCCCGATACACTAACGTTGTTGATATTAAATGCCGTGGGGATGTAATCGGCCGCAGTTGTGCTATAGAACTGGCTCAACGAAATAGCCCCCGTGGTCGGAACTCCGGTGTTGTTGGAAGTCGTATAAGACCCACCACGATAGTATTCAGAAAGCGAAATTGGGTTCGAGCCCCCAAACTCAGTTTGTAGGTTACTGAAACTGATCGGCCCGGAACCCGTGATGGCCATTAGAGACCAAACGCCTTGTTGAGGTTAACGGGTTTCTGCTGCATCTGGTATGCGGCTTCCATGCGGCTTTTTACGCCGAGGGCTTGCTGCTCCAAGATGAGGTTGAAGGCTTCTTTATCGACCTTGCCGTTTTTGACCGGGACGTTGACGTTCTTGACGGCGTGTGGGTTCGGGTCATTATCGACCTCGCGCGTTTTCTTTACAGGCTCTTCGCCATCTTCGACGGTCTCCTCGTACTCCTCGGTGGTGATGAACTCGCCTGTGTAGTAGGGGTTCAAGAACTGCACCTGTACGGTGAGGCTTGCAGAATCTGCGCTGAGAATTTTGTGTTCAAGTTCCATGTAGTTATTTAGACTTTCTGTTCTAGCATCCCCAGGATGCGGTCGAGTTTGCTTTCCAGGTCAGCGATTTTGGCTTCCAGAGCAGCGTTCTTGGTCGTTAGTTCTTTGATGCCCGCTACCGCGAGGGGGACGAGACGTTCGTATTTGACCGTCAGATACTTATCGTTGAACGGCGCGGGGCGAACCGCGTCGGGCATGATTTTCTGAATTTCCTGAGCGAGGAAACCGTGTTCATCTTCGTACTGGTAGGGGGTGAACCCGAGTTCATCGACTAGCTCTTTTCTCCAATCGAACACGTAACCACCGATCTGAGAAATCTTGCCCAGCGGGTCTTCGATCTCTCGGACGTTTTCTTTCAGGCGAGCATCCGAGGAATACGCCGTGATGTCGCCAGCCGCCGCCAGCGTGCCGCCCGAGGTCATGGTCAGAATTGAAACGTCTAGATAGTTCCGCCACGCATAGTTGTCGGGGGAAGAGAAGAACGTGGTCGAGCCGGAAGAGAAATTGAAACGGTTGTAGCCATCGGTGGATTTTTGCCACGCGCCGACCGGAATTCCGCCATTGAACCATAGAGGTTGCTGCGTTGTTCCATCGTACCACGTGAGATTGGTCGCGTTGACGTACAGGCCGATGTTGGACGACCCACCACCATAAATCCTGGTAGCGGAACCGGTGCCACCCGCGTTTCCGTAGCCGATATACATGCCATCAGTAACAGCACCGGACGAGTTGCGGACGACACGTTGGTTCATGAAACCACTGCCATCGCGAACCGGGACAGTGCTTGCGGTATCGCTAGTGGTGCTGGAACTGTAGCCATCCAGGAGATCGGCGTCCAGACCTGAGCCCGCGCCGTCGTTTGTTGAATTCCAGATGGTCGCAACACCCCACATAAGAACGCCAGAGGCATTCATATGCAGGCGATTTACGTCTCGGCCAGACCAGTGGAACGCAATAGACGGGTCGTATGAACCAGAAGATTGGGCCACGCCAACCAGACCGACTTCTCGGATTTGCAAGCCAAAGTTGGTCCAGTCGTTGCCCGGAACGTCACTGCTAATGATCTGTGGTTTCGTGAACGTCGAGGCGGTGCCGAGCAGAGCAAACGATGTGGCGTGGTAACCATCCAGGAGGTCAGCGTCGAGGGTTGAACCCGAGCCGTCGTTACCGGCATGCCACGCCGTGTTGGCGTTGATGCGGACGGTGCCAGTGCCAGTAGTGGTGAGGTTGATGTTTGAGTTTGTAACTTCGTTTGCTAGCGTTATGGTGCTACCGCTGTGTTGGATATATCCATTACGGCTGCTGTTTGCAGTATTATACCAGCTATAGTAAGCTGCATCGTTTGCGATACGGACACCTTCGCCACCGCCCAGCGCAACGGTCACACGAGACGAGAACGTCTTGCCCGCCATCGTTGTCGGCAGATAAGAATCGCTCAGCGTACCGGCGTTGATATTCGTTGCGGAACGGTAGTAGGTTCCTTCCTGACCATCCAGGAGGTCGGCATCCAAGCCCGTGCCCGTGCCGTCATTGCTGGAGTTCCAGTGATAGGCGGCAGCCCGAGTGACGTTGACCGTATCGAACGCAGTGGCGAAGGAAATTGCCCAGCCGCCATCCCATCCGCTAGTATACCCGCTGTACCCCATGTTGAATTCGGTGATGAAGACTTGCGGATAGGCCCAGACTTGACCAACTTCGCCAATCCAGATACAGTTCTTCGTACCGTCATTGCCGAACCGGACGCTCTTCTTGACGGTCCCAGAATCCGTATATTGCTCAGCGGAGACGTTCGCCCAGGTTGCGCTGTAGGGATAGCCGGAGATGACGAACGTCTCGGCGGTTCCGGTTGAATAGTTGTAGACTTCAACCCGCATCCGCAACATTGCGTTCGAGTGCAAGTTGGGAAGCCTGATCTTGATCGCGCCGGTGACAGAAGAAGTACCAGTTGTATATGCACCCCCACCTGGGCTAACGTATCGGCTTGAGTAGGTCGCCCCGGCCGGAATGCCATAATCAGCCAATCCGTTTGTGGATTTGATGATGTTGCTAGCGACAATCTCCCCGTTACCACGAACGGTGAGAAGAGCCGCCGATGACGAGTTTCTCAAAAGCATCGAGTAGTCGGATGAGTTTGTTCCGGCGTCAACCAAAACACCATAGCTCTGGCTTGATGTGGTTCCGCCTTTCACTACGGCAGCCCAATCAGCCGTTCCGGCAGTCTGAACCACTGTGAGTTTTGCAGAAGTAACGCCAGCCATTTGTGAAGCCGTATTGATAAGCACGGCGCCAGCAGCATCAACTCGCATTCGTTCCGTCATCGTAATGGCGGTGTCAACCGTCACTGCTTGAGCACTAGCGGTGAAGAAACGAATATCCCCAGCGACGTCGATGATCGACCTACCAAGCGTTCCGCTATACGAGGATACAAATCCTGTGGATGATGTAGATGTCTTAACGCCATATCCTAGTTGCAGACCGATGGACGAATACCCGACACCAACCAGAGCAACGCTTTCTGTGGCAGACTGCCTCTGCCCCATCATTACATAGCCGTTGCCACTACCCGCCAGGATTTGGGTGCCCGAAGTATTGACATACTGTTGGCCGGTGAACGTGTTGCCCCCCGTGGTGGCGTAGTAGGAACCCTGCTGACCGTCCAGGAGATCGGCGTCGAGCCCGGAGCCCGAACCATCGTTACCGGCATGCCAGATCGTGGACGAGTTGATGCGCAATGCCCCACCGCCAGTCGTGTATAGCTCGATGTTTCCGGCCGACCGCTCATTGTAGATGTGGAAATGCGGAGAAGACGAGCCGCCATATCCGACGTATCCGCTTCTCGTAGATTGAGCGGCAGCATCGGAATAGTATGCCAGCCACGTCCCCGTAGCTGACCCGCTCTTCAACAACAAACCTTGAGCGGAGTTGGCCGCCGCCATGGTGGTGGTGCCGATGGTATCGCCGGATTTCAGAGCGAACGCCGACGCGTGGTTACCGTCCAGGAGATCGGCGTCGAGGCCGGAGCCCGAGCCATCGTTGCCATTGTCCCATACAATTCTCCACGCCTGCCAAGAGTTCGAGTTTTTTCCTCGAAGGGCGATTTGACCAGTGCGGTAGTCGCCGAATATTTGGTGCTGCCATGTGCTGTCGTAAACCTGACTGTAGAGCGCACCATCGGTTTGGCCGAGAAGCGACATGCTACCGACATAGCTGATACCGTTCTTTGCCAGAGTGTCGGCAGCGACGCCGCCACCGGAGTTGGTATTGGAGAAATCACCGGCATGGACGACCTTGTTACCATTGACCTGGAGGGCAGTAGAGAGGTCGAAGTTGGCCGTCGTGGCTTGAACACCCGACCGAGAAATTATCAATGCGCTCTGGGACGAAGCCCAGGCATCATTGATGAGTAGAAGATGAAGTTGATCTCCGTTTTGGGCAAGGGCGGAATATCTATTGTTGGCCGTCCCATCAGAATCATACATCGAGTAATACGGGTAGGCTGAGTTTGACGCCACTCCACCCGTAAACGTGACGTTTCCTGAAATCGTGCCGCCCGCTGTCGGAGAGAAAGCGTCCGTGATTCCGTAACCGGCCAGCGTCGTCGGGTTGGTTCCCGCAGTCACAATACCCTGTGCGTTGACGGTCACGCTCCGATAGGTCGAGGCAGTGACGCCAGACGTCGGGAGGTCACCGTTCGCAATAGCAGAAGCCGACCACGTGTCCGTGCCGGTGCGACGGACGAAGCCGGTCGTGGCGAGACCTTCGACCGCAGCGAGATCATTCGCGAGAACGAGAGTCGGGTTGCCCGACACACCATCGCCGTTCGAGACGGTGATGCCCGCAGCGGGCGCGGTCAGCGTCCGTGAAGCATAGGTGCTCGCACCCGTGCGATGAATGGCCCCATTGGTCGCAAGGTTGTGCAGTGCCAGAGCCTGACCGGTGAGTTGGAAATCGATTCCCGACTTCGTGATGCCGGTCGAGGCCGTGAATGTGGCCGAGCCACTGAACTGCACCCAGGTGACTGCGGTGGTTTCGAGCGTTCCTCCGGCATTGACCGTACAGGTCCAGCCCGTGTCTCCTTGGGTCGTTCCTTCTTCGACAAACACATATGCGGATACGAGTTCAGCCCAGGTGCTCGCGTCAACAGCACGAGCCCAAGCTCCAGCGGCGCAAACATAGATGCCGTTCTGAAGAGTAGATGTTTGGTTCTTGACCAGAACACGATCATTCGCGATGACGGCGACGCCATCGATTGTTTGCGTGCCCGACAGAGTGATGTTTGCCGTCGTGGCGACGTGGACGGCGGCCTTCGCGGATAGTCCTTGAATGGAGTTATCGACGTATTGCTTGGTCGCGGCCTGGAGGGCACTGGACGGGTCGGACGCCAGGGTGACGCTTCCAGTAAAGGTTACAGCACCAGCGGAAGAAATCGTCATCCGACGAGTGAGATTTGTATCAAATCCCAATGCAGCGGAAACGGCGGTTCGAACGACAAATTCCGAGTTTGTGTTGTCGTAGTAAATCGTTGATCTGGATGAGTTGTTATTGTAGAAATCAAGGGAGGTATACTGCTCACCTCCGTTATCGACACGAATCGAGTTTGCGTTGCTTCCCTTCACATGGAACTTAGCACCAGGGGTCGCAATATTAACGCCAACATCACCAGCGTAAGTGATGCTCATTCGGGCATCGGCCAGCGTCGCGGCGGTGTTGTCAGCACCACCGTTGTTGAGGATGTGAATCGTACCACGAGCCGCACCATCGCCGATTTGAGCTTGAACGATGGCACTCTTCTGGAATGCGCGGCTGGCCTCGGTGTAGCCGAGGCCGATACCGGCAAAGTTCCCCGCCGTGATGTTGAGACCCTGGCTGCCGAACACGGCGAATTGCCCCGTCGTCAAATGGGTGTGCAGTTTAGCCACGGGGGCCGTCGTGCCAATGCCAACGCTGCCATCGGTCTTGACCCGGACCTTTTCTGACCCGTTAGCCCACAGAGCCAGATCGCTTGATGCTTGGCCGCCAATGAGAGCTAGGTTGGTATCCCAGGATATGATGCCGTTATTCGCCGATGCACCCCAACGCTGAACGCCGTCTCCAGTGATGGTGATACGGCTGTTCAGGTTTACAGTTGTGTCACTGCCGGTGCCGCCGTCCACGATGTGGAGCTTGGCTGACGGAGAGACGCCTATGCCGACGTTACCTCCAAAGAAGTTCCTTGCCGCCGTGTCCTCTTGATAGAGCCCATACGCTAGGTTGGTCTGCGTACCACCCGTGACATCACCGATGTAAACGCCATAGGTATTCGTGATGATACCAGAGTTGAAAAGCAGGTCTACTTTCGCTCCGTAAGCGTTGGTTATTACGCCCGCCGCGTTCAAGTTTTGTATCTCGAACTTCCCAGCGATAGCATTTGTGTTGGTCCCAGCCGTCGTATGATAGACAAGGAACCGACCGCCATGCATATTGCTGACCGTCTTAGTGGTCGTTGCGCCGCCCTGGGCCGCGAAATACCCTCCTGTAAAGGTTCCGGTGTAGTTGAACGCACTGCCGTTCGGGGCAGCTACGAACGAGCCGCCGATAGCTGACTGCGAATTATTTGCCGTGAGTACGACGTTTCGCTGGAAATTCCCTCCGACTACCGTGGCGGTAGGGTCAGTAGCGTTGGCGTTTGCCGTGAGAAGAATGTTCGCGTCTACCGCTGTTCCGCCGATGGCGACGTTCCCTGCGAGTTGGGTAGTCCCGGCGTTCCAAAGCCCGTACCGGTTGGTTATGGTCGTGTTGGTTCCGGCGGTTGCGGAACCTGCGATGTAAACGGTAGCTGCGTTTGTGACCGTTATGGCGTTTGTTGACGCGAGCGTCGTAGTCCCGAAAGAGTGCCCGGCGCGAGTCGCCACCGTTCCTGCCGCCGCTGTTGTGGTGTCGGTGTAGGTGCTGGCGTCTACCGCGAGGCCTAGTCCGGTAGTTGTCCAAGCGGCTGCGGACCTCGCTCCCGAGATGTTGAGCAAGGCTAGAGGCGTGGCTGTACCGATGCCGACGTTACCGGTGTCCGTGAACCTAGCGACTTCGACGTTGTTCTTGACGGAGACGATTACATCAGCAGTGCGAGAAATATCGCCATCACCGGCTCGAAGATTGAGGTCTGAGCCGCCGATTGAATTGAAGTAGATCGAATAGCCCACACTTGACGAGTCGCCGATCTGAAGGGCAGCATACGGGAGGTTGACCGTTGACGCCGTGCTGGTCGGCAAGCTAAAGAGCGTGGTGGTATTGCTCATGAAGCGGAGACCACGGCCAGATGCAGCTTTCAGGACGCTAAAGCCCGAGCCGTCCGCGTGGGGCATTGTCACATAACCAAGCGTGTCAACGCCGAAGACTTGTTCTCGACCTACGTTTACCGCAAATTTCTGAGCGGGAGTTCCCCCGATACCGACGTCTCCGGTTGCGGTGATGCGCATGCGCTCCGCGCCGGTTCCGCTCGAAGAGGTTCGGAACGACAGCGCAGTGGAGCCACCGTTGGACCGCGCCGACATCGTGAAATCGCCACCAGAGGAGTCCATGGACAGAACGCCAGCGATGGTGGCTGGCTCGGCATAGGTTCCGCCAGTCGTGAATAGCACGTTGCCAGTGAAGGTCGGCGCCGCAGATGCTGATTTTGCGTCCAGTGCAGTCTGAAGTCCGGTAACGGTAGAGATGGCCTGAACGCCAGTGTGGTTGACCCGAGCCAGCAGAGTGGCGTCGGAGGAGTTGGCGGTCGCGCCGGTTGCGATGCCATTGAGCTTGGTCTTGTCAGCAGCCGAGAGGAAACCATCAACCGACGTGGTTGCCGCAGCGTGGACGTGTGACGAGACCGAATACGACCCCGCCGCCTGTTTGCCGTCCAGCGCGGCCTGAAGACCAGTGACCGTTGATATCGCTTGCTCGCCAGTGTGGTTGGCGCGAGCCAGAAGAGTGGCGTTAGACGAGTTGGCGGTCGCGCCAGCCGCAATACCGTCGAGCTTCGTTTTGTCGGCCGCCGAAAGGAAACCGTCAGTCGAAGTGGTGGCGACGACCAGGGTGCTGGTTAGGCCAGTGACGTCGGTAATATTGATCTTCTGCATAGGACTATTTATGGCGCGAGGCCAAGGAGTTAGTCGCGGAGCAAGAAGGCAATATCAGCGAGCGTCGAATCTACGCTGACTGGTGCATGGATGGTGATTAGGTCACCGGCAGCAACGCTCGTGCTGGAATACGCCACGGTCCCCGTCGTTCCTGCTGCTGAGAACGTGATAGTTCCGACCTGTGAATTGTTTTTCTTGATCACAAACACGGTAGAGGCAGTTGCCGCAACCAGAGAGCGGGCCGACGAGTTGGCCGCCGAGAACGTGAACGTGTAGGGGGCGATTTGACCATCCACGACCTGGGACGTGGTCGGCTTGCCGGAATGGAACGACGACAGCAGGACGTCTTCGATCAAGGCGTAGTTGCCCAGAAGACGAGCCGAGACGACGTCTCCGTTGAGCGGCGTGGTCACCATGGTGAGGTTTTCGCCCGACACCGTGTAGTCAGTCGTGGGTCGCTGAACGATGCCGTTCACGGTTACGATGATGAGGTCGGCTGTGGTTCCGGTGGCATCGAGATCGAAGACGCTTACGATGCCATCTGCGGTGAATGTTTTGGTGAATGGGGTCCCGAGACCAACATCGACGTTACCAGCACCATCGGGTGCCAGCCCGTTGATGGTCTGGATACGGAGACCGAGTTCGGTCGTGAGGCTTGAGACATCCGAGATGCCAATCGATAGAGCGGTCTTGAGCGAACCAGCCGAGATGGCGCCCTGGAGACCAGCGACGCTAACGACCTGATCGGTGTTGTCGATTTTTTCCCAGACCGTGCCATTGCTGACAATCCAGTCGCCGATCTTCCAATCCGTGATGCCATCCTTGGCAGTCGAACCAGCGGTACTGACGACGTAATAGTTGCCTTTGTTTCCTGTCGCCGCTGCGGGGATTGTCGGAGAATCGGTGGTGGCATTCCACGTGCCCTGATAGCGCATTGCACCCAGAACCGTATCGGGCAGATAGGCGGTCGAAATTTTTGCATCGCCACCGAGCGGCGCGTAGCCGTTGGCCTGACCTTTTTCTGACGAAAGCTGTGCATCCGAGATGTTGTATCCGGCCAGCGTTGTGGGCTTGCCGGTGATGGAAGCGAAGGACGGCGTGATCGTGACTGTACCAGCGGCGGTAATCTGCCCCTTGGCGTTGACGGTGAAGGTCGGAGCAGCGGTAGCGGACCCGAAAGAACCCACGTTCGAGTTGACAGTGGCCAGGGTCGTGGCGCCGCTGCCAGCAGACGTCGTGATGTCACCAGACAGCGCGGGCAGTCGAGCGGTCGAAAGCGTTCCGGTGGCGTTGGTGAGATCGAGGTAGTAGGCACCATGCTGGCCATCCAGGAGATCGGCATCGAGCGTTGAGCCCGTTCCGTCGTTGCCTGCGTGCCACATCGTGTTCACGCCTACGAACGGAACTACCGCAAACGTGACCTGTCCGGTCGCCCGCGAAATCGACATCGTGTTGAATGTTTGAGTCCCGGCGTCATTGTAGGCGAGTAGGTTGAAGGTGGAACCGGCCGACGAGCCACTTTCTGCTCCGGCATCAACTGTCATGTTCCATCGGCGAGTTCCGCTGGTCTGCCATTCGATGGCGCGATGCTGACCAGCAGGCGCGGTCAGATTGAGGACGGCTCGACCCGAGGTAGAGATCGTCAGCGCATCCGTGAGGGTGCCGCCAGACAGCGGAAGGGCATCAGTGATGCCGTATCCCGTCAGCGTGGTGGGCTTGCTCGTGATCGAAGACCACGCAGGCGTGATGGTCGTCGCCGAGGCAGCAGTGATGAGACCCTTGGCGTTGACGGTGAAGGTGGCGGTCTGAGTGGCAGAGCCAAACGAGCCCACATTGGAGTTCACGGTCGCGAGGGTGATGGCCGTCGCGCCAGCGACAGTAGACGCATCACCGCTGAAGGCGGGCATGCGAGCAGCCGCAACGGTGCCGGTCAGGTTTGCGGCAGCGAGATAATAGGGCCCATCCTGGCCATCTAGGAGGTCAGCATCGAGACCGGAGGTCGCGCCGTCCACGGTGATGAGTTTGGCGAGCACGTCGGCAGCCGTGTAGGTCGATACCGAGACCGCGTCTGTGATGCCGTATCCCGATAGAGTGGTGGGCTTGCTCGTGATGGAAGACCACGCCGGGGTGATCGTGACCGAGCCCGCTGCGGTGATGAGACCCTTGGCATTGACGGTGAAGGTCGAAGCAGCGGTAGCGGAGCCGAACGAACCAGTGTTGGCGTTCACTGTCGCGAGAGTGGTTGCGACTGTTCCGACCGTAGTCGTGATGTCGCCAGTCAGGGCGGGTAGACGGGCCGCCGCCAGGGTTCCGGTGACGTTGGTTAGATCGAGATAGTAGGTCCCGTTTTGGTTATCGAGAAGATCGGCATTTAGGCCAGAGCCGGGACCATCATTATTGGCGTGCCAAAGGCCCGCACCACCCACCGTTGGCGTATTGGCGAAGTTTACGATCTCCGCGTTGCTGATATCCATCACGATGCTCTGCGTCGCGAATGTCACCGGGTTAGCGGTGTTGTGGCGGATATAGAACGAGCCACTGTTGAGGTTTATCGTCCAACCACCAATGGGAGCAGTTTGGTCATTCTCGATAAACTTGATTCCAGGAACCACACCAGTGATGGTCTGAATTTCAGTGAAAATGTTGGCTACGCCCAAACCCGCCGAGTCGGTTATGCCGTATCCAGACAGCGTGGTGGGTTTGCTCGTGATCGATGACCACGCCGGAGTGATCGTGACTGTGCCAGCGGCAGTGATGAGTCCTTTGGCATTGACCGTGAAAGTAGGCGCGGCAGTAGCGGAGCCGAAGGAACCCACATTGGAGTTGACGGTCGCGAGAGTGGTGGCCGCGCTTCCTGCGGACGTCGTGATGTCGCCAGTCAGGGCAGGCAGGCGGGCAGCCGCAAGGTTCCCGGTCAAGTTCCCGGCGTCGTTGAAGGCCGGGTTGTCCAACTGAGTGGCCCGGATGATCGACGCAGTTTCGGCCGAGTAGAAAATCACCGTCACGGCGTTCGGTGCCGTGTTGATCACCGGGGCAACGGTGAAGACCCAGTTGGCTCCGAAGGTCAGAGCGCGACCACCAGTGACATCCTGCTTGTAGATCACGACACCCGAACGTCCGGTGATGACGTTGGTCGGGTTGGCGAGAAGACGGGTGTTGCCGATTCCCGAGGTAGCGGTCAGAATCCAGTTGACGCCAGACTGCATGTCGATGGTGACGGTGGCGCCATCGGTGAGGGTGACTGGCTGATCTTGGGCCGCCAGACCAGAGGGCGAAACCACCGTGGTGGTGCTGGAGCCAGCGCGGACGACAGAGTTGGCAGCCACCGGGAGTTGGGCGATTGGAACGAGACCAGACGCCAGAGAGGCGTAGCCGTTGGTCGCTCCCTTGTTTGCTGCGTTCTCGGGCGTGAACCCCAGCGCGGCTGTGATATCACCGTTGACGAAGTTGAGCGCGGTCTTGAGGCCCGAATCCGTGATGACGCCGGTCAGTCCAGCGACGCTGATCACGGCGTCGGTGTTGTCAATCTTGTTCCAGGTTGTGCCGTTGCTGATCAGCCAATCACCGCTCAGCCAATCGGTGATTCCACTGATCGAGGTGGAGCCGCCCGTGGCGACGATGTAGTATTCGCCCTTGTTGGTCGAGGACGCAGCCGGAATGGTCGGAGTATTGGTATTCGCGTTCCAGGTCCCCATGTATCGCAGGGCACCGAGGACGACGTCCGGGAGATAGGTGGTGGCGATCTTGGAGTCGGCGCCGAGTGGGGCGTAGCCGTTGGCTTGACCCTTCTCGGAGATGGGTTGGGCATCGGTAATTCCGTAGCCGACCAGCGTCGTGGGCTTTGATGTAATCGAGTTCCACGCGGGGGTGATGGTTGCCGACCCAGCCGAGGTGATCAATCCCTTGGCGTTGACGGTGAAGATCGGAGCGGCAGTGGCGGAGCCAAAGGAACCCACGTTGGTGTTCACCGTCGTGAGCGTGAGAGTGGCGGAACCAGTTGAAGAAGAGATGTCGCCAGTCAGGGCAGGCAGGCGAGCAGCCGCCAGCGTTCCGGTCAGGTTTGCGGCACTGAGATAGTAGGCTGCACTCTGCCCATCCAGGAGATCAGCATCGAGACCAGAGCCCGTACCGTCTACGGTGAGGAGCTTGGACAGAACATCCGCCGCAGTATAGGACGAGGCCGTGACTGCATCCGTGATGCCATAGCCGGAAAGCGTCGTGGGCGTGCTCGTAATAGAAGACCACGCGGGGGTGATGGTTACCGAACCAGCGGCGGTGATCAACCCTTTGGCGTTAACGGTGAAGGTCGGCGCGGCAGTGGCGGAACCAAACGAACCCACATTGGAGTTCACCGTCGCGAGCGTGGTTGACGCTGAACCAACGGTAGTCGTGATGTCTCCGATCAAGGCCGGAAGACGTCCTGCCGCCAGGGTTCCGACTAGGTTACCGGCATTGAGGAAGTAGGTGCTGTCCAGTCCATCCAAGAGTGTAGCATCAGCAGCCGTCCCCGTTTCACCGAGGCCGCCGCCGTAGGGCGCACCCCACCCGGTATCGACGTGCTTGGGTCCGTAGAACTCACCGTTAGTTTTGTTGACGTATATTTCGCCGGGGAAACCCAGGCCGGAAGAGGGCGCCCCAGTGCCGACACGTATGCCATACGACACGCCGTTCTTGGTAAGTCCTGAAAGATGTGGAATCGCGCTCATGGGGCCCCTTGCTATGGGGTATTTATTCAAAGCCCGGATATGCTTTTTTACTTGACAAGATTTCCAGAAGAGCTACTTTGCAGTTCAGGAACAGGAGACGACGATGCTTTCGCAGATGACCACCCCGACCATCGAAAACGAAATCGCCACGGGCGACCGCACGATCTTCAACATCCCGGAAGCCAACCTGCCCCGCTTCGAGAAGGAAATCGCCTCGCTGAGCAAGCGGTCGGTTCGCCTGACCGGCTCGCCGATCAAGCCCCACGTTTTCGGTTTCAACATGGTCGAGCGCGCCGATGGCACCGCCACCAAGGTCTATGAAGTCTACCTGATGGCCGATGCGCCGAAGGTCTCGGGCTTCACCTTCGTGGCCCGCATCGACCACACCAATGAGACCGGCAACATCATCCGTTCGGTTCCCAACACGGGCGCCATGGTCCCGGACTACTACCGCACCGCCCAGCCGAACTGCGATCATTGCGGCCACAAGCGGATGCGCCGCGACACCTTCCTGGTTCGCGAAGACGCGACCGGTGAGTTCAAGCAAATCGGCTCCACCTGCCTGACCGATTTCTTCGAAGGCCAGGACCCGGCCAAGATCGCCCGTCTGGCCGAGTACCTCGGCTATGCCCGCGAAATCGGCGACGCCCTCGAAGGCAACGGCGAAGCCTCGCTGAACGACCGCCGCTGGATTTCCCTTGAGGCGTTCCTCCAGAATGCTGCCGCCATGGTTCGCGTCCTCGGCTGGGTGTCGGGCAAGGCCGCCTATAACGACCCGAGCCTGACTGCGACCAAGATCAGCACCATGCAGAACATGTTCACCACCGGCTACCGCGAGCCCATCACGGCGGCCGATGAAGCCACCGCCGAGGCCGCTCTGGCTTGGGCCCGTTCGCTGGGCGAGAAGGCCGACCCGAGCGAGTTCGAACACAACGTCGCCGTCGTCGCCAACGCGACCTATATGGAAGCCCGGTCGGAAGGCATCGCCGCCGCCATCGTGGGCTGCTACCTGCGTGAGCAGCAGAAGTCCCGCACGGCCAAGGGCCCGATTCAGGTCGGCAGCCTCGAAGGTCTGGTCGCCCTGTTCGACCGTGCCGCCGCCTCGAAGGTGAAGGGCCCCGGCATCACCCAACGGAAGGTGAAGATTCGCCTGCAACTGCCGGACAAGAAGCGCATCGTGCTCGACATGGCTGGCCCGACCGCCAAGGCCCCCGGCACCCTGAACGTCACGGACGGTCGCCCCTTCGGCGAAAACATCTGGTATGGCCGCGTGACCCGCGACGGCGCCTTCTCGGCCTCCCCCCGTGCGGCCGACGCCGATGTGGTTTCGATCACCGTCCTGCTGGCCGCGATGGCTGCTGACCCGGCCGCCACCGCCGCCGCCTACGGTCACGCCACGGGCAACTGCTGCTTCTGCTCCATCGCCCTGACCGACAAGCGGTCGGTGGACGTCGGCTACGGCCCCCACTGCGCCGACCGCATGGGTCTGCCGTGGGGAAACAAGCGCATCGCGGAGAGCGTCTGATGGATTCGGTTTACTTCAACACGGACGGCGTCGTCCTGACCCGCAAGCCGGTGGACACACTCGACTTCCGCCAGGGCTCGTGGGGGCACGTTCTGCATTCCTCGACCTTCCGTGAAGTCGAAGGCCCCAAGAACCTGATCGGCCGTCTGAGCGACCGGGTCCGCAAGGTGCGTCGGTACAGCTTCATCGTCCACAGCGGCCATCATCCCCGAGCGGGCCAGCGCGTAATCTGGAAGAGCGCGGCGGGCGACATCGAAGGCGTTCTGTATGATTTCGAATGCTTCGCCAATCCGCGCGACCAGTTCAAACTGTTCGTCGAGGTGACTGGGCCTCTGCCGACCCTCGCCGTCGTCTCCTGATTTTTTCGTAGACGATTTCGTCCAATTACTCTAGGGTCATCTGATGCGTATCATCACCCCCGCTCCGCATTTCCGTGACTACTACGACGGCGGCATGGCCTACGGCCAGGACACGTCGGCCACGTATGTCCGTGCTCAGCGGTTCGAGATCGCCGATTTCCGCGTGCAGGGTGAGCACGAAGCTCTCGTGAAGCACGTCCATCACGACGCCGCCGCCTACGTGAAGCAAGAGCATCGACGTGATCGCGCCACCACGTCGTGGTGGCAAAGCGGCGGCAGCGAGCGGGCCCAGCAGGGCATGCTGTTCTTCTGTGGACGCGCGTACCCGTTCTTGCAGGCGACCCGCTGGGTGTCGAAGAAAACCGCGACCGGATACGTGTCGCAAGACCCGGTCTACATGACTTCCTTCGACCAGAAGGGGTTCGACCCCTACTGCGACAACGAGAACTCCATGCGGGCCCCGCCTTTCCGTCAGTGGCTGGATGAGAACCAGTCCAAAGCTGACGCGACGATCAACCTGCATTTCAATTCCCCCATCGTCGCCTACTGCCTGCACGACGTCGGCTCCTCCAGCATCTCGCCGGACAGGAAGTCCTGCTTCGTCGTGAACCCCAGCTTGCAAGGGCTGGGCTTCCAGCACGTCATCGACCCCTTCACGGCGTTCCAGGATATCTCGATGTTCGTCACGGGCGTCTTGGGCCAGAACCTCGACCCGCCCGCCGCCATGTCGGACAAGGAGAAGATCGGTTCGCACGGCCTGCACCCCACGCACGCCTTCCGCACGGTCTCGCCGGGCAAGAAGAAGAAAAAGAACTGATGGCCTTCGAATCCTTTACCGTGGGCATCGATCACCGCATGAACGACGAACAGAAAAAAAAGAGCCAGCCATACAAGAACGGCTTTGCTTCCGGGAAGCGGTTGAGCGTGCACACCGTGGGTGCTCCGATAGAGTTCGACGTTGGCTTCAACGACGGACGCCATGAGGCTGTACGGGACTGCGGCTATTCCATCGAATGTCTCAACCATCCGGCGCCGAGGTTCTCCACGCTGCTCCTGTGTGCGTTCAACGGCACCCGCATCGAATCCGTGCCCCCGGCGTGGTTCTTTCATCCCAACCCCTCGGTGGGTCTGGCGTGGTTGCGGGTCAAAGGCGCCATCGACGCCGCCTATCCGGCAATCGCGTCGTGGCAGGATGTCTACATGGCCTACGTGCCCCGCCATGGTCGCCCCGAGGGCGCGCAGGAGAGCACCATCAAGGCGTGGACACGGGTGGCCGAAGCCGGTCACGCGCTTCTGTCGTGACCAAGCATCTCGGCGAACGGGCCTCGTTCTTCACCAACCTGGAAGGTATCGGTTTCGTTGGGTTCGAGAGAATCAGCACCGTTGAACTCATGGAAACGGACGCCGCCGACATAGAGACCATCCTGAGGGATTACGGTCTCGTCCACATCTCGTCATGGCCTCGCGTCAATTGGGAGCAGTTCCGGGATGTCTTGGATGCCATGATCGACGAGGGCTGGCATGTCGGCAAGTTCACCTATGCGTTCGTCTGGGACACCCGCGTGGACCCCAGCCATGGCGGCGTCCCCACGACCCTATGGGCGTTCGAGAACCTATCGACTGCCACGAGAATGTCTTTGAATTTTGACTCCAGGACGGTAGCTCAGTAGTATCGGGTTTCCCTTTACTCAGTGAGTTCATGTCAATCAAGATCACAGAGGCCTTCGTGCCTCACCCGGACAAAGTCTTCGTCACCGATATTGAATCCGGTCCTCTGAAAACCCAGAGCGGCCTCATCATCCCCGACGACAACATGCAGAACCGTGGCATCCGCCCGCGTTGGGCCCAGGTCTACGCCATCGGCGCAAACATCACCGACGTCGCGGTCGGGGAATGGATTTTCCTCGAACACGGGCGATGGGGGTTCGGTATCGACCTCGAACTCCCGACCGGAGACGTCGTCCGCGTCTGGCACGCAGACTTCCCCAACGGTTCCATGATGGCTTCGACCGAGGACCCGCGCGCGAACCAAAAAACCGTTCTGTGATTTCGACAGACGGATTTGGTTTTGCTATACGGGATGGATACTTTGAGGATATTGGGTAGATGAGCTTGAAACTATGGGTGGACGAATACCGCCCACAGACGCTGGACCAGTATGTCTGGCGCGACCCCGAGCAGCGGGCTCAGGTCGAGAAGTGGCTTTCGGATGGGGCTCTTCCCCACCTCCTCCTTTCGGGCGTGCAGGGGACAGGGAAGACCTCCCTCATCCTTCTGATGCTCCGGCTGCTCGGAATCCCAGACGCCGATATTCTGATGATCAACGCCAGCCGTGACCGGCTCGTGGACGACATTCAGGAGAAGATCGTCAATTTCGTCTCGACGTGGGCCTTCAACGACAGCGGCATCAAGTACGTCATCCTCGACGAGGCCGACAAGCTCTCGCCGATGGCGCAGGGCCTGCTCCGGGGTGAGATCGAACGCTTCTCGGACGTGTGTCGATTCGCCCTCACCTGCAATGCGGTCAACAAGATCACCGACCCGATCAAGTCTCGCTGCCAGGGCTTCCACTTTCTCACGCTGGACCGCGATGATTTCACGGCCCGCGCCGGAGAAATTCTCGTCAAGGAAGGCATCGAGTTTGATGTCGAGACTCTGGTCTCGCATGTCGATGCCACCTACCCGGATATGCGGAAGTGCATCGGGATGCTGCAACAGCACAGCACGACCGGCACCCTCATCGCGTTCGCGGTCGCGGACATGGAGGGGGCGCAGGATTACCTCATCGACGTCATCGCCATGATTATGGGCGGCGATCTTCTTGGCGCCCGCAAACGTCTGGTCGCGGAGGCTCCACCGGAGGACTACCCAGACATCTACCGCTATTTCTATCGCAACCTCGAAATCTGGTCCGATACTCGTCAGGGTCAGGATGAAGCCATCCTGATCATCCGCCGCGCTCTGGTCAACCACCCGAACGTTGCCGACATCGAGATCAATCTTGCGGCCTGCATGGTCGAGCTTTCGAGGCTGCGTTGAAATCAGTAGTCGAAAACACCAACCACATCACTGCCGTGCGGAAGGCCACTCGGGTGTTCTATATCAACACCGGAAACATGCCTTCGGCTAAAGCCCGCGCTCATCTTGAGCAAGTCAAACAAGACATCATGGCTACTGCTGATACTGTATTCCACGAAAACTTCTTTATAGCAACGGGCGACGAATCCAGTGTAGAAGTATTCTACCCCTGAGGAACAACATGCTTAGCGACTACTCCCCAAATGGAATGTTCGTCCAGCCGCCGAAGAGAACTCGCATCTTCTACGTCGGCATCGGCGAAAACAACTCAACCACGTCGGCAAGAGCGAAGAAGCTCGTTGAGGAGTTCAAGCGGGAAACAAATCCCGACAGCACTCACTACGAGAACATCTTCCTCGCGTCGCCGAACAACCACCACCACGTCCATATTTTTTAAGGATATTCATGACTGCCGAAACGAAGAAGACTTTCGGGGACCGCTACCTGCGCAACCGTCCCTTCCTGGTCATCTCGACCATCGCCCGCCCCGCCAAGGGCATCCGCACCTACAAGCAGGGCTGGGCTGACACCTCATCCAACTGGGCCACGTTCGAACAGCCGCAGATCGTTGATCGGGTCTCGAACAAACACCTCACCGAAGCCAGCGTCATCATCGACATCCTGAATCGCGCAGTGGTCAAGAACCGCCACAGCGACGGGAACGACGACAAGCTGGCCGTCGAGCACTTCCTGACCAAATACACCGAACTCGTCACCGAGGGTCTGGTCCAGTTCGCGCGCAACTCCGGCCTCGTCAACGAAGCCACCGTGGCCGCCGCCGCTGCTGAAGCGGATGCGGAGGAAGCTGCGGCTGCCGAGTGACCAACAAGATCATCCTCACGGACGTCGATGAGACCATTCTGAATTTCACCGGCCCCTTCGAGGCATGGCTTGCAGAGCAGGGCTACACCGTCAACGGAACCCTGCGGGACACCTACGGCATCCACCACCTGATCGGCATCCACGACCTCGACGAGATCACCAGGATTGTGGGCGAGTTCCACGATGCAGGAGAGACCTTCGCAGCCTTGGAGCCGGAACCACACGCTCTTGAAGCCATGACGGAACTCTATCTGGACGGCTTCAGGTTCGTCGCCATCACGGCGGTTGACGATACGCCCAACATCAAGGCGAGGCGTATCGAAAACCTCAACCGGGCGTTCGGGTTCGACTTCGAAGATTGTATCTGTGTCGGTCAGATGCAGCCCAAGACGGAGGCGTTGAAGAAATTCTCGCCGACCGTCTGGGTCGAGGACAACCCCCACCACGCCTACGAGGGCAGCCGGTTGGGTCACCGCACATTCCTGATCAACCACGCCTTCAACGAATATTTCAAAGATGATCTCGTCACGCGGGTCCAGGACTGGCGCGAGATCAGAAAGGCTATCCTGTGAACTTCATCGCTGAACATGGCGACATACTGATTGGCATCGGCGTCGGTGCCGCCGCCGCTCTGGTGGGCGGAGTCGTCTTCCTCCTGTGGCTTTTCAAGGACTTTCGAATCAGATGATCTCTGGTTCCTTGCCGCCGCTAGCCGGACACGCAACCGCGACCTCGCGGCTTGGGCCATACACATACTCCGTTCGCGGGCGTGACGCCCACGGTCACGAGGTCACACTTGGTTCGTTCACTGACAACGAAAAAGCGATTAGTTTCAAAGTCAAACAAATCCTCAACCGTGGCACCTTGGGTTCCTACATAACGCCAAACAAAGCCCTTGCTTTCAACAAAGCGCACGTGGTCATTCAAACGGTCCATCGTTTTCAGAGATTCCTGAAGGATGACGAGTTGAAAACTATCGGCTCTATTGTTCTCCCGAATATCGATGCTCGATATCCGACTGCGAAAGGATATGCGGACGCTGAGCTTATCGGCCAGTTGGAGTGGGAGTATGTCGATTACAATCTAGTTGCCATAAAGCGTCCAAATAAATGGTATTGCACCATGGAAGTTGTGGCCGAACTGAATAAACTTACCCCACACAATGGTCACATTATTTGGGAGACCAACTTCGGCGATTTGGAAGCCGACGTATCAAAGGAGATGCTTGCTTGCTGATAAACCTTTATGGCCCGCCCGGCTGCGGGAAATCTACGACCAGAGCGGGGGTGTTCTATCACCTCAAGCAGGCCGGAGTGAACTGCGAAGAGGTCACTGAATTTGCCAAGAAATTAGTCTGGGAGCATCGGGGCAAGACCCTCGAATGCCAGCCGTATGTCTTCGGCAAGCAGCTTCGTGACATCGAAGTCCTGAAGGGTCAGGTCGCGGCAATCATCACGGACTCGCCATTGCTGCTCAGCAAGTTCTACGGTGAGAAATACTGCGGTGATCGCTACCCGGCGTCGTTCTACGACTACGTGGTCGATCAAGCTCGCCTTCACGGTGGGATGAACATCCTGCTCCGTCGAGTGAAGCCCTACAATCCCAAGGGCCGCAACCAGACCGCTGATGAATCCGACGCCTTTGGTGCCGATCTGAAAGCGATGCTGGATGGTCTTGGCGTCGATTACATCGAACTCGACGGCGACAAGGAAGCGGCCGAGAAAATCGCTACGATGGCCCTGGCCCAGATGTCTGAGCAACGTTGACGCAGAGTTCGATGAACTCATCAACGCCGAGAGATTGTTTGGCGTAGTTGACGTGGTAATGGACCCACCAAACATTGTCGATTTCGTAAGGCAAGGTTGGGTCTTTCCTATCCAACGATGCCGTCGCTCGGTTGGCACTCTGGAATGCAATCTCCACTCCACTTAGAGCGCATTTTCTCTCTTGTTTGAGGTATAGGTCCCAAAGGTCTTCGATAGTCACGTGGAAAGCAATGTTCCTGACACGAGCCCCGTTTCGAAAACCGTTGAATCGGGTCAAAGAAAGCTCGCCGCAACCACGCCAACCACAGTGTTCCGCCATCTTCCTTCCTCGGTAAGCGGGCGCGAGGCGAGGAAGTCCGTAATGATCTAGGTAGTTGCTTACGGTCTTGTTGTTGCATCCAATCTCCTTCGAGATGTCAAGGGGAGACCTTTGCTTCTCGATGTGCTCTCTGATCAAGTATTCCTTCGTCAGTATGCTATCAAATTTTGCGATTCTCATGATTCCCAAGTATATTTCGTTTGAACTATTTATCCTGGAAATAATATGCCAATAGGACACCTCACCGTAATCTGCGGCCCCATGTACGGCGGCAAGACCACCGAACTCCTCAAGCGAGTCCTGTGGTCCCGCAATGGGCTCGGGCGCCACGTCCTCGTGGTCAAGCCAGCCTTCGATAATCGCTACTCGATGACGAAGATTGTCTCCCATGACGGTCTGTCGGTGGATGCGATGTCGATCAAGACTTGGCGAGACCACGTTGATGGCGGCCGACCCGAACTCGTATGCTTCGATGAGGTTCAGTTCTTCACCGACCCGCATTTCGACTGCGACATCATTGACGTAGTCAGAGGTCTTCTCGGAGAAGGCGTGGACGTTGTCGCGAACGGTCTGGACATGACCGCAGACGGTGACCCGTTCCCGATCACTGCTACCTTGATGGCCCTGGCCGACGAGGTCGTGAAGGTGAAATCGAACTGTTCGATCTGCGGAACGGCTGCCACGAAGACGTTGAAGATCGCGGGCTCTGGTGCCCAAATCGAACTCGGAAGCGTCGGCATGTATGAGCCTCGGTGCAATTCCCACTGGGAGTAATTGGTTGCCAAAATATCCCTTCCGCTATATTGGTCAGGGATGAAGAAGAAGCCATATCGGGCCAAGAAAGCGAAGGCACTCGGTCTTCACTGCGTCACCATCTATTGCGGTGACAACCCGGCTCGTGGTCGAATCCAAAATGATGTCGCCATGCTTCTCAAGCACGATGCCAGCGACGCCGAGTACATGTTCTCCTACAAGGTCAACCATGGTCTCCTACAGGTGGCCGTTCCGACCATGGGGCAGGCCCTTGCGGTCAGGATGCTGGGCGGCGAGTTCGTCGTCGAGACCCCCTTCTTCTATCAAAGCCACCCGAGCACGAACGGGCGCGGGCGGAACGTCACCTTTACCCTGGTGGCCGATTGATGATCATCTACACGACCAACACGGCCTACTATCGGGAAATTCCAGCCGGATATGGCTTCCTCCTGTGCAGTCAGGGGGTTTTTTCCATTCTGCCTTACGGGCACTCCCGCAACGCCGTTTACAATCTCAGAGAGGCCTTCATCGACCGGCCAGACTTTCGAGGATGGGGGGCGTTCGCCCGAGGCGTTAAAAGAACGTCTCGGCGATGGATTGCTCTGATGTCCACAAGAGAGGAAGCCGAGAGCATCGCCGATGCCCTCAAGGGTGTTCGCCACGGCTCGAAGAAATTCCACACCATCCTGCATCTGATGGCGGACGAGGTCCGATGATTCGCGCCGTCCACGACCACTCATCGAACCGGAAGCTTCCCGGCAGCAATACGTTCATCATTCATGGCATGCAGATCATGCAGGTGAACAGCTACGTCTTCAATGGAACACCACACGCCTCGATGCCCTTCGATCTTTCTAACGGGCGACTTCGAGTTGTTGATATCGGCGACGATGGGGAACCGGTGACGGTCAGAGCATTCCCGGCCGTAAAAGAAGTCGATTTCTGGGAGTTCGTCTGCGACACCTTTGAGGAGGCACAAACTGTCGTCGCGCACATTCTGCCCCTTCGTGAGAAATACGACGAGGAGGTCGCCGAGGCGAAGCGCAAACTCGATGCCTCCTGCTATCTGATCGCCGACGTCATCGAATAATTGACTGCGGCGGCCAGCCGGGCTATTTTGGCTTACCATTTAATCCAAAGACCCCCAGATGTTGATCGACCGCCTTGTCCAAGCAGGGGTGGCAACGCCCCCGCGTTGGATGCCCGCGAACACCCACTATCTCACGATGATGGGCTCGGTGGCCTATGGGGTTTCGGGCGACACGTCGGACGTGGACGTCTACGGCTTCTGCATGCCGCCAAAGGAGATGGTCTTCCCGCACATGCAAGGGGTCATCTCTGGCTTCGGCTCGGCTCCCGAAACCTTCCAGCAATACCAGCAGCACCATATGCCGCTGGACAAGGCTGAATACGACGTCGTCGTCTACAGCATCGTGAAATATTTCCATCTCCTGATGGAGAATAACCCGAACATCATCGACAGCCTCTTCACTCCGCAACGGTGCATCCTGCACATGACCGAGGTGGCCCGGTTGGTTCGTGATAATCGGCGCCTATTCTTGCACAAGGGCTGCTACCCGAAGTTCAAGGGCTACGCGTATTCGCAGATCATGAAGATCAAGGCGAAGAAGCAGTCCGAGAACGCCAAGCGGGCTGCGTCGATGGAAGAGCACGGCTACGACGTCAAGGCCGCCTACCATGTGGTCCGCCTCGCGCTGGAGTGCGAGCAAATCCTCGAAGAGGGCAACCTCGACCTGGAGCGCAACCGGGCCCAACTCAAGGCGATTCGTCGCGGCGAGTGGACCTTCGAGCATCTCGAACAGTGGTTCTCCGACAAGGAAATCCACCTCGAAAACGTGCACGCGGCATCCAAGCTGCCTGCCGTTCCCGACGAGGCGGCTATCCGGGACCTTCTGATGAAGTGTCTGGAACTCCACTATGGCAAGCTCGAACAGGCAGCCGTCGTTCGTCAAACTGACATGGCGCGCGTCCTGGCTGAGATGCAGGCGGTCATTGATAGGCACCAAACCTGATGGCCAAGAAGCATCTCCGCATGAGCTACATGGGCGAAGAGAACGCCAAGGCTCTCAACTATCTCCTGTGCTGGCCGACCAAGATCGGGCCCATGCCGGGTGACTTGACGGTGGCCGAAGTGGTCGAGAGGATGAAAGAAGATGGGTTCCCGTTCAGCTTCGTGCTGGACGGGGACCTACCTCGCGACTCACAGTGCCTGCTGGCGTTCTCATCCACTATCAAAGAAGAGACTGATCTCGGGGAATGGACAGCCCTCATCCACACCGAAGAAGCCACACCCAACTACGTCTCGAAGATGCTCATCTTTGCCCGCGACGACAAAACCTTCATGCGTCTTGTATTTCTGAACGGGATAACTATTGACCGCGCCGCGACCGGGGGCTAAGGTCATCAAATGTCCATGATGACCAAAACCCGCGTTGAGCACCAGGACTACGGAGCCGAGTCAGGCTACAAGTCTCTGACCGACAAAGCCATCAAGGAACTCGCGCTGGCGGTTCGCGCCGGGTCTGTGTTCGGAACCTGGAACTTCCGAGAGTCGGAAAAGAACATGATCGGGACGGTCTTCATGGCCTTCATGCTCATGAACTCCATCCAGAAAAAGATTCTGGTCCGGGACGGCATCTTCCACCTCTACGAATTCATGGACAAAGCCGGTCCTCGGTCGATCAACGGCTATCCGATTTTCTACTCGTTTCACATGCTGGACCGCGACGACGCCAAGCGGCTCGAAACGGCACTGGATGCCCTCGAATCCTTCATGGGAGAACCCTGATGCCCGGCCATTTCATCGACAAATCCAAATGGGACGACGTCAAGCCGCCGTTCTCCTTCGTGCGGGTCGATAACCCCGAGTTCCGTGACACCCATCGGGAGATGATGAAGAAGTGGCTGGTCGCCCGGTGCGGCGGCTGGATTTACTTCGACGACGTCGATACGTTCGTGTTCGAGCGGCCCGGCGACGCAATGATGTTCCGCATCTGGGTGGAGTCCGAGCCCTTCCAGTCCGATGGGTCGATTGATGACCCAGCCTAACCCGAAGGTCGTCGAATCCCTCGCGACTCTCTGCGCCTTCATCGGATGGGCTGAGGAAGATGACGCCGTTTATGGTGGCCGCAAGGCTGACGAAGCCATGAAGGCGTTGTCTATCGTCACCGGCATTCCGACGTCAAAAATTCGAGAGGTTGCGGGCGTAGATCGGTGAACACATACAATGCCTACGAGCGGCGCGAGACGCTCACCCAGACCCAACTCGAAAATCTCGAAGCCGCCCTGCTCGATGAGATTCGACGCTACCAGCGCACGCTGGACAACTATCCCCTCGACCGACTGGAGAAATACGGCAAGCCCTACATGGCGGTGCTGCTCGGACGGCTGGAGGATGTCCAACTCCTGCGGAGACGGTGATGAGCATCCTGGTCCCGTGTGCGGCCCTCTTCGCGTTGTCGGGTTTTTTCTTCTGGATGGCCCGCACGACCTCTCGTAAGCACCGCAAGCGACCGACCCGCCATGAAGCCCTCACGGGCGCCACGATGGGCTCCAAGGAGACCAAGGACGGCATTGTTGTCCTCATGGGCAAACGGGAGCCAGAGTGATGTCGTTCATGAGGCGACGGGCCAACATGGACTTCATGCACGGCCCCCAGGTTGATTGGGATGTGGGCGGCACGTTTGTGTTGCTCGAAGACGCCGGGGATGACCCCAAAAAGGTCGCGCTCGCGGTGCGGGCTCACCATGCCCAGCACGACAATCTGATGTCCATGATGGATGCCGTGTGGCTGATCAACAAAGCACCCGTCTATGTCGCGGGAGGGCTCGATCTCCGAGAGGCCGATCTCCTCAGGGGCCTGCTGGGAAGTCTCGGCGCCACCGTGTCGTGATCTACAAGACGTGCTCGATCTGCGGTCTCTACGATTGCGCGGAGCCCCTATGCGGCGACCCAGACAACGGAACCTGCGGTGCCCCGGACTGCCCGGAGTATTATCGAAACGCTCGCGTGGGATGCAAGGATTGCCGACCGGTCAAGAAACCGTTTAGTGTCGAATCCCGTACTCGACCGTATCCCACTTGAGTTCGACAAGGTCCATCTCGGGGTTCATGACCAGCATCTTGATGCAGTTGGGCCCCAGGTTGCCTCGGAGTGATCGAATGGCATCCTGCATGCTCGCAGGGCGACGGCCACGGTTCTGAGAAGTTGCGCAAGCCCGGATGCGGGATGCCATGGCTTCGGCTGCGGTCTTGAGCCCATGGGGCTTGGCCCGCACGCGCATCCAGCCCTCGTTGCCGTCCAGATAGAAACGAATGACCGCTGTCCCCGCTTCGGTGTTGAACGTGGCGGTGACTGACTTGAGTTCGCGAACGCCGCGAAGGACCATGTCGATGTCGGACAGGGACGGGCGAGGGGTGAGTTCGTGAGCGCGCATGCCGTATTTAGGCGGGCTTGCCGTTTACCGTCGCCTCGTAGGCGTAGAGGGTCTGGCCGGTCTCGGCCTCGTAGAGGTCGAACAGGGCGTTCATATTGGTCCGATCTTCGACCGGCACCGGGTCGGCAAGGCCGTCCTGGCTGTTCAGCACCGATACCATGTCGTTCAGGGCAGCATCGGCCTTCTCGCCATTCCGAATACGGACCTGGAGAGACTTCACGATGGCGAGCCGTTCGTGGGCGGTGAAGGTCTTCATTGATCGGGCTCGCAGACGGTGGGGGACAGGGTGATGTCCTCGCGGACAGCGAAGCTCCGGCCCTTGGCGGGGCGACCATGCATGACGACATCCGGGGCGGCGCCGACGCGAACCACGTAGTTGACGTAGTTGAGATTATCGACGAAGCCCACGGCGGCGAAACGCGAGATGGCGGCGGCGCGCAGGAGCGGCTCGGTGGTTTCGATCTCAGCGGCGGGGAAATCACGGGTCACCCGGCGACCGTTGCGGGCCTTGTAGGTGACGTGGAAATGGTGGGTTTTCTGCGGCAGGACGTTCTCGCCCAGCCATTCCTGAATGTGCGAGATGGCGGCGTCGTTGAAGCCTTCCATCTTCAGGGCGTTGTCGAGAAAGCGGTTCAGACGACCGTTGTCCAGATAGATGGGCGGAACGTCGCGCAGGCTGATCAGGATGCTGTTGGCCTTGTGCTCTTTCAGGAAACCGGTGCCGAACGAGTTGGCATAGTTGGTGAAATCCTGGACGGTCGCTGCGCAGATATTCATGGCTCTCTCCTCTTGAGCCCCCTTTGTGCACCCGCGTGGGATATTTGTCAAGCAAATACTCGCAACCTAAATATGCGATGGCACAAGAACACATTGACCTCCAGCGCAAACTCAAGGCTCTGGGATATAACCCCGGCGCCATTGACGGTGACCTCGGCCCCAAGTCGCTCCGCGCTATCGCGCTGTTCCGCTCTGACTTCAACATCGCAGAAGGCGAATCTGCGGTCCTGACTGGCCTCGCCGACGCCGCAGCCGGTCGTCTCGGGATGTCTCCCCTGGCCCGCATCACTCCTGATCGTCTCCGCGAGCTTGCTCCGAATGCCAACGTCGCTGTCTTGGCTCCGATCTTGGACCGAGAGTGCTCGACGCACCGCATCCTGACCCCTCGTCGTGTTCGCCAGTTCCTGGCTCAACTCGTCCACGAGAGTGGCGGCCTGACCAAGTTCGAAGAGAACCTCCGCTATCGCGACCCGGCTCGTCTTGATGAAATCTTTTCGGCCGTCCGTGGTATCGCTGATGCCCGCGCTCTGATCGCCAAGGGCCCGCAGGCCATCGCAAACCGCGTCTACGCAAACCGTGGCGGCAACGGTAACGAAGCCTCCGGCGACGGCTGGCGGTATCGCGGCATGGGCCCCATCCAAATCACCGGCAAGGATAACTGCCGCGCCGCCTCGGCGTGGACCGGCGTGGACCTCGTCCGCAACCCCGAACTCCTCCTCACCCCCGCCATTGGTATTCGTGCCGCGTGTGGCTTCTGGGTGGCGAACAAAATCAACGAGATGGTTGACGAAGACGCAAACGAAGGAGCTATCGGAAACATCACCCAGCATCTGCGTCTGAATGAGGAAGACGATGTCCGTCAGGCCACGCGCGCAGTCAACGGCCCGGCCTCTGAAGGTCTGGCAGAGCGGCGCCTTGTTCTCGAACGCGCCGGTCAAATCTGGAGACGCCCGTGAGACGCTACATAGATATCCTGATGGAGGCCTCCTTCTCGCATGACGAGATCGAAGACATCCATCACAAAGCCCTGAAGGATACTGGTTTCTGGGGTTCACAAGGCGCGGGTTGCATCATCTTGGCACGCTCGACTGACCGTATTCTCCTCTGCCATCGTTCCAAGGACGTAGAGCAACCCCACACGTGGGGAAACTGGGGCGGAGCCATAGACCCAGGCGAGACCCCAGAGGAGGCCGTCCAGCGCGAAGCCTATGAGGAAAGCGGACACCCCGGACCTTTCGAGGCCATTCCCCTGTTCGTCTTCGAGTCGGGTTCGTTCCGCTACAGCAACTTCCTCGTGGTCGTCGATGATGAGTTCACTCCCACCCCGCCTTCTCGGCAGAACTGGGAAACGCAGGGGCACCAGTGGTGCGAATGGGGGCAGTGGCCTCAGCCGCTGCACTTCGGCCTCGTGAGCCTCTTCAATGACCCAGCCAGTGTCGCTGCAATTCAGAAAGAGATCGCGGAAAACCGCGCAGCGAGGGGCGAATGAGGTTCCGTGAACTCTTTGAGAGCATCCTGGCCCAGCCGCCGTCTAGCGACGCCATGTATGCCTTCTATGACGCGCAGGAGCGGGAACTCGCCAAGATGGTGGCCGAGTTCCGTTCTGGAGGTGCAGCCCGCCAGGACTGGCCTCTCGTCCCAGCCGCGCGCCTGATCAAGATTTGGAAAGATCATGCCCGAATGGGCATCGTCCGGGATACGAAGGGCATGCAGGAGATCGCAACCCGTTTCTACTTCAACATCGTCCGCTTGCTCAACAACACCGAGGTGGCCGAGCATGGCACGAAGTCCAAGGAAGAGGTTCTCCAAGATCACATGGAAGACCCGGAGGAAATGGAAGCCTTCGTCGAGTGGGCAACCGACACCGATCACGGTTGGAGGATTTCAGACTACGGCTTTCCCCGCCTGACGGAACTCGCGTTTCGTCTCAACGACGCTTACGACGCAGAGGAAAAGCTCCTCGTCTGCGACGCTATTTTGAACGTCGTCCACCAGCGTTCCGACATGGCCTCGTGGTTCGTCGAGGGTGGGACCCGAACTCTAGACGCTATTTCTTCGGAGTAGGGCGGATGCCCCACGGCTGAGTTTTCGGCTTCACGACCGAGTGGAGTACCGCCATGGTCTCCCGCATCGTGTTCGCCGACAGGCTGTTGACCACGCTGATGATCGCGTCGTGCAGGAGAATAGGCACGCCGTCGAGGGACCAGCGGGCGATGAGAGAGTGGAACTTCCGCGTCGTCGTGGTCACCTCGTCGTTCAGATCAGTCTCCGTGAGGACGACGGTGGTGAACCCGAAACGCCCGACCGTGATTGCGATCTTGGTCACTTCGCCGGTCGGCTTCGTCATCGTGATGGTTGCGGTCTCGGGCATGCGCGATCTCCAAAATGGTTCAGACCAGCATTGCACATTTGGATTGCGTGTCAAGAAAAGACTGCGACGAGGACCCTATTTAGTCTCGCAACTTTCTTCGAAAGTCTCCACACATCTCCAAAAAACGGACTCCTAAATACAAGGTGCGGCACACACGACCTAACCTTTCCTCTTACTAGGAGACCTAACAGTGGCACGACAAATGAAGCGCGCTAACGCCAAACGCGCTGACAAGCCTAACCCCCGCGAAGACCGCAACCAGTCCTATGGCCGCCAAGGTCAGCAACAGCGCGAAACCCGCGATGACAGTGCTGAATCGATGCGCCCCAAAAAGCGGGTTGAACTCCTCCCACGCAGCGTTGCTCAAGAGGATTACTGTGACGCTCTCCTCGACCCCGACAAGCACGTCGTGTTCGCCATGGGCCCCGCAGGTTGCGGAAAAACCCTTCTCGCCACCCAGTATGCCGTCAAGGGTCTCCTCGACGGTAGCTTCGATAAAATCGTCATCACTCGTCCGGCCGTCTCGGTCGATGAGCAGCACGGCTTCCTGCCAGGCGGCCTCGTAGAGAAAATGCAGCCGTGGATGATGCCCATCCTGGACGTCTTCAAAGAACACTTCTCGCCCGCCCAGGTCGCGAAGATGATTCAGAACGAAGTCATCGAGATCGCACCGCTAGCCTTCATGCGTGGTCGGACGTTCAAGAACTCCATCATCATCGCCGACGAAATGCAGAACTCAACGACGAGCCAGACCAAAATGGTCCTGACCCGTATCGGCGAGAACTCGAAAATCCTCATCACGGGCGACCTCAAGCAACACGACCGGGGCTTCGACACCAACGGTCTCAAGGATTTCGTTGAACGCCTTGAGAAGCGCGTCAGCCCATCGATTTCGGTCATCCGCTTCGGGAACTCAGACGTGGAACGTCACCCCGTCATCGAAGACATTCTCGCCATCTACGGCGACGATTGATCTGCACTGCTTTGCCGCATAGAGAGGGCGCCCTTCGGGGCGCCTTTTTTATAGGACGTCGATGACGTCCCCATCCGCGTCCAGATAGGTGATCGTGTAGCGGGGGTCCGACGTGGACATGCAAGACAGACAGCAAGCCACTATCTCAACGGTGCCTACGGGGTCCTGGGAGGGGTCCCTGACGGCCTGAATGGTGGTTTGGCATGTCGGGCACCGAACCGTCAACATACAGTCGCAGCGGGCCGCCCTAGGGGCTCCACAACGCAGGCAGCGGACGTTCTGGTCTATCAGATGATCTATCGGAGTCACGAAATCCTCCAGAATTAAATCAAGGGCGAGCGGATAGTCAGTCCACTCGCCCTTAGACCTTACCATCCCGCAAAGGATGATTCGGAGGCCTAGATAGGAGGCCTTGAAGTTTTTCGCTTCGGCGCACCCGTCCGAAGACAGATGTAATGCTTGGTGTCTGAGACGGTCTTCTAACCGCTAGCTGAGTATGGTTCAGCCATTTCCTCCACCACTGAACGCAGGGGACTCGGACTACATCCAGATCGTCTTGCGACGATCTCGAAGGTTCAATGTGCCGTTCCTCTTGCGAGGGGGCTTGGCTTCCCTTCCTTGAGCCCGAAGCTCTGGGTTGGGGTGGGTGGCTGCGCGGCCACCGCCTGAACAACTCCTTTCTAGCCAGACCCGATCAGGGGTGCAACTGGATTTTTCGGTTATCCACAGGCTACGAGTTATCCACAGTTTCTGTGGGCAAATATGCCCACTCTGGGAAACGAAGTTTGAAAGCGATCAGGTCTCCCTGCTTCTCGAAGAAGAGGGTGTGCTGGGCCGTGACCGCTCCCTTGAAATGCTCGTAGAAACCCCACAGGCCGCCCAGCGGGTTCGTCCGCGTGAACTCGCGATAGATGGTATTGTGATCGACCGTCGAGAGGTCACGGACCTCGACGCCATAAAAGATTTTCCCCGCTGCCAGCATCTCCTGGTAGCGATCTTCGTTGAGGTAGTTGGTGTTGATCTCGCCTGCGGGCTGCCAGAATCGGTTGTCCCCCGTGCGGATGCGGGTGTCGCGGCACATCTGGATGACGCGCTTGGCCTGCTTGTAGTCTCCCAATTTGATGTGACGGCGCACGCTATCCAGCCACTGAAAGCGGATGTGTCGAAGATGGAGGTCGCCGTTCAGGCCGTCCTGGTCTTTACGGTAGTTCTCTTTCTCCGTCCGCATGTGATTGAGGTCGCGGTTGCAGCGGTCCCGAATTAGCGCAAGGCCGCGCCGCCCGCGCTCGCGCTTCCCAGCCCGCCATTCTGCTGCGGAGATGAACCTCATTGGATATCGTCAATCGGCGGCGTGCGCCACTCTGTCTGGAGCCACCGTTGGTCGGCCCGGCTCTTTTCGTCGAAGTGGTCACTCCCCGCTGTCTCCTCAAAGGTGAACTCTGAACCGAGTTCGATGTGCTTGAGACGAACGTTAGACCAGCGATAGTAAAAGAGGTCGCGATCATCGAGCCTGAATACGAATGGCCGGATATACTGTTCGGAGATCGAGTATTGACGCTTCTCACCAATAGATGGTGTCACGGTGCCGCGCCAGATGTCGTATATCCGTTTGCCATCCTCGGTAAAGACGGGGCGGAGGGCGGAGAGGAAATGCCCGGCGATGCGGCCACGAGGAAGTCGGTAGACGCTCTGGGTGGTCTTGGCGTATTCGAACAGCCCCTTGGTCGTTCGGGACACCACGACGTGTTGTTTTGGAAGAGTGATTGAAAGGGGGATACGGATTTCGTCGCGGTTCCACCGCTCGGCGGCTTCCCGGCCAGTCAGTTCGTTCCGGTTCTCGGCCACAAGTGGTCCATCGCAGCAATTCGGCCGCGAGCACGAGACCCGCATGTTTATTCTGCTATAACTGTTGCCGGGTGCGAACGCCGAAGCCAGTCCCGGATAATTGCCGCACCACGGGCAGGCGTTCATCACTGGCTTGATCTTCGGATACATCTTCCGGGTCTACCACACCGAATATACATGTCAAGCAAAAGAAAAGGGCCGCCCTTTCGAGCGGCCCCCTCTTACCATCAGTAAGAACTGGTCTTAGATGAAGGTCAGGTTGGCGGTGTTGATACCGACCAGACCCAGGTAGTCAGCAGCGTTACCCAGCGAGTTCGCCGTGTTGGTCAGTTCGACGTAGCCGTAGCGCGTCATGAACGAAACAACCGGTTCCATCGTGTTGGGGTCGATGACGACGCCCGACGAGGTCAGCGGCACGTAGGGGCAGTAGAACGCGGCGGCGTCCATTTCGTTGCCCTTGTAGCCGACCAGAACCGGGGTTCCGTCCGAAGCGTACTGGTCAACGTAAACGCGCATCGTGTTGTTCAGGGTGCCGACGAACTTGGTGTTGGTCGGAGCCTCGAACACGCCTTCCGTGGTGCGGGCGAACGCCGAAGTGGTCGCCGACTGGAGGACGGTCAGAGCGGTCGGGGAAACGACAACCCAGTTACCGGCGCCACGACGGGTGCGGGCGGCGATCAGGTTGGCCTGACGGTTGATCAGGATGGCCAGAGCAGCGTGAACGTCACCAACGAAGGTCGGGGTGCCGGTCTTGGCGTTCTGGTCGAACGTCGCGGTCGGAGCACCCGGCAGGGCGCGCAGCGAGACGAGGATTTCCTGGTCGATCTCGGCGGTGATTTCCTGAGCGAGGGCGCCCATGATTTCAGCCTCGATGTCAATGCCCTGCTGAGCTTGGGCGTCCTGGGCAGCTTCGAAGGTCCAGCGAGCCGCGAGCTTGCGGGTCTTGGCTTCAACAACTTCCTTCAGGATTTGGATGGAGATACGGTTACCCGCACGACCTTCCAGAGCAGCCGTCACAGCAGCCTTCGGGTTGGCGACGTTCTCGTTACCCGAGTAGTAGCGGGCGATGTCGAACGGCGACAGAGCTTCCGAACCAGCGGTCACGCCCGAGCCGTTCGTGGGAACGGTGTCGGCATAGCGAACGCGCAGGGTGTGGATTTGGGCAACCGGACCCGTCATCGGCTGGACGCCGATGATTTCGTTGGCGATGACGGTCGGCATGACGCGGCGGATAACCGGCAGGATGACCTTGTTCAGCGTGGCAACGTTGGCGGCCGAGGTGGCGCCCGAGGTAGCGGTTTCCATCAGAGCACGGCGGGTGTTATCCAGCACGGTCTCCATGATCTTCTTCTTGTTCGCGTTGAGCGAACCGTCGAAGTTGTGGGTCAGGTCGTTGCCTTCGCAAAGAGCTTGCTTGGTCGCCTGCCACTGGGATTCAAAAAGGTTCTTAGACATAGTATAAAATCTCCTAAGGGATTAGTTTTTCTGAATACCGGCAAGACGGACGACTTGCGCGATATTGGCTTCGATTTCCGGGTCGGTTGCTTGAATGCTTTCGACCAACCGGTTGTTACGTTGGTCACCAGTGACCACCGCAGCAGGTTGCGCCTTGGTCTCAGAGAGAACCCTGGCAGTCTGCGATTGCATCTTCCGAGCGGGCGCCGATTCGGCGACAACAGGGAGGAGGCGTTCAAAAGACTTGCGGAGTTGCGCCGTGGGGGTGCTATCCAGCATGCCTTCCATCACAGCCCGCTTTTCGCCACGTAGTGGAGCGAGAAGTTCGGACATGATCTTCGCACGTTCCGAGCGGTCTTCGGCCAGACGTGCCTTGCGGACGGCGGCTTCAGAGGCCTTCTCGGCTTCCATGAGACGAGCCTTCGAGGTTTCGAGTTCGGCCTTTTGGGACTCCAGAATGTTCTGGAGCTTCTTGGCTTCGGTCGAATCGGCGAAGTAGCTGGACATGAACTCGGAGATGAAGGACTCGAAAATCTTGCGTCCGAAGTGATTCTGACGGTTGCGTTCGAGGTCTTCGTGGATTTGTCCCATTTCGCGAGTGAGTTGCTCGCTGACGTGACGGTCCAGTTTCCGGGCGGATTCTTTGATGAATCGCTCCTGAGTTTCCTTCAGGCGACGACGGTTCTCGGTGACCAGCTTGATGCGGGTTTCAACCAGGGCCTTACGGTCGAGGTCGAATTCTTCAAGCTCACGGCCAAGTTGCTTGACCACGAACTCGTCGATTTTCTTGACGTGCGTGTTGTGTGCTTCCGAAAGCTTGGTCTTGAGGACGTTGACTTCGTTTGCAGCGGCGACGCGCGCCTCGGCTAGGCTCTTGCGCTCAGCGCGAAGGGCCTTGACTTCTTCTGCCAGTTGAGTGGCAATGAAAGTATTTGCGCTCGTGAGTTGTTCATTGATGCGCTTGCGGTAGGTCGAGCGACCTTCAGCCAGGGCAGTTTTGACCGACTCGTGAGCTTCACGCAGCTTGTCCAGTTCAGCGGACTTCTGCGACTCGTAGGACTTGATTACGTCAGTGATGGCGCAATCCATAGCCTCTACAAGATGGTTCTTGTCGTGTTCGTAGCGTTGAGCCAGTTCAGAACGAACCGATTCTTCAACCTCTGCGCGGACCTCAGAAACCTTTGCATCAAAGGCTTCTTGCAGCGTCGCGAGAAGTTCCGCAGGGAGCACGTCCGAACCAAGAATGTCGGTTAGGGTTTTATCCATTGGATTCGAATCTCCTCAGGTGAAATATTTCTCGGGAGGAGAGCATATCGGCCACTCTTCTCTATCCATATTTACTTACGGGTGATTCAAACCTCTGATTTACTGTCAAAAAACGTGTTTTTCTTTGCCAGAAAAGCAAAACCCCTCGGAGAATACTCCGAGGGGCAAGCTATACTCTTTCGAGTGCAGTCTTTAGAGCTTTTGAACCCAGTTCAGAAGCTCCTTGTGGAGGTGCTTCTGGGCCTTGGGGTCATCCATAACGGCCTCAGCAAGTGAGGAAATCATGTTTCCACGGCGGCCCTGCATGGCCTCGTAGACGGCCTTCGGATAAGCATCCGGGGCCGAGGGCTTCGCAACGATATCAACGGTGACGATCTCGAAATCTGAGACACGCCCTGAGTCATCAACATCACCTGAACCACGGCTTGAAACGCCGAGCTTGACGCCCGATTCCAAGAGGGTCTTGATGATGTTGCCCATCGGCGTCGGCAGAATCTTGAGGCTGCCGTGACCGACGTTGTTCTCCATCCACATCTTGGTGATCATGTGTGAAACACGGTCGATGTTGATGGTGAGCTTATCAGGGTGATCACACTCGCCGAGAACACTGTCTCCGCGAGAGATGATCGAGTTTACGTCGTCTACTGCCTTTTCGATTTCTCGAACCGGGTAAACGCGACCGTTAAGGTTGCGGACGCCGCCCTGGATGAACACACCCTTGAGGGTGAGGCTCTTTCCTTTGCCTTCGCCTTCGTCTTTTGCTTCGACGATGACGCCTGCTTGATCAAAGTTTAGTCTTTCTACTAGCAGCATGAGCAGCGTCCTCCCTTACTTGATTACTTCTTGAGACCCGACAGCGGCGAACGGGTGTTCGGCTTGGAGGTCTTGCCACCAACGCCAACTTCCGAGCCTTCTTTGCTGTTCTTCGGAGCAGCAACCGACGAGAGTGCCGAGTTGGCAGTCTTGACGTTGTTGCGACGCTTCTTCAGGTCTTTGACGCCCGGAGCGGTTTCGCGCTCAAAACCAACGTGGTTGGTGGACTTCAGACGAACCGGCTCACCGCCTTGACGGGCAGCGATGGACTTCTGCGGCAGGGTGGACTTGCCCTGTTGAGCGAAGGTCTTGCCAGCAGCGATTTCCTTGCCATCGGTGGACAGATCGATGTTGATCTTTTCCAGTTCCGAAACGACCGACTCAGCCAGATCGTCGAAACCTTCTTCGATTTCGTCTTCTGCACCGGCTTCCGGGCCCATGTCGTCTTCGAGGCCAACGGCAGCAGCAGCGTCGTCAGCTTCCGGCTCCGAACCTTCGGCGTCGAAGCCGAACTGGTCGCCTTCGTCAGCACCGTCGTCGAGACCGCCATCTTGGCCGAGCATCTCTTCGAACTTGTCGGCCAGACCTTCGAGAGACGCCAGGAGGTCTTCCATGCGCTCTTCGACGTCTTGCGCCGGGGCTTCTTCGCCGCCCATTTCAGCGGGTTCTTCAACGTCGAAGTTGCCGCCCATGCCATTGGCATCGTCAGCTTCGCCTTCTTCGGCTTCGGCGCCGAACGGGTTGGCATCGGCTTCTTCGCCTTCACCATCCGTCAGTTCGGACATGTCGGCTTCAGAGAAGTATTCCTCTTCGACGACTTCTTGATCGAAGCCTTCGGCCGAGGGGTCTTCGCCATTGCGCATCGATTCGTGAATCTGACGGGCACGGGCGACGATGAACTGATGCATCAGTTCTTGAGCTTGTTCTGCGTCACCGTTGAGGTGATGAATCACAGCTTGTTCGAGGATAGAGCGCATTTTTTTCTCCCAAAAAGGTTGCTAGACGCATTAGCGTCCTGCTTTATTTAGTTTTGAGAGAAACCGGCGTCAGAATAGGCTGCGAAAAGGCCGGTTTTTAGAACATACCGCCGCCCATGCCACCGCCATCGGCTGGTGCGCCGTACATGATCGCCAGAAGGTCTTCGCGTTTCATGTTCTCTAGCGTGCGCAGGGCGCGCATTTTCTTCAGCCTGTTGAGATGACGCAGCGTCAATACGGGTTTGCGGGTGTCGCTAAGCTCGCGTTTATTCAGCTTGTCTGCGGCGGGGTCGTAATACCCCGTCGAGACGTCTTGTGGGTCATTGAACTCGTTGAGCTTCATGAATGTCTCCAGGCCTCTGGCTTATTTAGCCGAGCGGACCAGCGGGAGCCCCACCAGGAGGCGGAGCACCCGGTGCGCCACCATCGGCTGGCGGTGCACCCTCCATCTCGCCACCTTCCATATCCGGCTCGTCCATCGGCATGTCGTCCATACCCATGTCGCCCATCGGACGGATACCAACCGAAGACAGGTCCGCATCGTTCTCGCTTTCGGCCGGGCTGGAACCCGTCGCGCGCTTGAGCTTGGCGGCGTTTTCCTGTTTCCACAGCGTCTCGTTTTCGAGGATTTCTTCTTCCGTGAGGTTGAGGAACCGCTTGAGCTTGAAACGCTCAGAGAGAATCTTGATGCCAGCGACTTGGCTATAGACGGCGGCTTGCGCCTGATCGACTTCGATCTGACGATACTTGGTGAAGTTCTGCGGCGGGTTGAAGCGAATCTCGTAGAGGTTCGAATCGATCACCATCTCACCTGACTCTGCCAGGAACTTTTTGAACTCGAAATCGAAGACGGGGGCCAGCAGGGTCTGGAGACGCATGCAGTATTTGTTGAAGCGGTATTCCTGAATCATCGCGGCGCCGAGCTTGCCGTCGTTGTAGGCACCCTGGCCGCTCTCGTCGTCGCCGAGCGGGAGGTATGATTGCGGGATGCGGAGACCACGGGCCAGCTTCTTGGTGAACGCGGTCATGTCGCCGATCTCACCGAGGTTGTCTCCGCCCGGCAGGGTTTCGACCTTGGAGCCCCGGCCTTCAGCGGACTGTGCGAAGTAGAAATCCTCGTTGATCGACAGGGGATTGTAGGCCGCGTCGATCATGGAGTTGCCGCCGCCGCTGTGGTTGGGGATACGACGCTGGTGGATTTCGTTCTTCACCTGCTCGATGTGAGCACGAGCCTTGACGGGTGGCATGTTGCCGACGTCGATGTAGAAGACGCGGCGTTCTGGCGCGCGCTGGACGCGATAGATGATGACCGAGTCCTCAAGGAGTTCCTTCTGCTTGAAGGTCTTGAAAACCGGCTCCAGAACCGACTGACCGAACGGCCAGTTGATGTCCATGCCGACGCTGAGGCTGAGGTGAACGACGTGATCTGCGTCGATGGCGAACAGTTCGTTCGACGGGTTGTTGTTCTGGCGCATCTGGCGCGGGTCACGCCCAGCACCAGCCATACCGAACGCACCGGAACCACCGCCCGACGACGGGCGAGCCGTGGTGATCGCGGCGCCGCCGTTGGCAGAGCGATACTGGCTCATGTCGGCCTTGGAGGCAGCGAACTTCGCTCCGTTGTTGTAGTCGAAACCACGGATGAAATACTCAATGGGCTTCTTGCCGTCTTCTTCATCGACGCGGACCATCTCGACCGAGTAGTGATCGAGCCAGAGCCATTCAAAGGTCTCTGGGTCACGAAGGAAGAACGCATCGCCGTTCTTGATGCAGTTGCGGAACGTATACCAGAGACGTTTGCGGAACTCGTTCGTCTTGACCCACTTCGCCATGTTGGATTTGAGGATTTTGATCTCAGTCTCGGTGGCGGAATCGTCCAGATAGTGGATTTCGAACGGCTCGTCGTTCTGCTCCTCAGACTGGGTGCAGAAATCAGCGATAGTGTCGAGAGCCGCGTTGATGTCGGAGTCGCGGTCCATGTCGTCATACTGGTAATAACGCTGGATGCGGTTCGGGTGACCAGCGTAGACTTCCGGGAGGTAGCTCGAATAGTTTGAGCTTGTACCAGTGGGCTCCGACATCCTGTCGTAGAAACCCATCGCCTGGGACGCGCCGTTGTTATCTTGTGTCGGTTGAGCTACCGAGAAATACTTACGCCAACTCATATGTCGTCTCACTTTTAAGTCAAGGGGCAGTATAGCAGAGCCCGCATTGTGAGACTATTTAGTATAGACAGAACTTAGGAATCTTTGATCTGGGTTAGGAGGACGTTTGTTCTCCGGGCAGCAGCCCGCTGTTCTTGCTGAATACCAAGCATGGCCTCGAACATTCCCTTCATATCCTTCTGGGTTTTGTTCAGTTGCTCGAACAATCCGGTGTTGGCGCGGTTGGCGTTTGTCTGTGCAGCCAGGGTTTCGTTGATGGTTCCCAGGCGGCCTTCGGTAGCCCTCGCAGCGTCTGGCGCGGTGGCGGGGCGGGCTCTGCCGAAGTTTCGGGCCAGCATGCCACCCAAGGCTGCTGGCATAGTCATGGGATTCAAGAGGGGGGCGGCGCGGGCCAATGGCCGTGCAGCATTACCCGCCATGCGACCGAGGCCACCAACGAACCTGTCCGTGCGGTCGCGGCCAATCAGATCACGGCCCAGGATGGCCCCATCCATGAGGAGAGAGCCGATGGTTCCGATAACCGGAACGGTTCCCATAGCCGACGAGAGGCCTTCCATTCCGGCGCCGACACCGTCGCCCTCGGCGAGACGCATAGCAGCCAGACCGGCACCAACGCCGAGACCGACGCCGGGGATTTTCTTACCCAGGATGCCGCCAACGCGTCCTGCAACACGAGCACCGATGCGAGCCGCACCGCGCATACCAGCACGACCACCCACACGACGAGCAACGCCACCGGCAACCCGCGCGACGCGAGACCCAGCAGATGCATGGGTTGCGACAGATGCGGCCGGGCGGGAGGCTCCACGAACGCCGCCTGCGACGCTGCCAGCAACGTCAGTAGCCGCTCCGGCGATATCACCCATGAACATGCTTCCCATCAGGGCGGCACCGCCAACGGCTCCCGCGAGACGACCGCGACCACCACCCATGAGGCGACCGGCCACACCGGCTGCACCGCGTCCACGACCCATGTGGCGGCCACCATCGGAAACGTCACGCACACGGCTGCCGAAGCTGCCACGGGCCGCTCCACCACCACCACGACCACCGCCACCACCGCCTCGTCCACCACGTCCACGACGGCCCCGGCCACGACCGAAGCCGCCGCCCATGCCACCATTGACGATCACGTTTGCGGCGTTGATGTTGACGTTGCTTCCCATCATGTGACGGAAAATGCCACCGATGACCTTCGGGCCCAGCCAGAGCAAAAGACCGGCACCGACGAGGGCGATCTTTTTGGCCGTGTCACCGAAGGTGTTGCCGATGAAATCCAGACCAGACGTGAAGGCATTGACGACGTGCCCGATAGGGGCCGCGATCATGGTCAAGTAGCTGATAAGGGTCAGGATGCCCTTACCGAAATCTGCCGCGATATCGATGCCCGTCTGGAGAGTTTTGGCGAACCGCTCAACGTCTTCGGGTTTGAGATTGGCGAAGTAGTTGCCGATCTTTTCACCGAGCATCTTCGCAGCCATTTCGAAGTTCTTGAACGACTCGGAATCGAACATGTAGGCCATGTTCTCATCGAGCTTCTCAAGGCTGCCGAACAGTCCCTCCAGAACGCTTCCGGCGAGCCGCTTGAAGATGTTACCAAGGGCCAGAAGACCGTTGGTCAGGCCCTTGTTGGCCTCCTGCTGCTGAGCCAGTTGACGGAACTCGGCCGCCGACATGTCCTTCATCGCAGCATCCATGTTGATGATCTGCTCAGCGTGAGTGTTTCCGGCCAGAACTTGTAGGCGGAGAGATTCGCGGTTCGCGTCAACTTCGCGCTTGAATTTCTGCATGAAGGCGAACGAGAGGTCTTGGCCCTCAGTCGCCGACGACGCGTTGTCCATCGCGGAAATCCAGTCCTGCTGGGCCGAGATCATCTGTGGGAGGCCGCCCTGCGCGAACATCTCGGTGCCCTGGTTGAACAGGGCCGACTGATGACCGAGAGCGTTGGACATGAAGTTGGCCAGCAACTGGCCGGACTCGCCGGGGATAGCTGCCATGGCCGAGACGGCGCCGTTGGCGGCAGCCGAGAAGTTTTCCATGGAAGCCTCGGTCATTCCGCCCATGCGGGCCGTAATGGCGGCTTGAGACATGGCCTCCATGGTGGCCTTGAGGATTTCCTCACGGCCCTTACCGAATGCCTTGGAGAGATCACCCACGCCTTTGGCGAGCGCGATTGAGTTGGCCTGAGAGCGCGTCGAGTTGGCGGCTTCCATGTTGCCGAAGTGACGCTGCTGTTCGAGGTATGACATCGTCACCTCGTTGAGGCCCTCAATGGTGTAGCCGTACATGCCGAATTTCTCGGTTGACTGGCGAACACCCTTGGCGAGTCGCATAACGTCCTTCTGTCCGAAGGCCGCGATGGTCTTGCCATTTTTCTTGATCAGGTCGGCGAAATCAGACAGCGGGAGACCAGCGGCAGCGGCAGACCGCGCCATGGTGAACAGGCTTCCGTTGAAGGTCTGACCGACCTCGGCTGTATCCCGGTAGGTGCGGATGAGGTTTGTCGCGCCGCCGATCATGCCGCCGATGACGCCACCCATGCCGAAGTATCCAGCGAACTTGGACAGTGACCGACCGGCCTCGTCTGAGTTCTGACCCAGGACGCCAACGCCCTTGGCTGCGCCCGACAGGGAACGACGCATGATGCCCCGTTCGTTCTCATCGAGCTTGTGGGATTTGCGGCTCTGGCCTTCGCGACGCTTCAGATCACCGTCGAGCTTCACCCTGGCCTTGGCACGATTGTCTTCTTCGCGATCACGGGCGCGGTCCTTTGCGCTCGTGCCAGAACCGGAAGACTTGGAGTTGCGATTCTTCTGATCGGCGAGCGAGCGCGTGACCCTATCGAGAGAACCAGTGTTCTTCCGAAGTTCATTCATGAACTGCTCAAACTGTTCGGAAGAAATATCGCTCATAATGCCCGCATCTGCTAGTATTCATTGATATTTATGTGTTCGATTATGTGGGCAGTTTATGCGTCCATAAATACGGACATAAGTCATTCCAAAGGAACTCATGACCAACATTGTTGACGGCCCCGAGACCGAAGTTGCGATCAACCCACTCACCAAGTATTTCCGCGTTCCGGGTCTCGACGTGACTCTGCCGACTCAGGGTATGTTCTTCCCCGCTGGCACGGCGTCTCTCCAGGAAGGCGGCACCGCCTCCATTCTGCCGATGCGGGCAGCGGACGAACTCCTACTCAAGCATCCCGACATGCTGCTGAGCGGCAAGGCCATTGAGGAACTCATCCGTAGCTGCGTTCCGGCCATTCACGACCCCATGCTGGTAAGCACGCCGGACCTCGATGTCCTCCTGCTCGCTATTCGTGCAGCGACCTACGGGGACGAGATGGAGGTGCAGGCCGACTGCCCGAACTGTGGCGCCGAGAACCTCTTCGGAGCCAACCTGCCGATGATCTTGCAGAACGCCAAGGTGATCACGGAGGAGGACATCCAGGTTCGCCTGTCAGACGATCTGGTCGTCTATGTCCGGCCCTACAACTTCAAAGACGCCACCCGGCTGTCGATCATGACCTTCAACGAGACCCGCAAGGTTCAGAATATCGAGAACACCGACGAGGAGCCCGACGCCAAGGTCAAGCAGATGAACACCAGCATGGAATCGCTGACCAAGCTGTCGGTGGAAATCATGTCCGACTGCGTGGTGAAAATCATGACCCCGGATGGCGAGGTCACCGACCGCAACCATATTCGTGGCTTCGTGGTCAACACGACCAGGAACTGGACGTCTAAAATCGACGAAAAGCTTCAGGAACTCAACGAGAAGGGCATCGACAAGTCTGTCAAGGCAACGTGCTCGTCTTGTAAGCACGAATGGGACACCAGCATCGAGTTTGACCCGGCAAGTTTTTTCGATTCCGGCTCCTGAGGGCCACGACCTACGAAGGGGTACAGGCTCTGATCAACCAGTACCGGTATGAGCAGAGAGAACTCAGGCAGCACATCATTTCCATCCTGTGGCACATGCGGGGTGGGATTTCCCGCGAAGAAGCGTGGAGCCTTGCCCCGGTTGAGCGCGCTGATATAATGAAGTTCATCGAAGAACGAATGAAGATCGTCGAGAAAACAAAGCTACCCATGATATGACGAAACGTATATCCGACAGCGAAATCTACGTCTCAGTCCCAGTTCCGAAGTCGATGGTTTCGGAGATGGGGGACCTCATGGCCGAGTTCTATCCAGGCCTACGCATCAACGAAGTCAGCACCACTATGCTGGCTTTGCTCTTGCTCTCAAGGGGAGACAACGTTGAGTGGATGCGTGGCATGGTGGATGAAATCAACCTGCCAAACTACGAAATCGCCGCCCGAGAACATCCCGTGGAAGTAGAGGGCAACACGACCGCCAATCTGGGTAAAATTCTATGGTGCGCTCAGAACGCATCTGCGGGATGGAGCTATCGGTTCGTTAGAAAACGTCGGAGGAATGCCGAACTCGTCACGGTCGGCCATGTTGAGTTCAGCTTCACCGAGCCCCTCGACGTATCGAAGTTTTTCTTCAGCTTCACGGACGCAAAGCCTATCGACTCTTCTGAATCTCTTCGATGTGGATACCAGCAAGGTTGAGATGACGCCGGACGTGCGTGCATCGCCATCCTGGCTTATTGTTGGCCAACGTCCGATATAGCTCAAGGACCGACTGCAAGCTGGCGTCCTTGCATCGCCACGTTCCGTTAGCCTGATTGACCACCAGATTGGAATCGCCGAGGAACTCGACGTCCGGGTAGCCGCACTCATCGGCGAGTGTGGCAGCCATCAGAAGGGCCAGCCACTCCGCCTTGTTGTTCGTGCCGTGGTCGAGGCGATAGTGAACCACTTTCTTGGCGATGCCGGGTTGGTCTGGCACGAACACGCATGCCTCCATGGAGCCGGGGTTGGGCTGGCAGCCGCCGTCGAAGTAGATTTTCATCAGAAGTTTTGGAGTTCCTGACCGCGCTTGGTCTTGATAAAATACTGATGACACTTCGCAGTGGTGTGCATCTTGGTGACGGAGACGCCGGGCCTCACCTCGGTGGTGACCAGATACCGGTCTCCTACAATGCAGCCGTTGGCGAAATAGTCAACCGCCGACAGGCTGGCCACGCATATCGCGACCACGAATCCGACTGCCACCAATGTGGCAATCCGGTCGTCTTTGTTCTTCATGGCCGGGCCATTTTTCTGACCGCCCGAGCCTGCGCTTTCGCGGCCTCGCGCATGTAATCCCGAGCCAGCTTCGGGGCCTTTTCCTTCACATATGTGGATGGCGTGTGGCGGCCGGGGTCATCCTTGAGGAGACGCTTCTTGTAGAAACCACCGCGACCATACTTGACCGCCTGCTGGACGTCCGCAGGAGCAACCCCACGAACGCCAGCTTCGATTTTCTTGACCTCGCCACCACGAGCCAGGAACTCCGCCATGTAGTCGGTCAACGGCGCGCACCCCGGATGTTGTTGACGCCCGTGGCGTCCCGGTTTCGAGCACCCCGCAATCCCGGAGGCGCACGGTCGCCCTGCCGGAGCGGCGGGTCGGTCAGGCGCAACAGGTAGTCGGCTTTTTCCTGATAGCGGAACTCGACGCCCCATTTGTTCCGGTCATTGCTTTCGCCCTCGCGAATGATGCAGACATTCCACTTCGCGTCAGTGGGCAGAACCCCATGCAGCTTGATCGGCACGGCGTTGTAGGCCGAGCGCACCGCCTTGCCGTCATCGACCACGACTGCTCGGTTGACGAGTTGGACGTGACGCTTCACCCGCCCATCGTGGGGCTGAATGAGGGTGATGGGCCCAGAGGTCTTTTTCATCATGTCCTCGGCTTGCGAGCGATGCGTCCGAACCATCTCGACCACGAGGGCACGACGGGTCGCCGGATGCAGGGAGACGGTGTTACCGACTGCGCCCAGCAGCAGCTTCGTGCGCTCGTCGAGGCTCGACCGTCCGTTCTCATCAAAGAGATAGGCGCGATAGGGCTCCAGGGTCTTCGGAAGGTTGTCCGAGGTCAGCGACGAGATCGAGACGCCCAGCGCGGCCATTTCACCCAGAAGGGCTTCATTGATGGTGGCGAAGATTTCCGGCGACGTGCGGAGCCACGGGGCGAACCCGGCCAGAACACCGTTGTAGTAAGAAATCTCGTTGCGGATGAAAGAGCGCAGCCGGGGCTTGTCGTCCGGGGCAACCTCTGCTTCAAAAGTCCATCGTGATGGCATATGCGCCATAGTGTTTCTCCAAATATGAGAGCATCATATCCAGCGAGACCTCCGAAAAGCAAAATGTTTAGGGGTTGGGCTTCAGGGTGTTGGCCTGAATGCGGGCCGATATCCATTTGTTGAACGACAGGGGGTCCAATAGGGCATGTGAGACCATGATCTCGTAGGTTTCCCAGTAGGACATCTCGGATTTGGAAGCACAAATCCGCAGAACCGTTCGGGTGAAATCGTCGGGGTTCAGGGTGACCAGGGCTTTGAGTTCATCCGAGGAGCCGTAGTATTTGGGCCAGTCGGATGCCTTCTGGGAAATCCGGCGCCGTTTCTTGCCCTTTAGGGGTGGCTTGGCCACGCGGTTCCAGAAAATCTTCTTGCCGATATAATACATCCCGGTAGAGATTTGCTCAATGCGATAGATGAAACCAACCGCATCTTCAGGGGCCTGCGTAAACTCTTGGCCATCATACATCCACATACCCCTATTTACAGTTTACAGCACCGGCCCTCGTGTTGTAGTGTGCTGGCATGCGCTTGAAGAGAGGCGAGGTCGCCAAGAAGCGGCGTGTTCGCACCCGGAGGACAAAAAGAACGGCACCGAGCATCCGCTCGATGATTCGTCCTGCCCGCTACGCTGGGTTCGATTTCATGGTGCAGTTGAAGCCGGTGTCTCGTTGGGACTTCGAGATCATCGACCGTAATCCCCTCTTGGAAACCATCCGGGCGGCTGGCCTATCGCGCTTCAAGATCGTCAAGACCGATGGGTATGCGGATGCCTTCATTCGCATCTACGTGGCCAATATAGCTGCCGTCCTGGCTATCAAGATGATCGCGGGCGACGAAGTTTGGAAGATATTCCGTCTCGTCGATAAGAAGTAATTTGGTTCCCGGATAGGGGTTCTAATATACTTCATGTATGAACGAAGATGACCCCAAGCTTGACGAGTTCCTCAGCCTTCTGAATACCGCCGTTTCTGTTGAAGAACTAGAAAAAATCGAAGAAGATGAAGAAGAAGAACTCGACACATCTCTGAGTTTTGTTACTTCATCCAATACCCTTTGGGTGAACGGCAACGTCGGTATTGGCGCAAGCGTGGGTCATTCCACGTTGAGCTTCACCGGAGGAGCTACATTTTCAAGCGGCAACGCGTTCTCGACTTCGCATGCCGAATATCTACGAGGCGAGGAAATCGAAGGTCAGTTCGTCGTCGAGGTTAAATCTGAACTTCCGGTGGTGATCAAGACCCAGAACGGAGAGATCAACCTCGACAAGCTGGCGGCAATGATGACTCGTATGGACGAGGTCTTCTGTGTGGTCGAGAAAATGAACGCCGACGACCCAAACTTTCCCGCACTCCAGACGGCATATCGGCACTTCCGGGTCGTCGAAGCTATCGCCCGCAGCACGCCTCCGCCCGAAGATGGCGAGTGAGTGGTTCAACACCGCCTACATGGCGGTGAGATCGGGTCATCGACCCCTATATGACGTTGTGAGACGCCCGCAGTGGCATAACCTGACAGTCGAGGGAGCACTGGCGGTCTTGCTGGACAAACGATTCAGCGTGCCCCTCAAATATCATATCGACGATGCCTATATGGCCTCGGAAGAATTCCTCAACCTTCTCGACGAGACCAACACCGACCTGGGGCCATGGGTGTCGTTTCGCCACAACGAATCCGTCTACATGGTTTTCTCAAGCGCGGCAGACGCGGCGGTGTTTCGCCTGATGTGGTCCGCCTACTAGAACCGACCCAAGGCGTCGATGGCGAGCGGGATGTCTCCCCAGATCGCGGCGGCCTTGTCGCCATAGAAATAGTCCGGCTGCCCGGAATCGCGCTTTTTCTGAAGAGCACGAAGGTTGTTGTGCATGGTGTTCTTGAGACTGTGGAAGCCGAACATGAACTCCTCCAGACCCTGCACGTCTCCAGCGGCCTTGAGTTCCTTGATGCGCGGCACCGCATTGCGGACGTCTTCCATCTTGAAGTCGCCCATGATGAGGAAGCCCAAACTGGAAAATGTTTTGATCACATTCAGCGACGCCATGAAGGCCGCGTTGACGGCCGATTTCTTCTCGGGATTGTCGCGGGCCATGCGGAGGGCCGTAGCGGCTTCCTTGTAGGACGCCAGGATGGCCTTGCCGATGGGGGCGAGTTGTCCGGGCTCGACAGTGATCTTGCCGCCAGACTCGACGAAGTCCCGCATCGATATTGCGGTGCGGGGCGTCATCCGGGCGCCTTCCAGGACACCGTTCTTGCCCCCGTAGGCGAGCCACTTCGCGATCACGTTCAAGTAATCGGGCACCTCATCCATGGAGTTGATGTAGTTGCCGCCATAGAAAATCGGGATGAAGTCTCTGACGACGATGCCGGGGTTCTTGCGGGCCAACCCATGCAGGGTGTCGAAGCCCATGTGGTGCTCATCGGAGCGCGCGATGGGGATGATGTGGTTCGACGTCTTCGAGATCATCGTGTAGCCGACCTCACCCATAGTTCCCGGCTTTGCGTCGCCATCCCCCATGGAGTTGCCATCGTAGACGTAGACGCGCCACCGCTCGACGTCCGCGAGGCTATCGGTGATCTGATATTTCTTCGGGTCCAGCGCAGGGTGGAGTTGGAACGGCTGGATGGATTCGACGAGGGTGATCAGATTGCGCATCGGATATTTAGCCCTCAAATTCTCTAAGCATCACGGACCTCGGGGAATCGGAGACGGAACTCCACCCCGGCACGAGCTTTCTCGAAAGCGACCAGGATTTTTCCTTGCCTCGGGCACAGGATGACTGTCCAGCGACCGAGTTCCAGATCGTCTGCAATGATTTCGAGAATGGCCTGAACGACCATCTCAACATCGTCATCGCGATACTCAATGAAGGCTTCGAGTTCGAACACGACCTTGATGGCCTTGACGACTCGTTCGGGCGTGGCCGCGAACACGCTGCCACAATAGTCGAGATAGCCAGTGGCGGTAAGTTCCGCCCGCCGTTGATTGGCAACCCCCCACCGGCCCTGTAGGAGGCCGTGCGGGAACTGCGGAACTTTTTCGCTGATTTCCGACGCGGTTTCGAGGGAACGGAGATGCATCAAACAATCCCCGTGTGCGTCGGTCCCGAATAGAGGAGCATGAATTTGGCGATGTCTTCTTTGTTCGTGAAGCACACGCCCCAGGACATGCCGAGGCTGACGCCCCGCACGGAGGTCCACGGCCCGTCGAAGGGGTCGTCCTTCAGGTATTCGATGAGGTCTTCAACGGCACCGAGACATTCCAGGAGGCTGTCGATCAGGGCTGCATGCCGATATCCGCGTTTGGCCATGGCGACCATCTGGACGGCAGCTTGGTCGCCATTCAGATATTCGAAAATGCTGGCTGGCGGCGAATAGCCGGGGAGATGGGAGAACTGATAGACGCCGTTGGACGAATATCCGCCAGTCATGACGAGATGGAGTTTGTCGATCTTGACGCCAGCGTTACTTTCCATACCAGCACCAGCGGGGCTCAATGGCGAGGAAGGCGTAGGGGTCATTGGCGACGTGCCCCCACGCCTCGTTGTAGGCCCGGAAGCCCTTCTCCTCGGTGATGTCGGAATCGTTGAAATCGTTTTCGGGGTACTCGATATCCTGGAGCCAGGACAGGATGGAATCTGCCGCAGTCTCTGGGGTATCGAGTGGATAGGGGAAGGGCTCGGCGGTCTTGCTGTCGGTCCAGAACAAGATCAGCCGTGCAGGCTTGCCTTCGCGCTCCTCGACACGAAAATGCGTTGCGCGGCGGTGCTGGCCGAGCATAATCTGCATCACCGAGACGAGGTCTCGGCGACTACGCGTCCCAATATCGATGGAGAAGTTGTCCATCAGCGAACCCGCTTGGACGGCTGGCCGGGCAGAATCATGGCGCCGCCACTCGCGCGACAATCGTCGGCGAAGCTCAGACGGGCGTCACCGTCGATTTCCTCGACGACCGGGAAGGGACCCACGTTGGGTTCCTTGGCGGCCTTCTTGGTCGTCTCGTCGATCTGACGCACGTAGTCGCCCACGGACTGCCCCTGAACGGTGCAGAACCATTGGACGGGCGGCTGGCCTTTCTGGGGCGGGGTGTTGTGGTTGTCGAACCAGTAGTCGAGGATGCGTTCGGCGTCCTCGCGGTCCTGCCAGCCGGTCGCGCGTTCGATCTTCACCCAACCCGCGCCGTCGTAGGCGTCCTTGGGACGATATCCATCATAGTAGAAGGCGCGGCCGAGGCGAATGACGAACATCAGAGCACACCCTGGCTGACCACGACCATGCGGTCGATGCCGAAGGCGACCTCGAAGACCCGGTTGGGTTTCTGGCCGGGGATGTCAGGGAAGTCGGTGCGGATGGAGGTCGAGGCGACTTCCTTCCATTCCGGGGTGCCGGTCGTGGGCGACGTCCACAGGACTTCGATGTCGATGGTCTCCGTGGAATACGAGGGCAGGCGGTCGCTCGGAACCAGCCGGGTTTCCAGACCGGTCAGCTTGGCGACCACGGGCACGAGCGCATCACGAACGGTCTGCGGGATGGGCGCCATGGTGTTCTCGCCGTAGATGCACTGGAACTCCAACTGGTAGAAGGAATTGAAGCGCAGCTTGGCCGCCGTCGCGCCGTCCGAGCGTTCCTGCCGGAAGCTCTGGCCCATGGTGTAGACGCAGAAAGGCGGCTTGGCGTTGGTGGACCGGAAGAGTTCGACCGCCATCAGGTAGGAGCCCATCGTGGTCTCAGCCCGCAGGGCGTAATCCTGGCCTGCGATCTGGTCACGGAGCACGAAGACGTCGTCGTCGGCGTAGGCTGCGGACATGAGGCTGCGCGGCATGAGGACCGGAGTGTCGGTCTCCTCGAAACGCCACATCTGGTTCATGTCCAGCAGGGTCTTCTGCACGCAGCCGACCAGCGAGGACTTGATGATTTCGCGGAGGCGAATCTCGTGGTCACGCCATGAGCGAAGCGCGGTCGTATCGTAGGGGGCGGATGACATGGTGGGCTCTCTCTAAAGGTCCCGCCACCATAGTGGGAATGATTATTTCGTCAATCAAAAAAAGTCTGTCTTGTCATCGCCGAAGCGAAGCTTAAACGCCATCATGTCACGCTCTCTGGAGAACTTGATCTCCACTCTACAGTATTGACTGGGAGGAAAAGTGGCCCAAAGGGATTTCTGCCTTGCGCAGTTAGCATTCATCCAGACCCGTCCGGTGCAGTTCCGGTTCGCGAACGCGATCATGCATTCACCATCTCGGTCGAACTGGTAATATTCCTGAACGAGAGGATAGGTGTCGAAATCATATTGGAGGATGAAACGGGGTTTCTCCAATAGAGACGATATTGCTCCCCGAAAGGTGAGGCAAATCTCGACGGCGTAGAGGATTTTGTCTCCTCTCTGCCCCGAACTATCCGCCCAGGTTCGCCGAACGACCTTCATCGCGGCGCCGGGGTGGTCCAGTCATGGAAACGAATGGCGGCGCGGTAGAATCGCAGCCACGCCAGCACCTGCATGACAGGGTGGCCGATGAGATTGTGGACTGCCCACGCGTGCTTGGGCCAGTTGAGGCGGCGTCCTTCCAAGGCGGAGGGCTTGAGGAGCATGACGGTCTCAATGGCATCGTTGCCCTCGGCGACGTGACGCGCCCCCGACTTGGTGACGATCTCCACGCGCGCGAGACCGGTCTCGGGGAGGATGACCTCCGCGATCTCGTCCGGTGCAAGCAGGTGGAGACCGGCCTTGATCATCAGAAAATCAGGTCGAGAATCGAACCGATAACAAACAGGATGAGGCCGAGCACGCCAAGTTTGGCCTGAAGATCGAACGGATTGTTGGTGCCGGGCTTGAACGGGCGAAGCATTCCGTAGATGCCGAAACCAATGCTGGCCAGCAAGGCGAGCACGGCCAGGATGTTTGCCCCCAAGAGGAGGAGTGCTCCGGCAAAAACGATCAGGCCGAGCGAGATCATTTTTTCTTTGTTGGTTGCGATTTGCATCAGTCGGGTTCTTCCAATTTGACGGTGACGGGTTCGAAGTTTTCCTGGCCGAGAGTTTCGAGCCAGTGCGTAACGGTGTCGGGAACCGACAACAAGACGGCTTTCTGGAACGGTTGATTGGGCCGCCCTCCCTTTCCCACGTAGGTTCCTGGGATGAGAGAACCATCGCGGCCTCTGCCTTTGCAACGTAGAACGACGAATTCTTGAGTGGCCATGCTGCTATTTAACTTACGGTAGCGGACGCAAGGGTCTCAAGGAAGATCAGGGCCTCTTCCCGCATGGCTTCGTGGTTGGTCGTCACGCGACCAGACCACCCGTCTTGGCCGACAGATCGAAGTGCGTTTCGATGAAGGCGATCACTTCCAGCGCGGGCGTCGAGCGCGAGAACACGATGTTGGGGCCGTGCTCATCCAGCATGACGGCCTTGATGCCCGGTGCGACCTTCTGGAGGCCCCGTGAGGTGGCTTGGCCGCATTGGTGGCTGCCGCACTCGTTAGGCCTCTGATCGACGTGTGAGAGGACTTCTGACGCACCATCACGGGGTGGGCAGTGGAAATGCACGATGCACTCGGCCTCGGGGTGCTCGCGGAAGATCACCCGCTGAGACTGGCCGCCGACGCTGGGCTTGCCGCCGTGGGCGATCACTTTCTCGTCCCCGTATTCGACCAGGATGAGGCCTTCCTCGGGAAGCTTGTTGAAGTCGCGCTTGCGGCGCGATGTCAGGATGGAGCCGTCGTCGATCTTGGCGGCGAAGTGGCCCACCGTCGCGCCCCGGAAGGGCTTATAGGCGCCACGCACGATGCAGTGATTGACGACCTCGCGGAGGTTCTCGGGCACACGGGGGTCACCCCACGCCACAGGCGGACCATCGACGACGGTCGAGCGCGTGAAAGTGTTGGTCGAGCGCGAGAGCAGCATTTCGACCAAGCCGTCGAGGCACTCGTTTCGGTCATGCGTCTGGAAGTGACGCGATTCCTCGGGTGTCACGACCATGTTGAGGCGCGTCACCGTGTCGTTGGCCAGCACCAGATTGGCGGAGTTGGCCTTGAGGAGATGGAGCCCGGCCGCATACTGTTCGTCCGGCGTCGCCCCCGTCGTGGTCTTGAAGGCGACGAGGAAGATGTCCTTCCGCTCCTTGCGGATGCGCGAGATCAGCTTGTCGGCGGGGTCGAGGGCCATCCATCGACTGCCTTCACTGGTTTTCAGCCTCTCCTCATGGGAGCCAGAATTCGTCCTATCCCAAAGGTAGGTTGACGGCGGCTGTGCCGTCTTCATCACCACACCGTCGTAGTCGCACAGGGCGGCGTTCATGATAATGACGCGGGTCTCGGGGTCAGCGATCAGCCCATCCACGAGATCACTGACATCCTGGTTGGTGACCAGACTGCTCGTGTGATCGGCCATCTTGGTCAGATGTAGGGTGACCTCGCGCTCGGCCTGCTCTTCAAGCACGGTCGCGTAGGTGTTCGAAATCGCGCGACCTTCGCGCGCCGCTTCCACCATGGTGTTGATGATGACGCGTTCGAGATAACGGGCCGTTCCGCCGAATGCCGGAGCCGCCAGAGCGAGGTGGTTGCGAACGTGGGAGAAAGTCCCACCGCCGATGACGTGTATCATTGCTCGGTCTCGATGAAAGGGGCGGGTTGGTCGTTTTTGTGGAGGATTTCGGCTTCGAGGTTGTCCTCGTGATAGCCCATGCCGGTTTTCTTCTCGGAGTCGATGCGGACATAGTGGCCCACAGGGACTTCGCCCTTCGCGGTGATCATCTTCGCGTCGGTGGGGTCACACGGGTTCGAGACCACGCAGACGCCGAGGTCGAGTTGATGTCGGACGAGAACCCGATCACCTTTGGCGAACTTCATTTTTCCTGCTCCTTCAAGGCGGCCTCAAGGGCGCGCTGAAGCACCTCGGGTGGAACAGCGAAACCATCCCGAGACAGTGACGCCATCATGGCCGCGACCGGAGCTTCGACGACCGGCTCAACGTAAATTTCCGCGTCAATGCTGAACGAGGCGCCCTTCACTGAGCAGGAACCGTTCTCGATAGTGGCCGTGACATTGACGACGCTGCACGACCGAATGGACAGCGGGTTGCCCAACCGGTCCAGAATAGCGTTGATGTCATCCCGCAGACAGAAAGGCCACGCGTGATCGCTCGTCGCCACGACGTCGCCGGTATGCTCACCGGGGACGACACCGACTTTGTTCTCGTCGGCGAACATGACGATCAAGTTCGAGTCGGCGGCCCACGTCCAGACAACGTAGTCCCAGCCGTTCTTGCGCGCCAGTTTCTCGACTGCCTTGAGGTTCGGGACTTCGGTCATCAGTTCTCGATCAGCCACGCGTCTTCCGTGCCCTGCGGGTTGGCCAGGAAGGAATCACAGTCTTCGGAGTTGGCGAACTCCGTCATTTCGGCCAGCCACCTCTTCTCGTTGAGGCCGGAGAAATATTTGGCGCAACTCGGGTCAACCTCGACCCTGATCTTGCCGTTGTGGACCGTACAGGCGAACATCACGCCTTCCAGCAGGGTGTCCCCTACGGAGTAGCCGTCCAGAAAGGCGACGTCGATCTCGGTCGGGGCGTCCTCGTCTCCCTTGACGAAAACCTTCATGCGCTGGCCTCCAGCTTGTCCTCACCGGCCTCCAGCTTGGCCCACTGAGCGGCCTCCACGGCTTCATATTCATCCTCGGTCAGGATGGAGGTCTCGCCGACCTCGAAGCCGAAGTCGCGGAAAACCTGGGCCCATTTTTCGAACAGTTCGTCCTGTTTCTCGACGGTGACGTCCATTGAGCCGAAGCCGAGGATTTCGAACTGAGGATTGAAGGCGACTTCGTGGCGGCCATACTGGTCTTCCAAGGCCGCCCGGTGGATGAACTGGTCGGATTCCAGAGCGGCCTCAAAGGCGTCAAACTGCGCCTCGGTGCCATCGACTGACAAGACGAAGATGCGATGAACATCGTTTTCTGCGTGGTCTGAGAAGGCGACGAACCCGAAGGTGAACAGTTTGCGCATCAGCGGTTTCCTTTTGCGGACGATTTGGCGAGCTTGTGTCCGGCGACGAAGCGGCGGCTCTCGGCCATGAGTTCCTGGTCGAGCGCGCTGGTCTTCGGGTTCGAATAGACGGTCTCGTTGTCCTTCAGCTTCTTCTTCAGGACGGCGAGTTCATCGCCCTTTTCGAGGATGACCCGAAGGCTGGCCACGAGGGCTTCACGGGTGACCGGGATGCCGGGCTCGGTCTGGTCGGGGTCCTCGTTATACATGCGCGTGAAGGCGATGCTGGACCCGCGCACGAGTTCACGGATGTCGCGGATGTCGTCCTCATAGGCGTTCAACCACCGCTCCAGTTCGCGGTCGAGGTGGCCACCATCGCCCGAGGCCATGTCGGCGATGTTCAGCATCGCGGCAACCATGTTCTCTTCGCGAGTGAGGAAGAAATATTTCACGAGTTTCTCCAAGGGATTTGGTTTACGAATATAACGGGCTTTGTCGTTCTGGCAAGGGGTTTAGAACACGTCCGAAAATATAAGGCGAAACTCTATCTCGGCCGCAGCAGTCTGCGCGGCGACGATGAGGGGCCATCGTGAATTCGTGACGGTGAGTTGGGGATGCTGCTCAGCAAAACGGGCGGCCTCGCGTTCCCGCGCACAGACCGGGCAGGGCACGCGCCCGACGCCAACCGGCGCATTGCCAGTGCAGGACGGAACCGCGATCTCAATCACTGCACCAACTCCCCGTAGAGGAGAAGGAACTCCATGCGGGCCGCCTCATCATCGGCGTGGATGCGAAGATCATTCTCGGGAGTCCACTGCGTTTGCAGTCTGGGATGCTCTCTGGCGAACTTGGCGGCACGTTCGCGATCAATACAAAAAGCACACGAGCCCACCGACAAGCCGGAGTTATCACACGACCGAATCTTTAGCACATCAGCCACGGGCACGAATCCCCTCAAGCTGAACGCGGAGTTCATCGCATTCTTCGCGAGATGGTTTGCCCTCGCTGGCGTTGATGATTGACGACACTACCGAGGCGGAGACCTGGGCCCCACGGGCGATGTCGGCCATCGACCGCATCGTGCCAAGATGGTTGGACCACACATAGGCGGTCAGATCGTCGCGGGTCTCGAACTTCCCGGTCGTCTTCGGGCGCCGGGCTTTCTTGACACGCGGCTCGGGGACGGGCGGCACCCATCCGGCGACGAAGATGTAGGTCTTGCCCCCGCTGGTGTCGTAGCCGAGGTCACGGGCCATCTGGAGGCATTTGTGGCAGTCGTGACTGTCCAGCCCCTCGGTGATTCCATGGCGGCAGGTGCGGTATTCCCAGAAAGACATCAGTATTTCCCGTTCAGCGACTTGCCGCCTTTGAGGGCGTGAACCATCAGGGCGTCGCCCAAAATATCCCCAAGATTGGTCTGGCCGGTTTCTTCACCAGCCCGCCAGGGCTCCTCAGCCTTGCGCTGGGCCTCTAGGCGGTCGATGCGGGCGCGACGTTGTTCCGGTGTTTCACGTGGCATCGGGAAGCTCCGTCAGGAAACGCTCGATAGTCTTTTCGAGGTCGCGGACGCGCGAGATGTGATCGCGTTTCTCGTCGGCCAACGACTTGCGGGCGGAGAGAAGGTGATGACGCATGTACGCGTAGGCTTCCTCGGGCTCGATGGCCCGCATGGACTTCCGGGAGTCCGTCGAGGCCAGTTTCTCATCGACTGAGTAGCCCTGTCCCTGTTCCTTCATGTCGTCGAGCGACATCACCCAGAAGACGCCGCCGCGAACGCGAACGATTTTGGCCGGGCAGTCCCAGCCGAACGTGGATGTGTCGCCCGAATACCAGATGTAGTTTCCGACGACGATGTGTTCGACCGGAAGGCTCATTCGGACTTGCCCCAGACGACGTCGGTTTGGCTGATAGTGGTTTCGACGCCAGCCTTCCACTGCCACACAACACCGCCGTAAGGTCCGGTGGTCGCGGCATCATCATACCAGTGTAGAGTGATGACCACCCAGGTGTCGTCGCTGTTCTCGCTGATGCCATGGAGCATCACACGCATGCTCTCGTGGTCGGTCATGAAGGAATCAAACTGAAAATCGTCTCGATGGGACCGCTGGCGGAGAACCAGAAACTGGGGCAACTCCACGCAGGGATTTTCGACGGCAGTGTTGAGGACTGCGAGGAACTTGGTGATGTCGATCATTTGATTTCAAACTCCTCGGTCCACATGACCGTCATGTTCTTGTAGGTCACGGTATGGTGGAGAACCTTCCAGCCAAGGTCGGTGGCGGTGATGAACAGGGTGGGGAACGGCTTGCCCTCCTCCCAGATGTAGTGGCCATAGCGGAACACCTCCGGGTCGCCCCACGAACCGACGCATTTGTCAGCGTGCGTGCTGCTGCACCGTTTGAGCCGACGCGTCTCCAGCTTCCCCTTCGCGGCGATTTTGTCGAAAATATCCGACCCGAATGCCTTGACGGCTTGCTCGCGCGAATACCCCTTCCTCTTTTTAAGGTCGGTGTAGTCGGTGAACAGCGAGGTCTCGGGGATAATCAAATTCGAGCCCCCATGTAGACCGTAACATTGAAGACGACCGACTTCAGGCCGCGCGTGCCCCCGATGACGGGGAGCGAAAGCGATTCCATACCGCTGAGGGCCACGTAGCCGACTTCATCCATGACCGGCAGATCGCGCAGCAGGGGGCGCGACGGGATGGCCGAAATCAGGGCGTGAACGTCGTCCATCAGCATGTGGGTGGTGAATGCGTTCGCGGTCTCGCCGAGGTCTTGTTGAACCCAGTCGGGTCCGCCGACATACTGGAAGGTGACCTTGATCATCTTAGAACCTCAGGCTCGGCTTCGTCATTCCCTGCGGGGTGATGACGTGGTATTCGTCGTCACCGCCCTCCTCCTGATACCTCAGGACCAGCTTACCCGACGCCATGTGGGCGGCGATCTTCGCGGAGTCGGTTTCGTCCCAGCATCCCCAGACCGTGATGCCGTTGCGATAGGTGCCGTCCTGCCGGTCGAAGAAAACGACGCCCCCATTCTGGAATTCGATTTCGATCAGCCGCTTCGGGTCCGGCCCAACGCGGCTCTCGATGAGTTCGCGGGTGTAGTGGTTCTTCAGGAGCGCGGCGTTCAGCGCGTCGATGTCCTTGAAGACCACGTTCTCGCTCTGGTGGACTGACAGTTGGTTTTCGCTCGACATGCGGGGCTCCGAAAAATGGTTTCCCCAACCTACAGCGAAATTCTATCTTGTAAAGGAAAAACGAAGAAAGGCCCCCGAAGGAGCCTTTCTCTTTAGTTGTGGGCCTCGTCCTGGTCCAATGTAGTAAAACCGTTTTCCTTCCTGACCCACATCGTTCGGTCGATGCGGCCAACGAGTTCCTCGCGGTGGCTGATGAGGAAGACGTTCTTGCCACGGTCTCGGGCCATCCCCTTCAGAACACCCAGAGCGGCTTCGGCGCCCTGGCCACACATCCCGGAGTCCATGAGTTCATCCAGCCAAATCAGGTTGATCGACGTGTTCATGCTTTCCCAGACATCGCGGAAGCCCCACGAGGTCGCCATGATGACGCGGTTCATTTCGCCACGAGAGAGTTGCTCGAAATCGTAGTCCTGGCCCAGGAGGGTGATATCTACGGTGAGGTCAGATTGGAACTGAACCTCGTGCGGAAGACCAAGCTTGTCGAGGTAGAAATTCAAACGCGAGTTCAGATAGGAGAGGTTCTGGTCGATGATGCGCTTGCGAATGAACGAGTCCTTTCCGGTCAGGAGCTTCAGAAGGAATTCCTGGTGCTTGAGGAGTTCAGTCAGGTTGTTGATCGGGTCGTAATCGATCACTTGCAAGGCAGCTTTGAGGTCCGTGACTTGGTTCTCGAAGGGGTTGACGGCTTCGAGTTCCTGTTTGAGATCGCGCTCGATGGCGTCGCGGGCTTGCTTGGTCCGGTAGACGTCGTCGCGTGACTTGAAGTTTACGTCCGGTTTTTCACCCAGTTCTCCCAAACGATTCAACGTGGTCTCGATGTCGCGAATGATGCGGTCCATTTTGACCTTGCCCGCCGCGAGTTCAGCGTCCTTGGCGTCGGCCTCGATGAGGAGGTCGGCCTGTCGGGTTTTCTCTTCATCTTTCAGTTGCTCGATCTCGACGAGGACGAGTTCCGCTTCATCGCGGGCCTGAATGGCTTCAGCGTCTTCGCGGTCGGCCTTGGTGATCAGGTCAGCTTTCTGGGTCTCCAGGTTGGACAGCACGGTTTTGAGGTGATCGGTGCCCTTCAAACCCTGCCCGCAGCAGACACAGTCAGAGGAATCGCTGGCCAGGATGTCGGCGTCGATCTTCAGAATATCCTTGCGGAGTTTGGTGGCAGCATTGACGTGACGATCTGCGTAACCGAGTTTGCGGTCATGGTCGGCCATCATGCGCTTCACCTGTGCCTCCACGCCCTGAGCGGCGGATGCTCGTAGTCGTCGGGCCTCAACCTCCACGGCGGAGAGTTCTCGCTTCAAGAGACTGACCTCGCGTTCGCCACCGTCTAGGGCAGCAGTGAACTCGCGTTCGCGTTCCATGAAGGCATCAAGAGCATCGAAGAGCTTGATCTCCGCGTCGAAGTCCATGGCTTCCATGAGGGCGAGATCGGCCGTCAGCGTGTCGATGCGGGTTTTGCTCGTCCGCCCCCATGTATCGAATTTCAGCACGGCCTGCGTGACGGCGTTCTCGATGCGGGAGTTGGCCTCAATGGTGGCATTGATCGATGCGGTCTGGTCCCGGATGCCGTCCTTGGTCAGCGTGATGAGCTTCTTCAGGACATCGGCCCGCTGACTGATCTGCGTAATGCCGAGCAGTTCTTCGATCACGGCTCGCTGGTCGCTCACGCTGAGCTTGAGGAAGGGGTCGGTGAAGGTGTTGAGGGCCACGATGTGCTTGAACATCGTGTGCGTCATGCCGAGCAAGCGTTCGATCTCTTCCTGCGTATGGCGGTTCTCGCCTTGCGCCTCGTCGGTCTCGATCTTGAGTTCCTCGTCATTGCTATAGAGCTTCATGACGTCTGGCTTCTTGCCGCGCTCGATGCGGTAGGATTTTCCATCCCGTTCGAACTCGATGGTGACCAACATCGCCTTGCCGTTGATGTTGTTGATCAAGTTGGGGATTTTGATCTTCGTCAGCGGCTTGCCGAACAGAGCGAATGAGATCGCTTGCAGCATGGTGGATTTGCCCGCTCCGTTGCGGGTCGTGCCTCCATTGCTGTCCGTGCTCGAACCCAGGACCAGAGTCAGTCCAGCATCATCAAGCTTGATAGCCTGCGTGACAGCACCGACGCTGAGGAAGTTCTTCATGGTGACGTTGGTGATCTTGATCATACAGGGAATCTCAGTTTGAATTCTATGGCGGTTTTCTCGTCGGTGAAGGCAAAGCCGGTAGCGGTGCGGAAGGCGTAGCCCTTGCTGTTGTGGGCCAGCCACATCCACATCTGGGCGAGTTCTTCGGACATGCGGAAGAAACCGTCGCCGTAATCGTTGACAGACGATTCCGCGAAGATGAGCCGGAACTTGCCCGAGGTGGGCAGGGTCGGCATGTAGGCCCGCTCGGTTGATTGACCGGCAAACTTGGAGCCATACTTGTGGAACCAGCGTAGGAAACGAGTGCGATCTGCCTTCTTGCCGAACAGGACAGTGATGTCTGTGAACTTCATTTCAACCAAGGGGGCGGCAGTGCTGAACGACGAAACGAGTTGAAAATTCGTGACGTCGGGGTTTCCGCCCAACCAGATTGCGAAATGGAACAGATTGAAGCAACGGTGCGGTTCACCGAGGCCGGGTTGGCGCAGGGACGGTGCGGTCTTTTCTTGAAGGGGAACCGCGTAAGTAACGCCCCACTCTGACAACCGACCTCTGCTAAGGTTTTCTTCTATCATTGTTGGAGTATAGACGAGCACCCCCGAGGAGTCGAAAATCGAAATCGGTTAACGGAAGATTTCGTTCTCGGCTGTACTTCATCGTTACTTGCGGGAAAACTGCTTGGCAAGAAACGCCAGCGGGGTTAAATAAGCGCATGACCCCTTATCTGTTTCACGGCACGTCCATCTACGCCATGCTGGAGATTGCCAGCCAGAACCGCGTTGAGGGCGGCCAGAACGATGATTTCCACCACGGCGTCAGCCTGACGCGCTCGCTCGATCTGGCGGGCGATTTCGCCAACACCTCCGATGTGATCTGGCGCGACCATATGGGGATTGGCGAAGACCTCCCCGAGACCACGGGGGCCGTTCTGGTCTTCAGTCGCGAGCTTCTCGAACAGGGCCACGAACTCACCGAGGTGGACTTCTTCGACGACGAGACCCGCGATGAACAGGAAGAGCGCACCAACGGCTCCATCGAAGAAGCCTCGACCTACATCGTCGCCATCGTGGTCAACCCGGTGGACCTGGAAACCTATGCGATGATGGCGTCACAGACCGACATGCTCTCCGACCCCACTGCGGTTATCGCATCGTTGAAGACCAGCGGCCTTATGATCTCGCCCGAGCAGGCATCGGCCAATTTCTCAGAAGCGTGAAACCAGACTGTAGTGCGTCTCGTTGACTATGCCGATGGAATCGTCCTGCATGGCTAGCTCAAGCATGGCCAGCCGTTTCTTGCGTCCGTTCCAGTGTATCGAGACTGGTCGGCATTTTAGACCAGACCATTTGTGCTCACACGCTGCGATGTCTTGCCGAGTCTGCACCGGGCCGATCTGATCAGAACCCCCCTTGGCCTGAACAGGGACGACGCATTCAACGCCATCTCTATCCCGACCGACGTAAATGTCGTCTATTTCTACTTGACCGATACTCGGTATCTTGGTTCGAAGATGGCTCTGAATACGATGGAAAGTTCCATCTAGAAACTTGCTCATCAGTCCATTATCTGCCACCGTGGCGAGAACGGACTGTTCGTCGTTGGTTCTATATTTCTGAACCATCTCTGGAGAGTTATCTATTACTTGGATTGTCTCGATGGTCTCGTTCGGGAGAATCCGGCACTCGTTGGCGAGGTAGAAACGGTAGAGGGCATCACCGGCTGGTTTGATAATCCACGTTTTTCCTGCCGGGGCGGTGTTCGTAATATGCGTCGGGAGTTCTTGTCTATACCGATATGAGTAGACGATGTCGCCAAGGTTCTTGGGCGTTTTTACGTTTTCTACTTGCCCGAGTTCTTCTCGGTCGAAAACAAACTCGGTAGCTCCGGGTGTGTAATGTTTGTAGAACACGGTAGTCATGATGTAAGAATAGGCACTAACTCTCATAACCCAATAGTATAGATGGGTTGCGAATACTTCAACTTTTTCTTGATGATTTTTTCGTTGACAAAATAATCCTCGGAGCTAATTTCAGGGGGCTCAACGAGGAACCCCCATGCTTCAACTTGTCCCCACCGCCACCGCACCGGAAACCGTCCGCTTCTCAGTTCATCGGTTCGATGACCTCGATACCGCGCCATTCAGCACCGACGACTATTCGCGGATGAAGTTCGGCGCAGACTCCGTGGCGAAACGGTTCGCCAACGAGATGGCCCAGGTCTTCTTCGATCAGCACCGCGAACTTCTGACCACCCGCTGCGTGGTCCTGCCAGCCCCGGCCACGACGGTTCCGGTGGCCTCGACGATGATGACCCTGCACTTCATCGACCGCCTCAATGTCCTGCTCGACCGGGCCGGAATGGAGCCCGTCGAGTGGTCGCACGTCCATCGCAATTTCTCATTCAACGACACCTACGCGTCCGCCGACAGCGACACCCGCAAGGAGATGCTGGCCCGCGACCGCACCTTCCTGAACACCGACTACATCGAAAACGCCACGATCATCTTCGTCGATGATGTGGTGATCACCGGCGCCCATGAGAACCGCATGGAGGCGTTCGTCCGTGACTGCGGCCTCGTCAATCAGATCGTCCTGGCCGCCTACGCGCGCTATGACGGCGTCGTGGCCTCCACGGAGATGAAGCTCAACCATGCGCGCATCAAGACGGCGGCCGACATGGTCAGCCTGTCGATGGACGAGCCCGACTTCCGCATCACCACTCGGGGCGTCCGACTCATGCTCGGAGAACAGCCCCAGCAGTTTGCCTTCCTCCTCAGCGAGGCAAGCTCGGATTTCGTGCGCGAACTCTATCGGTGCGCCATCGTGAAGGGCTATACCCGTCACGAGCCCTACGCGGCCAATGTTCAGGTTCTGCGGCTGGTCGTGCAGGAAATCGACGGATGAACATCGAACTACCCGGCGCCGTCCTTCCTTCGAACTGGGTTCTAGCGACGATGCCAGCCATCGAACGCCTGCAACCCGGCATCACGGAGAAGGGCGAGGGCTGGGTAGTTCTGGTCGCCCGCGAACATCGCGACGCCGCGTTCATCACTCAAGAAGAACGCTATCATGAGATGCTCGGGTGGGCACGAGAGAACAACATCGAAATCGACCTCCGCATGATCGCGCAAGTCGGAGATACATTCTGGAAGGCTGAGGTTGCCACCTACGGCGCCGCCTCCCTGTTCTATTTGAGGTGGTCGTAATGGCGTCGAAAGCCGAGATTCAAGAACGCAAAATCCGCAAGGCCGTCATCGCCGCCTTGAAGGAAGTCTCGCGATGGAAAGCCTACAAGGACAAGATCGTGCGCGACGACGGTCTGTGGATAAAGGAGGGAGACCATCGCGGCCACGAGGGCGCGACGCTCAATATCGGTTCGCCACATCACCGCGTTCCCCAACTGTACGTCAAACTCCAGCCCCACCGCCATCGCCAAACGGACCTCACCCGAGACGAACTCACTGACCTGTGGGACAAGATGAAGTTCTCGGAAGAGGGAGAATGTCTGTTGCCCCGGCCGGTCCTGGGACTGCTCGGGGTGGCCGAATGATCATTCTGACCAAGGGGCCCATCGATATGGATGCCCTGCTCGGCACATCGGCGATCAAGCTCAAGAAAGCCCCGACGATCAAGGTCGCCGAGACGGAGGCGTCGCCACACACCTTCTACCGTTTCTTCTGGAACAGCGTCACCTTCGAAACGCTGGGCGCGATCATGCACGAGGACGACCTCTGCACGTGCAAGCTGGAGCACGACGTCCGCGCCGCCGTGACGTGGCTCAACGACGCCAGATATCGCTATCACCTCCACGAGGACCGCCTAAAGTTTTCCGAGAAAGTTTCGGAAGAGGATTGGTCCCGCGTCAATCGCTATTGGAGCGATTACCGGGAGTGGCCCGGTAGTACGATTTCCAACTATGCCGACTACGGTGCACAACTCAACCGCAGCCTGAACCGCGATGAGAAGACGAAAAACTGGGAGACCCAGCATCTCTTCCTCTACATCTACGATCTCAAGACGGCCGAACGTTTCGCCAAAAAGTTTGGCATGACGTTCACCGAGGAAGAGATTCCGTGGAACCCGGCGCCGAAGCCTGTCCCGGCACCCGTGTTCGTCCACGGTGACCTCGACCATAGCGGTTGCGTCACCCCCACGCCTGCGGTGTCGCCAGGATGGCAGTTCGCCTCGCCGACGATTGACACCCAGAGTGCCGAACCGCCGACGAGGCGTTGGTTGTCCAAAATGTTGTTCGGAAACCCTGGTACGTCTGACGAAGTTGGGCGCCGGAGGCTTTAGAGGTCGGGCAGAGACCGATAGATTTCCACGAGCTTGTCCGGCTTCATGGTTGGGCTCTGAACGGACAGGAGACCATCGACGACGATCTGATCGACCGATTGGAAGATCACCTCCTCGTTGAACTCCTGGACGCCGTAGTCACGCGGCGCATGGATGAGTTCGATCTTCCGCAGGCTGTGGCTCTGGACGAACGTCTCCTTGATGAGTTGGGCTTCCTCGTAGGAGATGTCGATGTCCAGCGTGCAGCGCGCGGTCAGCTTGGGCTTCAGCATCCGCTCGGTGTCGTTTAGGAGTTGGCTGAGCGTGAAGGTGCGGAACAGAGGCTGGTCCGGCCACGCCTTGAACTCGGGCTCCTTGCCCCATTCGAGGAACATCATGCCCCGGTCTTCGTCCCATGAGTCCGCGAAGTTGAACGGGAACGGGTTGCCGGTATAGATGACCTTGCCCTTCGCCTGACGGAAGTGGAAGTGGCCCGAGAACACGTATTCGGTCTCGTTGATGGAATCGAAGTCTTCGGCCTCAATGCCGACGCCGCTGTGCGGCATTGGAACCTTGGCGTTCATCATGAAGCCGGGCAGTTCCAGGTGGCCGAAGACGTAGCGGGATTTGACCGACTTCATCATCTTGTGCTCATCGCCGACCAGCCACGGCAGAACCGTCACGCCACCAATCGTAGTGGGCTCGCGGATGACGTTGATGTTCGGCAGATGGCGGGCGAACTCGATGGAGGAGATGTCGCGCTTGTTCCGATACAGGAGATCGTGGTTGCCCGGAATCCAGATCACCTGCTTGAAGGCGTCGTTGAGCTTTTGCATGCCCTCAAGGCTGTAGTGCATCGTCGAGACGTGCAGGGAGTGGCGGTTGTCGTGCCAGTCCCCGAGCATCAGACAGGTTTCGGCACCCCAGGTCCGGGCCTCTTCAATGAACCAGTCGATGAAATCGAGGTTGTCCTGATTGGCCACCGGGCTATTGCCGGTGCGGCCGAAGTGAATGTCAGTAAGGGTGACGGCCTTCTTGAATAGTTGGTCCATGTCCACATGATCTAGAATGTAGACCAGAGATTACACCACCGGGGAGCCGGGGTGCAAATAACATGCGGACTAAATAGTCCCATGACCAAGGTAAACAACGCCGTCGCGATCACTGGTGGAAACCACAAGGGTGATCGCCACGTAGACGACTTCTACCCCACCACACCCGAGTGCGTGTATTCCTTTCTGGCGTTGGAGCGTGATCACCTCAAGGGCATGAAAATTCTTGAGCCCTGCTGCGGCGACGGGGCGATTTCGAAAATCCTCATCCAGGAAGGGTTCGAGGTCGAGAGTGCGGACCTGTTCGACCGGGGCTACGGAGAGGTCGGGAAGGACTTCCTGTGGACGATGGAGACGTCGTGTCAGGCTCTGATCACCAACCCGCCGTTCAAGCTCGCGGAGGCGTTCATCTACCACGCTCTGGAGGTGCTGGAGGTCGAGTATATGGCCATGCTGTTGAAATCTCAGTATTGGCACGCCAAGGGACGCTCCGCCCTATTCGCGAAGCATCCCCCGGCAGTCGTCTACCCGATGACGTGGCGCCCGGATTTCCTCGGCAAGGGTTCGCCGACCATGGACTGTCAGTGGACGGTCTGGCGAAAGTCTGACGTCAAGGGCACGCTGTATCAACCGATGATGAAGGTCTAGGCGCGGAACTGTTTCCCTTCGCGCTGTAGGAAGTTGTTTACGTCGTTTCGAGTCAACGTGCGGCCGGGGAACTTGGCGTTGACGGCGCGGCATATGTCGTCGATCTTGACTTTCTGAGATGCGTTCGCCAACTCGATGATCAGATGCTTCTGGTCCAGGTTGAGCGGGGCGACTGGGCCACTATCTTCGACCAGTTTGTCCAGCCTAATGAACTGTTTGTGGGGAGCTTCTCCGTGGACTTTATATTGGCTGATCGTCCCGTGGCTGAGACCAAGTTGAACTTCGACCAGGGAATGCCAGTTCTTGTTTTTCTTGAGTTTCTGGGTAGCTTTCTTCTCAAAATCGTTGAATGAGACCATCCCCTCGGCTTCGTGGGCTATGTGGTGTTCATCCAACATCTCGGTCAGGCGTTCGATCTCCGAGCGGGCGTCGGCGAGTTCTCTGGCCTGCTGTGTATTCAGTCGCAGCAAGTCGTTCAAGTTCTTCTCGAACTGAGAGATGACTTTGTCGGTCATTTGAAACTCTCGTGAACAAGATTGCGGTGGTTCTTGAGGAAAACAACCTTCTCCTTGATAAGTTCATCCTTCCGGCGCGTGAAAGAAGCCAGTTGGTTCGCTTGGTCCCAGTCACCCATTTGTCTGAGTTCACCCAAAGACAGCCCCGAGGGTCCGGCTGCGAGAAGAAACTCTAGCATCCTGCGCTTGTCATAATTCCGCCGCTGTTTCTCGGGTTTCTCGGCGGCCAGGGCGACGCGGATGCGAGCAGTAGCATCCTTCACCGCACTCCGATACCGGTTCACATCCTCATTGGCCCGTCTGAGTTCAGACCTGGACGAAAATGGGTCGTCGGCTTCGTCGTTGGTGAATTTGAGACTACCGACGTCGATACCGTCAGCGACAAGCATGCTCTTGAACTTATCGAGGAACGCGAGGCGTTCTTTCGGTTCTTCGGAAGACAACGCCACTTTCAGCATGTGGGTTAGCTGCTTCTCACTCACTGGGACGCATGCTGATGAACAGTTGAATTCACCACCCCCTGAATCATTTTCTGGAACTCGGGGTCAGCGAGAAAATCGGCTCTCGCGATCTGGAGTTGGCTGTTGAGGCTGGTCACTTGCGATTCAAGTTCGATGCGTTGGCGGAGATTGAAAATCTCCCGCTTCGAATCGGCGAAGAACTGCTTTTTTCCCTTGTAGGCCAAGGACTTGAGCCACGCCTCAGACTCGTCGTTATCCCGCTCACCGAGTTCGATACGGAGCTTTTTAATCTCGCGTATTTCGGGGTTTCGGTAGGCGAAATCGAAGGGAAGAAACAGTTTGTCCGCTCGTGCCTTGGCGAACTCGTACTTGACCGCATCTGGATTTTTTTCGTTCACCGAAATGACCGCCCAGGTCTCCGGTCGGCCGGGCTTGGTTGCGGATTTGCTCGGAGCCACCTGTCCGTTCAAGAGAAGATTGTTAAACTTCCCTCCCATTTTGATAAGGCCGCGCGCCGCCGATATCAGGGCTCGTAGCTCCCACATGTATACGGGGTTTTGGGACATGACCGCGTCGAAAAGAGTTACCTTTTTCTTCCCGAGAGTGTCGAAATACGCGTCCATGCGATCTCGGGCAGAGGACAACGCGGGTGGTTCGCCAAGGGTGGACGACGAGACTACGAGTTTCATGGGGTTCCTTTCGGCAATGTTCACCGCGTAGGCTCATCCCATGAAGGGGTCAATTAAAAAAATGGAGCCCTGGCGTTTTTTTAATTCCCCCGCATCGCCTTCAGCATCTGCTGTGCCACGGCTCTGATCATCGGCACCGGAACCGCATTGCCGGTCTGCTTTCTGATCTCGCGAGCCGACACCACGATCTTGAAATCGGCCGGGAAGCCTTGGAAGGCCAGGAGTTCACGCGAGGACGGTAGCCGGACCCCGTTGACCAGAATGTAGTTGTGGCTGCCCTCGCGGCGCAGCGCGACGCTGTAGGGAAGGGCAGAGACCAACCCGGCCTTGTTCTCGTGCCAGATGGCCGGGAAGGGGGGCTGGACAGCCTTGGCCAGCATGCTGGCGGCTCGCTTGTCGCGGATGTATTGGCTGGCCAGCAGGCTGGCGTCCTGGTCCGCGCCGGGTTCGAGGAAGTCGGCCAGATTGGCGCGCGTCAGGTTCACCTCCGGCCACTCGAACGGGACGTCAGTGCGGAAGCCGACGATGATGGTCCGCTCGCGCTTCTGCGGCAGGCCGAAGTCCAGTGCATTGAGGATGCGGGTGTGGACTCGGTAGCCCAACCCCTGAAGGGTCTGTTCGATCACCGCGTAAGTGTTGCCGCCGTCGTGGGCCTTCAGGTTCTTGACGTTTTCGAGCAGGAATGCGGCTGGCTTCTTCTCATCCAGGATGCGAGCGATGTCGAAGAAGAGCGTCCCCTTCGTGGTGTCCTGAAATCCGAGGCGTTTGCCCGCCACGCTGAAGGCCTGACACGGAAATCCACCGAGGAGGATGTCGTGATCGGGGATGTCACGAGCATCAATCGCAGTGATATCGCCGGACGGGCGGTGGCCGTAGTTGGCCTCATAGGAATCACACGCCTTGGCGTCGATCTCCGAGGAGAATACGCACTCACCGCCGAGTTCATCGAACGGTATCTTGATGCCACCGATACCCGCGAAGAGGTCGATGAACTTAAAGGTTTCAAACATTCAGAAGTATACCGGCTAGTATAGAGGTGGTTCAATATTCGTCGAAGGTGCCGACGACTTTGCTCATGACGCTCAGAATATGAGATTTCGTCACGTTCTTGATGCGCAAGCAGTCCTGCATCTCGCGCATTACTTCGTCTGATATGAAGCCCACCTTGCCTGCACTGCGGAGGTGGAAGACCATGTGATCTTCCGGGATTCGGCAGATCAGTTCGGTCTTGGAGTGGCTCGTGTAGGAGATGATCTTCTCATCAGTCTCCGCGTCTGAAATCCACAGGTTGTTCGTGGTCCGGTCGCCGATGTCCTTGGTCACCCACTCGGCCTTCATGGGGCGGCGGAGATGCTTGAGGAGATGCTCGCCACTCTCGTTCCAGACAGCGACCTTCTCATTGGAGTAGATCATCGTCGAAATGCCGAACTCGCCGCCGCATTCTTCCATGACCTCGTCGAGTTCGTGGAAGAGGTCGTCCATGATTTTCTGCATGGCGATCTCTGGCGGAGTCTCTTGCGTGAGCCCGGCCGACCGCCTCGTCAGCACAATCTGGAAATGCCGCCCCGGCGCGATGCGGTCGGGCTTGGCGCCCTGGCATTTCAGTTCCGTGATGGAGGTGATGTTACCCCTGCGGTCGCGACAGACGACATCGCGGAAGGTCCGCTTCGACTTCGTGTTCTTGGGGGTGAAGTTGTGCGCCGGGTAGCCGTGCGCCTCGCGGAACATCTGCTCGTGAGTGGGGCCGTTGATCACCAGCCTGCCGTTGTTCTCCGAGTAGTTCCGGTTCAGTAGTATTTCGAAATTCGAAATCGCTTGAGGGGTAGTGAGCATGGTCTCCGTGACTGCTTTGACAATACGGAGACCATACCCTTTACTTATTGGTGACTACAAATTACTTCGCCGTCTTAGTATTCGTCGTCCATCGTTTCTTCGGTGATGGACGCAGATTTTGCCTTACGGCCGGGCTTGGCCGGGGCCGGGGTCATCGGAGCCTGATGGGCGAACTTCGCGCCCAGTTCGTCTTCGATCTGTCGGGTATAGGACGGAGCCGCACCTGCCATGATGAGAATGTCGTCGCGGATAAGCTGCGTGCGCTTCTCGACATTGGCGACCCGTAGGAAGCAGTTCCGAACGGTGGTGGTGTAGAACGCGAACGGGTTGTCGCCCTTGGCCTCGTTGAACTGGAGGCCGACCTGGGAGAGTTGCAGGAGGGCGTTGGAACGCATCTCGTCAACGTAGGAATATCCCCGCCAGTTGTTGCGACGCGAATACCGGTCGGCAAGCATCATGAACATCTGTGCGAGACGGTTGGAGATTCGACCCCGTTCGGGCGCGAAACCATCTCCGTCAAGGGGGCCCTTCCAATGAGAGCGACCGACCTCGACCGCCACGCCGTCACGGAGGACATAGTGGGAGAAAGGCGGGAAGTTGACGCGGAGGTGACCCTGGCCATCGACGCTGCGCGAACGACGTTTCTTGTCATCGCAGAGCGGGACGTGGGCGTGCGTCATGACGCGGAAGACAACATCTTCGACGTTGGTCAGTTGCTCGACGACGGCGTTACCGCGCCGTGGCTTCGAGTTCCTTTTGACCATGACGCGTTCAGCGAACTCCTCGGTGACCTTGCCAACGCCATCGACGATTGCATGATACTCGGAGAACTTCGGGTCCACGAACTCGCAGTAGGAGTTCTTGGAACGGTGAATCTCCAGTAGGAGTTCTTTATTCGTGATGTAGTTTAGCTTTTTGGGGGGAGTTGGGGTCATGAATTCCTAGTTGGGGGAACGATTTATCCAGTATAGCGTTCCGGGTTTACTTGGGCTATATATACTTGTAAAATAACAGTAATCTCTGGACTTTACTCCTCCGATAAATATCGGAAACGGAGTTGCTATGTCTGATACACTATTCGGAGAAGAATATATTTCGTTCGGCCAGCCCGGATATGCGGCGCAGCAAGAACGATTTCGGAGCGCGAGCAACGCCGAAGCTGTGCGGGCGGCGACTGATCGCTTCAGTGCCGCGCAGGCGACAAGCGAAGCACGTCTGAACGCCAACCTCGCGGCGATTAACGGAGCCAGCACTCCAGATCAGTTCGGCGCCATTCTGAACCGCCTCGGTAGCGGCGGCGGAGCCACGGTGTCTCCTGGCGCGATGTCCTCAAGCGGTGGTGCGGCAGCAGCAGGCGGCGCGGCGGCAGTGGTTCCCGGAGGCGCCGTGGGCACCTACAACGCCGATGGTTCCTATAACCTCGAAGACGTAGAGGTTACCGGCGAGCGAGTTCGTCAAGTCCAGATGTCAGATGATCGGCGTGTTCGCCTCAAGGCCATCGTGGGGCAAGAAGAGAACGTCTATGGACCGAACGAGCCCGAGAACCTTCTCTCTATCCTGCACAGCACGGGCGGGATGCTGTTCCCCTATACGCCCACCATCTCGGTGAGCCAGGACGTCGATTACCGGTCTGCCGACCTCACCCATACCAACATGGACATCATGTCCTATAGCCGGACGCCAAGCGTGACGTTGTCTGTCACGGGTCGGTTCTCGGTGCAGAACCAGCGCGAAGGCCGTTATGCTCTGGCCGTGCTGCATTTCCTCCGCGTTGTTTCGAAGATGCATTTCGGCGAGATCGATGCCGAAGAAGGCAAGGCCGGGCTGCCGCCTCCCGTTCTGTGCTTCGACGGATACGGGAACTACATGTTCAACAATCTTCAGTGTGTGCTGAAATCCCACAACTACACATTCGATGACACGGTCGATTACGTGGACATCAAGGGCCTGAACACGATCACCCGCGTCCCGTCTCTGTTCACGCTCGCGATAACTCTGACCGTCACCCGCTCACCACAGTCCCAGCGAAGCGAATTCAACATGACCGACTTTAGGTCCGGCCGCCTCATGCGCGGCGGAAACAAGGGGTGGATTTAATGTCCAAGATCAACTACGCACCATCATCGCCATATGCGAGCACTGCACAAACTTCGTGGCATATTGGTCGCTATAAGCATCGCCGCATTGTCGCGCACCGCGATGATCGCATCTATGTAGTCAAGACCGGAGAAGAATACCGCCCTGACAAGCTCGCGTTGGCTCTTTACGGCAGCGAAGCCTATTGGTGGGTGTTCATGGTCAGAAACATCAAAGTAATCCGCGATCCTATTTGGGATTTCAAGGCCGGTCTCAGTATAATGGTGCCTTCGGCGGCGCATCTGAAGTCTGCCTTGGGAGCAAAATGAGCGGACCAATGAGAAGGACGCCTGCTGGAACGGCGGCGCCGGTCAACAGCGGAGAGATGCTCCAAGATAGAGCCGTTACCGGGCCCGTTGATCGCGAGGCTCTGGCGGCTCTCGCTCGTCCACCAACGCCTGAAGAAACTGCCGCCTACGATGCTCGTCGCGCGGCAACGGAACAAGACGCCCAGCCCGCGCCGGAGCGCGCCGTCATCACTGACGAGCGGGCCTATGCGATTCAGGACGAGCTTGCCGCTGACGACGAGTGGTACAAGCCCAATCCGCTGAACCGATATCTGAATGCCGCCTATCATTTCCGCTTCTGCATGGCGTCAGACTCTGATTTCCTGTCGGCCCAGAACGGTGGCGGTAGCCTGATCGACGCCTATGATGACGTGGCAAAGGTCGTCCTGGCCGAGAGCGGCGTCACGGCAGGCTTCAACATCAAAGAAGTTCGCATCCAGCAAAAAGTCGGAATCGTTTCTCCCGAGCAGATGCAGAATGGTGTGGCCAAGTTCGACATCACCATCATCGAGAACCTGGGCACATCATTCTTGGAAAAAATGAAGAATGCTGCGTTGAAGCTCCGCATCAAAAACATCCGCGAATGCCCGTACTTCCTCGAACTCTACTTCATGGGATACGACGAAGACGGTGCCCCCGTAACGAACTTGCTCGCCGACGACGACCTCGGCCAAGGCGGTCGCTGGGTGTATTCGCTTGGCGTGTCGAAGATCAAGACCGCCTTCGAATCGCAAGGCTCGGAATATCAAATCGAAGCCCGCCCGTTCTCCAGCATCACGGCCAACTCCGAGGCAGGCCGCATCTCCGACATGATCACCATCAAGGGTCGCACGGTCGGTGAGATGCTGACAAGCCTCGCCGAGGCCCTCTCGACCGCGCAAGACGAACGCCACGGTTTCCCGCTGGTTACTTACAAGTTCACCACGCACCCGATCACCAACTATGAGGGCGAAGACCTTTCGACGTTCTCCATCGCGCCGCCCGACCCGGAACTCAATGACGCCTCAAACCTCACCATGGATGAGTCCGGTATACCCACTATCCAGATCAGAGGCGGGACCATCGCCGGAGCCGTAAACACCATCCTGGCCAGTTCGGCTCGTGTGCAGGAACTGGCCAAGAACATCCCCACGACCTCAGAGGTCGATACGTCTGAAGAACAATCGACAGAGAGCCGGGTCCGCGAATCCATCGTGTTCCAGATCGAACCAGAGGTCGTCAACGGCGAGTTCGACCACGTAAGCGGAAAATATGCCTCCGAGGTCAACGTTCACATTCATGGCCTCTATACGCAGTCCCCCATTGTCTCTCGCCAACAGGTGGAAGACGCGAAGGACCCAGCCGTTCAGGCACAGATGATCACCAAGTTGAGAGAGAACGGGTTGCTGCACAAGCGATACGATTATCTCTTCACGGGCAAGAACACCGAAGTCATCAACGTGGATACCAACTTCGAGTTCGCGTGGTCTGCTGTTTTGCCGCTCGTCTACGGTCACCGCATGACCAATGAATCTGTCACCACGCATGCTCGTTTCAACGAGAACGTCATGGTCGCGCGCGGTTTCCAAGCAGAACTTACCGCTCTGCGAGATCAAATCCGCGAGGCCAACTTGCGTCTCGCCACGGCGCAGGAAGAACTCGCAGAACTCGACTCCGAAGACGACGGATACGAGGCCAAGAATGCCGAGGTCGCCGCGATCAGCGCAGAGCGGAATACCCTTCAGGCACAATCGGACGCCAAGAACGAGCAGCTATCCAACAGTCGTATCGCTGTTCGGGATACCGCACCAGAGCAGGACAGCCTACCGAGTGGAACAATTTTCTACGCGGAAGACCTCGACGAGGTCTCTCAAGAAGACCAGATGCTCGCTATCTCGTTCAGTCAGCAAGACACCCGTGCGGCCACCGGAGAGGGAGCCTCGGCGCCCTACCATCGTGACCGAGGTCTCTACGGAGCCATTCTGGACCAACTCTATACCGGACAGATGCTCAGCATCGACCTGGAGATCAGAGGTGACCCATTCTGGCTCGGACAGTCCGACATCGAGCGCAGAGAGGCCAACGCGGCATCTGCGACCGCGCGCGCTGCCGGGACGCCTGCACCGGCTGCTACATCAGCGGCGGCCGATTTCTTCAAGGGCGAGAACACCATCCTGTTCACCATGGCATTCCCGTTCACGGTGGATGACGACGGTGGCGTGATCATGCGCGAAAACGACGCTGGGTCTCGCAAGGATTTGTTCGACGGTTTCTACACCGTGGCTGGTGTTGAGCACATCTTCGAAGGAGGGCAGTTCCGCCAGACTCTGGACTGCAAACGCCTTCCCCTGATCGCCATCCTGAACTCTCAGGGCCTCCAGAGTGAGAACCAAGCCCAGTTCGACGCCGCTCAGGGTAACGCTCCTCCTGGAGATACGGGAGCCCCGTCTGACCTCGCCAACGCGGGTGCTGCGGCTCCTGCCGCAACCGGAACGACTGCACAGAATATGACCATCATGTATGATCAACTTCGCAGAAACGGCTATACGGAGGAAGGAGCAAAAACGATGGTGGCCCAGATCGGTCGCGAGAATGGTTTCCAACCCGACATCATGTTTGGAAGTCACGACGACCCCTACAACCGGGCTCGCAACAGCGGCATCATGTCTTGGCAGGGGGAGAGAGCCGATGCCGTTCGGGCCTACATGCAGCAGCGCGGCTTCGTCAATCGAGACGGTACGTTCTCGCGTAGCGAAGCGGCTCTGCGGGCTCAGGTGGACTTCATGCACCAGGAGCTACAAACGGCACCTTATCGACGTTCTTACAACGCCATGCGGGCTCCTGGCGGAACCTATCAAACCATCGAAAGCGTGGTTGGCGACAACTACGTGCGGTGGAGACGAACCGACCCCGTCTACAGCGCGAACGGTTATCGGAACCAGAATAGGGCTTACAACCAAATCAACCAACTGGTTGGCGGAACCTAGTTGTAGGCTGCCCGCCAACGACGGTAGGTGGCTTCGTTGCACCACGAATTCTGGAAGGCTTCACGGGCGCCCCGCGTGCCAACGCGGATGCCTTCCCATTCGCCGCTGGTTTCTCGAACGCCGATCACAACCGACTCGGCTCGCGAGATGGCGCGAATGGCGTCGCCGCCTTCGCCGCGCCACGGGTTCATTTGCAGTCCTCGCGCCGTCAGCCCCGAGGATGAGAAATCATATTCTTCGATGCGGGACTGGGTCCTGAACAACGACTGGCTCAGGTTGGTGGTGCCCGCGTAGGCGGACAGGCCCATGTAGGACGGGAGGCGAACGTTCGTCCTGACATTCTTCACGATGACGGAGAAGCGCGGGTTCGCATCCGAGCCATCACACTCGAAACTGATCTCGACGCCGTTTCGAGTCGTGACCCAGACATCGGCCTCCCCATTGGAACGCCAGACTTCATCGCCAGCCAGGGCGGGCGTCGCGAGCAGGGCCATCAAGGCAATAAGAGCGATTTTCATGTCTTGATGATGTATTAAGTCCGGCTTTTGTCAAGCCATAAATATCAGCATGAATAAGAAGTGCTGCAAAAAGAAGATCACCGATCACGCCATTTACGTCGGCATCGTGAAAAGCAATACTGACCCACAGTGCATGGGACGAATTTCCGTCTGGATTCCAGAACTTGGCGGAGACCCAGCTAATGCCTCGAACTGGTATACGGTCTCGTATGCATCCCCGTTTGCTGGGGCGACCTCACCCGATAATCTTCGGCGCGATGCGGAAGACATGGATGGCTCGCAGTCCAGCTACGGGATGTGGATGCAGTCCCCCGATCTTGAAAACCAAGTCCTGGTTTGCTTTGCCAACGGTGACGTCGGCAAGGGTTTCTGGTTTGCTTGCTTGTGGCAGGCCAACATGAACCACATGGTTCCCGGCATCGCGTCCTCCGTGACACCGGATGGCAGCACGGCACCTTCGGTCGAATACAACAAGCGAAGCGACGTCAACGTCAACTCCCCCAAACGTCCTGGCTTCATGCCGCTTCACAACGCTCTCCAGACGCAGGGGCTGGGCGAAGATTTTGAGCGCGGATGGACAACGGCATCGGCTCGTCGGGAATCACCGTCCAAGGTCTACGGCATTCTGTCTCCGCGTGGCAACCAACTCTACATCGACGACAATCCCGAGAACGAGTTCATGCGTATGCGGACTCGCAACGGGGCGCAAATTCTTGTCCACAACACGTCCGGCTACGTCTACATCAACTCCAAAGACGGTGCCTCCTGGGTTGAAATCTCAGACACGGGCGTGGACATCTATTCCCAGAACAGTGTCAGCATCCGAGCCGAGAACGATCTCAACTTCCGAGCCGACCAGGACATCATTCTAGACGCGGGCGGAAACATTCGCGGCACAGCGGGCGGCGCGGTATCGTTCAAGAGCGGAGCCAACACTGAAATTGCGGCCGGGGGCTCATTCATTTCCAGCGCAGGCGGAGACCTCACCCACAAGGCGGGCGGAAACATCGCGCAGAGCGCGGGCGGGACGGCAGCCAGAACGGCTGCGTCGATCAAGGATAACTCTGGCGGCCCGGCTGCCCCTGCGGCTTCGGCTCCTGGCGGCGTGAACCGCATGCCCGCCCATGAACCGTGGCCCTATCACCCTGGCGCGACCTCCATGGGGGCACAGATCGGAAGTGGAGACGGCATCAACCACGATGCTGATCGCGTCAACGCATCAGGAGACAATGCCGCCGACGAACCCACGACGGGCTCTGGGCGTCTTGGTGGAGGAGCCGACAAACTGGCTGGTGTCCACCCCGATCTCGTGCGCGTTGTTCGACGTGCCGCCACGATCACGACGTGTGATTTCCGAGTTCTGGAAGGATTGAGGACGCGGGCCCGGCAGGTTCAGCTTGTGCGCTCCGGCGCATCCAAGACAATGAACAGCCGCCACCTAACCGGACACGCTGTGGACCTTGGTGCTCTGGTCGGCGGCAAAATTAGCTGGGCGTGGCCTCACTACAACAAAATCGCACGGGCGATGAAGGAAGCTGCCCGACTCGAACGCGTTGAGATCGAGTGGGGCGGAGACTGGCGATCATTCAAGGATGGCCCGCACTTCCAACTTTCGTGGGCTAGGTATCCGCGATAGAGCGGCATAGCTCGTAGAACGACGCCATCTCTGGGAAAGTCGCCAGGAAATCTGTTCCTCGGCGCCGGTCATGCTCTGAGAAAAAGAGGAAGAAATCTGCTCGCTCCCTCTTGGCCCGTTGCCCTGACGGTGCAGAGGCAAACTCGCCTTTGATGACGTTGTAGAGCCGTTCGAACTTGTCGATCTCCCAGAGATGGAAGCCGTTGTATCCCACGTCCGGGTTCTCGGGCTGAATACGGTGATCGCGCATCCATTCCAGGGTTGCGGCAACGTGTTCAAGATAATCGTCCGTCAGGATGTAGGCGGCCTGATGCTTGGGGTCTCGCAGGTAGGGGAAGTCCATCAACAGAGGGGCGTGAGAGGGGTCTGTGGCCCTTCCGAGGTGTTTTACTCTCAACGCCAGCATGTCCGCCAAGAAAGGCGTGTAGGACGTCACGGAGAGGGCGTTGAAGGTGCTCATGATGACGAACGAGACGTCCGGGCAATCTTGCAGGAAGGAATCGATGCCAGCCAGCCACTTCGCGTAGTCGAGGCCGTTTCGGATGTATTCGGCCTTAGCTCCATGAGCCTCCGCGCTTGTGTAGATGACTAGCTTCTTGACCGAGCCCGCATCGGTGATCTTCTGGCAACGGTCTAGGAACTTGGCCATCAGGGGAGCCGGGACGCACATGTTGGTGTTGATGGATAGTTCGAGGTCTGGGCGAGGGTTGGCGATAATCCAGTCCAAGACCTTGAAGGTGTTGGGGTTCATCAAGGGCTCGCCGCCCGTTATGCGGAAGTGTTGGAGGGCTGGGTAGAGTTCGGGCCACCACTTCCAGAAAGCTTCCACGTAGGGATTTGCTTCCCGGTTCGGGATGGGCATCATGCCCTTGGCCTTCATATCTTCGAGGTTGTTGAACTTTCTCGACGTCGGGTACGGGCCATATTTCTCGATTTCAGCCATCCACATCGACGACACCACCGGCATGCAGTAGGAGCATTTGAAATTGCACGCATGGCCGAAACTGACTTCAACGTAGGACGGCTGAACGTTGGCATCCCACTCGGTCTTGCCTAGTCGGTCGATGTCTGGAAAGGCCCACGCTTCTGCTGATTTGTAGACACGGTCTGAAGGATTGTTGGACCCGTTGTCCTCGACCCTCCAACAGTAATCGCATTCCTCGGGGCGTTTGCCATTCAGCATGAGGCGACGCTGCTCTTTTTTGAAGGCCGAGTTGTGAAGTGCGTTTGGGTTGGCCAGCACTTCTTCGACGCTGACCTTGTGGACGGCCGGGTGGTGGCAAGAATGGGTGGTGCCGTTCTGGAGGTGGATGGTGACCTGATTCCATTTCGCGGCGCACATGGTCGGCGACACCGCGTCGAGGGCGTCAAGGGTCTTTTGAAGACGGGGTTCTTCGCTCGACCTGAGCTTCAGGCGATGAATCATTCGTTCCTCAGGCGGAAAGTTTCGCGGAAGAATACCGAAGCCTGTTCGTCCAGAACAGGGATGACGAAGCCGGTCTTGCGTTCGATTTCGTATCCGTGCTTTTCCATTGCTTCGACGACATCAGTATGCTGCACGGACTTCCAGAGGCCGTCGAACCAGTCATAGTCGCGAACCTGGACGTGATCGAAACTGGGGTCAAGCATCATCGCCCAACCCATGCGGGCCCCCAGCATCGCCCATACCCCATGAGTGACGTCGGCGCCGACGCAGGACCAGACCCGGATGTTGCGGATGTTGGTCGCGTGGAGAGCCTTCATCTCGTTGGCGGGAACCCGCATGCCCCGGTCGAGCGTGAGCTTCACGCCTTCGCGGAAGCCGACTCGGAAAGCCTGATAGGGCGAACCGTTGTTCCACACTTCAGAGAAGCATTTGTTGATGCCCTTGTATTCGTCCTGCCAGCAGAAATCGACCGCATGGGTGGGGTTGCTGGACGTCTCGTGACCGACGCCACCCGCGAGGACGAATGCCTTGCTCCAGAGCTTCAGACCGCCGTTTCCGTACATGAGACCGTTCATCATGTTGATGCCGTTCCACGAGAAACAATCGTTTGGACGCGCCGGGTCTAGTTCGATGGTCTCGTTGAAGAACTCCGGCATGACGATGTTGTCGGCGTCTACAGAGATGAACCAGTCGGTCTCGGACTGTTCGGCGCAGGCGCGGTGAGCGGCATCGAAGCCCTTCACACCGTGGACCCGCTTGGCCCACGGTGCTTTCTCCAACAGGTCGGCGTAGTGTTTTTCGGCGTTGGGCTCATCGTATGAGATGAAAAAAATGTCGAACTCAGTCAGGGAATGCTGCACAGGGCCTCAGAAATACTTTACCAGATACCCAGCAAAGTACGGCATACGGACATGTATTTCAAATTCATCGGTAATCTCTACCGGTGTCTTGTGAATACTACCGTCAACGAGTTCCACGATATCTTTGATCGGACCCGTCGCCGGAGCGTAGAAGGTATCGTCGCCTTTCTTGATGTAGAATAGTTCTGCATATTTGCTTGCGGTTGGGCTCTCTCCCAGGAACGAGGCATGCTTGGGGCCCCCACCACCGCTCACCCTGATCTTGATCGTCGTGGGGTCGATGAGATCGAAAATGATCGCCGCTGGTCTGTCGAGCGGGCTGTCCAGGGTCACGAGCGGGCGAGGAATCGAAGGGTCGATGGCCAGCCCACCCGCCTCTTCATAGTAGTCTATGAAGGTGCAGAGTTCGGCCTTTGTCTTTACCCGGATAGTGGTCAGGTCTTCGATCTCACCGAAGTCCATGGGCGCGTTGCACAGCGGGACAGAAATCCCATCGACGGATATTTCATCGGTACGAAAATGAGAAGGATGCACCGTGTTGGTTTTTCTGAGAACGCCCTTATCAAGTCTATAAACGATGAGACCGGGCGGCACCGGGTCTGACGAGTTGAGGTGGCGGGCGGTGACCCATTTGGTGTCCGGGGTTTCACTGATGAACGAGTACACGCGCTCGTACATGAGTTGGACATAGACGGAGAACTCGTCGGGCAAGACCGAGGTGAGGTTGATGCGCACGCCATCCCTGAGTTCGACCATTACGGTCGTGATGACGGCGTCGATGTCTCCGGGCTTGGTGATGACCACCATGGTTTTGTCATGGGGACGATCATACGGGATGCTGCCATCTCCGTACATGTGGACGGTCAAAGTTCGACCCTCGTCAGCGACGCCGATGATCACACAAGATTTCAGGGTATCGAAATCTTCTGCGGTAATGCGTGGCGCCTCGACAAACTCTTCGAAACGGCTGCCGAGCGGCAATCTCGTTACTGTCTCTTCGTAGCCCGATGGGTCGAATGTGTTCAGAGTGGTTCGGTACTCGAAGCCGATGTGCTCGAAGGAACCTACAGCGATGATATCGAAATGCTCACCCCGGATACTGATCGGCGTCGGAACCACCATGGTTTTTTTCGCGGCCAAATCCTTCAAATCGACCTTCATGGTGAATGCGATAGCGTCTGTGGTCTTGTCGATAAAGAGGAACTCCGCCGTCACGACTTCCTGACAGACGAGGTCGAGGCCCTTGGTCTTGTTGATCAGGCGGACGTCAACCAGGGAGCCCTCTTTGGGCATCGTGAGGAGAATCAAAGAAGTCTGCGGCGCGGTTCCGAGAGCACCAACCGGAATGAGGTCGGTGGATAGGCGGCGAACAAGGAATGGGCGCGTTGGAACCAGAACGTGACTGAGACGATCTGGAGAGAGGGAGACGCCCCACGCGTCCGGGGAATCTTCTCCGGTCATGAACCGGAGAGCGATCTCGTCCTCGACGGACAGAACCGCATAGGCGGCGTGGTCTGGAGATGGCCGGAGACTAACGCCATGGATGGTCCCCATGCGCTCGTCGTAGTAGACGAATCCGGTCATTTCAATGCCTCCTCGTAGGTGGCCAGCACGGCGTCGGAAATGAACTCCTTGACGTGATAATGGAAGGGAAGATGCTGCGAGAACCTCCCGACCTTGACGGACAAATTGGGGGTGACGGTTCCAGAGATATACTTGGTCCAGTCCTCCTCCAGGTTGGCGATCTGCCAGTCTTGAAGGCGAGATTTCATGTGCACGAAAGTCGGGAGACCGCGACCCGGATAGGTCATCTCGCGCTCCTTGCCGATCAGCTTCATGGCAAGAGCGAACACGACGTCTGTGCTGACCTCTTTGGGTCGGGTTTCATCCAAATATTCGAAGAAAAACTTTTCCCAGTTGTGATAGATGATCTCAGCCATGGCGAATAGCTCCTGCGCTGCTTCGTTGGCCTTGAAGAACATCATTGCCGTATAGACGTTGGGGAGATCGTTCGAGGTGAAAGTCCGGCGATAGTAGTCGGAGGTGATGACATCTCCTCGATAGCTATGGACTTCGGTGCATGCCCAAACATCCTGGGTCGCCAGAATGTCCCACCAATGATCTACACTCGCGGGGAAGATCATGTCGGCATCGAGCTTGATCGTCTCCTCATAGGGGGTGACGTGCATGGCCTTCCATTCGTTTTCGAGTTTCCAGTCCGAGTTGCTCGCCTCGTCCAACCACGGAACGTCGATGACCTCGTCGAACACCTCGCGATAGCGATCTGGGACTTCCTGCCCCGGCGTGATGACAACGCTCAGATGGGGGACGTCGGTCTGTGTGGCTTTCAGGCTTAGGGCCAGACCATAAGCGAGACGGAGGTAGTCGGTGGAGCCATTCTGTGCGAATACCAAGAACCCCCGCTTGCGTTTGAATGTCCTGCTCATTCGTCACCGTAAAGGCTGACGATCTGATCGATGTGGCGACCAATAGAAAACTTGTTCATGATGTGAACATTGATGCCCTTCACGTTTGCGACGGTGAACTTGTATCGGTGTGTCTCGTCATTGATGAGAAAAATGAACTCGTTGCGACGCGGGACTGAGATGAGTTCGTCACAGTCGAACGATGTCAGAATTTCCCGAGCAGGAAGCTCGGCCACCAGACCCTCCGTCCAGCCATTCATGATATGCATCGCGATTGAGAACGCATAGTCGTTGCGAAACAAGCGACCAGGGAAGCGATAGAGGTGCTGATAGTAGGCGTAGTTCTCACGCACGTGATCAACCATGTCGAAGATAATTTTCACCTCCGGGGTCTTGCGGAAATACACGCAGGTGGCCCAAGCCATTTTGAGACCGAAAGGCTCCAAGCGGGCCTCGTCTGCTTGAAGGGGTTTCTGGTTGATTTTGCGCGCCGATGTGTTGATGCGGAAAGCCTCCGGGCTGTCCCAGACCTGATCGAGTGTCTTGTCCATGACGAGATAGTCGGCGTCTATGAGGATGGTCTCATCATAGGGGCTCAGGTGATAGGCCATCGCCCTCGTGGCGTTCTTCCACGGAACTTCGCGAGCAGTCGAGAGAGTGTCGTGGACCTTGCGGGTATTGTTTCCATCAGATTCGTAGGGACGAATGATGATGTCATCGAAGGCTCTATTCACCAGAGCTTCCCCGCGCGACTTCACGAGCCAGCCGTGATCACCATCGCTGGTGACGAGGCAGACCTTGATGTCGGGACCCAGATTGGACTTGATCATCAGAGCATTGCAGAGCGCGATGGCGACGTAGTCGATCTGTTCGTTGTTGTTAGCGAAAATGAGAAAACCGCGCGACATCAGACCCCCGTTGCGGCTTTCACCGTGCGCGCTTTGCGGAGAGCTTCCATGTCCATGTAATATTCACCGAGAGCGTCTGTGTAGATTTCCTTGAGGTTGGCGAGGAATATTTCGCAATCTGGAATCATGATCGGGACGTTTTTCTCGGCCAGAATAATCTGGTCCCAGTTCTTACCATCTTGGATGAGCATATCCACGAAGGCGATTAGTTCCCGACTGGCTTTGAAAATGCCCCCGTGGCTGGCAAGCATCAGGGCATTGTCAAACCGCTGTTCGAGAATTTTCTTCTGCTGAAAAACAGTCGTGGCGTAGTTGGCGTGCTCTAGTGCTTTGGATAGACGGTCGTCCATGAAATCCTCTCGAATACGAGGTGAAATCATAGCAGAACCGACTATTGAAGTCGATTTTAGAAGCCAGATACGGTGGTGTACGAGGGAGTCGCCATACCAGACAGCGCGAGGTTGGGGCGATAGTGATCGAACGCGATGTTGGTGCCTGAGGAGACATTGTCCTCGAACCCGGTGTGCTCATCGTTCATGGTAATGACGAAGCGGATGCCATTGCCGTTTCCGCCGTTGGTGCCGACACGGTTCAGAACCTGGGCGGTGATCGTCAGGTCGTTGGATGCATAGGCACCTGAGCCGATGTTGACGCCGTTGAAAATCGTCACCGGAGAGGTGGTCATGTTGTAGAAACCGTGGGTCGTGGCGACTGCGCCGGTCGAGGACCCGGTGATCGATACAGAGCTAGCGTTGATCGTCAGTGTTCCGAGCGCGCTGGTCAGAATCGTGCGCCAATTAACGTCCTGCGAGCCACCCCCAGTCGGGTGTCCACCACGAATACGAATCTGACCGCCTGCATTGAAATAGTAGCGGGCGGCGTTCTCGGAGCCGAAACCGACGTCAATGGTGGTGGCGATAGACGCGTTCCAGGTTGTGGCACGCGTGACAGTATGGGCGCCAGAAGTCAGCGTCATGCTTCCTGCGGCTGCCGTCAGACGATTGGTCGAAATGGCGGCCACGAAACTGTTCAGGTCTTTGGCGTTGCTCGACGGGGCATCGGCCTCGTGGGCAAACACGGTCTGTCCAGCCGTAAACTGACCAGTCGTGGGAAGTGTGGCGATTGCCGTGCCTTGGTGAACCGCACAGACTTCGACCATGGCGCGCAGGTTCGTCCATTCGTCAGCATCAATCGCTTGGCCAGCAACGACATCATTTTGCGTGATGGCGGTCTGCCCGTATCCGAAGTTGCCCGTGCCGGTGCCATAAACGGACCTGACAGTAGCCAGCATCGCGTTAATGTCCGCAGCAAGAATGGTATTGCCCTTGATGTAAGCCATTCGTTATTTCACCCCGTAGACGACGAGGACCGTTCCATTTTCGTAGGTCTCTTTGGCTTCCAGAGCGCGGGCGATGACCGGCTGACCGGACCAACGCGGCAGGGAAGTCAGGTGACCAGCCGTGGTGCTCAGGTAGAGGGGAGCGAACTTCTTGACGGGACCAACAACCTTGACCGGAACGCGGCCCAGGTATGCGACGAAGGGGTGGGTGACGTCATCACCGGCACCCTCGTTCATCCGCAGAGCGGGGTCGGTTGAGATGATTCCGATGACGTGGTCGTCACCGACAGCCTTGCAGATTTCGGCGTGGCCGCCGAGAGTGACGACATCACCGGGGACGAGGTCTTCGGAAGCCGCGAAACGTTCGGCGACGTCGGCGTATTGCGCGGAGGTGGCGACACCTTTGAAGGTATTGGCGGTCAGGTCACCCGAGCTATCCCGAACAGCAACGGTGGAGACCGTGGCGGTGAGGGAGGAGTCGTATCCATCCAGGAGATCAGCATTGAGGCCAACGACCTTGGCGGTTGAAGATATGATCAGCGGCGGCAGGGTCGTGGTGGTGGCGATAAGCTGGTTGGCCGAAAACGTCGATGTCCCACCGGATACGGTGATGATCTTGAACCACGTCGAACCGTTGTAGAGTTTCAGAGAGTCGTCAGTCTTGTCATACCAGAGTTGGCCCTCAAGCGGGTGAGCGGGCTGCGCTGAGTGAGCAAAGTTCTCCAGCATGTGGACGAAATTTTCAGCGATCAACTGACCGTACTCGGTCTGACGACGGCCAATCAGGGCAACCGACGAAAGCGTCGAGTTGGGCGCGTTCTCGTCAATCTGTCCTAGCGTAGTTCCGTCGCTTTTAGTGATAGTATACATCGAATCTCCAGTCAGTATGCCGCCATGCTGACCTTATTTATGCTGCCAGTATAGGCAGTGTTTTATCAGACCATGTAGATGCGAAGAGTATATTCGATCTCGATAATTCTGTTCTGTGATTTCAAAATAGGGTGGAAAATCACGTGGGTGAGGAGCTTACCGTTCCCGTTGCTAGAAAAGCCCTTCAGGCCAATCTCATCGAAGACGTATTGCTGTTCCATGTCAGAGGCGTCGTCGATTTCAGTCTGGGAGATGACGGGCTCGTTGTGGCCCAGCGTGCAGGTGACCACGATGTCCGCGTAGGTGGCATTGGAACCACCGTGCTGAACCGTGATGTTGTTGGTATCCCGCTGGTCGGCGTCCATCTGCGGGCTCATGTCATCCACGACCTTGCTGTAGGTCTGGTTGTAGAGTTGCGAATCTGACGTCTGGGTGTTGGGCGGGAAATAGTTGATCGCGCCGATGCCGGACACCGTTGAGGCACCGTTTCCAAAGCACATTTCATGGATGTGACCACTGGCTCGGTTGGCCAGAACCAGGGCGAGGGACTCGCTCATGTTGACGAAGTTGATCGAGTTCATCTTGTCGAGCAAGAGTTCACCAGTTTCAGCATCCGTGATCTTCACGTGGCCGACCATCTTGGCATCTGCATTATCAATCAACGGCATCAGTGAGTATCCTTACGAAAATCTTTGCGGTGAACCAGATCACCTTTTTGTCTCAACAGAACTTGTTCTGTTGTTTTGTCCCGGATGATGAGATGCTCGACTATTGTCGGCTGCATTCCATCATCCGGTATCTTTGAAGTATTATCCATTACTCTATTTATAGTGTCGAATTACTCAAACCAAGCATCGGGGAGATTTTCCCCAGTGATGAACTTGTCAAGAGGTGCAATGATGAGAGACTGGGCATTGATTACCGGGGTCGAAATCGCATGGTCGGTAGCGATGGTCTGGAACATGACCACCACGTAGGTGTCGTCCGGCGCGTCACCCGTGAGGGTAATCTCCACGCCGTCATTGTCCACGACCGCGTCGAAATCCACGCCCACCATCAGGCTCTCACGAGCATAAGGGGTGCCGATTTTAACGACGGTCAGCCCCGCAATGGAGGTTGCTCCTTCCAGACGGAAGACCTTTGACACCTCGTCGCCGGTCGTGACCGACATGAGGTGGCTTTCGCGACCACGACGGGTCCAGCGGGTTCCGCGATGCAGACCCGACAGCGTGATCGTGGTGCCATCTACGTCCATGCCCGAGTATTCGACACGTTCGTTACCGATCATGACGGCACCGCGTGCATCCTGCTCCGGCATCGGGAAGCCGGGCTCGTAGATGCCCTCCTGCTCGATAGTGACCTCGTTGTTGGCGATCACCGACGCCGTCAGGGCCTTCTTGGTATCGTTGAAGCGCAGGTATTCCCATGCGTTCTCAATCGAGTAGAGGGTTTTGGCGACGTGAGTCTGTCCGACCGGTAGAAGTTTCCAGCGGTAGTCGTGGTCAAGCTGTTTCTGGCCAGCGGTTGGCTGGACGGTCGGCAGGAGTTCGACGAAGTTGCGGTCGTTGTCCCACTCGTTTTGGTCCCATTCGCTGGTCTCCCATCCGGCGATCTTGACCGGAGTCATGAGAGCGTTGAGGGGGCGAATAGCTGTGCACTTGATGCTGTCTTCTTCATCGGTGTGGATGGTGATCGAAAGCATATCGCGGGGCTGGACGCGCAGTAGTTCCGGGGGACGCTCGTAGGCGTTGGGGTCCAGGATTCCAGAGCCCGTGACGGTGGTTCCCGAATCATCGCCGTTGATGATCAGGTCCATGGCGAGGCTCTCGTCGATGTCGTTGCCGTCCAGGGTCTCGCCGCCGAAGGCGAAAGAGCCCGAGGTTCGGTTGAAAACCAGGGTGGCGCGGAAACGACGAACCGAGCAATCGTCATCGAAATTGTAGGACAAGTCGTTGTCCGTCAGACGCTGACGAGTTCCATCCCATAGAGGCTTCCAGAGCCGATACGGCTTCTGGTAGTTCTCATACCAGGACTTCCACGGCTCCTGCGTGGAGATGATCTCCAGGTCGGCCGCCGAGGTGAGCTTCAGAGTCCGATAAGCCTGCTTCTCTTCATCGTAGTAGATGGGTTTGTCGAAGTCCGTCACCTTGGTGTTGACGAGTTCTAGCGTCGGGTTCAGCGTCCGCGCGAAGTCACGGGTCTTAACCCGGTAGGGTTTAACTTCGTCGATGTAGGCCAGCAGGCTTTCGGTCCCGTCGCTGATCTGCACAGGCGTCTGAGAAATCTCTTCATTGTAGCCCGCGATGTAAAGGAACGAGGTCTTGAAAGCCCACGAAACTTGGTCGAGGTGAGAGTGCGCGAAATGCACCATAGAGAAGAAGAGTTCATTGACCTCTTCGTCCGTGAAATACTCACGCACCACATCGGCCATGATGCGGAGTTCGTTGGTGCCGTCTCGATTAGATACCGTTGCAAGGCCGTAGGAGGCGTCGTAGGGCGGCAAAGTGGTTGTCGAGTAGAAGTTCTCGCCGAAAGCCACGGTGCCCTTCTCACGGGCCACCACGACCCATTGACCATCCACATAGGCAGTCCAAACCCACGAACCCGTTCCGTCGTCTTCGATGAAGACAAACTTGGAGCGCGGCGAGGGGTTTTCGGCGAGATTGCGCTCAGCGAAAGTTGCATAGCGGATTACGGGCGGGCTGTCCTTGCTGTAACCGGTCGCATACCAGTCGATCACACTCCAGAAATCCGAGGTCCGGTAGTCCTGAATGCGGATGAGGTCGAACGTCCCAGTGTATTTCCACAGTGACCAGAAACCACCAGTGGGCTGCACAAGGATGCGGGTTCCCGAGGCCATGGCGGTAGACCGCATCTCGGCCTCGCTGGACACGACGAGATCGTAGGTGTCCGCGACTTTGAACAGGGTGTTGGCCTGCGTAATGCGCACGCTGTTGGGAGTGGCCGGGTTGTCGAGAGATGGCTGATATTCCCAAACCGTCCAGAACGGCGTGTCTGTCGTCGTGGCGTTGACTAGCACACGGCGTTTTGCCGCCCGGAAGGTCGGGCTCATGAGGAGCTTATTTCGTTCTTCGATACTCGAAACCGTATAGTCGATTTCCAACGGCGAGGTCGGCACCGGCTGCCATCCGATATTTTCTTCACTGCTCCAGCGGAACGCCTTGCGAATGGGTTGCTCTTCCAACAGGGCATCGACAAGTGCGGAACGGTCCTGCGTTATGTTGGTGCGCGCCAGAATGATGTTGACCATGTTGACGAAGGATTCGCGTGCCGCCAGGACCGAAGTTCTGACGTTACCGTTGCCGACGAACAGCGATTGGCGCGGACGAACGCCAACACCGTGGCGCATCGAAACATGCAGTGCCGGGTCGGGAACAAGACGGTTCATGACATCGACGCCAGCAATGGAATCGATCAGTTTCGACCACAACGGCGCCGGAGGAAGCGAGCGTTCGTCGTTGGCTCGCAGGAGCGTCCATTCGCTATGCAAGACACCGTCGTTGGCCCGACGCTTGATCTCCAACTGGAATACGGTGGAGACGTCGTTGAGGTAACCGGTGATTCCCGATACCAGGATGCGGTTCGGCGAAATCGGAGCAAACCACGGAATGTTTGCCGCAGTGGGGCTTTCGATCATACGAGCAACTGTCGTGGAGTCGATCTTGCGGCCCGGATAGTTGACAGTTTCGGCACGATCTTTGACCCAGAAATAGTAAACCGGAACCATGCGCGACACCTTGGCGTCGAACTCAGCTTGCTCAACCCAACGGGCGTCCTCACCACCGTAGACCGAACCATCGGTCCACTGGGCTGGCAGCACGAGGCTGCGTGTCCATTCGTAGACGTCAACCGACGAACCGGGGGCTATCCTTCCCCAGTTTTGGACCCGGTGCGCAATTTCTGCTTCATCGCGTGTGCTACTCTGGTTGAAAACATCGGTCTCGGCTTGAAGGAAACGAGCACGCGACATGTCCCACCACAGAACACCAGTCTGTTCGGAAGACCACAAGTCTCCGTTGTCGTAACGGGCCGGGTCGTAATCAACCTTGAAGGTCAACTCGCGCTCGGCTGCTCCAGCAATGGCTCCGACAACGGGGTCATATACGAGCAAATGATCGAGGATGAGCGGCTCGGGCATCATTTGCTGTTTGGTGATTTTGGTGTCGCGGTCGTAGATGAGCGAACCCACGATCTGAGTGGAATCCATCTTTCGAGCTTGGCGGCGAGCAATAACCAGTGTGTCGCTGACCTTGCGGTAAACTACCCACGGAGAACCATTGACGTAAGCATAATCGCCTTCCGACACCCAAGATGACGCAGTCGCCGCGCTAAGATTTTCGAAGCGAAGAGAACGAAGGATAAGGATACCAGGACCGACCGAGCCTTCTTCGGCTGGGGTTAGATCAGCGAAGCTTTCGGGGTCGTCTTCTTCGACAGCCCCGTAGAGAGTCCCGGTATCGACGGGCATGTCGATCTCAATATAGGATATGCCGGATTCAACGCCTACCGCAGTGATGGTTTGCAGGCCGCCGATGTCGGTGCCTTGGGTTTCGCCATTGATCAAAACCGTCGCGCCGATGTCGTCCGAGGTCAGATCGTGAGCCGTCTCGAAGAACACACGTGCCGTGTCGCCATCGACGACCGCCCGCAGAGTTCCACAGGATACCAGACGGTGAACATCGAACGTCCGAGCAGGAGTATCGTAGAGCCATACCTTATCGTCGGCTACGAACGTTTGACCGCTCACATACGCCGCCTGGAAGGCATCGATATCGAACAACGCGTGCTGGACCTCGGAACGACGAACCCAACCCGCAGTTGGCAAATCGTCTGGTGCCGATGCAAGGTTGGCGCGGCGAGGGAACACCTGTGTGGTGGATTGCGGAGCGTGAATGAAACGATTCGCAGACGCGGTGTTGTTGACGCGGACGATGTCCGCCGATGACGTGCCATCTTCGAAAACGATCTGCTGCGGGTTGCGGCGAATGTTAGACTGGAAGAGATCGAAAGAAACCCGCTCCGACGCGTTGGCGGCTCCGTAGTTACCTGCCTTGAACGCCCACTCTTCGAGGAAGCGGAGGTTGCGAGACTGGTTGATGAACTGGCTTCTGAGAAGCTTATCAAAAACTCCGGGGGCGCCCTTCTGCTGAACCATACCCTGATAGAATTCGAACTGCTGAGTGTCCGAGAGCATCAAGTTTTCCATGTAGGGCCGCTGCTCGAAAGCAGTTACGTGACGTGCGTGATCGCGCAAAACCTTGTTGCCGGATTGCTCAATGTCGAACATGGTTCGGATATCTTCGGCCGACTTGTCGAAGTTGGACTTGATCTGGTTGTCGATCATCATGAAGCCCGGCGCGTCCATTCGGCCCTGCCAGTTAGATGCAATCTCGCCGATGATCTTCATACGGGGCTGACGGAGATCGAATAGCGGCTTGTAGATGACGTCTCCAAAAATGGTTTCGTTGGTGAAAATGAGCGCATGCTCGATTTCACCGATGTGGAGACGAACGCCGAACAGATCATTGTTCCGCACAGTCATGGTCATTTCTCCGTCGAGACGGGAAACGAAGGTGTCGCGGCGATCAATAGGAAGACCAACTCGATTGACGATACCGTAGACGCCGTTGAATGAATCTTCGAGAGGATAGATGGTGCCGTGCTCAGTTTTGAACTTCAATTTCTGGGCACCCGGAGACATGGCGATGAAGTTACCCGGAGCCCATTGTGTTTGGGCCCACGATAGGAACTCCTTGACCGACATGGACCAGTCCTGGACCTCGGCGTCTTCGTTCTGTTCTTCGAATACCCAACCCCGAGACACCAACCAACGCTCGTAGCCGAGGATGACGTCCGCGATTTCCTGGAAAGTCGTGAACTCGGTTCCGTAGGGAACCGCAATGACGTCATCCGAAGCCACGAGATAGTTGAGAACGCTTGCCGCTTCCGGTCGGAGCATGTCCGGGCGAGCATCCCAGAAGGTTGCTTCGAACTTGGCGGTCGATAGGTGGGGACGCTTGCACTCGTAGATAGAATCCCGATAATCGATCAGAGTTCCGGTCTGGTAGTAGACGTTCGCCTTCCAATCGACGATCACGACCTCGGGGACATCTGAAATAGAAATCGTGGAGGTGGGACCGGCTTCTTCGCCAAGGATGACGTAGAAATTGGGATTCGTGGCATCGTAGCCGATGACACGCCAACCCCGGCCAGTCCACTCGATCAGCATGCCGGAGTAGAACTCCTCGCGAGTGCTGGGTGAGTTGTAGAGCGCGATGGTGATATCTTCTTCCGGCACGAGGCCGAAGTTGTCGGCCGTGACGCGGAGGTTGTCCGTAGAGGTGAAACCGCCCATGCGATGTCCGAGGCGCACGCTAACAGACTGAACTGCGGCAGTGAGGATGGACGAGTCCTGACCCTTGGAGATCAGATGCTCGACAAGCCATTGCTGGATGCCGTCCACCGTGACGCGGGCACCCGCTGCGTCGGTGTCGCCGTGCATGACCAGATCAACGTTGCGAGGACGCGACGATGTCGGGGCGTAGATGGTCTGGCCGTTGATGATTGAGACGTTGACGGTGTCCCAGTTTGACTCCACCCAGCGAGCAGGCTTGATCAGGTATCCGAGCTTGGCTAGCGCGAAACGATATGCGGGGCTCTCGCGCCACATCGCTTCTACCGGAGAACCATCACCGATCTTCCAGTTCCGCTTGGCCTGCTGGTAGGTCGGAGGCGTGGTGACGATCTGGGCGGCGACCGGGTCGATCAGGTTGCCAAGATCATCCACGGGCAGGATGGAGAGAAGGTCAGGGCGGGCATAGATGGGGTCGATGCCAGCACGGGGGCCCGCAGCAATGTTGCCGAGCTTGAGGTCGTTCCACAGTGACGTGTTTCCGCGAGTGTAAGGCGCGGCGCCGTATTCGGTATCCCACCAGTCTGGTTTGAACGCGAAACCGAGCATTTCCCACGGGTCGGTGTGTGGGCGGTCAGTGTCGAAGAAATGCCGGTAGATGCCGCGCCAGTTGCCCGGCAGAAGGTTGCCGTCATAGTCTGTGCTTGCCCCGTAGTTCCAGGTGAACGGGTCTCCCTGGTCGAAGGTCGAGTTGGCCCGGAAGTCCAGCGAGTTAATCTGAGACCAGCGGATAAACATAGGCGTAAGAAGAGTGTTGATCTCCTCGCGGCTATAGCCGGTCTGGTAGTTACGGAACGCGCCAGCCCGGTAGGCATCGAGACGCACGCCGGGGAAATTCTCATCACGGAATTTCTCCGGGATGGCATCATAGATGAGGTTTTCCAGCGCGAGCAGGGCCGCGTCGCGGGGGTCGTTCACGACCAGTTCAACGATGTCAGCCACAGACAGGGTTGCGAGCACGTTCACGATTCGACCATTGAAAGTCACGTTCGTGGTTTCGGTGCCGTTTACGAGAACCGTGATGGGCCCAGTCGGCTCGGCGTTGAGATTGAAAGTCTTGGCAGAGGTTCCATCGTATTCGAAGGAGAGGCGTTCGCCGAACAGAGGCAGACGCGACCCGTCGTGGCCTTGCAGGAACGAGCCCACGATAGCGGGTTCGGTGCACGGAAGGATGCCCATAGCGGCTGGCGTCGGCGGAATGAAGTTCTGACCACCACCGACGCGACTCAGTGCGAACGGAAAATCGGCGGTCTTGTTCACCTTGAGCATGTCCAACACGGACATGAGCCACGTTGATGCCGACTGTGTCGCATCGATCATGCCATTGTTGATAGACGTCACGACCTGTTGCGTGAAGCGGCTGCGGAAGCGAGCGTATTCGTGCTCGACGAAGCGTGCGGCATCCATGTAGTCGAAATTCTTGTCGGAAGCGAGCAGCATTAGCTTCAGGAGCGACGAGCGGTGCTGAAGGATGCGCGTGCCAGCCTTGAGGTCACGCGCGGTGTCGCGCCAGTTGTTTCCACTGTAGGTCTCACCCTCAAAGCCGTCCTGATTGAACATCACCGAATCGAAATGATCGAACCACTCGTTGCGAGTGATGAACTGGATGTTTTCGTTCTCGGGGTTGGCCTGGAGGTTAGACGGTACGGAGAAAAAATCACCATTGACGGTTTGCCGACTTTCGAGATCAGCAAGGTGCCAATCGTTGGCGTAAGCGTCAGCATCGACGTCGATGCCCTGGTGACAGTAGAAAGCAAACCCGGAGATGGTCCCGTTTGCGTATGTGTAGGTTGATCGACTCGACAGGTCGTTCTCGAAAATGAACTGACCCAACGTGTCATACTTGACGTTGCGACCCAGAATCGAATCGACGATCTCGCCTTCTGCGTATCCGAAGATGCGGTTGCCAGCAAACGTGCTCTCCGGGTATTCGCCCGCGTCGCCGAGACCCACAAAGTTGAGGTCGTAGAGGTTGAACAGCGGGGCAGTCTGGTAGCCGAAAAGCTGAGCCTGCTGCCAGATGACGCCGTTGTAGTGATATTCGAGACCGGAGCCCTTGACCGAAACAACGTCGCCGGGTTCGGCATCCACTTCCGGCAGAAGGACCATGATTTCCTGACCATTGTTATCGGTCGCGGAGGTCACGGTAGCGATGGTGTGGCTGAGGTCTGGACGATTGGGGTATTCGGTTGAGATCAAAATGCGTTGACCGTCCGTAAGGCCGTCGTTTGAAACGATGGTGGGGTTGAGGTCCCACTGGTCGAGGTCCCACGGCAGGGTATCCCATGCACCGGGCTGAATGACGCCATCGACTGCTGCCTTTCGGTTCCGGCCGTAGTTGTAGAGTTCCAGGTCTTTGATGAACTCGATGATGGGGCGGCGAGCACTGCGGTCGGGGAATACCTTTCCCGACCAGGAATAGGAATCGCGGTGTACCCACAGGTTGTTGAATGACCACGGGTTGCCGTTTCGAGCATTGCGCTCGATCAACGTATACATGGGGTCTAGTCCGATGTAGTCATCCGAGTATTCGGTCAGGAGGATGGTT